GCCCTTCCAAATAGAATGGAACGAGTCAATGTCCGATACTCAGCTATCGACTCATTGTTCCAAAGTGTTATAAAATGTTAAAGATCAATTTATTTTATTTATTTGAGTTTGGTTCTCAATTTTGATTATGTAATAATTATACTATATATTTAACTATTTGTCAATCTTTTTTTTTGAATTTCTTCTTTCTCTTTTATTTCATCATATATTAAGCATTGTATTCTCCATAATCCATGATCTCTTATATTAAGATCAAATTCTGCTTCAAGCATCTCTCTAATCTTTATACATATATCAACTGATTGTTTATCAAAAGCCCGATCACAAACTTTAAGGGGTGGTGATTCAGTCAGAGTTATCATTTGATTCTATCCTGTCTATCTCACTATCAAGTGCTCGTAACTCAACACACTCTTCATCGGTATGTTCGCCACAATCCACGATTGCTCTTGCATGATCTTCGTCTTCGGCTTCTATTAGAAACTCTGCCATGTGTCGCATCTTTACAAATACTGAATACTTAGGCATGAGAACGAACTCCTTTCCGAATAGCTTGTTGAGCCATACGCTCTTTGCTTTTGCGATCAGCTTGCTCTGCCAACCAAGTATGGTAGTAGATGCTATCTTCGGGAATAGACCCGAATCCCGCAAACTTGCCGTTGTTTATATAATGCCCACTCTTGACATTCCGCATTATCTGTGATGCTCGTGCGTTTTTTGCTATACTCATAATTATATTTTAATTAGTATTAATAAATTTATTACTTGTTTCTTAATATCTGTGCAATTAAGTTTAATGCTTCTGTATTCTTATCTATTGATGATCTTATATCATCGAGATAATCTCTAGTCGCACTTGATTGATCTTCTATCTTGTCTCCAAGAAAACCAATGTGTTGTACAAGCTCAGATGCGTTGCCGTTCAAGTGCATAGTGAGGTGACTTACCTCTTCTGCAAGATCGGGTTGCTTGCGTAGCGTTTCGTGTGTGCTTACCTGTTTAGGTCTATTAAGATATTCGAGTTGTTGTTCTGCGTAATTCATGGTTTAAGTATCGCACGATGTGTCGATTGTGTCAACACTTTTTTTTGGATATGTCGATTTTTCTTCATTTTCTCGACATATAGCGTGATTGGTGCTACCCATACCCTTGAAGGTTGTTTGGTATCCGCCCTTCCATATCATTATTTGGTCACCATCTCTTAATATATTTTCAATATTAATTATATTTTCATTAAAAGTGTCCATGTTACGCTTCCCAAAGATATATCTCTTCACCGACTAACTTCCTACTATATTTATTAAGGGGAAAGTCATTCATAATTTCAATCAAATCATTTATATTTTTATTTGTATAAGTTAATATAATTTCATTAATTGTTTTATCAATTATTTCGAGTTTATATTCAGATGATTTCGGGGCATTGTGTTTATTTGTCATTATATCGTTTGCAATTTAATTTGAATGCTTGAATCCAAAGATTTTACCACTCGCACATCTGCGATCCTCACCCATATCATTAACATAATAATTATTAGTAAATATATCATTAACATTTGAACCATTATTAGTTAAATTATTAAGATCAGTTATTATATTTTCAATAGTGTCGTCTGTTATAGATGTATTTGATTTAATATCATTCATCTCATCTAGCAAAGCATTTATATTTCGTGTTAAGTCGCTCATATAATATAAGTATGGTGCAATATTGTTTGTTTGTCAACCGAAAACTTGCGAGCGAGCCAATTAATATATATTAATCAGTTAAAATATATTAAAAAGAGCAGTAATGCGTTTAAATGTTTGGAAATCCGTATTTATTTCGCTTCGCTTTATTTGTATTTGAATTATTTTCATTTACAATTTTCATTTCGCCACTATTTAATTTATTATTATTAGTTAAATTAAGATAATTAGAGCGAGGAAACAATTTTTCTTTTATTTGATTTATTATTTTTGTTATTTTCATTTGTTTATTGATTATATTTTCACTTATATTTATATATATTGAAGTCGCGTACTCCACTCTGAACCATTTTGACCCACAATGAAACACTTGGAATCCCTTTAGTAACAAGTATTTATATATAAAACAATTATAATCAATAACTTAATATAAATCAAGTAATAATGTTTGTGTGTTATTTGTTCTTATCTTAGTATGATATATATATGATATAAAGAATGTTATTGTATATTATCTATTACCAACATATTAATCATCGAAAGTAAAAGCAATAAATAAAACAAATAATAAGAGAGCCGTCAAACCTAATAAAATGAAAATACTATTTATAGTTTCAATTATATCAATCATTTAATCCATCCTCTAATGTTCTATAATATATTGTAAGTTCTGTTGGAGTAAGTTTGGTTGTGGTTAAAATAACCTTACCGACTTGCTCTAACCAATCTGATAAATCAAAATTTCTTTTCTTTGCCATGCGTTGAATTTCATCCCAATATTTTAATGGATTGTTTAATCTAAAATAAAAAGATGTTGCCCGACCATTAGTGTTGAATTTATTATCAGTATTAAAGCAACGATAATGATTCATGCTTTTACTTAATATATATTTTCTATTTGTATATTGATTGTCTTGTTCAATTAATGATAATATTTGCCCCGAATGTTCGTCTGAATATTCTACATAATATTTCATTCTATTGTCATGTTCGTCTTTCGAGAATCCAAAGATAGTTGCATCTTTATTATTTTTATAAAAATTAAATGCAGTATCATTGATAGTGGAATAAGTATTTTTAATAAAATCAATCATCTCGTCCATGTCTTTAGTTCCATATAAAGAACGATTATCTTGTATTCCGTTTGGGGTGAACTTTGTTGATCTTTCTTTTATCATTATATATTTACCACCAACAATTATAATAAACTTCTTTTTTCTCTTTCAAAGCTTGTCTTGCTTTTTCTATAAAGTCAATATCATCTTCTTTGTAATAATAATCATTCTCCTCAAAAGAGTTTCCGTTCTCATCTTGCCATTCAAATGAATCATCACCGAAAAAGAATCCATGAGTATCGGGCAAGGTCTTACCGCAAACATTATCTTCAAGACTATCTAAATCTTCCTCGTTGATTGCAAGTGGAACGCAATTAAAGTCTCCCATGCCTGTCTCTTCAGCACCATCAAGAAAATTTGGTCTACCCTTATCTTCCCATAGTTGTTCCATCCAACCTTGCAGTCGGTTGTGCTTTCTCCAATATGCGATTTCCTGTTCCTCGCCATTTGAATCTTTTGAATATGCGTATTGATCTAATCCCATGATGTATATAATATTAATTTAATTTAATTAAAAGGTCAAGCTTATTTTAGAAATCTTCCATGATCGGGAACGCTCTTGGAAGAAAAGCGATAGCATGAGTGAGGTCATATTTCATTCTGAAATAATTTTTTCTTCTATGAAAGAACCCTAATGTGCTGATTAAGTCAGCAAGATAGTCTCTGACTTGCTCTTGACTTGTGAGATCATCATGCACCTCGCTTATTCGTTCCAATATTTGCGTTAGCTCTTGTTGTAAGATATGAATTTGAAGCTCTTGTTCTTCGTTCACGATCTTGCGAGCAATGAATCGTGAATGATTTTTCTAGTTTTAAAATCTAGCAATCTTCCTTCATCATCTTGAGGTAATGCTTGAACTACATCTTCTAAAGATATATTATATAATTCACATAGACAAGCAACTTTTCTATAAATCCCAATTTCTTTATATTTAAGAATTGCCCAAGAAGCATCCACTTTTGCTGAATCTGCCTGTCCAATCGAATCTATTAATTTATTTTTAACTAATGTTTCCATCACAATTCCACAACTCTCCAATTTGACATGATTTTATCTTCATCTTCTTCTATATCAAAACCCATGTCTCCAAGAAGAATTGCAATATCACGCACTCTCCAACCTTCTTCACGACTGACTTTCAAATCAGCGATATGCTTGAGAGTTACTTCTTCGCCATTCTCCATTTTGTTTTCAATGTAGTTTCTAACAGAGAGTCTAGAGATTGCATCTTCTGAATCATCAAAAGGTTCATCGTTGGCATCCCAATCTGCTTCCACTTCAGATTCATCATGCTCATAGTCATCTGAATCATTGTCGCTTCCGTAGATAGGCTTATTAGCCTCGTAGACTACCTTATCAAGCTCTTGACGAGAATCACTAATGTCTGCGACTACCTTGTACTTAGAAACCCTTAATTTCTGAAAATCACAATCGGTTGGAACGCTAACTGCATCTTGAGGATCAAACTCCACAAGAAGCAATTTGCCATCGCTACTCGCCCAATTATTTGCATAATCGTACGAACCAATATGCAAGCCATGTGAACAATGATGATCCTTGTTGTCATCGCAACTTCTACGCTGAATCTCGATGGTTTCACCGACTCCATTGTAGATTTGGTGACGATCATTGGTTTGACCTTGCACAACGATAGTGTCGGCATTACCTGTGTTACTCCAAAAGTTACCTTGAACTCCTTTGTAGCCCAATACCTTTCCATCGGGAGTAATCGGAAGCGACCGATACCCAAGAAAAGTATAAAGTTCATCAACGGAATTAGAAGATGGATTGTTCATCAACCTTCCAATGTAGTTAGTAATCGGAGTAGAATCTTTCATTCCACTACGCAACATATCCAAGAGTTTGTCAACAACTACCCCATGTAGTCGATGCTTACCCTTGTAATATAGCACTTCGTCTCTAACCTCTACATCGCCCTCTACGAAGTCCGTAATTGCTTTCTTTACATCAAGCAGTTCGGGAACATCTTCGTAACGACCTTCAAATATTGCGGATCGCAAAGCTGAGAAGTTGGCATTGTCCTTTCGGATCGTGTAAGGTTTTCCATCATAAAAAATAGTAATGGAATCCTCGCTCAAGTTATACGCTAATTTTTCGCTCATAATTTTTATCCTTTGTTATATATAATAGTAGTTTGAATTGTTGTTAAAGTCAAGAAAAAAGATTCGGGGAGAGGCATTTTCATGCCTCTTCCCCTTTGTTATCACACATAGAAATATAATCAATAAGATTCTTACCAAAGTCATTCTCTTTGTAATCTATCCATCCGTAAACTCTTGAACATATATTCGCAAGTAATGGGTATTTGTCATCAATATCTTTACAGAGATAATCGAAACTCTTCCATTTATATTGAGAAGTGAAATGCTTGTCGAACCAATCTTTGTCTTGATCTTCTACTAACTTTTTGAGTTGGTACAATGTAGTCAAAACTATGTCATCGTTTTGAGAATCACATAAAATTGTCATTGCTTGAAAAATATCGTGATCTGTACCAAGAGTCTTTTTCACAAGATTTCTAAAAGTTGTATTACTTAAAGCATTTTCTAGCTTCTTAACATTTGACATTTCATGTCTATGCTCTTGATAAGCGATTTTACGCTCTCCACGCAGTAGATCGGTTTTTCTGCGAAGCAATGCACCTTTTGCTACCTTGATGCGATGATCTTGCCATTCGACCCATTTGGATTTATCGAGATTCTTTACATCTGATTTACGGATGCCATAAACTTCAAAGTTACCTTTGTTTGTATCTCCAAGATTCTTGAATAATGCTTTTAGACCTTTGTAGTCACGCTTCAATGAATCTAATTCATATCCAATTTTACCGCATGGTTTATAGTTACTAATAGAAATATATACAAGATAGGAATCATCGTCTAAGTCTTTCTCAAGTTCTTCAACTTCCGAAGCATTTCTCCATTGATCTGAATTTCTGTAACCACAAGGATCATATAGGAAAGTTGGAACAGATGCACGACTTTCGCCACTTGATCTCGTACCTTGCTTGAGTTTTGCTTTCTCAACATTGCTAGTATAATGTAAATTATTCTTGGATACAAGATTGAGTTGCCAACCATCTTCATCACCAAACATATATTGACTACCACTATCAGTATAAGATACGACATATACACCCACAATAGAATCATCAGTATTGAACATAGTTCTTGCTCGTAGAGCATTACCATGCGAAGATGCAATGTCTTGCAAGATGAGTCTGTTGTTTACATGAACATCAACTCTACTTACTTTTTGACTTCTTACTTTATATCCATCAGTAACATCTTTGTCATCGACTTTAGTATATTCAGTAATAGTAATATCTTCATTGTACTGATAGTTTCTATGAAAGGTTGCACCCAAAATTGGAATACCTTTCCATTTAAAACTATTTTGAAAGATGCTTCGTAGTTCGTATGGTAAAGCATTTATAACTTGGGCATACTTTGCTTTCGCATCCCATAAGCAAGTTGCTCCACCAAGTTTCTCCTTGGCAATCTCTTGAATATCATCGTACATTTTCCTAAGATGTTCTACAATAGCTTTTTGCGTAGCTTTGTTATACTCTAAAGACTCACGACTATGATGCAATTTTAGTTCACCAATATCGAATCTAAGATAGACATTGTCTTCATCACATATATTCTTTAGTGGAGCATAATCGTAATCTTCTTCTACATAATTTTTGAAATCAATAGAATTAGTGTTAATAGGATAATGCACTCTACCCATGAAAGCATGAGATTGAGAATGACTTCGTCTCCAATAGTCTTGCTTGTCATCAATGATAAACCAAGAATTGTCCTTGGCAACAAGCACTTCCTCGTACTTGTCAAAAAATTGTTCGTCATCGCCAATGCCAATGAATTTAGGCATTTCTTTTGCATCAAAGAATCGAAAGAACGCTTTGACAATTTCTCTGAACTTGTCTACATCTTCGTCTGCGATGGCAACTTCTATCGACAAACCACTTGGTTCGTTGGATGGTTGAGGTTCTTGTAAAACCACAATCTTAGTATCGTCATCTTCATTGACGAAAACATTGTAAGAAGTTTTTGTTCCATCGTGAAAAGATACGCAAGTAAAATTGTTTCCATAAGATAATGGAGCAAATTTACCGATACCAAAAGCACCAATATATGAATTGGAATTACGCTTGGTACTTTTGCCGTACTTTGAATATAAACCAAATATATCTTCTTTGCTTAAACCATTACCAAAGTCACGAACACAAAAGTTTGGATTAAACTTAGATGGCAAAGTAATCTCGACCTTGCGAGTAGCATTTGCTTCTTGGTTTGCATCCAATGCGTTTGCACTAATCTCACGCACAACTGCGAGAGGTGGATTGGAATAGTTGTTGCGAAGAAGAGAAGCGACATAACGCATATCTTCGGCATCAATAGTACAATTTACAGAATCGAAATCGTGAGACGATACGACTCGTTTAGTTTTTTCTTGTGTGATAATCATAATTTTCTAAGTGTTATATAATAAGTCTGACAGGTTTGTGAAATATGTCAACATTTTTTTTTGTTTAGACCAAAATTTGTTCGTCACCAAAGAGAAGATACTTGGTTTGCATAAGACAATTTATCTCATGTATATATCTTTCTTCATTCTCTTGAGTGTCGATATTGTAGTTTTCGATCTCTTCTATTTTTAAATTAATTAGTTGTTTTAGCTTTTCCATTGTTAAATATAATTACACTATTCGTGATATAAAAAGATTGGAGTGTATTCTCCCAAATAAGAACCTTCGATGTTGAAAGAATAATGCTCCCATGCTTCTTCTTCGCTCATTTCATCTCGTTCTATTAAAGTCTCTATAATGTTATGTACGCTATAAATAATGCGACCATCTTTATCGTATCCTTCGATAGAATCATCAAGACCCTCAAGAACAGGTGCTTCGGGATTCAAGTCTGCAATCGTTTCAAGAAGTTGTTCGATGCGTTCCGCACGAACTTTTCTGATTGTCTCTAAAATATCTTCAGCGGTTTCTGTTTTTTCGTTTGTCATAATAGTATTCAATCAGAATGTTAAACGCTTGTCAACATTTTATTTTCTCTGTTCAAAGGTAATACTCTTTCTATTAGAAAATCTACTACCGCCCAAGATATATCAAGCATTTCTTGGCATTCTCTGCGATCTCCACCATATTGAGATTGATTTGCAGAAAAGTGAACTTGGTAACCTTCGTCATCTCTAGCAACAATCGGATCATAGTCCATAACCCAATCTCCTTGGGCATCACGCTTGTATTCTCCATGTCTATGATTGCTTGTTATATATGCAATAGCATTAGGCGAAGTCCACTTGTCTGCTCCATTAGAATATTGTTTCTTAATATTATATTTTACGAAGTCAATTTCTGCACAAGGATAATCATCTTTCAAGCTATGCAATCGAACGCATACTCCAACTGCCTTCTTGACAACTCCACCATATTTTCCATGTGGATTGTCTGTAAGCACATTTACGAAACTACCTTTGGTAGTATATGATGCAGTTTGAATTTCATCGTCAAATTGACTGCTAATTTTATTTCTCTTAATAAAGATACTTTCGGGGCTGAAATCATGCCAATGTATTTGTTTGGTATTCCAATAATTCATGTTAATAATCCTAATCTAAGTCTCTCCATGTGTCAACATCTAAATTCATGCAGTCTGATAAAGGTGCATCATCTTGAGCGTGATTAAGTGAGATAGTAATTTTTTGTTCATATTCAACATCATCAGTCGGAAGAAAATGCAATTTTATTCCACCATCTTTAATTTCTGATATATCTGAATCAGTCAAACCAAGATTAATTTTATATTCTTTAGTCATATTATTTTTCTAAGCAATAACTCCAATAGCGAGAATTTCTTCTGCCTTGAACTTTGTTCCAATAAATTTCTCTAGCGACATTCGGGGCAACACCATACTTGGTGCAACGATCAAGCCACTCGTTCTCCATCTGCTCGTAAACTGCAAGGTTTGATGGGTGACCATTAGAAAGATCGTGACCCATGAAGCGAAGCAAATGAACATCTAGGCAACATAGTTGCGAATCAGTTGGATTTGACAATGCAATAGCATAAGTAGTCTTTGCGTTGCCAAGACCATAAATTGAACCAATCATACGATTGCGAAACTCTTGCCATGTTTCATCATCTTGCTTGTAAAACTGATTTGGATTCTCACGAAACTTTTCTACGAGTTGCCATAAGCCAATGTTTCTACGCTTGTTGATGCCGACTCTAGCGTCTGTAACCATGTTTGCTAGAACATCTTTGTCAAGAGTCCATGACATATCTTTAGTTGCGTATTCGTATCCACGCACATTAGATTCCCATGTGGTATGAACAGACATGATCGCAAACACCCAACGCTTGAAGCACTCTGCATGAGTGTCAACCTTGAGGTTATCCCAATAATCGGTTTCTGTCTTGACTAGCTTGAGCGTAAGATTGTCAAAGAAACGATCAACGCTTTTTAGTTGATCTGTTTTTTGCAATGCTTGAGCTTGCTCGACATTTTGTTTAAAGGGAAATAACATCTGATCGAAGCTATTCGTTAAATCAAAATTTAATAATTTTTCTGTAAGTGTGATTTGCATGATTTAATAAGTATTGAGGAAAAGTGCTTGATTGTCAAGCATTTTTTTGAAAAGACTTATAACTCTTTCATTATAAGTGAGTTAGATTAAAATTTACTCGTAATCTCTGAATGATAAAGCATAAGGAAATCGAGGAATACCATCGGGAGTTAATTCAAAGAATTTAATTGTAGCATATTTGCCAATATATTCTTCACGATTATTTAGAATTTCTGCTAGATAATCAAAGTTACCCTTAATATTTGAATTAAAATATTTATCTTGCTTGGGGCAATAGCATACAAGGTGCTTTGCCGTACCTGTCCTGTTTCCATTCCCCTCTTCAATATCTGTTACAAGATACTCTGCATCTATAAAGTCTTTACGCTTGAGTAGTTTTGCACTACGCTTGCCTTGTTCGTATCCATGATTAATGCGAATCATTTGACCTTCGTAACCACTACCTACATATCGTTTATATATATCATCAAGATCATCTTGGTCAAAAACAACTTGGGTATTAACCATTTTTATATTTTCACTATTAAATATATCCATACCAAAGAAACGCTCTGAGAATAAATCTGTTGATTTATTTATACTTGTTTGCGGAATATCGTATATCCAATACTGAACAAGAGATTTCGATTCAATCAAAGCATTACTGAATTTATCTATTTTCTTCTGAAAAGATTTATCTGTATCTGATTTACTACGAACAGGTTTTTGTTTTCTTACTAATGAAACTATTTTATTGAAATCGTGTTTCAAGTCGTGATTATATAATTCACCATCAAGAACCATCTTGGGGTCATCGTCAAAATATTGAGAAAGTTCTTCTGTAATGTGTGGTACTGCATCAATAACTCTACCATTGCGAGTTCTAGCGACAACTTCATCTGCTTCTTTGCGTACAATGCAACGAATACCATCAAGCTTTGGCTGACAATAAACAACACTTTTGCCGTATTGCTCTGTAACTTCAGATTTACGATCATCGTATGATTGTGCAAGCATAGGATCAAAGTAAGACTTTGACTCTGCATCTTCGGGGGTCTTAGCATAGCCTTCTTTAAGCTTCTTTTCCCACTTTGCCATTGCTTCTAAAACCGCTTGCTCTGAATTGGTAGTCTCATTACTTCTGCCTATATTTTTAGCAGTAGAAGTTGTTGGTTTGTCTTGAGTTAATTTCATTCCAACCAAGCCTTTAATCGCATAAAAAGCATCATCGTCAATGTGCATAGTCCATTCTCTAAGTCTGCCTTGCGAGTCTATTTTGTATAATTTTTCTAGTGTTTCCATTGTTTTAATATGACATATATGATTTGATCTGTCAACAACTTTTTGTTTGAGTTGTTCCGTTGCCATCCATCTGCATTCTAAGAATACTAGACTGACCCTTGCGAGCCGTAGCTTGTTTTGCTTTGTCAAAAGAACTAGGGTCAACAAATTGTTGCATCACCATTGTTGACTTGTCAAGATAGACATTAAGACCCTTCCGAGGGATTGAGTTTGCCATCTTTGCTCCATGTGCGATTGACTCATTGATACTATCTAAAAATGCTTGTGCCGTGTTCATAGTAATAATACTAGACTAGGCGAGCGATAGTGTCAAGCTTTTTGTTCTTGTTTGAGAAACTTCTCTGAATGGAGCAATAGAGTGTCTGTCTGCCAATCGTTTTTGGATAAGAACTTTTCGTCTTTCAGTAGCTCCTTGCAACGCTTGATTATTTGAGATAAAACCTTTTCTCTATTTACTTCTTCAACTCTTTTCATGTTCAATTATTTTTTAAATTTATTATCAATCCATACCTTATATGTATAAAGTGCCATCAACATAAATGTCAACAATAAACCATCAGTCCAAGATAAATCCCATAATTCTTTTATTTCACCCATATTTACTTATTTCTCCATTTAAATTTAATTCTCGCTCAATTTCTTTCGCAACATTTTTACGAACAGATATTTCGTGATCTTTTGCTAAAGTATTTAATAATTCAACTAAGTTTTTTCCTGTTTTATTTCTACCCTCTTCTCCCGCAAAAAATAAATTATCTTTAGTTTGTAAAATAAAATCATCATTTACTTTGATTAGTATATGATTGACTGCATCCTCGTTACCTCTAATTCCTAAATTTATTTTCATTACCAATTTTTAATTACATTAGCTATAATAAAACCACAAGTTACCATATTTGTCAATACAATAATTGTTCTAATTAATAAACTAATCCGAGCTTGTTTTAATGTGAGTATTGGAATGTCAGGTTGATCTTCGTCATTTTTACCCACACGATGATCTAATGTTCTCGCCCATATTAGCCAAAGTTTTTTCATTGTTTGACTCGTTTACTTGCAAATATCGCAATGAATTGATGTCTCTACGCAATAACAATTATTATTAGCAAATGTTTCATTATGTTTATAAGAGCAACCGCTTAAAACTATTGTAATCAAAAAATATTTCATTAATATTTCACTTTATCTCCACCTTGAAAGTAATTAGAATCTTTTTTTAATTCTTCAGAAATTTCTAATCTTTCTACATTAAAATACTCTTGAAGAAAAAATTCAAACGCTTCTGTATCATTATTTTCTTGAGCCACTCTTATTTGTTCTAAATACTCTAATTCTAGCATTTTATTTTTTTTGTCTTGAGCTAGTAACTTATCCGCCTCTTCTTTCATTTGTTCTGATTCAGAGAATGATTGGTCTGCTTCTGTTTTAAGGTTATTATTGCATCCAAAAATGAACAATAATGCAAATATATTAATTATTGTTTTCATTCGTTAGATGTTGAAGATTTGCCATATTTGCCCTTACTATTATAATCAGTTTTATCGCCAAGTTTTTCAAGTATTTTTTCGTTTTTTTCTATACTTTCCTTGATTGCTAAATTTATTTTGTATTTAGGATTAAAAAATGTAATAACTTTATTTATTATATTATTAATCATCGTTTCCTTCTTGCGTTCCGACTACAAGCAATTTAACATCTTCCCCATCTCCTGTTAGTTTAAAAACATCAAGACAGGCTTGAAAAATTTCTCCATCTTCGGGGGCAACACTAATCCACGCACAATTCTGCCCCTTTTTAGTTTGGACAATATCCCACTCATGTTCAAGCAATCTAGCTTTTTGATATTTGGTAAGTTTCATGTTTATTATTATTTAGCTTATCATAAAGATTGTCAAGGACATTTTTTATGTGTTCGATATAGTCTAGCTCATTAGGCTCTCTAGTATAAAGAAATTCTAATTCTGCCTCAAGGTCTTTAATATGTTTCCAATGATCTTTTATTTCTTCTTCAGATAATTTCATTTAAGAACCCAAAAAATCAGCTTCTTGCCAAACATGATCGAATCCGATTAATACTTCGGTATCTCCACCGATATAATCTCCATCAAATCCATGTTCATTTTCAACTATCAATGCTCCTCTTGATTGAATCTGTTTTACTTTTCCGCTTTGTTCAATATCAGATTTGAAACCAACCCAATCTCCAACATTCACTTCAAAAGTTTCGTCCCATTTATTTGTTATTTTCATAAATCCCATTCTCCTTGAATAATATTATCTATATCTTGTTGTGCTTTATTCCAAGCAGAATTTTCGCTTGTGTCATCGCATTCATCATCATAAAGCTCAAGTACATCTTGTGCGTGATGGCGAGGTATTTGGTCTTGTTTAATTAATTCTTTTAATTGTGATACTAAATATTCTCTCATTACTTATTTTCTCCAAATAAGTCATTCCATTCTTCTTCAATTTCAAGATCAGAAATATTATCTAATCCTTCGTATCCATCAACAAGTAAATTTATAATATCTGCGACATTCATATTCTGTGCTTCTCGCTCTGCAAGATCATATCGCATATCATCTACATCTCTTTTGCTCATTTCTTTCTCTTGTTGTATTTGCTTCCATTGCCAAAAGCCCCTGTTGGTACTGCGACTTCGCCCTTTGCTCCTCGCATACCTTTGCCTAGCTTTTTCTTTCCAATAATATATTTGTTAATATTGATTTGTTTCATGGTTATAATAATAGATTAGATTCAAAAATGTGTCAAGACTTTTTGCATGGTATATCGTGCATTAACCTAGAACCCTGATCAAACTTCGCCCATTTATTGCCAAATCTAAAAAATTGCTTTTTATATCAAGCAAAATCCTACTTGTTCTTGATTGGTGGAAATCTGCCCCAATTACCCATTCCATCATAGTCTGCGAAATCGCCCATGTATTCATTTATATATACATTAGAGTTATTTGGCTCTTCAGCTTTTGTTTTTTTAGTCTTAAACAAATTTAAAATATATTTAATCATGATTGTAAAGTATAATATTTAATCAGTAAAATCGGGTAAGTGATCTATATCTTCGTCTATATAAAATGTATTCATACAAATATAACGAGCGAAACAAACAAAAAGTTCAATATTTAATTATTTAAAGAAGTTAGAAGGGTCAAACAATACTTGTCAACCTCTGTTTCAATTTCACTAGCAAGTTTTTTGCGAAAAACCTCACTCGCCATATTTGGCTGAGATTCTGCATACTTGTCGATTACATCTAATATTAATTTATTTAAGTCCATAGTTTTATTTATTGGGTTATTTGTAGATTGTCTAATGCAACCTTCTATTATAGAATAATTAGTCACTTTTTATTAATCCTTCTGATTCTAATAAGCAAAAAGACATTGATTCTAATTCAAAGCTTGCTTGCTTTTCGCTAAAAAATTTATGTCTATCGTCTAATCTTGTAAAAATATTACTAACAACTTCGATTCTTTTATTAAAAGGTAGTATATTTACATCATCTACGATTGCCTTCCAAAAAGCATACGAAAATCTTTTTCTAATTTTTTTATACGAATGAAAGGTTTTTAGGTCTTTCGCTTTTAATGGAAAACCATTTTCCCAACAATCGTGCATATATGATTTAGTCGGTATCAACTTCTAGTTCCTCTGCGTAGTGCTTAAAATGATTGCCGTATCTTTCATAAAAAGAACGCAGAACTTCGGTGGCTTTAATCACTTCCAAATGATAGTCTGTACGCTCTCCCAAAGCAGATATTTCCGCTTCATTAAGAACAATATTAAAAGCCTGTTCAAGATTCATCTTGAGAAGTTTCTTGTGGCATCCCTGTTGGGATAAACTTAGGTGCTTGAGACATTAGTTGCTCGTCTAAGTTGCTGATAAAACTCATCAGTTGCTTAGACAAAACTAACGCTTCGTTTTTAGCCATAGAGACTTCTGTTGAACTTGTGATGCTTTTTTCAGCCTCTTCAATTATAATTTGTAACGCTTTTTCTATATCCATTATTTTAAATTTTTTTGGCTAATTAATTCAGTCATAACTTTGAACGCTTTGTCGCATTTAATTTTATGTAAATCCATCATCCCATTAATTATATTTAATTTTTCGTCTTCAGTCAATCCTTCTTCTGTATCAAATTCTTTTTCGACCATTACTTGCAAGTCATCATTTATTTGATATAGAGATGTAATACATTCTTCTAGGTCAAATCTATCGTATTTTTTAGATACTTTAATTGTCGATGCAGAACTCATTTAAATATATCCCTTCATTAACTAATTCATCTTCTGTGAACTCTCTAGGCTCTGACCATTCTTCATCGTGAAGCCAATAAGTGCCTGTATAAGAGTCGTACCAAAACTTTTCTGTTTCTTCGTTCATGTTATTAATATTAGACTAATTGTTTTTCATTGTCAAGTGCATTTTCCCAACCTTCCGCATAACCTTTGGTATAATGATAATTAGAGGTTGGCGAATTTAATTCCATACCTTTTGTAAGTTTTTGAATAGCAATATCTTTGAGCTTTACTTCGCATTCCCATTTGGCTTCGTTATTTGGCTCGATAGCAATAGTGGGTGGATAATTACCTAATGCAAAATAGTCTGCGTGTGCCCTTGGCTTGTCGGGTTTACCTTCTGACCAATGAAAGACAGGAGCAATAAATTCTCCATCATCTTGGTCTACCCATGTATACGCACAACGCTCTGCTTGAAATATAATATTGCGTTCTTCTGATGGATTGCAAAAGTCGTGAAGATTGTCATAGCAAACAGGGAGGTTGAAGTTATATTTATGAAATATGTATTCACTAAATGTAATAATATTGTCTACATTCCAAAAACCTTTGTCTTCGTTCTCGATAGTTAGTCGATTATAAACACCTTCATCGCAACGCATTAAATTATTGTAAAATCTTTCTGCCATTTCTTTAATACGCATATTGTTGATGGATTCGGGATCAACATTAGATTTTATTTCGGGAGGAGTTCCATTAATGTGAATATTCATAGGTGCTTCATGTGTTTGAGGTAACCCCATTGTGTCCATAATCCATGCTTGCATATTAAGCTCTACAATAGTTTTATTTACTGATGTCTCATTAGTAGAAGCAAGAACATTAAACTGATCGGGGTGCATACCTACTGATATGCCGTAGTCTTCTGACATAAAACCCACAAGCAAAAGATTTCCCTTGACTATATCAATATCATGTATATCTGAAATCGAGAGATCAAGAGTTGGATCACTAATCAGAGGCAATATATTGCTACTGAGTCTGTAATGGGCAATGCCAATATCACGACAATGTGTGATAATATGTTGGGTTGCCATAACATTATGCAAAATTCTTTCGGAAAGCTCTTTGATAGCTTCCGCTCTTCCATCTCTTTCAGTCAAGTCATTGAAACGCTTGCGAGTCATGGTGCGAAAAGAATACTTTTGTTTATCTTTTAGCTTTAGTTGTTCGCTTATACAAGTGAGTCCTAATTTAGTCATGTTGTAATAATAAATAAAAAATTAACCATTGTCAAGATTATTTTTATGGAGTTATCGCATTAATAATTGAATTTGCTCCCTGTTCATTTCTAGTTATAATCGACTCTCCATTGGAAAGTAATATTTTCCATAATATACCATCCCGATTTATTCTTTCCTTAACATATATTACTTGTCTAGGATTGATGTAAAATTTTTCATTATTTGAGTCTTCTATCTGTATCATTATTTTTTATTTTTTATAGTTAAATTAAGATGGTATTCATCTTCAGATTTTGATATATTTAAATCAATAGATTGATTGTCTTCAGTATACATTAAAAATGCAATGATATCTTGTACGCTAGTTGGGCTAAGACCACCATGAGTTGAGCCTTCAGAATAAGCTCCAAACTTTTCTATTGTTTCGTCAATTAAATTTTTAAGTTCTTCTTGAGAAGAAGGAGGGAGTTCGTTGTCGCTATTTAAACTAATCATCTTCTGCTAAAAATAAAATCAATAATAAAAATAAAAATAATAGTTGCGGTCATTATAGTTTCCATAGACACAAGATTTATTTCTTTTTCCAGTTTATTTGGTCGTAATTCTTTTTGAATTTTTCAGAAATATTTCTAGGAGAATCACCTTTGCCGTTAGATGGTTTGGCTTTAGTGGACTCCTTCTTGGGCTTTGTCTTTGCACCCTTCATTTTTAAAATATTTTTCTAAACCTTCTAAACGATCAATAGCGTCAATGTACATACAGAGAGCTTGCTCTGCATTCTTGTAGTAGTCATCGGTAGAGTGATCTCCAATGCCAACTGCATGATTAGATAACAAGTCAAGCGTAAGCTTTGACTTGTCCAACTCTGCTTGTGCAGAACTTTTTAACATATTATATAATTCAGTCTTCATCCTTAAATAATAACATGAAACTAGCAAAAACGCAATAACAAAGTACAAAAATTGCTGAAAAAGTTTCGTATATCCATTTAAATATTTTCATCTTGTAATTCGGGGTAAAAGTGTTTATATTTAGGTAGATAATATTTTTCTTGCATCTCTACTAAATTTTTTAAATGATCATTTGTTTGTAAATTGCTTTTATTTTGAGAGAACCAATCTTGTATGCAAATTCTAGGCAATGAAGTATATATTTCATCCTCAAAAGGTTCTGCAAGAAATCCCCATAAAGTTTCTGTTCCTGAATCTCCTTCATGGCTTTCTAGTAATTTTAAAAGCCTTGAGTGTCTTGATAACATGATATTGATTGCGTTTTTACTTAAATAATAACCGCCTAAACAACACCCCATATCTCTTTTGTAAAAAACAATTTTATTATCTGAACAATTACTTTCTACATTATAAGGTAATAAATCAAACTTGAGAATGTCAACTTCATTATTATATATAAATTCATTAACAATATTTCTCCAATTTTTGATAAAATATACATCGTCTTCAAAAATAAACACATGGTCTAAATTATTATCATATGCTAATTGAATACATTTTAAATGATTCTCGTAGACTCCAAACATTTTTTCTTTATGGGTGAAAGAGGGGTCGAAAGGCTCTCCCTCTAAAATGGTAAAATTGTCTTTTAGTTTTTTAGACATAGCAGACATTTTGTGATCTTCCATAGATGTTACAAAAGAATGTATCGGAGGGTAATTGTTATTAACATTAGCATCAATTCTACAACATTCTATTTCAGAAAAATCTATTTCAGAAATATATCTTTCAGCATTTAATTTTACTACCAACCTATTTTCTTTCTGCACTCCACATTTGATTTGTACAACTCTTGTTGTCGTCTAAGTTCAGTAGTTGCTCCTTGTAAGGTAGTAATGGCTTTATTTTCGGTCATTCTCCCATCAAGCACCATGCTAACGCAAATTGTCACTTCTCTTGCATTAATTCGATAAGGGAAATTTCTGCAAAGAAACTTATAAAACTTGCCACTTATTTTGCCATGCTTTAATTTTTTATACAAGTATCTTCTGTATTTGCAATTTTTAGTATTATGTAATGTTTTCATTGTTTAAATAAATTATTGAATATTTGATTCTGTTCTTTTTGTATTTCCAACATTTCTTTTTTGGCTTCTTTAGAAAATTCTTTATCTGATTCTGCTCTCCATTCTCCACCTTCGGGATAATCAATGTAGCAATAATGGGTGACATCTCCTGTTAAAAATCCTGCTTCGCAACCAAATACATGATTATTTGAATCGGGATACTCTTCGTCTCTGCCATAATAAAAGCCCACCCAAACACCTGTGCCTTCAAAAAAGTAAAGCAATCTCTTTCCCTCTTCGGGCATTTCGTCTTCAATTTTAATCCAATTAATCATTTTCCTTCTTGGCAATCCTTATGCCATTTATTTACAAGACTATTTGAAAAATCTTCTAATCCTTTTTTTACTACTTCTTCGTCAATTTCAGTTCTTAATTCGTCTTCGGGAAACCACTCATATTCTGTATTAAATAATTCATCTACATTTTTAGGATGGAACCCCATATTTACCATCAAGCCTTTAAATACATCCGCTAAATCTTCCGCATCTAAATCTTCATCAGATTCAACACTATAAGTTTTATTATAATTAGTAACCGATATTTTCATTTTTTTGCTCCCCAAAATCCACAAACGCATGGCTTGTTATCTTTTTCATTTGCTCCTTCTCTAAAGCCTTTGTCGTATCCTTTGTCGTATGATTGGTTTGCATTTTTACTCAAAACTTTTTCAAATTTTTTTGCGAGATATTCTTGTGCGTCTGTATATCCTTTATCGTAGCCTTTGTTATAATTAATTTCTTCTGTCATTGCTTCGTGCATCATTTTTTATTCTCCCATACTTCGCCTTCTTTGTCAAGCTCAGAACTTAAAATCATAATTTTTGAATAAAATGGATACAGCCAACTAAAGCAACTAAAACGCAAAAACCAACAAACCAAATCTCCCACATGATATAATATTATACTTAATAGTGTTCTCATAATCCATGATTATTTTTATCTTCATCAGTCCATTCTTTATTAAAAAGGTCTTCCATGACATTGGTGGAAAACTCTTCTACTGAATGACCCTTTGGCATTAGGGATTGAATGTAAGCTACAATTTTCTTGCCCACCTCATCATGTATGGTAGAGAAAGTATAAGTTGTCATATCCCAATCACTACCATATCCGAACTCAATCACAACATGGCAGTCATCTAATACATCTTTATTTGTAATCGGACAAGTTTCGTTTAAGTCCTCGTCATAAAAAGGGTCTAATTTTTTGCTCATTTTAGAAAGTATTAATTGTTATGTTCTCTCTGTTATCTTCATCATTCTCCATTTTATTTAAAAGTCTTTTGAGGGTTTTTGATCCCGAATTTAAATAGTCTTTGTCGTTTAGCATATCTTTAATCATTTGTCGGTAATATCGACCTTTATAAGACCACCCAAGATCAAAGCCTCGTCTTAAACCTTTTTGATGGGCTTCCTCAAATTCGTTATTTATTCCATTGTCAAACATTATAATGTATGTTTACCTCCGATTCTTAAAATTTCCGCGACCATTCTATCGTGATCGTCAATAAAAAGCAACATTCTTTTTAAAACATTATTTATTAATAATATATTTTTTGGATCATGGTTTATTGATAGCCGATCAATTTCTTTAGTTATTAAAGATTTTAACATTTGAGAATCAGTCATCAAGTTTTACAATATATGTTTTAATCGGAGAATGTAAGAGAACATCTAAAATCATAGAATATATTACTCTCCAACTTCCACCTGCGAGACCGCAAGAAATTCCGTAAGGAAGACCTAAAATCATATCTTCTCCATTATGCATTTGATCTTTTTCTAAAGCGTCTCTTACTTTTGATAAAGATTGGTAAAATGCTTCATAATTAACTTCTCTTCCGCTACCAATAGTATCCTGTGTGTAAAGATTAAAAACCCCTTTTTGGCACTCTCCTGAGTCTATATCCGCCCAACCAAAAGAATACGAACCTAAAGTATTTTTTTTATTTTGGTGAGCGATGCAATCCGCTTGCCAAGCGTAAGGAAAATGAGCTTTAATACTTCTAGCTATTCCCGCCCCCATAACATTATGAGTATTACAACAATGAGCTATGCGGTTAATTCCATTTGGGAAATCCAACAAGTCGCCTAGAAACCCTTTTACATTAGCTTTTTGTGATTCATCTATTATCATGTTTATTTTTTTTAATATATTTTTTTTGCAATCCATTCATAGCAAAAGCTCGATTTTTAATACTAGCTTCTCTTGCAGTTAATAAATGCACCCCAGAAGTTAATTCTTTACCTTCGGACTGAGCGAAGTCATAAAGCCTATATTTATATATAGGAGTATTTTTTTGTTCGATATTCATTGTATTAATATAATTTATTTAAGGTTAAAAGTCAAGATAAATCTTCTGCATTACCTAGAATTAATTTATGCTCGTTATAATTTGGGAAATTATCATCTACTCTTAATATGTGTTTAAGCTCTAATAACCTAGCGTCAACATCTTGAGACTCAAGCACAATATCATTGTACCTGCATTTGTCTTTTTTATTAACTTCTTGTAATAATTTTGTTGAAAGCTCGTTAAGCTCCTCTGCACATTTAAGAAAAATCTTTTTTTGTTTTTTATTTAAAATCATACTGATTCTAAGATTTTACAAACATCTATGCCTTTTGATGTGATTTTGCGTTTACCATCAATCTCTATTAAATTTTTATTTAAAAGATATAATTCGTGATCTTTTTGAATAGATGTCTTACTTAAACCTAATTTTGCAGCAAGACCTGTTAATGTCGCAGAACCTTGCTTGTTAAGCACTTCGAGTATTTGCTTTTCAGTATATGTTAATCCTAATGGCAATATACTCACCTGATCGCATAAGTCTTCGTAATCTTTTAAGGAAAACAAAAACTTTTTCTTGGCTCCGCAATATAGTGATATTTCTTTTGCCCTCATTACTGCATTTCTTGCATTATTCCGAACGGACTTAGAGACTTCTTTAAGGCAATCATCTTGAATCACAGTCTTTGGGGCACACAATCTTAATATTTGACCAAGCTCAAGTTGGGAGTAAGGTTCAAAATCTACATTGGTTAATCTATCTTTGAGCGGGGGAAAGATTTGATCACTTTCTGTTGTGGCAAAAATAAAAGTCTGTTTTTTAAAATCAAATTCAAAAGACATCTCATCCCATTCAAATTTTTTCTTAGTAGATGTTTCTGTATTAAATATTGTCAGAAAAGCCATTGTTAAATCTTTTGGAAGAGCGTGACATTCGTCAAACAATATTGTTACTTCATTGTCACATATAACAGGAAGAAATATTTGCTCAAAAAACTGCTCGTTATTTCGTATAGTAGAGCAATTAATCTCTATAAAAGTCCTTTTACTTCCATCTTTATTATTTAAATTTTTGCCAAAAGCTTTTGAAAATTGAGTTTTGCCCAAACCCTTAGCTCCTGTTAAGAGAAGAAAGGGACAGACGCCTGTCTGATTGAAAGCTTCAATATAAAATGAGAGCTTCTTCTTGACTGCTTTCTGACCAATTAAATCTGGAAAGTAATTATTCATCAAAATTTGTAATATTAAATTCTATTTTTGGGCTTTGTTCAAGCTCCTCATTCGCCACTTTTGTAATTGATACTTGTTCTGTATTTAAATTATTTAATAAATCTTTAGTATTATCTTGTTGGGTCGGGTGCAACCCAATAGTAGTTGCCCAATTTTTGCAAACTTTTATTAATGTTTTTTTGCCAACATAATCTGACAAATCTTCGTAAGAAATCTCCACATATGGAGAGTAGCCTTTTGGTCTTCCTCGTTTCATAATTTAAATCTAAAGCAAATAATCTTAATAGTCAAGCATATTTTCTACATCTTCAAGAGATTGATTTAAGACACTTAGCAATTCTTCGGTAACTTGAGCTAACTCTTCAAAAGAGTCAATAGATACTTTTCTCTCACGAGGAATGTCAGTCTTATTTCGCTTGTAAAAAACTCGCAATTCATTTATGGTTCTTATCTGTTTGTTATATAAACCTTTGAGTTCATTTGCGTTTTTTAAAAAAGAACCTTTAGTCGCACGATTAATTTTAGAATTTTTTTCAATTTGTTCATTTATCTGTTTAAATAAGTCCGCAAATTCATCTTCAAGAACGACAACTTTATCGAGAACGAAATCGTATGTGTCCCATAATAAATCTAACTCGCTACTCATAAAAACTTATATAAAAGGTGAAACTCTCTTGTTCCTAAATATTTTACGAAATAAGAGCAAAACTCTGCTAAGGTTGAATGCTCCCAATCTTCTGTTCTTATAATCTCTGCGACACCGAAATAATCTCCGTCTTGCCACATCTCTGTCAATTTAATGAATTCTGTATTTTTCATGATTATTTAAGTCTGTAGTATTCTTAATTAAAAGTCAACAAAAAAACCCACTTGAAGTGGGTTTTTAAGTGGTTCTATGTAGTTCTTGCCTTAAAGCTCAGTGAACCAATCTGTCTTATAGCCCGCAAAACAAGAAGCGGGAGCTTATGTGTATCTCATTTTTGTTGTCAGTAGCCCACACTAACTCTTGACCCGCAAAACGAGAAACGGGGGCTTATAAGAGGCTCATCTTTGTTGTCAGTAGCCATACTAACTCTTGACCCGCAAAACGAGAAACGGGGGCTTATAATCAGCTCATCTTTGTTGTCAGTAGCCATACTAACTCTTGACCCGCAAGACGAGAAACGGGGGCTTATGACAAGCTCATCTTTGTTGTCAGTAGCCACACTAACTCTTGACCCGCAAGACGAGAAACGGGGGCTTATCTCTTGCTCATCTTCATTGTCAGTAGCCATACTAACTCTTGACCCGCAAGAGGAGGGGCGGGATATTTAATGGATCTCTAAAATGAGCTTTTATTTTAGCCGATTTGCTCTTATGATATTTGCTGTTTCCGCCGATATGAGATTCAAAGTTTATACTATATAAGTAATCAGCATAAGCTTTAATATTTTTAGCAGCATTTACATCTGAATGATCTTCGTGACCACATTCAATACATTTAAATTTATCTCCATTTCGGTTTGCTTTAGCAATAAAATTGCATTCATTGCACATTTGAGATGTATAAGGCGTTGGAATTTCATAAACAAATATACCATTTTCTTCGCAATATCTTTTGCAACAAGCAATAAAATGCTCCTGACCAAAAGAACCATTTGTAGCTCCAGTAGTAACTGTATCTAATGCTAAAGCGATTCCTTTTTTAAGCTTTTTATCGAGAATGGGATACAGCCATTTTCGCATTGCTTTAGGCAAATATCTTTTATGCATTCGGTTTTTGGCTTTATTAATTTTTGTTCTCGAATTTCCTGTTATTAGAGCACGATTTTCTTTGCCCAAAAGTTTATTATAAATCTTTAATTTATCAAGAAGATCTTGAATTTCTTTGGGTCTTGAGATAATATCCCCGTCACTCCAAGTTAAAAAGTTTTCTAAATTCATATTAATATCTACTCCTATGAAAGAGTCTACATCTTGACATTCAAAATAAGCGTCGTCTGTTGTGAGCACTAAATGATTTGTCCTCATGTTAATAATTCCACCCGCATTCTGTTTAAATCCTTTATCATTAAAATCAATATATTTTAAATTTTTAATAAAAGATTTTTTATCGTCAACTTCAAGTTTTATTTTGATCTTTTTATCAAACATTGTAGACATAATTATTTGGCTTCCATCCTCTTTGATTTTAAAGGTTGCGTCTTTAAATGCCACCGCATTGGTATTAACTCTAATAGGTAATGGCATATTTTTTTTATTTCTTCCAACATAAGAACGATACATTCTTACCACAGACCAATATATTGCTCTTAATGCACTAAAACCAATATTATCATGGTCTTTAAAAAAATCATCAAGCACGGGTTTAATAAAAGGTAATTCTCTGAATTCTTCTGCATCTTTATATTCTTTGTTTTTCCATGTTAATTTAAAACCGCCAATGTTTGATATATTTAAAATTTCGGAATGAACGGCTGAACTAATTTTTTGCATTAAATCAAAAACAGAAGCTATATATTTTACAAATTCTGGATTATCTTTAATCTTTAGTTTAACACAAGCTGTTTTTTTTACTTTATCTGACATAAACTGAATCATAACATAAAACAAATTCTTTGTCAAGATTATTTGTGTAAAATAATTTATGGAGCGAAGTAATGAAGAAATTATAATTGACTATCTAACTATCAAGTTAATTGAAGATACGAAATTCATCTGTAACCCGCATATAAGACTGCGAGTTGCATGGATGGAATCTAAGAAAAAGTTTATGAAAATGAATGATGAAGACAAGAATAAATTATTAATTTTAGCAAAGAAACGCAAAGGTTTATAGCTTGCTCTCTGGCATTTCGCTAGGTTTAAACCATTGTTTTTTATCGTACCAATAATAAAATGTTTTATTATTAAATAAATAATTATAAAGCCAACCATAATAATCTGAGTATAAGAATCTGTCTTCATCAAATCTCCACAGCCAACCCAATTTTTCTTTATACATCCACGAGTCTTCCTGCTTTTGATTAATATATATCCACGAGTTGTTTTCTTTTTGCCAATAATATTTTTCTATATTTGGCTGATTGTCATTCACAATTTTAGCTATAGGTATTTCAATTTCTTCAAAACTGTTTGGTAGAATCTCTTTTCTTTCGATTAATTTTGGCTTTTCGCTTTTTCGCATTAATTCCATGGTTTTAATTGTGCTTTTCCTCCATTTGTCGCACGACATGAAAAATTCTCCAATCATAAAAGGTTCTCCAGTTTTGTAATTAGAGCAATAGTCGCAGTCACACAGAAAATCTTTTATTTGTAAAAGTTTGGCTCCGAAACACAAGTTAGTCAGGAGGATAAAAAGCAATAGAAATCGCATATAAAATATTACACTAATTAAAAATGGAGCCACCTGTCAGGATCGAACTGACGACATCCTCATTACAAGTGAGGTGCTCTACCATCTGAGCTAAGGTGGCTTGTCGGGGCAAAAATCACGCCGTATTTTTTAGTACTCATTATGTTTAATACACTTTTTCTTCAACCCAACGATTGGCATAAGGGTCTTTTCTCTCTACGCTGATAGTTTGGCTTGTTAGACTCTTTCTTTCCATCATAGAAAAATGAAAACTTAAAGCTTGATCCGCATTAGTAGCTTGAAAATAATGGTACGAGTCGTGAGCTGCGTGACCCACTCCAGCGTTATATTTTATTCGAAAAGTATAAAGCTTAGCTTCTTCATATTTTTTTGTCATTTTTGCTTTCTTTCTTTTTCCAATAATCTGAACGCTTTGTATATTTGCGTTTTTTCTTTTTCGGGGTCAACTCCCTATTTAAGAATTCTTGATATTTATCTCCCTCTAGCTCGCCATTTTCGGCAGCTTTTGCTAATTTCTTGACTGTTTCGGGATCGTTCATATCAACGACAGGGACATTGCACTCCATAAAAGCAGTGGGGTTTTTAGGGTTTGGAACCCATCCTACTTTATATTTTTTATGAGCTAAAGGCGGGTCATCTGGCCCAGGGTTTTGGTCACTAGCCCCACCGAAATGAAGCTCTGGCCACTCAACACCCGCTTGTTCCGCTTTTGTTTTACGGATCATGTCGGTTACATCTTTTAATGTAACGATGTGCATTATTTTTTCATTTTCTATTCTTAAATCAAAAACTTCTTCACAAAAGAAAGCGATTTCCATTAATGATAAGGAATCCATGCCAAAGTCATTAATAATTTCATTTTGTGGTCCTAAGGAAGCAAAATCAGGTCTATTTTCCACGGAGTCTGATAGCGGGGAAAATTTTTCTAAAACACCCTTAATTACATCATCTAAAACATCATCGTTTTCATTTATTAAATAATCTATAGCCAGCTCGGTAATTTTATCGGGGAAGTGCCTGAAGTGATGACGAATACAATCTTCATTCTTCATGTCCCACTTTGGAGCTTCTGGAGTGTCGAACTCTTTGTCTACAACTTTTTGTAAATCTACATCACTCATAATTATCAACTTTCCAATATATATTTTTAAATAAAATCAATTTTACTTCATCATTAATTTCAATATCAAACCCAATTGGGTCTCCTTCGCTTACCGCTATATCTTCGCCTTCATAAAAAAATTCTTCTTCATCAGACGCATAGACCAAAGATTCACTGGAAAGTTCGTTTAGCATTACTGCATTCCCGTGGCTTTTGCCAGCGCTCGTATTGTAAATAATATTTCTTAATTTTTCGTTCATAAATATTCAAAAAAGGTTTGGTCTTGATCTTCACTGTATTCTAACTCATTTTCTACATGATTGTCAACTCTTTTTTTATTTTTTAGCCAATTTCTTTGAGCAATTCTCATTACAAATCGCATAAACGCAAAAGAATAAATCTTGTTCAGTTTGATTGTGTTCCCGCCCACCGCATATCCTCCCTCTGATTCCCCAAAAGGCTTGGTCATGATGGTAAAATCTTTAGATTCTTCATCATAAATAAAAGTAGCATATTTTAAATTTTTTTCAATTTTCATTTTCTAACATTTGAGATACTTGTGTTTTAACTTGTTTTAATAATTCTGGATAATTGTGTTCGCAAATTTCTTTAAAAAGGCTGTTGACATAGTATGTGTAAATATCTTCTTTAGTTAAATCTAGCTCATATTTATATTCAACATCTTTGTAATTTATTTGTCCTGTTAGCATGTTTGTTATTATATTATATATTGAATTGGAAGTCAACAAAAAACCCACTTGAAGTGGGTTTTAGGGGCTCTTTCGTACCCTTGCCTTAAAGCTCAGTGAACCAATCTGTCTTATAGCCCGCAAAACAAGAAGCGGGAGCTTATGAAGGTCTCATTTTTGTTGTCAGTAGCCACACTAACTCTTGACCCGCAAGACGAGAAACGGGGGCTTATATATCACTCATCTTCATTGTCAGTAGCCACACTAACTCTTGACCCGCAAGACGAGAAACGGGGCAGCATTTCATAACTCATAATACAAATCTTCTGAATACGAATAAATTACTCCTTGGTCTTGATATAAATAAAAACTGCCACCAGCTTGATTGCACATAAAAGGAAATAACTCTTTATTTGTCCAAAGCCATCCAAAATTTTCTGACCAAAACCAATATCCGTCATGAATAGAATGGGGGTAAATCCATTTTAAAGATTGATGGTAAATCCATATTTTATCGCTCTGATAGTAATAGCCTAGCCAGTCATTATAAAGCCACCCTTCGTTTTCTGTTTTAACGCTATCTTGAAAAGCTGTATAAACTACTCCAATTTGATTAAAACTATCTAGAAGAGCTTGGTAAACAAGGTTTTCCTGTTCTCTTAAATAATTGCTATATGCGTCCCTGACATCTTGGGGGTACATGTCATAATCTGGTGCGGTATCTTCAAAAGCAAAACCAACCAGAGAAAAAAGTAAAAATAAATATATATATTTCATCGCTTCCATTTGCAATAGCTTGGGTCTTCAGCCCTTTTGCGCCTCATGTACTCTTTTTTTTGCTGTCTTCGTTTTTCGAGATTAGTCTCGTCGTACTTTTTTTGCGCTTTTTTTTGGGCAACCTTGCCTTTTTCAGTTTTAACATAACGGTCTTGTCTTTCGTTCATGCATTAAGTATGCATCAAGAAAGCTTTTTTGTCAAGTTTATAAATTTTTCGAAATCAATTTCTTCCACAACTTCATTGGTTTCATCTATTATTTTACTGCCTGCGAGTTGAACTTGATCTGAGGAAAATCCCCAAAAAGTTATCTCCCATAATATGTGGGCTAAAATCTCTGACCCCGTTAGTTCAGAGTCAGAGAAATCAGTTTTTATTTTTTTATTAATTAATTCGCTCCAGTCCAAAAAGTCTATACCATAAGTTTCATTATTAGTTTTATTTAACAAGCAAACATCAAATAATTTACTCCCATTTTCTACTAAATCACTAATAAAAATACAAGAGTTTTCAACATCTTCGTCTTTAGATTTTGTGGCTTTGGTATTTAAAAGATTGTTCCAAGCTGACAGAAAATTAATATCCATTCTAGCCACCCTGTCTAAAGAATATTGGTTTTCATCATTTAAATAAAATTTATATATATTATTAAAAACAGGTTTATAATAACATTTTCTAATTAAGGAGTGAATGGTCATTTAAATTTGTTCCGTATGAAGAGGGTTATCTTGAGGTTGCGAATTCGGTTTGTACCAATATATCCCAGGCTGAATGCCAAGCATTTTGTTTATTTCTGAAATAAATGCTCGTTGAGTTTCAATTAAATCAAATTGATCTTGCATGATTGACTCTTGCTCTTTAATTAATTCGTTTTGTGAGTAAATAAAATATCCAACATAAGCAACAATAGCGAATAAAACAAAGTTGGAAAAATCTAAGCGCATAAATAGATGTACACTAGTAAATTAATTATTTGCACAACACTTTGTCGAATAAGTGCCTAATGCACAGAACGCAGCAGATGAAATGCATAAAATTGAAAGCCAATGCCCCCCTAATGCTAAATCAGCGGCTAAAATGCAGTTTAAAATACAACAACAAATTAAAAGTTTGCCACGGCTATTACATAGTCTCCAAGACCTCATAAATAATCATCCTCGTCTTCTTCGTCGTCATCAAAGAAATCATCGTCAACTTCAAATTCTATAGTACCATTATCCAGCAGCTCTTTAGTTTTCTCTGTGAGCGCACCAACCAAAGTAATGGTATTTACATCGAATTCTTCTAAAAAGCGATCGATTAAAGCATCTAATTCAAAACGAAAAGCATCAGTTTGCTCGTCATAATCTCTGGGGCTAATAAAGTTTATATCATCGTCCACAATATATAATGTGTGGATTATAACAATTAATCAAATTTCATTAATATAATATTTCTTGATAAGTTCTTCATCCATAATTTCATCTTTGTTAATTATGTTTCTTCGGTTTCTTGATTTTGTTAAAGGGGGGTTGTATTTTCTATCAACGAATTTTCTACCCATAAAATTTTCGAGCTCATCAATGAATTGATCTGTCCAATATTCTGGATTTTCAATATCTTCATAATATAAAATTTTAACATTGTCTTGACCTTTAAGTTCTCGTTGAAAAGTTTTTATCATTGATATTTGATTTTCGCATTCTTGAATTAAACTTTGTTTGTCGAGAATCATGTCCACTGCAAAATTGTTTTCTTCTGCTCTTTGATGACTTGGTAGAAAGCCTTTCTGCATAACTTGCTCGCTAATTGCTCTGCTCCAATTGTTTTTTCTAATAAAATAAATTATAGGAGTCTTTATTGTTTTTATAAAATCAATTTTATATAAAATATGAACTAAATGCATGTTAAATACCGCAGGCTTAATTCTTTTAATTAACGTCTCAAATGTATTTGTATCTAGATAGAAAAATGGATTTTTTCCTCTCCCGCTTGTCTTGTAGTCTTTTTGGAAGATGTCATAAACGTTAAGTATTAAGTCAGAAATAGCTACTTTATTTTGTCTTTCCATTTGTTCCCATGTCAAGCTAGTATTACTGTAGTGTAACAGGCACTCTATTGCGTTTTGAACAAAAAACTTCTCAAAAACAATTTCGTTGTTAAGAGTCCAGCTTTCGGTCATTCCACACATGCCGTTTATTTTTCTACCAAGAAAAGTTGTGCCACTTCTTGCAGTAGACAATAATATTGTTGAGTCTACATCGTTTTTATCAAAATATGTACATTTGATTGCACTATGCCAGGGTTTCTTGTCTTTCATTTTAAATGATTTACTAGTAAATTAATATTCTTTTGATTGTCAAACATTGTTGTAATTTTTATCTTACAAGACTTTGATATTTCGCCGCTCCGATCATTTTCAATCATTTTGTAAAGCTGTGTCATTTTAGAAGTAATATCTTGAATATCTTTTTGTTTTGCAAGCATGCCGTTGACTCCATGATCAATTAACTCTGGGACGCCAGAATAGTCTGTTCCTATGCAGGGCGTGCCCAGGGACATACTTTCAACAAAACAAGTGGGCAAACCCTCTTTGTCTTTATCATTTGTTTCTATAGAGCTTAAAATAGAGAATTCTGCGTCTTTCGCGAACTCTAAAACAGTGTGATTTGATACGTGTCCCAAAAAATGAACGAAGCCTTCAAGCTTTAAATCTTTTACTAATTGTTTCAAACTAAGCTCCAGATCTCCACTGCCAACAATTAAATAATAAACATCTGGGAAGATTTTATGAAACTCAGCAAAAGCTTTAATAGAATATTCATAACCTTTCATTTCGTCAAGCCTGCCTGCACTAAAAATATATTTCACACCTAAATCTTTGCTTTTAATATTTTTTTCGTCTGGAGCCAGAAAATTAACTCTACGAACTGTAATTTTTTCTTCTGGCATTCCTAAGTTTTCTATCATGTACTTTTTGTTGTATTCAGAAATAACAAAAACATGCTCTACTGTTTTAGCTTTCATTCTTTGGTAATAGTAGCTTGAAAATAAATCAAATGCATGCGCTGTAAAATAATAAGGTATTCCAGTGTGATAAGATATCATCATGGCTTTCTCTGCATCTCCGCCAGCAAAGGGAGCGTATATTTTATTGACTCCTGAGTCTTGAATGTGTTTAATTAAATCTTTTAAAAAACCTTTTGAATTTTGCACCGCCTCTTGTTCTTGTTGGTTATAATTATTTTCAGAAGAAGGATCAATTGTTTTGCAAAGCTCAAGAGTTTGTCTATAATAATTTCTAAAAAAAGGTATTTGGTTGTCTTTGGCAGCCTTATAATCAAGCAATCTTAATTCAGGAATATTAATAATTTTCTCCCTAAGCACTTTGAGCTCTTCTTTATATATTTCTTCGCACTCTGCTGTCGGCTTGCTTAAACTGTATATTGTAATGTCTATACCCGCGCGATGTAACTCCATCATTTCACTAACAATGAATGTGTTTGATCTGTTGGGAAACTGCCAAGCAATAACAGCAACTTTACTTTTTTGTACAACTTCTGGAATAACTTTAATTTCGTCTTTTTTTAAATTCATAATTTCTCGTTCTAAATCAGTAACTTTAGATAACAAAATTGGAATCATTTTTTCGCAGGAACAGTTAAGTTGTTTTTCATTTGAGGTCATATTCAGTATTACACATATGAACACAAAAATATTCCATGAAAAATATTAATCATTTCTATTATTTATGATTTTTTTGTATCCCCACCAAACTTTTCTAAGCAAGTGTTTTAGCTTAATAACTTCAGCCCAATTACCCTGTCTTTTAGCTTCTAAAATTTGAGCTTCTGTTTTTTTGGTTTTACCGTTTCTTAAAAATCTTTCATTCCAAGATAGCAACCAAGGGGATCTTCTGTCTTTTCTATTCATTCCAATATCTATTTATATTACACATATTATTTTCTTTTAGCTTCCAAACTTGGGCGCAAAACAATCCAGTTCGGTCCCAATTGAAAACATTTTGTAATAAATAGATATCATCTATGTCTTTTTTGTTATCTAGGTGAGTGAGATAGCACTCCGCTAATAGTTCATAATTTTCATCAATACAGCAAATATATATTTCTGGCTGAAATTTTAATAAACCACCTACAATTTTTTTATAATAAGTCATTGTAAAGCTAGGATTTTTTGTCATTTTGATTTCATCTAATGCTGTGCCCGGCTCGTCTACTCCACAAAGCAACATGGTTTCCACAAATTGATCGTGAAAACCATGAAGTTTGTCCGCAAAATAGTTATTTATTTCACCCGAGAAAATGTGTCTTTTTGTTTCCAATTTTGCTTTTTTAATTTACATACAATTTTCTTAAGAGAAACAACCTCTCTTCTTAGAGCAGAAACTTCTGATTTTAGTTTAATGTATTTTAATTGATTCATAAATTTTATTTTACCCTGACTTCTTCCCAAAATACGTTTCCGTTAAGAATGTTTTGTTTTATAGCTTTTTGTTTTTGGCTCAACTGCGAGTTACCGCTTTTTATTTCAGAAAAAGTTACTCCTGTATCCTCGAAAACTATATAATCTATAGGCTGCCCCAAGAAAACCGCTTTTTCAGGGTCATGCGGGAAGGTCTTCAAGAAAGGAGCAAACTTTTCTACAATATGTCCAGTTCTGACTTCCGTACTTTTTTTTGCTGAAATTAATTTAGATTTTTCTTTTTGAAGGTTGAGTATTAAGGTTTTTTGTTTTTTATTAATTAAATAAAATAAAACACCTAAACACGCAAATCCTATACAAACGAAATCTAGATCCATGTTAATCTAAATTTACATTATTTGATTCGCAATAAGCCATAGCGTAACCAGCTTTATAATGAAATCTTTGCGAAAATAATAGCAGAGCCATAATAAAATATGGTTCAATTTTGTAGAAGCCGAAGCTATAAAAGCACAATATTGCAATCAATACTGTAGGCATGAATTTATTTAAACAGAAACTCACAATCATCTTGTTTTTTGCTTTCTAGAATACAAGGGCTCTATAACAAAATTCCTTCTTAGTTCATCTGCTATTTCTGTTGAAAGAAGTTCTACTAAAGCTTCTTCTCCTAAAGAAAGTTTATAGCGCTTGTATTGGCTAATAACTCTTTTAATTACTTCTGTGGTCATTGGTTTTTTCATTGTTAATTATAATATTAGTTTATATTTGACTTAAAGTCAATCAAATTATTTTCCAGTGCTGCCAAAACCGCCTTCACCTCTGGAGGTGGGCGATAATTCTTTCACTTCTTCTATTTCTACCCAAGGCAATTTTAAAATTAATAACTGCCCAATTCTATCTCCAATTCCGTAACAATCTGAGCCTAAAACAGGCGAGCTCATTCTCAGTTTGATTTCACCTCGATAGCCTGCGTCTATGACCCCTACAGAGTTCCTTAGTGAATGATCTGTCTTGGATATGCTTGAACGAGGGAAAACAAGCCCTACGTATCCTAATGGAATCTCTAAGGCTAAACCTGTTCCATACTCCCAGAAACCAGCGAGCGCAGTCAGTGAAACGGCTTTTAAATCCATTCCAGCATCTCCTGCTTGGGCGTAGTTTGGTATATCTGCAAGTTGATCTAATTTTTTAAATTTTATCTTCATTTATTCCCCGTTTTTTAGCCATATTGCAACTCCTTTAAGCTTGAGAATATCTTTTGCTAATATTTGACAAATTTGCGATCCGTTTTTAGGATTTTGATATATCCTGTACTTTGCATCCTTGGGCTCTGGAACAAAAGGTTTATCCCATCGCACTTTGCATTTATTACTATTTAAGTAATCAAGCAACACTTTGCGATTAATAATTAAAAAATCTTTAGATCTTTCAAAAGCGACAAAATGCGAAGGCCCGTAAATCCAGCCTTCTTGGTTTTTGTGCTTTTTATATTCTATCCAAATCCAACGGTCATGATAAGTAGAGCTCTGCTTGTTTTTTCTGCGTTTAACCGCAAATAACATTTTAACTTCTCTTTGGGTTTTTTGGTATTTTCCATGAACGTAGAAGTCAACACCGAGCTTTATATGTTCGTTACTAGATTTTTCGATTCTATATTTTCTTCGATTAGCTAGTTCAAAAAAAGAAAACTGAGATAGGTTTTGTTTTTCCATTAACCCTACCAAACTTTGTTTGGTTTCTGGGTTTCGACAATATCAAATCTTACAAAACTTTGTTTCATAAAATGGCCTTTAGATTTTTGCATAGAAGATTTAATTTGTTCAATTTTTTTCAACGCAGATTCTCTAGAGATATAATTTACATCTTCGTATCTTCTGCCGTTTTTTGTCACAGCGAAGACGGAGATTTCTTTAGAAGGCACTTTACTTTTTAGTAGTTTTATTTGACTTTGAAGTTTTTGCAACTTCGTTGTCGGGCGTTTCAGTTTCTCCAGATTTTTGTTTCTTTAAATCTTGAGCGATTTCCTGAGCTTTAATGCTTGTTAAAATTTCTTCCATCTGTTCTTCGTTCATGCTTTCGACTTCTTCTTTTGCTCTTTCAAGCGCTTTTTCTTGTACAATTTGTAAAGTCTGCTGAAGCGTTGCAGTCTGTAGGAAGGAATTAGCTAAAGCTAAGGTTACTTTGTTTTTGTCTTCGTCATTCATAATTAAATATACTATATAATGTATGCAAACTTAGTGTTTATAAAGTTATTTTTTAATTTTTATTAAATAATTTTTCTCTACTAAAAATGCTATAAAATTAATAATTTTAGATTTGTTTTTCGCAGCTTTATTACCTTTATGCATTCCTGCTGTTTTTACTGCTTTATTAAAATCTTTTTTTAATATTGATAGCTGTTTCCAGTCTGTTTCAGACATAGAGTCTTTAAGGGAATCAAAGTCAACTTTATTAATTACTAGCTGTTGAATTAGCTCTAGTATTGGCGGTTGTTTTTTCTTGAATCCAAAAATACTTTTTTTGACTGAATCTTTAGATAAATCTGGAAGATTAGACTTTGGTTTTTTTGAGAAAAGATTGATTAACTTTTTTATCACGATGTTGGTGGAGGTGGCGGGATTTGAACCCGCGTCTTGTTGATTATTCGGAATTAGGTCTACAGTAATAGTTTATTTTTTTTAACGTTGGGATATAAACATCTAACGTCTTGTTACAATTATTTTCAGTTTATGAACAAGCAAACCTTTGGTCTGTTTTTGCAGATTGATGACCCCTTGATAATTTATCTGCGTCCATTAACAAGAGGTGCAGCTCTAAGCTGCAAGAGCGAGTTCTTCGCTATGAACGAAGTCCTCGAACGAAACAATGTTTTTAGCATTTATTTCTTTATGCCTTTTAACGAAGCCAGGCATCTCTTCGTACTGCACTAAAACTTTCAAATAACAATCGAATCCAAAACACCCCCAAGAAACATTACACTAAAGCTTCTGGAAGTTCGTTAGAAGTTGCCTCTGCTGTAGAAGTTGTAGCTTCTGCTGCTGAGTCTTGAGCGGGCTGAGAGCGATAGACCACGTAATCTGGGGCGTTTTCGTTCTTTTGCTTTCCTTTGTTAGAAAATACCACGACTTTAACTTTTTCGTTAACGCCAGGCATAGTTTCGATTTCCAAGTGACCAGTAAGATACTTTTGTCCCTTGCCTTGACGCACCCAAAGAGCTCCTAGCTCTCTGTCACGCCACTCTGAGTTATTATTTGATGTATTATCCATTGTTATAAAGTATACGAAATTTTCATGCAAAAGTCAAGCATTTTTTTTGTGTATTTAATAATAATGCTTCTTATTATAGATGGAATACTTTGCGAACCGCCCTCTGAAACAACATTATTCAGAGACATAACCTTGTATGCAAGCGTATTTAAAGATAGAGAAGTGATACTTGAATGCGAAAAAGACATGAAGGATTTTTATTATAAATGGTTAAAGTCTAGGGGAGCTTATGATTTCGTCAAAGAAATTGTATCCTATGGCAAAGAAGATGGATTTGTTATAAGGTATAAGTTTAATAAACTGCTCAAGGGTAACGTAAAAGTTAGAAAAATTGGATATCATAATTTTGAAAAAATAATTAATTTGTTATAAAATTTTTGAAAGCAGAATGTTTATAAGAAAAAGCTCCAATATATATTTTTCTATTGTCTCCTAGTAATCCGTAACCTTTAGTTATAGGTCTTAAATATGTGTTGTTGTTATAGAAATATAATAATATCTCGTCTTCTATGTTCCATGGTTTGTGCTTGCTTAAATTGTAGAAAAAATCGTTAAATGAAAACCTCATGCTTGAGGGCTTTAAAACGGACTTAAATGAAAACTGAGGGTATATGGTGGCAAATGCGTTGAAGTCTTTTATAGAGAGCTCTAGCCCGTGCTCGTGCTGTGGCGCACCAAACATGCGAGATAAAAAACTCACCCAACTGGGAGAAAATACATAAAAGTATTTAGAATAAGATATATTATCTTCAAAGTTAAGTAAGACCGTGCGCATTTTATCTTTTTTTAAATATATTGATCTTGTTATCTTTCCAGTTGTCATATCTTTTTTTACGGATAAATTAAATCCCGAAAGCCCAGTAGAGCGATCTAGTAAACACTCTGAGTGGCTGTCACAAAAATTAAAAAACACTCGCCTTTCTTCGATATTAAATAAAAAAGAATTTAAAAACTCATCTGAAAACTTTGGAAAATAATCTAATATTTTACAATATGCTTTTACTTTAGTTATTTGTTTTTTATTGTAATTCACACCAATTCCGTCTAGCGATCTGTGCATAATTTTCATTTGCTGAGAATTTTTCGCGAAAACTTTAAATATATCTTCTTTAAAGCAATTTTCTATTTCACTTTGTATATAGTCCACTACAGCTCAACCCCTTCTCGGATTTTTTTTACGATATTTCGATTTTCAATAATTCTCTCGACTCCTAGCTTGCATAAATCATACAAGAAAAAATTTTCTTTGGGTGTGTAGTCTGGCGACAAGCATACAAATATATAATCAAAATCTAAATTTTGTAAACTTTGTAGAGCTCTGGTCTCTGTAAAAATTTTTGGCTTCTGTTTGATAAAATTTTCGTCACGCTTATGAGCAAAAGCTTTCTTGCTAGAAAATACAACGTTTCTAGAGTCTACAATGCCATAGTTATCTTCATGGTTTGACGCTTTGTTAAATAGTTCTAGCATGTCCTCAGAAAATTCTTCAGAGTTGTGTTGTTTGATCCAAGTATAACTCTCTACTCTTTTGTTTAGTAGACACCACAATACCCAATCCGCAGAACTTACTACTCCTGATTTTACTTCTGCAATTGAGGTTTGGTTTTCATAAAAAATGTCATGATGCAAATCAACATTATAAATTGATAATGGGTGATGAATTTTTTTTATTAAATCTAATACATCAATATGATACTGACTAAATAATATTTTATCTTCGTCAACATTAACACATTTAGATGTTAGTATGTCAAATAAATCTACAATATCATTTGCATGTAGGCAATAATCAATATCAATAGAAAGTAAATTTTTAGTCATAAGTATATAAGTTTATATGAAAAACAGGATAACTACAAGCAGAAATTGAATTAAATAATCTTTTTACTGCTGGCCCAATTTGTATTAGTTTGTTATGTTCTATAGAATATTGTTTATAATCTGTAGGTTTATCAAATAAATCAAACGAAGGATCATCTTCTAGCATTATCATCTCTCCTCCTTTAACTATTTGGGATCGGGTGCAAAAATAAATCCAATGTTGGTTAATTGAGCGATCATAGTGAGTTTTATAATCATGCGGCCCTAGAGGTAAACCGTGAGTAAGAAAACTATTTACAATCACCCCCAAATTACTTTGATTTATAGAAAACTCGTGACATATTTTTTTTGCCAATCCATCTATAAAAGAATTCTTCTGTAACATAGAATCATATACATTATACGCCGCAAAATCTTGCGGAACCATAGATTCTAATTCTAAAATGTCATTCAGAAGAAGCATAAGAGCTTGTTAGCTCGTTGGAGGGAACAACTTTTGGGAAATTATTTTTTACTGAATTATAAATTTTATTCCAACCAAATAACCTTCCTATTAGAGGAAAATATAATATATATTCTTTCTTGATGTCGTTATCCAGCAGAAGAGACGCTATAGCTGAACCGATATTCATTTTGACGGGAAGTCTTACTTCAATATATCTACAAAAGTTAACTCTAGGGCCACATAAATCATCAAACTCTTTCAGTAAAAAGTTTACTCTATCATCCTCTCCCTTGATTGATGGGTGTCCAAATCCTGGAATGATTTTATTTTCATCAATAACTTTTGAGTAAGTGTTATTAAAATTATCTTCAATGAAATCTGCTATTCTTTCTAGTAGTAAATGCTGATCTGTGATGCAGTTTAGGGAGGCCGAGGCCGCTCCAGAGAAACTTGCGCCAGAGTTAGCAGCTAAAGCCATAACGCAAGAGCTAGGAGGTTCAATTTCGTCGTTAGGGAACTCGATAAATATCTCACAGACACAATTCAGCAGCTCTAAGACCCTAGGGTTTTTAGGTAATATTTTAGCATCATCATCTTGGGCGTAACGCCAAACCGTATCTAGAAAATTATATTTTACATTCATATCTTGTGCTGTAAATGTTAAAATCTATACCTGTTTCTTTGGATAGGTAATTGCAGCTATTTAGTGAGTCTTGATTTTTATTCATAATTTCTCCTATTACTTTATTGTAACCGTCTTTTTTAAGCATGTCAAGAGCTTTTACATGCATTTGGTAAGCGAGGCCACGCTTTCTGAAAGATTCTTGAACGAAAGTAAAAATTCCTATTGCTAAAGGCTCTTGCAGTTCATAAATTTTGCTCATACAAGTTGATACGCAACTCATTCCAACATTTTTTCCATTAACACTGCAAAATAAGACAGGGTCTTGGTTGAGGATTGCGGGCCTAACATCAAAGCTATAAAACCTTTCTATGTTCTGGGCTGTGTCAATAAACGAAAAAGGCAAAGCGTCCGATAGTAGCGCCAACCTAATCAGCCTTTTAGATTCTGATTCGTCTTCAACTTTTACAACATTAATCGACACGCTCATAATCTACATAGTTTAAGGCATTTAAATTACTACCTCCTGCGTATGAAATGGCACTCTGCAGGTCTTGCTGAATTTCATTTAACTTTTCTTCATAAGACATGCTGTTAGTTACAACATTAGTGAGCTTGCCTTCAATATGATTATTATGCCCTTTATTCTCTGCGCTGGCCGAACCAAAATAGGCTTTATAGGGAACATTATTTACTACGCTTGTCGCTGCTGGACTGTCTGTACAAGCTGCAAACATACCTCCAGACATAACCATTTTTGCTCCAGCGACTAGAGCTTTAGCAATGTCTCCATTACATTTAACACCACCATCTGCTATGATGGGTATAGAATCTCCATCATCATCAACAAATTCATTGGCGCACCATTGAACGCAACTAAACATAGGCATTGTAAACCCTGTCTTGTCTTTTGTTGTGCAAGGCGAGCCTTGACCAATGCCAACTTTAACTATATCTGCACCCCAAGAAGCTAAATCTCTTACAGCAGTAGGAGTTGACACATTGCCGGCAATAATTCTAGTCTTAGGCATAAATTTTTTAATGCAATCGATAGCTGACTTCATTCTGCTGCAATGTCCGTGAGCAATATCAATAGTTATATAATCAACTCTTTGTTTGTATTTTGCAAGAGCAACTACGTCTTTTTTGTCATTTATTTTAATTCCCATGCTCACCGATATAGTTTCCCAATTTTCGTCATTCATTTGTGAGACGACATCTTTAAGATCATTATCAAATCTATGCATAATATAAAAATAATTATTTTCACTCATCCATTTTGCAATATGCATATCTATAACTGATTTCATATTCGCAGGCATCACTGGCAATTTATACTTCTCGCCAAACAATTCGATCTCTGTGTCTGCGTCTGAGCGACTAAACAATTCGCTATAATTAGCTATTAAACAAATGTCGTTATACTTTAATGCTTTCATATTCATTTTGTAAATTTTGTAATAGAGGGTAAGGAATAATATTGTGAGCTACTTCAAACACTTGACTGGAAAAAAGGCACGAAAATAAATACTTGTCTATGTTTGTATCATCTATAAAATCTCTACTAACTCCGATTGAGTTTGTTAAACTAACAGCGCAGTGCCCCGTCATGGATGGTATATATATTACATCTCCACGCACTAAATCGTTAACATGGATTTGTATTGTTTGAAGGTCTTTAAGGATCGCTTCAGATTCTTTATTGTTTAGAATTGAAGACACCGAAAGTTTGTCGTTCAGGATTTCAAATCTTACTGACTCTATAACTTCTTCAGAATGCCTGCCTTCTAACCAAATTTGCTCTTCGGGCTTAATAATAAAAAACCTTTTCTTGCCGTCGCATTGTTGTATAGTTGTGTGGATTGAATCGTGGTCTGTGTGCAACTCACTTAAAGTATCTTCTGGGCCAATAAAAAACCATGTGTGCCGCTTGCCTTCTAGCACGGATCTTTTCATTAGTGGTAAATATTTGTCATACCAGTCCCCCATAAAACTAGGACAAGAAAAGAACTTGGCCAGCTCGGGATCATAATTTGCGTCCATTTCTAAACAATAAAGTTTGTCTTCAATTGTATAGTCATGAAAGGATGCCTCTCCTGTCATTGGGTTTTCTGCATAACAATTTGTTAGCGGCTGATGATTTAAAATATAATCTACATATGTATGCAGCGTAGTCATTATGCGCTCAGACTTGTTGCATAAAGATCGCCTGAGTTTAATATCTACATCTGATATTTCATTTTTGATTTTATCAAATGTAAGATTTAATGCATTCTTATTCTCTATGGCGTTTTTAAATACTGCTGGATTAGATCTGATATTTAAAAACTCTTCTTGAGTTGGCTTCTCAAGATAAGGTAGTCTTACAATGTCAGTTAAAAATGACGCCATTCGTCCTCTTCTTCTCTACCACTGAGGTTGAATTTAAATTTATCTTTATAAGCCCATACGATGCCACCTACAATAGAAAATACAAGCCAGTCTCCTGTGAAAAAAGAGATGTACTCTTTGTCTGGCAATGTTGCTAGTATTTCAATCATCTAAATTCCTTTCGTAAAAGTCTCCATCTATCTGAATCGATTTCTTTGTTTCCATTATTAATAGCATACAACATTTCTATAATTTCGTCAAGACTATTATATATAAATTTGTGAGGAAGCATTCCTAGCATCCAAAGAGGGGTCTTTGCTTTACCCCCTTCCATGCTAATAAAGACAGGCTTCTTCATGCGTACCGCCGTAACAATCTCTTCTGCGCTGCCCCAAGAAGCTACATCTGGAACTAGATGAGCAATAATAAAATCACTTCTATCAACAAGATTTAAATCGTAAGAACGTACTGTTTTCATTCTGTCTGTAACTCGATCGTATTGTTTTGTACGCATCCATGTTTCCATTTCTTGTCTAGATGCTTCATCTTCTTCGACATCTTTCATGAAAGGCTTTTTGTATGGATCAAAGCAGGTTATATTCAACGGTTGTAATTTTTCAGTTACTTCTTCTCTCCAGTTTCTACCAGAGAGATATTGCATATGCCCAACAAGATATGTTTTTGTTTTGTATAATAAGTCTGACATATTTTAACTTTACTATATAAGTAAAGATTTGTCAAGCATTATTTTTCGGGAGCTTTGCCGCCTTCCCAGGCTTCGTTGTGGTCTGGAGTCTCTGGATCGTCAGGAATAAATTTTCCGTCTTCATCTCTAGCCCGTTTGGGTTTAGGTTCTGCTTTATATTTTTCTTCGTATTTTTTTGAAGACTCTATTTCCCCGGCAGTGACCCAAACGCCATCTTTATTTAAACAACATTTAACCCCGTCTATTTCTTTTTCTTCTACAATTTCTGTATTAAATAAAGGTTTAAAAGTTTTTGATTTTACTTCTTCTGGCTTATTTTCTTCTAAAAATGCAGCGGTTTTTTCTTCGCTTGATTTTTTCCATTTTTCAAACGTATCAGGATCATATTGTTCTCCTCCTTTGGTAAATTTTTTAACAATTTCATCGTCGGGTATTTCTAGTTCTTTGATAACTGATTCTGCTGGTTGTAAATTAAATACTTCTAATATAATATTATAAATTCCTTTTACATCTGGAGCTAAAGGCAATTCTTTAGGCCAAGCAGATGAATCTGGCGCGTCTCTTAGTGCCTGGCGCCAGTTTTTAACTAAAGTTTTATCTTCTTCTGTAAGATCTACATCTGGTTGTATAAACCAATCTGTATGCTTAAGAAGTTCATTTCTTTGAGATCTTAATTTGCGTTCTCTGAGTTCACGATCGGCTTTATTGATTGATTCTAATCTTCTAGCGTTCCATTCTTCCCACTCTGGATCTCCACGTTCTGGCTGGTCAGAAAAATCTTCTTCATCTTCTGCATAAATTAATCGATCTAATTCAGTAAGTCGTTCATGAAGTCTAATATCTGCCTTATTAATATAGCCTTCTGCAGAGTCTGAATTGCTGCCCGCAATTTTTAAAAGCCTTGTGGCTTCTTCGTCACTTAATTTATATTGTTCATCACTCATAATATTTAAAATAATTTACTGCGCTGTTCCTGGAAACTGATTAAGTTGTGCGCCTGCTGCTGGGTGCGATCCGTTAATACCATAAACATCTCTAACATAAACTGTTCCGTGATAAGGATTATTTCTATGTCCGTCGCTTCTGACAGAAAAATTTGGAGGACAATGTTGAATTTCTCTGTACGCTTCAAGGTTGAAAACTATATTATATGGTTTAGTCCCGACCGCCTGACTTCCGATCCTGTTTACGCCAGGCACTTCTGGGGCGACCCCATCTCTGTCTGCAGGAAGCCCATACGAATTGCCGGCGGTAGTATTTGAAGACCACCAGCTGCCCTCTGAGGGGCTGCCGTTTGAATTTATATACATAGCGTTAGAAAGCGGATGAAAAATTAATCTATTGTTGCCCAAAGCTTTCGCAAGATTTACCCTTTCTTTTAATAACCCAGGATAAGAAGAGTTGCTTACTTTTTGGCCGCCGCCAATTGTAATAGAGCTTCCATTAGGAGTTTCTATAAAATGTTGTTCAGTGATATGAGATCCTTGACCCGGATGATATTTAAACATGTCGTGCGGATTAAACCAAAAGCCGCCCCAACTTTTCGCAGGAAAAGCATTATCATCAACAGCTCCAGCGGTGGCATCGGTTATATTATCAAAAGAAGCCTCTATCATCGGAAGAAAATTAACTCCGCTTCTGATTTGTCCGCCTGGCGCACCAAAAAATCCATCTGGATGATCCGCAAGAGTTCCTGAATGCGTTCCCCCAGCTTTTGTTGGAAGCGTTAAAACTCTACCATACTTACTAGGGTGAAACCAAGAAAGTACAGAAGATTTGTTAGAGTTCATTGAAGTACTCATGATTCCTGCGTCCCCGCCGAATCCGGAGAGCAGCGGCGCGCCATGCATGTTGCCAAGTGAGGGACTTGAATAAACTGCGTTATATCCATTGTAATTATTTACATTATAAAATTTATTCATGTAAATTGATCCATTATCTGTTGAAAAATTAAAAGCACTTTCTGGACTGAACCAAATTGAAGCTCCAAGCCTGCAAGCAGCTCCTGTTGTATACCCCTGTAAGAAATCTGTTCCTCCTCCTGCGTTTAAATATTTCCAATTGTCAGGATCTGTTGGAGTGTGATTGTTGGGATAATCATCATTGTACTGACTCTGACGGCCAATATAAAAGTGTCTGTATCCTCTGTTACTATACACTCTATCTCCACTGTTGTTATAATAAGCAGTATTGTCGTTTGTTAACGCCCAACCTTGTCCGGGGCCGGTATTAACTCCAGGTGTAGTTTGAACAAAATGTCCATTGTCATTAATTTTTGCGATCTGCCAAGTGCAACACGGGGCATGATGACTTCCTCCGCCCATATTCCAAATGAAACTATTATTGTCTGGCTTAACTTTCCCGTGGTGGTAATTGTATATACCTGCATTGAATGGAGTAGTCGTATTACCCCAGCTACGATAAAGGGGAACACTCAGGCCAGTTCCCGGAGTTCCTTCCAGCGACATCGCAGTAGCCGTATTGTCTCCCATTAACCATCCAAAAGGCCCTCCGTCTGGCAAAAACCTACCATCTGTTGCGTGGGTTTCTCCCCAATCAATCGCAGGAAGATCAAAAAATCCTAGAGTATCATTGTCGGGCGGATCATAAGCAATTAATTGTTCGTCGCCTCTAAACATATGGTTCCTAATTCCGTCTACAGAATTTGGAAAATCCGTTACCGGACGAACCTGACCGTTTCCACCATATCCATTTGTAGTTTCAAAAACGTTGCTTCTTGCCCAACCTATCATTTTTTCTCCGTTGCTATAGCTTAAATCTCCATTATCAAGACAAAGTTGGCCCATGAACCTTCTCCATCCACTAGCAAGAGGATCAAAAATAACATAGCTCTGCGTATTTGCTCCAGAACCTCCGATTCCGCATTTACCAATACTAATTGCTTGGCGAACTGCAGGCAGCCAATAATCGTAAACAGTTGACCCTAAAACGTGACCGCCCCATCTACCATCACCGTAAGTTTCGTCTTGTAAAGTTAATCCTAAGGCGTCCATTTCTGCTCTTTTGGCAACTAACTGATTGTATCCAGATCTTGTTGAGCCAACAGTATACTGTCTAATATTTGTCATGATATAAACCATGCCGCTTTCTGTTGTTTCAAAAATATGTGACGAATCATGTTTAGTATAAAATCCAGGGCCTCTTTCGTTGGCCATTATGTATTGACCTCCATCATAATTCGGGTTCGGCTCTCCCAAAACGTGACAAATACCATTAGATATTCTAAAAAATCTTTGATTAACCATCCGATTTCCAAAAGCATAATCGCAAAAATTCATTCCAATAATATATACTTGAGGAATATATCTAAACCAAAATCTTAATGCGGCGCCACTGCCTCCAACATGAATGTTAATATCATCAGGTATATGCATCAATTGAGCATTTAATGGTTGCCCCAGATCTCCATCTGCGTTTCCATGGTCATCTATAGGTACGTGGCCCATACCTCCGTAGTCCCAAAAATTTGAATTTCTGGTCATGCCCGTCAAATGGTTTTTAAATCCTCTAGAAGTTCCAAGGCTATTTAAAAGCATGCCTGCTCCGTCTCCGCCACGAGTTCTATAGTTTACGTGGTCGGACGTGCTTCCCATTCCATGATAGCCAGAACGGTTCGTTAGTCCAAAGCCAGCAGTTATCGGACCTCGATTAAAATCAGCAATCCATCTGCGACCTATGTATGGATTAACATCCCAGAATCCAGTGCTCGAATTATAAACTCCAATCCACCTCATTTTAGGAACAAGTATAAGAGAATTGTATTTCATCGCTGAAGTAATACCAGTACTAAACTGTCCAAGACTGTCTGCTAAATGCAAAGCGCATGTGTTGCCCCACATTTCAAATTGCACATCTGCTCCAGCAGGAATATTATATCGAGCCCAAACCATTGCTTCATCAAGGTTCACAAAAGGTCTATTAAGAATTAAACAAGTTACTGGCTGACTTTCTGCACAAAAATAACAAAAATCAGTTTGTCTAACGGATTCTTCATCTGTTCCTGACTGAGGAGTAACAAGCATAAAAGCTTTGTCGCTATGACTATTACTTGCGCTACGCTCAACTCCATCAAGTCCTTTTACGTGGCTATCAATTCCAACAGGAATTTTAAATCTATTGGTAGTTACTGCTCTGCCGTTACTGTCAGTAACAACTCCCATCTCGGATGAAAAACGAGAAACAGGAATTTTTTTTGTTGAACCATCGGTTTGCGCGATAACCAAAAAGTCACCACCATTTAACTGATCAGCGGTATTAAGATTACGAATTGTTTTGTTTGGCATAATACATAATACACTGAAAACATTTTAAAATAAAAAAAAATTTAAATTTGTTTATTTGTGTATATAATACCATGTCCAAAAACTTTATAGCCTTGTTTAATAAAATTCAAGCATTCCGAGATTTTGTTGATCCAGATAATGATGCAGCATTAAATTCAATTGGTCAATTGGTGACTGGAGATCTTGAGGGCGGATCGTTTTCGCTGAATAGAGCTGCCATGCTGTCCTCTTTACAAGATGTATACCCAAGATCTTTAAATGATGTTGTTAATCTTCACGTTGAACCCAACTCTGGAGTAGGTGACGGCGGAGGAGAAGAGTCGGGGAATGGACAAGGAAATGATTCTAGTCTTATAATAGATACTGGTGGAGGGGCAGGAGGAGGAATTCCAGGAGATCCTCCTTTAGATGTAGAAATTCCTGGCACAAAAACTTTAGAACCTGGAACTTGTCAATGCAATTTTCCTCCAGAAGGAGACGGAAAAACTATCACCGGAATTATTACAAATGACTTAAAAGTGGGAGATGTAATTATTGTTGGCGACCCGCCAAACCAACAAGAAAGAACTGTAACTGAAATTTTAGCCCCAAGTAATGGAGGGCCAGGGTGCAGAATAAGTGTTCCTTTAACGATTCCACCATTGTCTACTAATCCGCCGTATACAATCAAAAAGAAAACAGGAGGCGGGAATATAAATCTTCCTCCCAGTGGAGACGGTACTGTTATTACTGGGCTTGATACTTCAGAATTAGAAGTCGGAGATACTATAATTGTCGGTGAGCCGCCAAATGAACTAGAAGTAAAAATCACACAACTTCTGCCGCCTGATGGAGTAAAGGTAGACCCACCGCTTACAAGCCCTCCGCTAGATGGAGGCGGAACTGGGATCAAAGTCAAGAAGAAAGGCACTACTACAGTAGGTAATCCAAAAGGAACTATAGATTTAGACGACGACGCAACAAAAATTTGTGGATTAGACACCTCTGCTTTAAGCGTTGGAGATACAATTATTGTAGGAGATGATTTCAGCCCAGAAATTCAAACCAGAGTTATATCTGAAATTTTAGGAGGATCATGCGTAAGAGTATCAAAACCTTTTACTTCTGGGACTGGAGGTGGAGGTACAACAGTAAAAAAAGTAACTTCAACTTCTAGTGGCAGCTCATGGTATTACAGTAGTTTATGGGGTTGGTTTTGGGTAACCACTCGACACCCAAACTGGTTGTGGAGTAATAAATATAATTGCTGGGTCTTTATTGGATTATTGGAAACTTTAAACGGGAGTCCATACGGGCCGTGTTGGTTTTCTAGGCCTTTGCCTAATGGTATATGGTGCACAATCGGTGGCGGAAAAGCATTTAAACCTGATGGAACAGAAAAAGAAGAAGACAACATAAACAAACAGGGTACAGATGATGATGATAAAACAGGGGAACTAGACGAATTTGTTTCTACTTCAATTGTGTGTAAGAAAGAACTGGTTGAACCTGGCGTATGCACAATTAATCTTCCGCCTAACGGAGATGGAAGTATTGTTACGGGATTGAACGATGACCATGGATTAGAAGTTGGAGATATTATTATAGTCGGCGACCCGCCAAACCAACAAGAAAGAGTTATTACTCAAATTTTAACAGGCAATAATGGTGGTCCAGGATGTGTAGTTTCTCCACCTTTTACCGTTCCTCCTTTGACAGGAATTATGCCTGCCACTATAAACAAAAAACTTGTCTCCGAAGAATCAATTATTAACCCTGGCGTTTGTACTGTAAATCTTCCGCCTAATGGAGACGGAACTCTTATTACTGGCATTAATATCACAGGACTAAAAGTGGGAGACGTGGTGCTTGTTGGTGACCCGCCGAACCAACAAGAAAGAACCATCACTGAAATTTTAACTGGCGCTCCTGGGCCAGGATGCGTAGTTTCTCCTCCGCTAACCTCGCCTCCTTTGACAGGAGAAATGCCTGTTACTATATCCAAAAAGGTTCCTGGCGACGGTGGAGGAGGAAAAGAAATAAATGATAATCCAGAAAATGAAACAACACCTCACAATCCATGGGGCTGTCCAGGAGGATTCAAAGGAAGCAAGACGGTTCCAGAAAATGAAGAAACCGGAGGCGGTGGAAGATTGTTTTTGCTATACAGTAGGTTGTGGGGATGGTTTTTATGGAACGGTGTTTCTAGAATTATTTATATTTTTAGATATAGCAAGTGGTTTATTTTTCCGTCTCCATTTGACCCTTGGAATATAACTTTTCCTGTCGTTGTTAACATGTTTCCTGAAGGGGACAACGACACAATTGGATGTACATTTACTGGCAATCCAACTCTACTTACAAAGCCAGATGGATCAATAGTTCCAGCACAACCCCCTGGAATTGAAAACAAAAAGCCTGATGAACCAGAGCCAGTCGAAAAAGACGAAGAGCTAATTATTATATGCCCTCCAGAAAAAGTTTTGGAGCCGCCGTTGCCTGAAGGATGGTATAGCTCTACTCATTTTGGTACTTATTTTGACGCTTACCCTTGGTTTTATTCTACTCGATGGAACGGCTGGTGGTATGTAGGGGAACTTGGAGAAGATGGGCATGGAGGTATAGGGTGGATATATTTTGGAACAACTAGCGCTTGGTATTGGCTGATGTCTCCAAATATTTATCGAATTACAAGCGGTGGCGGTGGCGGTGGCGGAGGCCACACACAACCAGTTGAGCCCGGAGTTTGCACTGTAAATCTTCCGCCTAATGGAGATGGAACCACAATTACAGGATTGAACGATGGCCATGGGCTAAAAGTTGGAGACGTAATTATTGTTGGTGACCCACCAAACGAACAAGAAACCACTGTAACTGAAATTTTAACAGGCAATAATGGAGGCCCAGGGTGCGTAGTCTCTCCTGCATTAACCGAACCTCCTTTGACAGGGCAAATGCCTGTAACTATAAACAAGAAAAACGATACTTTTGAACCTTCAGAAGTTATTGCTACTAATGATCTAGTAACTACTACAGGAGAAACTATAGATTTAACAGATGGATCTACAATTGATATTCAAGTAGCGACAGAAGAATTTTTACAAGTTTTGAACGTTCAAATGAACTCAGACAATACAGCAACCGTATCTTTTAGTGGTAATCACAACGGAACCGATTCAAGGGGTTTAATATTATACAGACAAAGGGCTGGCGGAGGTTTTGATGCGTGGGAAAATTTTGGAGCATATCAGTCTGGATTAATTACTTCATCTGCAAATACCGGAGCTTCTGCTGCTGTTGGCCAAGTTGTGAAATTAGCTTGGGGAGGAACTTCTATAGAATCAGATACATTTACTATACCTGACCCAACCGCAGATCCTGCTACATCTTCTACAGAACAAAATGGAACTCCTGGATCTAAAGGAGGCACAGACACGGGCATGGTTTTCCCACATATATTTACGCATCCAGTATTTGGAGTGTGTATTGTAATGCAAGATCAAGACCCTTTAACTTACGGATGGTTTTATACTTTAAGGTACGGATGGGTTTGGGGAAGCGTTGGTCAAGAATGGTTTTACATACAGAATTATTCAGATTGGTTTTGGTTTGGTAGATTAACTTCTTCAAACTCTGGGGACGGATGGGTTTTCTCTCAATCAAAATCGATGTGGTTTTGGAATTCTTTTGGAACATTTGCTAGTGAAGGTGGAGAAGACTATTTTAAATCTGGACCTGGAAGTTTCCCAAATACAACAGTTGGAGGGCCTAGCGCACCAGCAACTACCGAACCAACAGAACCAGTAGGACCGCAGCCAAATGATACAGAAATAACAGAAACTACAGCTGATTTATTAATTGCAGACCAAGTAACAACAGTGCTTTCTTTTAGAACAATAACTGATGCTGATGGTAGCATAGAAGTTCCTGATCAAATAGAGGTTTCTGGCGGAGAAATAATTTGCGCAGATATTTTACTTGAAAATTCAACAGCTTCATGGGATCTTAATAGGGTACTTAATGCTGATGATGTTATGAGGGCTTACGACTTGCATATGTCGCCCCATGGATTTACTGGAAGTAGCTCTGACGGTGACGGAGGATATTGGATAGGTCAGGCTTGGGGACATTTAAAAAATGCAATGGAAGCCGACGGAAGATATGTTATTCCTCCATCTGCTTGGGATCTCAGTAGAGTGCTAAGTTCTAATGATGTTTTGCAGGCTTACAATTTGTATCTAACTCCTCATGGATTTACTGGAAGTAGCTCTGACGGTGACGGAGGATATTGGGTAGGTAAAACTTGGGGAGATTTAAAAGCAGGAATATTAAGTTCTCACATCACTCAGAACGACCAAAGGTATCAAAATAATTGTTACCAGATACAATTAGAGCCAGAAAACACTTCAATATTAATTTTTTAAGATTATTGTGTGATTATAGTGTATATTTAATTAGGGAAAAATAACATGGGCAAAAAAATATCAGAACTTACATCAAAAACATCTCCAAGCAATAACGCAGAGATTCCTATCGAACAAGATAATGCTAATTTTAAAGTAAAAAGATCAGATCTTTTGTATACAAGTTTAATGCAAGATAATGATGGAGTTTTAACTAGCACAAAAAACATTTTAATGTCAAGACCTATAGACGACACAATATCTAATGGACCAGGGTTTAGATTCGCAGATTTTAAAACAGGAGGCCTTAATGCACAGCGCGATTTTTTCTTGGCGTCCGACTCAAACTATCGCAAGCCAAATTATATGATCTTAGTTGATCCTAAAAGCGATGATAGTGATGTTGGTATACATATTTTGGGTGAGAATTCCGCACAGGCTGGGTTAGTCGTTGAGTCTGATAACAGTCTGTCTGGAATTGCTCAAAAAGGAGGTGTTTGTATCCTCCAGCAGTGGGATTTCGACGCCAATACCCCAGGATCTTTTGACGCTGCATCTATTGTTAGCAGCTCACAAGCTGCAGCTGGAACGTCAAATCAAGCATTGCGTGAAGTTGAAAAAGATTTTAGAACATTTAATATAGTTACTAGTAACGGAAAATTTGGTATCGATAGTGTCGGTTGGAATAATGCAGATTACGCTTCTTTGTTTGCTCTGTATCCTCATAAGCCAGTTAATGGTATTGATGATAATGGAGGAGGTCTTGGTTTTGGGACCGCTGAAAGATGGGGGCAATTTAATTGGGGTGGCGCATTTGTTTTTGGACCCTTAGATACAAGCGATGTAACCGACTCATTAATTTTAGAAAATGGCAACGGAGCCATGTATTTAGATAAAGGATTAAGTTGGAATTTTAGAATGCGTGAGGATGCAAATTATCATAGATTTTTTGTTAAAAACGAAGGCTCTGCTGGCACGATAGGTGTTAACGGTGCGGGAGGAACTACTGTACAGATCGAACAAAACTGCGACGGATTTAATCCTGAAGCTGAAATTAAAAGAAACGTAGGAGTACAATCCAGTGGTGGCTCAGGCCAAGGAACAAACTACGGAACAACCACAGATTATCCAGGTAGCCACGTAACAGATCATCAAGCTAGTATGCAAGTACAAGCTTCTGTTGGACGTTTGTCTTTAAATTATGTGGCTCATACAGATCCTACCAAGTTTACTGCTTCCCCAGGAGGCCCAACAGCTACCATGATACTCGGTAGTAATGTTGGTAACATTGCAGGAATATACATTTACGGAGAAGGATTAGGAACAACCACAGACGGCAACCACAATAAAAGAGCTTTAGTTCCTCAAGGAGATAAGATGGACCTCGGGAATTCAGATTCTCAATGGAGAGATATATTTTCGCAGAACCCTGTTACAGTAGTTTCTGATGAAAAAGTCAAGCAAGATATTGCTCCTATTGATGAAACAGAAAAGAAAGTTGCATTTAAATTAAAAGATTTAGTTAAAAAATACAGACTCAAAAGCTCTGTAGAGAAAAAAGGAGAAGAAGCTCGTATTCATATTGGATGGATTGCTCAAGAAGTAGAAGAAGCATTTTCAAGTGAAGGTTTGGACGCTTCACGATATGGATTGTTCTGTAGGGACACTCATTATAAAATTATAGTTAATGGAGTAGACACAGGAGTAACCCAAAAAACCAAAGGCGCAATACACGATGAAGTATTATACGATCAACTTGAAAAAATATACGAAGAAGTTGAAGAAGTTAATCCTCAAGAAATAGGAGAAACAACCAACACAAACCAAACTTTTCAAGCCCCTCCCAAGCCTAAGGTTGTTGGTATTGCTGATGAAGTTACTTATGAACCCTTCGACGCTTACTCGTTAAGATACGAAGAGCTTCATTCTTTTATAATCTGCGCATTATAATTTATTTAAAAAGTCTTCGATTTGTTGTTTATTTAAATGTTTTAATATTGCTCTAATTCCATTTAGGTCACTTACTAAAGTGTTGCATACTATACTCGGAAACTCTTTTGGCTTGTTGCATACTTCTATACTATGTACTCCGCCACGCCTGCGCACTCTAGATTCGTATTCAAGATATTCTTCTTCAGTATTAATTAATTCAAAATCATTCACATATATATAATATGTTTAATTAATAATTTTATCTAATCAACAATCGCACTGATTCTTTTTCAATTCTTGTATTTCAGATTTAAGTTCTTTAATTGCTTCTACTAATACTGGTACTAATTTTTCATAGTTAATGTATTTGTAGTCTGATTCATCGAAAGTCTTTACTGCTTCTGGTATAACTTTTTCTGTTTTTTGAGCTGATAATCCAAGCTCTCTTGCGTCAGATTTAATTCCAAAAGATTTTGCTTTATCGTTCCAATCGAATGTGAAGCCTTCTAGACTGCAAATCTTATCGAGTGCAGAGTCAACTTTTAAAATATTTTTCTTAAGACGTTCATCAGAAGAAGAGGTCATTGCTACAACATCTCCTGCGGCAAGTAAACTTTGATTGCTTGTGTTTGTTCCAGTAATAATAAGCGGGCCGACCATGCTTTGTTCTCCAGTTTTTTCTACAGCGTTAGTGGATCCGCCGACTGCGCCTGGGCTGTTGGTTGCGGTAAAAGTTATAGCAGTAGTTCCTTGCCTTGTTAAAGTCAAAGTATCCCCCGAAACGCTGGCGTCTGTAACAGTATTGTTTGGCACAGCAGTTATAAACCCTTTGCCGTTAGCGATTTGACTATTATCAGTAACCGCAGTAGCTCCAGCAGCGATGCCGTCTAATTTATTTTTAAGCGTAGTAGTAAAATTCTTCTGTGTTAACCCGCCATCGCCTACAGAATATTGGGTATTATTATCTGACGCCCATACTGCCGTACCACTTGATGAATATTTTAAGAATTGACCCACTTGACCACCTGAAGGTATGTGTTTATTGCCTGCTCCTGTTGGGTGAGAATAATTGTTAGCGTTAGTCGCTCCAGTATAGCCTAGATCCGCAAGAGTTAATTCTCTAGTAGAGACTGTTCCCATTCCGGTGCTAGCATTTGAGACGTGACCTTCACCGTTTACTTGGATTTTAAAATCTAAATCAGAAATAACTGTAGCTCCACTCATTGGTGTAGTGTCAATGTCTACAGAGCCAGTGCTAAATAGTGGGTGGCTGTAAGAGTTAGTGGTTACATAATTTCTTGTTGCAACCTCTTCACCATTGTACTCAAGCTGCTTTCCTGTACCTCCAGGGCGGATATCAATATTTCCGTCAACTGTTTGGATTCGAAAATCTGAATTACTATTAGACATGTGTCCAATTTCTGCTGAAACTGTTCCGTTGGATAATTGGTAAGAAATATTCCCACTTTGGGTTACTGCGGTTCCTGCATTACTGTCCCTAAGTATGAATTTTGGTCCAGTAGAAGCCATTTCAAATGATGAACAGCTATGCGCCATCAGTTTATCGCCAGTTGATTTGTAAACCAGCTCAGCTCTACCTCCGAAAGAAATTCCGGAAGCATCTGCGGCAGCGTCAGTTGTGGCTCCTTTGGCGACTTTAATTACTTTGTCTTCAATATCTAAATTGGTTGTATTAAGAGTTACAACGTCACCGTTTACTGTAAGATCTCCATTAACTGTTAAGTCGTGCGAAAAGGTTGCTGAACCGTTCAAGTCTATAATAAAATCTGCATTCTCTAGAGTAGTTCTTGTGAATCTTAAACCATTAGTAGTAGTAGCGCTAGACGCGGCTTGCCAGGCTATGTCCATGTATGCAGTACTGCTAATAGAATTAGTGTTCGTCGAATCATGTAGCTTAATTCCTGAACCAGGAGATGAAACCGTAAGCGCTGCACCATCACTATGCGTACCTGTATAATCAACCCTAGCAGTTCCTGAGATATTAGTGTTCCTACTGAGGCTAATTGCTGTATTTGTAACTTCAAGTCTTTCTGAGCCACCAGTAACAACCCTCCACTGATCATTATTATGGAATCCAAAATATGTATTATCATCTCCAGTATGTTTGATGTTGTCCTGAATAAATAACCCTGAATTTGTAACTTCGAGCTGTTGTACTCCGCCAGTTACCAAGCGAAGTCGATCTGCAGAATGAAACTCAAGGTATGTGTTTGTATCTCCGTTTTTTCGAATTATGCCGTTAGTTGTGATAGTGTCGCAATCGATTGGCGCCGGCACCTCCAGGCCTGATAGCACTTTTCTGAAATTGTATGTTCCTCCACCTCCGTCAGAATTATTATTAATGATAAAATTCAGAGCGCTATCTGCAACGCGAATATCAACAATGTCGTCACTGCCACTTGCGCTAGTAGATGCTGTTCTTTTTAAAGTTAATTCCGGAGTATCATTATCTTCATTTGTTGCGATCGTCATGCCTCCATGAGCCTGAAGAACATTATTTACAGTTGTTGAGGCGTCTGTAATCAGTAGTCTTGTAGATGAATTTGTGACTACAGAAAACTGATCATTATTAGGAAATCCAAAATATGTATTCGTATCCCCAGTGTGTCTAATAACTTCAGCTATCGAAAGCGGGCCGGAAAATGTAGCGACGCCTGTTGGCCCATCAATTGATAAGCGATTGGTTCCTGAATTCGGACTGCCCCCATAGATGCTAGTAGGCTTAGCGCTATTGGCCCCACCTCCCCAGTTAATATTAAAGCTCGCAACCCCACTGTCATCCGCGCCTATAGCCCAGTTGTTATCTCCAACAATGGTGTCATCATAATCAGCATTTGCGGCAGAATCATAAAAACGAATAAATGGAGAGCAATTACCATCCTCTGAAATCGGAACAATATCAATGCCTGATCCGTAACGGACTCCATTCGTAGGCTCTCTTCTACTAAAGAATGTGGCTCCTGCCACCGGACCATCTCCAGGAGCTATAGGAATATCATATGCCGCAACCAAAAGTTTACCAGCTGAAACATGTAATTTTTCAGAAGGCGCGGGTGTTCCAATACCTACCAATCCATTGGCTTGAATATTTAACGCATTAATAGTTTGAAATGATGAACCATTAAAATTCTTTGTTGTGAATTTTAGCCCAGCAGTATAGTTACTACTGTTATCTGAACCATAGTTCATTTCGGACGTAATCCTATTTGAACTATTACCAAATTCTATAAATGTTGTTCTATGTGCGTTACCTGCATTTGAGTGGAAGAATTGTAAGTCACCGTCACCTATAGTTAATTTTTCTGCTGGACTTGTAGTACCAATACCTACGTTGCCGTCGGAGTCGATGCGCATCGCCTCAGGTCTAGAAGTTCCATTATCAGTACAGAAAGCAAGTGCTCCTCTTCTTAAAGCTGCACTCTCAGAAATCAAACTTATACTACCCACATGATTATGGTCGCCTGCGTTTAGATTGAATTGCAAAGTCGCATGATTGTTAGCTGCTTCACTTGTAGGAGTGTTTATTAAAGTAAGAACGGAATTTGCTGAGTTAGGCGTACTATTGCCATAAGTCGAATCATCTTCAATTAATGTTGTCAGTTTACCACCAGGATCCGTAGTACCAATACCTACATTGCCGCCCATAAAGAAAGATCTTTTGTCGGAATGAAGTTCAACCGTTCTTTCTGAACTACCATCTTCCCCAACGCGATGCATGACGAGAGCAGGTTGAGTGGTTCTGTTATTACCAGTACCATTAACCTTGGTGTCTCCACCTCCATATGTAAGTCTTGAATAAGCATTAGTGTCAGTAGGCACAGTTGCATGTACTACTCCTACAACTTCGAGTGGTGCAATAGGACTCGTAGTCCCAATACCTACATTGCCGGAAGTCTCCTTGATTGTTAGTCTTGGAGTTTCATTTGTTGAAAGATATAAATCACGGACACGAGAGTTGTGACCAATGTGCATTGCATCTTGGTCAAGCGACACAAAGCCTTGATAGCCATTTCCGTCTATCTGTAAAATACTAGGGACTTCTGGAGTGTCATCGGGAGTAATGTCTGCGTTATGACCAATACGAACATTACCACGAACATCTAACATTTGTGAAGGAGTCGCAGTACCAATACCTACTTTACCCGCAACAGTTAATGATGTATCTGTGTCAGCTAATTTTAAAGCCCATTGGATATTATTTTGATGAGTTGTTCTCTCGCCAATTCTATTGATTCTTCCGTCGCCAAATAATACATCTGCATAAAGTGCTTGTCTTCCTGCAAAAGTATAATCTAAAGTGCCTGGAAGATCTGCATGATCTGACCAAGTTATATCTTCTGCTGTAGGAAGTGGATTAAATTTGTATTCATCATCAGCACTGCTCGCGCCCCAATTTTCATCAATACTAATTCTTTTACAACTATCAGAATTAAAAGAAGTAACTTTTACCCGAACATTAGCATAATTAGTTACGTCTATATATAAGGGCACAAGCGCTACATCATAATTTGATACATTAACTCCAGTATCTTCTGGAACTCCTAGTCTCGCCCTAAATTCATAAGACCCAGCGTCTCCTTCGTGTTCTAAAATTTTTAACACGTAATCTCTGGACCCTGTTTTGTCTACAAGACCATCTTGACTTCCGGTTACGCTAGTATCTAGCTGTGTATGATTTAATATATATTTTTGATAACCTTGAGAGCTATAATGATTTGAATAAACTTCTATAATAAAAGATGTTCCGTGATCCCAATGGTGAGTATTGTAACCAACTTCTAGAACTCTATAAGTTTTTGAAACATTGGCTCCTGAAGATGTAAGTGATTTACTAAAAAGCAATTCTTCCGTTCCGAAACTAACCATGTCGCCATGAGAAGTAAAGTTTCCGTCAATTGTAAGATCTCCACCAGTTAAAGTACTTCCTGATAATTTCTTTTCTAAATTTAAATTTCCTTCTTTTGTTAGCGTTAAGAAGTCTAAGGCATTTGTTCCGATAGATAGAGCGTGATCTGTTAATGTTTTAAATACAACTTTATCTTCTGGTTTGTCAACATTTATCTCAGCTAATATAGAGGCAGTTCTGTGGCTAAATAAAACGTTCGTGTCACCGTCTCTTTTGACCTCTAAGACGGCCCCAGGATCGTTTGTCTCGATTCCCAGGCCAACCCTTCCGCTTGGGTGCATAAAGAGTTTTGGGTCTGCTGTTGCGGTTCCAACAGACATTGTGATACCATCTCCTACATTGTTTAGGTTTGTTATATCTGCATTAGTCATTCCGAGAATGTTGACTTTCGTGTCAGATATATTTTTAGCCATTAAAAGTTGTTCATTTTCTAGTAAAATTGAGCCTGTAAGATGCAGCTGTTCGTCGGGCGTAGTGGTTCCTAGCCCAACAAAACCACCATAAGGCGAATCTCCGCGAATAAATAAAGCGCTAGTTCCGTCGTCTTGAATGTCGATCAATGGAAACTGCCCAAGCTGATTAATTACTGCTGCGGGTCCAGTGCCATCGTTTGTTACCAGAAGTTGTTCGCTAGTATTTGTATCTGTATGTATAACTGTAGTCTTGCCGTTGACTTCTAGCTCATCAACCCTAAGCTTAGTGTTGATGTGGAAGGTGTTTTTTGTTTTATCTGGCAGGTCGGTTATGTTCGCAGCGTCATATTGAAATGGCGAATGCGCAATTTCTTCAAAGGTTGCATCTGCTTTTTGTCTTACTAAATATATATCGTTTTGTGCCATCTTATTTTATTACACCTGTTTTGAAAAATTACCACTCACTAATTGCGAATCTTTTCCACGCTATCCTAGACGGGTCTGTGCCGTCACTATCTTGCGTGCAGATAAAAATGTAGTCATCATCAAAATAAATTGTTCCTTTGTCTCCTTCTGAATAAGAATGCTGCGGTCTTACTACAGCGCTGCCCTGATGGGTGTCTCCAACCTTAGGAATAACAGGATAAGTTTCGAAAACGTCTGTAGCGAATAATCTTCCGTCGATTTTAACATCTCCTAATACATGAAGTTTATACTTGTCGTTGTTTGTTGGAGAAAGTTCTACTACTGGAACATTAATTCCAACGTTTGCGTGTTCAGAAAATAAAATATCATTTCCTGCTTCGGCTCCTGTCACTGGATGAGAGTCTGTAGTGCCTGTAAATGTCAACAGCTTTTTGTCTCCAGCACCAACGTGGACCGAAGTTCCGTTCATGGAAGAGAATAAGGCCAGGTCTTGTTCAACGGATCTTACATAAGATACGTCTGCTCCGTATAAATTATGTAGTGAAGATGGTAGTGTTGCTGTTGAACCAATTTGCAAATATGAAGATGATCCTGATTCTTTTAAATTGATCATGGCTCTTTCGCCAGCTTGAGAATAAACCCCTATTCCTGTGACGCCTGCTTGTTGGTCAATATTAAGCATGTTCTGGGCGGTCCAAGTGCCAATTGATGCTCTACCATCTTCTCGAAGGAACATGCCTCCTGTTGGTCCGCTGCTGGTTTGAGTTGTGTGTTTGATTGAAAAGTATTCTTCATCGCCTGCAACAGCTGAGGGGTCGTCTTGATAAATTTGAAAAGAATCTGATGACCCTATATTAGTTCTTGGGCCAACTTTTAGTTTGTTGTATATATTGACATCTCCGTCGAAGTCAATTTCGAAATGTTTTGAACCCGATTCAATTATAAATGTTGGAAGTGTTGGGTCATCGTTTGTTATGTGAAGTTTTGCTAGAGGATTTTCTTCCCCTAAGCCAGACTTGCCTTTTACAATCAAGTCTGAATCAAGATGTGTTTTATAATCATCAAATTGAGGCACAGCAACTTCTTGCCATTGCGATGGATTTATTCCAGGCGCTTGGTGTTGAGGGTGTCCTTGGTTGCCTAGTTTTATCCAAGCTTTATTGTCGTACTGTACTTGGGTTTGGTCTATGTAGGTTTCATTAGGATCATATGCTGGTAAGCCAGTTACAAAATTAGAATTCTCAAACTTAATATTAAAAATATCACCTCTTACAGTTAAGTCGTTTTGTACTGTCAAATTGTTATTAACTTGTAGGTCATTTGCAAATTCTATATCTCCTCCGTTATGTATTTTGAGAGCCATAACTCCTGCTTGCTTAATCTCAAAATTATCTCCAGTAGAAAAGTCTAAAAATGACTCTGTATCGTTTATGCCTTGTTTTAGTTTTCTGGTGTGATTTGGATGGGTTAGGCTAAACATGTCCCCAGTGGTTACGCCTTTGATTTCTAAAAGATAGCCTGGGGTGTTGGTATTGATTCCTACTTTGTAAGGTTCTGTTGCGTGAGTATGTGAGTTTAAGTGCACTCCAGCGATCTGGACATCGCCAGATTCTTTAGCCGTAATAATTGAAGTGTCGTGAGCTTTGTTTACAACGTAAAAAACGTTGGCTCCAGCAGAATCATCGTCCGCATGAACTTTAAGTGTTGAGTCTGGATTAGTAATGGTTCCAACCGAAAGTTTACCGCCCAGCGCATTTACGAAAGAGTCTGTAACTGAAGATATTCTGACTCCATGGTTGCCATCCTTGTCGTACAAGTTCAGTTCTGGTTCGTCAGCTCCCCCTCCAGGGTTAAAGAATAAAGCTGTATCTCCTCCGTCTACAGTGGTTTTAGTTATTCTTAAAATGCCTTGTACATCTAAAGGATAATCAGGAGTATCAGTGCCAATGCCAACGCTTCCATCGTGTTTTATTCTTACGAGTTCACTTCCGGCGCCCGTACCACTTCTGAATATTGTATCAGAATTTCCATGAGACCAAATGTCCAAATTGCCTCCATCGACCAAGCGAACGAGTGCAATTTCGCTTTTGTTTTCTAATCTTAAATGTCCGCCATCATTATCAGAAATTGTTAATTTATACATCGGATCTTCAGTACCAACCCCAACTTTTCCTCCACTTGTAATAACAAATGGCGTTGCGTCTGGATGTATCGAATCTTGAACTTTAAATATTTTATCAAAAGAATCTTCTGAGCTATGTATTGTGAAGAAGGAGTCTGATGCCGAATTAAGCTTACTAAGTTCTGGTAGGTTGTCTCCTTTATTTCCAAGAAAAGCAACTTGGCCAAACTGGCCGAATATTTGACTAATTGAGCTGTAAGATGTGCTTGGTAGAAACTCGCTTTGCCAATCATCTCCATTTCCTGGGTCTTGATCGGGAAGAGTTCTCCACACTGAAGTTAAAATGTTTTTCTTTTCGTAATCCGTCTTGTCTGTTGTGCCTGCAACCCCTCCATCATCTACTGGGAGCAAGTCATAATCTGTTTGTGAAATTTTTGGTGACGCATTCGGATCGGCATCTGCTCCAGATTTTAACTGCCAAAATTCACTAACGTAACCGCCATCAATATTTTTATCAAAAATAGTGGTTCCTCCAAAAGTAGCATGCTCTTTTTGGAATTGGTTGATTTTAAAAGTGTCATTAGAAGTTCCAGACTCTAGCAATAATGTAGCTACGCTGTCAGAAAAATATGGGCTGGAGTTAGTTTTTAAAGTAAGTTCGGTTTTAGATCCATATTTATTTTCAATTTTTAAATCTCCATCTTCAATGTAAACACCTTTTTTTCCTGCAACATCACCCTTAATGTGCAGAATAGGTTCTACCACTTCAGAATTAAAAGGATCCACCCATGAACCTGGCGAACTAGTTCCGATTCCAACAAAATTTGATTTTTTAATATAAACAATACTATTTAAATTTAAATTACTGAGTGAATCATTTGCATCATTAATACTTTGAACTTCTATATTCTCTGCGCCATTATTATCTACAATTAAATTGGCATCAGCTGCGTCAGTTTTGATATGAAATTTAGCTGAAGGAGTGTCAGTTCCAACTCCAAGCTTTCCTTCAACTAGTAAGTCAGAGTCAAGTTCTGTTTTGTATCCGTCTTTGGTTATTTTTGTTACATCTCTCCATAATGGTGAAATGCCTGGCTCGTCTGTAGAAGCTGTTAATCCATCTGCTTCCCACGCCTGGCCGTTGTATTCAACTTGATCCCCCTGAGAATAAGAACCGTCAAGATTAACTCCTCCAGTTTGACTCCATTGCTCCGAAAGGCTGTAAGGATCAACACCTTCTTCGAATTTGATATTAAATACATCCCCTCTTACTGTTAAATTATTTTGAACCGTTAAATCATTATTAACAATAAGATCTTTTTCCATAACAACATCATCTTTAAAGACAGAAGTACCAACAACTTCGAGTTCATCTCCTAATAGGGTGTCTTCTTTAACTTCAAGATTTTTAAATACAGTTAAATTTTGTAAAAATGCAGCTTGCCCTGATACAAGTAAATCTCTTCCAACATTAGAGTCATGTAGAATATATGCGCTCTTGTCATTGTCAATTTCAAAAGCTCCAGAATTTCCAATAAAAGCGCTGGTTCCGCTTGCATAAATTAAATCAACACCAGTACCTCTAATTGCGTATCCATCTGTTAGCCCAACAGTCCCATGAATTGTAACTTGTTCTCTTTGTCCTGTGGTATTAACACTAAGCTGCCCGCTCAAAAAAGTATCTTCATTGACTGTTAGGTTATCTTTTAATAATGTGTCTTTATGTACGGTGAGCTTAGAGTAAAGATCTGAATCTCCATCAACTTCTAGTATTCCTTCGAGTTTTGAATTTGATTCTACTGTTAAGTCTCCTTGTGTGTTTAAATTTGAATCAAGTTGAGTTAAATAGTCATCCGCATCTTTTTTTGTAACATCTATCCAAGGGTTTTCAGGGCTGCCTAAGCCTCCAGAAAAATTTTCTCTATTGATTTGAAGAGGGTTGGCGGTGTCAATAAAAATTGTGGTGTTGCCTGCGATGCCTACAATTTCTTGAGTGATAATAATTTCATTAGAATTTATATCGCTGGTCGCTGTAAATAATGGGTGTGCGTCAATAGCATTAGCGATATTTGTTGCTGTGGCTTCTTTATTGGCTCCAACTGTGAAATTTGTACCTTCTACAAAGCCTATGAGCTGTCCGTCAGAGGCCACAAGATTGACCATATCTCCATTTAAAATATGATCATGATCAATAACTGTAACTTTACCCTGAGACTTTGTTCCAGGCACTCCAGGAACATCTGAAGGCAATGTTCTCGAGAGTGTCCGCCAGGCTTTTGAGTCATATGACACTTCTGAATCTGCGGCGTATATAACTGACTTCCACGAATCAAGAAAAGCAGGGTCAACACCAGTTTCAAACCTCAGGTTAAAAATGTCACCCCTAACAGAAAGATCTCCTTGTATAGAAACATCTTTTTTGAATAAAGCATTATCTTCAAAAGTTTTAAATCCAGTAATTAGCTGATCGCCAGTAATAAAAACACAATAGTCTGTAATCGATTTTTTAAAATCTTGATAACTCATCGTCTCGTTATGGGACTTAGCTCTAGCTATCAAAAGCAACGCTTCAGCGTCGACGTCTTGGTCTAAACGCTGTACTTGGAATAAGTCTGAAATTCTACTATTTGGCATAATTCAAAAGTTGTTGGAACATTATTATTATACACGCTAAAAATACTATTGGTATATTTTTATTGTGTAAGTAACAATATGCCAGTTGGGAAAAGGTTACATTTAAGTTATGAACGTATGGTTTTACTCGCGGATTCCGCCCCCGCATTTAAAACCCAACCATCTGTAGCGGTGCGGACTATCTCCAGAATTCAAGACGTTTCTTATTCTTTTGATTACGGAGCTATGCAGTTAAAAGAAATAGGGTCTTCGGAATTTATAAAAGATCGTACTCCAGCATTAAATTCTGATCCAATGAAGTCAAGAATACCAATTGTAGTTCAACCAACTGTTACTTTAGAATTTTCATATTTATTTTTTGACGCAAAAAATGAAGAGAACTTAGGAATGAATGTTGGAGGAGGGTATCTTTTTGAGTATGATAATTCTTCTTATTCTAAATTGTACAACAAACCTGACTGGAGTAATCAAGGGTCTACTGCAGAAGCTAAAAAAGGTGATATAAATTTATATTTATTGGCCGAACAAACGAGTGCTAGAGCTGATTTATTTGGTAGAGGTGATAAGTCTGGAGAGGAATTTAAAAATAATTTAGATTTAGTTGGTCTTGGTAATTGTTATTTATCTAATTACTCTATATCTGCTAAGGTTGGATCGTTTGTAAGTTGTAGTGTGGCTTATGACTGTAGTAATATATGTTTAGATACAATTAACTTTGACGCTGCTGGCTTAATAAATACAGTAAAAGCTCCAGCTGTGGACAACACTGGAACTAGATCTCAATCTGATGTCATTATTACCAGGCAGCAGTTGGAAGACGCAGCCCTTGAGACCGACACTTCAGATTCTTCATTAGCATTAAGGCCTGGAGATATGGAAATCACTTGGACGAACAATAAAAATAATTCTAGCGGAGGTTTTAGCATGGTTGATATTGACCCAGAATCAATGTCTATACAATCTTTGGATATATCTCTTGAAATTGGAAGGCAAGAAATTAATGCTTTCGGATCTAACTACATCAAAGATAGGAAGATACAGTTCCCAATGTCAGGATCTATGTCTTCTGAAATTATTTTAAGAAATTTTAGTGAAAAAGACGAACTGCAAATTGCTAATATATTTAAAGACGACGTTTCTATGGATATAGAAATAAAATTATACAGCAGGACGGGTCTGGATGATAGAAAAAAATACGCTACAATCAAAATCCCTGACGCAAAATTATCTTCAGAGTCACATTCAATGTCGGTGGGCGGATTCGCTCAGATTTCTGCTCAGTTTTTATTCGAAGTGGGATTGAAAACTGGCATGCAAATAATTAAGCACACATAAAAAAGCTCGCTTAAAGCGAGCTTCTTTAAATAGTTGTGCAAAACTAAATCACTTAGTCGCTGGATCGAAACGATCAAGGAAAGTATTTAATATAGGACCTCTAGATCCTCCTATCATAACTCCTCGAGTTGTATCTTCCGGCCCGCCAATTTGACAGCTGAATGTAATATCAACCGACTTGTTATCTCCAATTGAAGAGCTAAAGGATTCTCCTTCTAGCTGCGCACCCTTAACAAAGAAAGCCATAGCGACCGGACCTTTTCCGTCAGCTTGTGGTTCCCGCAGGATAAACTGCAAGTCGTGGTTTTGGAAATTAAACAGGTGGTCTGCTACGTTTCCAGATTTAAGATCTGAAACAATCGCGCTCACACTTACATTAACAGTGATCGGGAAATCTAAAGGACGAGTATACGCATAAGGCGTGCCAAGTCTTTGCAATGGAGTTCTCGAAAGCGGAAGCTCAATACTGAAACTTTGTACGTGACAGCTACCTTCATTGTTGTCTGTGGGAGGTGTTCCGTCAGGCAAAGTATTCATAAGAGCAGACTCTCCTGCTGTTCCCATGTGCATTTCAATATCTCCTGGGCGCAAGCAAGAGAAACCGTCAGATTGACCAGAGAGCTTATCTGCATCACCAAGTGTTGGGTCTGTAGCGCTGTCATCTAAAACACCACTAACAGGAGCAGGTAGGCTGTATTTCATCCCTTCAATTGGAGTACCACGCTCATTGTTGACTGCAGGGATATCTATATTGTGAAAACCAGCGTCAGATTTTAAGTTTAAGCCTTCAACGGTAACATTTGCTGTGGGCATGGAACCTACTGAAGCTTCTACCGAATAATTGGTGACGTAACCATTGCCAAGGGCAATAGTCGAAGCCGTGGTATCATCTGAATCTCCATAAGTATCAAATATGTTGTTACCTACAGCGTCTGTACCTTGTTTTGTAGTTAAGATGAAATAGTTTCTTCCAGCATAATCATCTTCTTGTTTATCTGTCTTTACAAAGTTTACAGCGGTACCTCCATCGAGAGCGGCAAAGTCTTCGAGATTAAATCCCATCAAGCTTTCGTTAGCTCCGTTTGTTAGGTAATAAGAAAAATCTAAACTTACTGTTGGTGGTTCGATCGAAACAGAATCAATTCTTGAAAGTTGTCCAAACTGATTAACGTCTTGTCTATTAATTGTAAAACTATAATTTGCACTTTGTACTCGATTGAGTTGTTTAACTGCTGGAAGGATGTCCCAGTCTGTTAAGTCCGCGTTATTGCTTAAATCGTAGTTGCCATTATCTGTATAGTCAGTTAATGCTACTAATGGATCCTTGACTGCTGTTGATGGTCCGCTAGCTTGAGCGGCCTCGAAATACCAGTCCTGTCCATCGTCTGTAACTTTCACAACATCTTCGACAGAATAGTCTACCGTGTTATCAAAATCACCTTTGAATGGGGTTATAGGATTGCCACCAGCATCTATAAGATCTGTGGGTTTGGTGATCAATGCCCAAAAATTAGTATTGTCTAAAATACATTTTTTTGTGATATTATCTGGCTCCTTAACCAGGCCCCAAACTTTACTGCTAACATCGTCGCCATTGGCGTCGGTAGCATTATTACTTTTCGCAGTGATGTGGTGGCCTGTAGCTTCAGGCTGTCCCACATACAGCGCTTCACTCTGATAAATAACTCTATTTCTAGTTGCCATAATAATAAGTATTCTTCTGTTTATTACATTAACTTTTTAAAAAAGAGAAATTTTAAATTCTTGGATAGCGATATGTATTGACCTCGAAATCTATAAAACCAACGAAAGTATTTGGGCTAATTGTTTTTGTCACTCTATCACTAAGTTTAGAAACATCTACTCTGTCGATAAAGTGTAACGCTGATGGGTTATTTTTTAATCTATGTCCAGCTAAATCTTCGTAATCAAATCTAAACGCATCTCCGTATTCATTTAGGGGGTAGTCTTCAAAAGCTAAGGCGGCGAAACACTCTCTTGTTGAGTCATTAAAGATAGACATGACAGCATCTAACTGATAGATGTTCTCTGCCATAACCACACATCTTATGTCTGCCATGGTTTTTTCTTCTCCTCCGAAAGAAAAAGGATCATTTGTGGATCTAATATTATTTATAAATATTCCTGGTAGTACTTGATCGTACGGGGGTATCGGTGTTAATGTTTGATCGAATCTACTATTAACATCAAATTTAGATTCAACAATTAAATTTTCTTCTGTTTCATTTGTGACATATATATTAAAATCTTTTACTGAATACTCCGCCTCAACAACAGAAGCTGATGAGCCAAGCGATGTTACAACTCTTCCGTTTACATAATCTACAAAGAGTATATCTCCGTTCTGGCTAGTGGTTGTCCATGTGATGTCCTCCCATTTATCAGAGACACCAGGTTCTTCTGCGAGCTCTGTATATTCCATTGCAATCCAAGACTGTGAGTTGTGGGAAACAAATTCTCTAGGTTGGTAGTTAGCTGTTGCGCTCCAGGCGGATAGCGTTGAGGGGTCAACGCCTCCACTTTTCGGCATACTGACTCCATCGATAGTAATATTGAATGGAACATCTGCGTTGGATATGCTCTTATCAAATACCCACTGTTTGTATGGGCTCGAAAAAGTTTGTAAACCTGGAAGCCTATCATCTTCGAGGTGTGTTAGGGATTCTGTTTTATTTGCATAAGCATCTCCTTTTTTCAATAAATAGTTTTCAAACCATAAAGAGAAGCTTGTTGTAATTTCATGTTGGAATTGTGGTTTCATAATGATAGGCCGTATGATTGAAGTTTAACTTTAAAATTATTTATTATACTAGATACATAAGATGTATTTCTAAATACACCTCCAGAAGAATTTTTCGCTTGAAAACCTTCTCCAGATCTACTGACCGAAGATTCTAATTGAATATAATTTCCCATGCCAGATATGCCTTGCTCTATAGCTTTAACCCAGCTTCTACCTGATGCCCAGGGTAGCGGTGTGGCGGAATATATGTCATCTTTATTGGGTATTTCTACTCGATAAGTTCTGACTCCTTGCCTGTTATTGTTTTTTATAAAACGCATTGCAATTGATCTATCTAAAAATTTTCTGAAGTCTTCCGCTGGCGCCGAGCCGGATTCAAATCCCAAGAAACCAAAAAGAGTTCCTTTGGTGACAAGACCCGCATTAGACTCATTGTTTAAGTCTCTTGTGACAGGGTGCATGTCGTACTCTTTTAATAAATTTTTTTTACATCTATCAAAATGCGCAAATAATTTAGTGTCTATTTGCTTTTCAACAACTTTATCTTTTAGTATTTGAGATTTTAATGCTCTTCTTAATGCTAAATTAGATATCATTTTGCTTCAACTGGTTTGAGGTATAATGTATAAAAGTCTATTTCAAATAATCCGTGCGGTCTTGGATCTGAATCGACCATAAACATTCTTTCATCAAATTCAATTCTTTTAACATCTTTGATTTGCATGTAATCATCTTTTTTTAATTTAATTCTCACTCTACTGTTGCCGTCAACTCTTTTAATCTTAGTGCTTGAACCAAACTCTCCGAAATATTCTGTGTCTCTATTGTCGTCATATAATATGCGAGCTTGAAATATAAATTTTTGCGGAACATTTTGAACGCTGGGCGCAGCTCCTGTATTGTTGTAGATATAATTATAGTTAACATCTGTATTGATTACAACTTTCTGCGCCTCTTTATATACAACGATCTCTCTAGAGAAAGTATCATGAAGATGGGTGAACTGTTGAGCGAAAACCTTTTTTGCTAGATCCGAAATAAAACTTGCCATATTTTATTTTACACCAAATAATAATAGGTGTATAAACTATTAGGAATAAGGTTATGGAAGCAGAAAATATTTTTCGCAGTCATTGCGAGAGGAGTACGAAGTCTTTGTTTAAAGGCTTTCTAATGATGTTAGAAGATTTAAACGAAGAACATAGAATTCATTTTAGTAAATTAAAACAAAATTTACCAGAAGAATATAAAAGTTTAATTGATCAAGCGGATTATTTTGATCAAGACAAATTACAACATCTAAGAAAAAGAACACTAGACATTGGAAATGAAACAATTAGGAATATTGAAGGTGATCTAGAAAATTTTACTATAGGTTTTGTATTTAAATAAATATAATTAAGAAAGGAACAAGGAATGCAATTATTAGAAAAAGAAAAACCCACTGAGGAAGTTAGTGCCGATAAATTAAAAGAGGTATATAGTTTCACCGTGGAACAAACAGAAAAAGTTAAGGTAACTGAAAAGGAACTTAGAAAAACAGAAGGCGGCGAGGAGGAAGTGGAAGTCACTAAGGAAATCGACCAAGCTGTCCCATATAGAATTATTATCAAGCAGCCTAACCGAAGGGAAATGGAAGAAGCTGAGCTTGAATATAGTATAGAAATGAGTAAGTGCGTTAAGCAGGGAATTCTTACGAAAGCTATGCTTGCTAAAAAATACTCTGATAGCGGAGGGCTAATGCCAGAAGAAGACGCTCAAGAGTTAACTAGACTGTATATGAAATTCGGAGAGTACAGTACTGAGCTCGGTAGGCTAAACACAAAATCCTCTAGAACACAAAAAGACAGGGATAAAATAAAAGATTTATCCGCAAAGCTGGGAGAAACACGAAAAAATATTGTCACAGTTGAAACAAATTATGCGTCATTGTTTAATCACACAGCAGATTCTAGAGCGGCAAACAAAGCTGTCACATGGTATCTATTAAATCTATCTTATATTCGCAAGAACGAAGAAGATGAAGCTGAACCTATATTTAAAGGCGAGACTTTTGAGGATAAAGTTGATGAATATTACAGGCTAGAAGAACAGGGTAGCGAAATATATTATACAATTTCTAACAAGCTAACGACTTATGTAAGTTATTGGTACTATAGCGCAGGCGCTGTGTTATCTGAGGACTTTGAGAAACTTCAAGAAGATATAGACAACGGAGAAGTATAATGTCTAGCGCCACTGAGCACCGGAAGGCGTTTAGGGATGTTGTAAGAGGTTTCTCTTCAGAAATATACAATGAAAGTATTGTATATATTAGACACCTGACTCCGCACGATCAAGTGGAGCTAGAGGATATTACTGATCTTTATGTAGCCAAAGCAAAGAAGCGAGGGCTACCTACTGATCAAGAGATTTTAGATTTTCTTGAACAGGAGGGCGACTGGACTCAAAGGGATGAAGATAAGATAGCTAAAATAGAAAGTTTTTTAGATAACTTAAATACCGCAAAGAAAAAAATTATATTAAAGTCTGCGTTAGATCAACAAAACAAAATCATTGAAGAAGAAAAAGAGAAGCTCGCGGTTCTCAAATTACAAAAAGACAACCTCATGGGCAACACATGTGAAAAGTACGCAGCCCAAAGAACAAACGATTTTTATATATTAAAAAGTTTTTATAAAGATGATCAATTTAAAGAACCATTATATACTGAATCTGAGTATGATGAATTAGACGCTAAAAAAATAGCAAAAATAATTAAATTATATAATGATACATTTGCATCTTTTACTGAAGAAAGTATACAGCATCTTATATTAGAAGAATTTTATCATCCGTATTTAAATTTTGCTGAAGATAGTATGCAATTTTATGGCAAGCCGTTTTGTGTGTTAACATATAATCAAGTTAGAATGATTGTATATACTAGAATATTTAAAAATATATTTGAAAGCAACGAGAATATTCCAGAAAAGATCAAGAAAGATCCACAGGCTCTGTTAGATTATGGCAGTACTTCTACTGAAGAAAAAGAAAAAATGAAATCTAAGTTTGAAGAAAGCGATGGATCAACCATAGTCGGAGCTAAAGATGAAGACTATGAATACCTTGGAATACAAAAGCCTGCGGGAGGAGTTGATCTCCACGAAGAAGCAAAGAAAAAGGGTGGCTCATTAAGCATGGCGGACATGATGAAGCTTTCTGGAGTTTAAGTATATAAAATACGTGTAATACCTTGTCAAGGAACAAGGCATGAGTATAAACATCGACGTACAAGGTAACACAACACCTCTTGAAAGAGATGTTCAGGCCGCTGTTAAGCGAATAAATCGCACAGGCGGAATTAAAATACGCATAGATGAAAAGGGAGTTACTCAACCTCTTGGAAATATGCGCCGTAGCGCTGATGAATTTACAAAATCATTAGAAGCTTCTAACGCTCGTGTTCTTGCATTTGGCGCTTCTGTGGGAATAATTAATGCGGTATCAGAAGCTTTCAAGGGGCTAGTTACGAGCACCATGAAGGTAGAAAAAAATCTTACCGACATAAATGTTGTTATGGGTCTAACGAACAAACAATTAGATAAATTTGGAGGAGGATTATTTAAAGTAGCAAAAGAAACTGGCGCAGGGTTTGATGCTGCTAGTGAAGCTGCGACCGAATTTGCGCGACAAGGTTTAAGTGTTAATGAGACACTCAAGAGAACAAAAGACGCCTTGATTCTAACTAGGCTGACAGGTATGAAGGCTGCGGATTCTGTTAAGTCTTTGACAGCTGCAATGAATACATTTAAAGGTGAGATATCTGACTCGACAGCATTGGTTAGTAAATTCGCTGCTGTAGATGTTAAATTCGCTGTTAGTGCTGAAGATTTTGCTCAAGCTATTGCTAGATCTGGTCAAGCCGCAAGAGACGCAGGGGTTGATATTAATCAACTTATAGGCCTTGTGACCGCAGCACAAGAGCGTACTGCTCGTGGTGGTGCTGTGATTGGTAATAGTTTTAAAACTATTTTCACAAGAGTGCAAAGAAGTTCTACTCTTAATGAGCTTGAAAATATTGGTATTGCTGTGAGAGATTTACAAGGTAATACAATGCCTGCTATTAAAATACTTGAAAGTCTAGCTAAAAAATATGATCACCTTAATGATGCACAAAGAGCTTATATTTCTCAAAATGTTGCGGGCGTATTTCAGGTTAACATTCTTAAAGCGGCTTTAGCAGATTTAGGTAAAGCTAACAGCGTAACAGCTCAGGCTACTCAAATAGCCGCAAGCGCTACTGATGAATCTAGTAAAAAGAATGAACAGCTGAGACAAACGATGTCCGCTCTGGCTGGAGAAACAGGTGTTGCAGTGCAACAACTAGCGAAGACAATCGGGGATATTGCTCTTGCTCCTGGAATTAATAAAGTTTTAGACGGAATCAAAGGACTAGCCGACGGAGCTACAAGTTTATTAGGAGACGGAGAGTCTCAAGGAAACACTTTCGCTAAAGGGCTTTTGAAGGGAATTGGAAATATTATAACTGGCCCAGGTCTTGTAATTTTTGGAGCATTATTTACAAAATTATTTGTTAACGCAGCTAAGTACGCAACAAGTAGTTTAGGTAGTCTGCTTAATATGAACAAGGCGGCCGCTGCCAGAAAATCTGTAGAACAAAGCTTGATGCAAGTTCTTACTCAAAACGCAGCGATACAAGAACAAATGTTAAGAACCGATATGTCTAGAGCAGATAAAGAAAGAATGATTCTAAACCTTATCAAGCAGCAAACTGTCGAGGCTGCCAAGCTTTCAAGTATAACTAGATCAATGGCTCCAGGATTAATGCGTAGTGGAGTTGGGGGTAATTTATCATATTCAAGACCCGGAAGAAGAGCGTATGGATTTGTTCCGAATTTTGCGGAAGGAGGAGATGAAAAACAAATGGCGCGAGAAGGAGGTTATGCTCCTGGTCACCTAAAATCCATGAACATACCTGGCGAAGGAGGGGTAATATACAATAGCTCTGAAACTGTAAAGAATTTTCCTGGGTTGTCTCAACCAGCAATTATGCCGCCTGTGTCAAGTAAAGCTGGAGAGAATTACAAAAAAGTTTTTGGAGCAACACATGGATTTGATCCTTATGCAGCGAATGGATTTGTGCCTAATTTTTCTGTATTTACGAATAGGTGGATTAAAGATAATGCCAAATCTTTGAAGGGGGTCAATCAAAAAGATCTAATGCGCTTCGAAAAAAACCAATCTTCTAAGATAATGAGCGGCAACGAACTTAATAAAGTCGGAGCGTCAAACGTTCTTAAAAGCTATTTAGCCAAGCAGCAAATGAATAAAAAATACGCTATGTTTGTTCCTCCTGAAGGGTACAAGAGCCCAGTATCTTTTTACAAAGATAATAAAGGGCCGCAAGTATCATGGCCTGTATATGGACTCAAACCAAAACTTGGGCTTAAAGATCCTAATTTAAGTCAAATGCTAGAGAGATCTTTTAAAGATGCAGGTTCTAAATATGCAAGTAAAATTTACAGTATGATTGAAAATCCAGACGGAAAAGTAAGTCAAGGGCAATTTTGGAGCAAATACAAGTCTGATAAAGCTGGAGGAAATATGGGGGCATATAATTCTGCAGTTGGTGCTGTATTTGAAACAGCTGTTAACGCAGCCATGAGTTACGCAGGTAAGGTTCCTGATGGACAAGCTGACTTTGATGTCCGAGGAGCAGATAAGAATAAACTATCTAAAATATTTAATATGAGTGGCGCAGGACTGGGAGCTTTTCGATTGGGCGATTACAAAAACAACTCTAGTACCGTAGGTAATCGAAAATCTTTCTATGGAAAAATAGCTAAGCAAGAACAATTCTTAAAGAAAAATAAAGCTTTTGGACACATTCCAAACTTTGCTTCTAATGCATTAACCGACGCAATAGAAAGAGAGAAAGGGGCTGGAGTTCCTGTGTCTCAAATTAGAGTTGGATCTCACAAGCGTTTGCAAAATCAAGGCAACCCTATGGGCATAGGAGTTACTAATACAAAAGATGAGCCTAATGGATTGTCTGATGTATTTAAAGGTAAAGGTTTTGTTCCTAATTATTCTATGGGAGGCAGCGCCTTGGCATATCTAAAAAGCTACACAGGTGAAGGGCTTGCTGCTCTCGAAGAAAAAGCTAGTAAATCTGCCGGTGAATTAGGAAAAATACAATCCAACTTAAAAACTTTACCTAAAGAATTGAAAGAGTATTCTAAAGAACAAAAACAACTAAAAAAAGAATGCAAGAAAGCCTACAAAGAACATCAAAAAGGAAACATAACTCAACAACAGCTAAATGAAAGCACTAAAAGACTTAAAGATTCTCAAAACAAAAGCAAAAGCGCTCAACAAAGATTAGATTCATCAAGAAGAAAGTTGTCGGGCGCAATTGATCAATCTGCTAAAGATCAAAAAAACGCAAAAAATAGTGAGGTTAGATCTGGAAGATCCGCAGCAGCTGGCATGGGGGCTATGTTCGCGGCAAGTATGATCGCTGGGCAGATAACTGAAAATGCAGATGCAACTAATAAAGGAGCCCACGGCGCAGCGGGATTTCTGACAGGAGCTTCTACAGGAGCAATGATGGGTTCATTTCTAGGCCCAGCGGGAATTGCGATAGGTGGGCTAGTCGGGGGCCTTGCTGGTATGACATCAGGAATAAACGCGGCTAATAAAGCTAAAGCAGAAGAAACTAAAGCAGTCAAAGAAGCTGCTGAAGCTGCAAGAAAAAATACAGAAGCGTTTAATAGAAATTCATTCGCTCAAACACTAGGAAAAGCTGCTGCAAATAATACTAATTTATTAAATTTGAGTAATGCCGCAGGAGGTACATCTGAGATGCTTTCTAAGTATAATAGTAAAACTAATATAAACGTAGCCACTGGTTTGGCAACAGGGCCCAGCGGAAACGTATTTTCTGCAGATTCAATGGGTATTTCTGATCTTGCGGAGGCATCAGCAAGAGATAAGAAGATTTTTAAAGGAATGAGTCTTGCGGATTCTATTGAAAAGTTAGATATGACTGCTGCTGGAAAAGGAGATGAAGATTTTAATGAACGACTGTCAAAAGCATATGGAATGGATGGTGTGAAATCACAATTTTTTGCAGACGCAACACAACATGCTCAAAACCCTACCGCCAAAAGCATGAGCGACCTTAAGAAAAAATATAAAGGGCAAGGAATCGACGAAAGTCTGCGCGACTTAGAAGTAAGAAGCAAGGGAGCTTTTGATATGAGTCCAAATGAAGAAACCAGAAAAAATAGAAGAGCTTTCGCTATGAATCATTCGCTACCCGATTTTCTTAAAGGATTAAAAAAGAGTCAAAATGTAGATTTAAGCGGATACGCTCAGCAAAATCAAGACAGATTAATTAGTAGTCTTTTTACCACTGGAGGCGAAGCTTCTAAGGTTCATGATGTGAACATACAGAAAGGCTCGGGGAAAAATGCAGAGACTTTAAAGAAGAAACTTACCGGAAGTGAAATAGCAGATTTACACAATCTAGGAGCTAAATCTAAAACAGCTCAAAATTTAGGACTAAGCGACGAGGATGTTAAAAATTTTAAAGAAGAAAATAAAAAAGCAATTTTACAACAATTACAAGTTTCAAAAGAGCAAACTGAAAATTATATTAAAACTTTAAACTTTCAAAAAGTAGAGTTGCAAATTCGTCATCAACTAAACAAAACTTTACAAGAACAAGCGCATTCTTCAAGAGAGTTAAGCAATAAAAATAAAGCATTAACTGCTATTATGGGTCAAAACTTAACAGCAGCAGGCAGACAGAGAATGCAAACCGCAGAAGATAGCATGCAGATAGATAGCGTGAGAGATAAAGCAAGCGCGACAGCTAATGCAAATTTTAAGTCTAGTATATTTAAAGCGATTTCTGGAGACACCGTTGCTTCATCATCTTTTAGAACTGTATTTGGAGCGGATAGAGATAAAGATGGAAACATTAAATTTAAAGAAGGAATAGCAAGGGAGTCTGGACTTGAGAACGTACTTGGTAAAAAAACTTTTGCTAAATTCGCAGACACCGCAAATAAAAAAAGCGTAGAGGATGCTATAGCTGGACTTGACAATGCAAAATTAGAAAGCATGCTCAATCCTAAAGATAACCAAACAGATCTATTTGCAAATAACGAAGGGTTGCGAAGCACAATGGAGAAAATACTACAAGCTAGAGAGAACTCTTTAGAGCTAGCTGGGTTGGAGCATACAGAGGCCACTGAACAGCTAGACATAATGGAAAAAATAAAATCGTCGTTAGCATTCCAAGAAGACGAAAGAAAAAAATTATCAGAAAGACTTGCTTCAGACAATAAACTTTTTGATATACAAAATCAACAAGCACAAAAGGGTTTGGAGATAGCCAAGTTACGTAGACAAGCATCTCAAGGCCCAGGATTTATTAGTCTTGGCACTCAGACATCTAATGAAGTCTCTGATATCGCAGCTTCTGGAGCGATCAGAAGAAATAGTATGATTCAGCAAGAAGGTTTTGCTGCGCGACAATTTGGTATTGATCAAGGAGAGTTGCAAGATAAAAGAAGAATTTTAATGAGCGAACGTAGGGGTGTGGAGTCTGATTCTCCTGAAGCTCAAGGAATGACAAAAGAAATAAATCGATTAGGCGAACTAATCAAGCTTCGAGAGGACGAGCGAAGCGCTCAAGCTGCAGCCCACACAGAAAATTTAAGTTTTCTTGATGAAGAAATACAAAAAACACAACAAATTCTTCAAGATAGATTAGCTATGCGCCAAGGTGCAGGCGCATTTAGTAATGGACTTAATAATGCTATGGCTAAAATGACCGAAGAATCCAGAGAATTTAAATATAATCTCGGTGAAGCTATACCAAACGCATTCGCAAACTCAATGAGTAACGCAATGACAAATTCTATTCGCCAAGGAAAAGATCTTGGAGACACTCTTCAAGACGCAGCCATAAACTTTCTTAGTACTATCAACCAAATGTTTGCGCAACAAATGGCAAGAAATTTAACTCAATCAATATTTGGCACAGGAATTAATACATCACAAATAAAATATAGAGGTGGTTTAGTTAGAAGAAATAAAGGTGGGCTTGTTCCTGGCCTAGTAACCAACGGAGAATACAGAATGAACCCCAAAGCCGTTAGCAAATACGGAGTAAGCATGATGGACGCTGTAAATGCAGGGCATTTGCCTCGCAGAAATGAAGGAGGAGGCATGAGTTTTGGGCAAGCTACAGCAGGATTTTTGGGGTCAATGGCTGCAAGCAAATTGTTCGGCAAGAAAGAAGAAAAACAACACGTCGCCAGACAAAAAGATCAATTCGAAACAGACGGAGCATTTAAAAAACATAATATGTCTGCTCATTATATGCAAAATAACGATCGAGTAGGTGCATACGTTGAAGATCTTAGAGCTCAAAAGAAAGCACACGAACAAGCTTGGATTCAAAAGATGGAAAAGCGAGCTCAACTTGGCAGGCAAGTAGTAAGTTTTGTAGGCAATTTTGCTGCCGGAAAATTACATAATAAATTTAGTAAAGCTGGAGGATTATTTGATCGTGGAGATAAAGCTATGGGGCTCGGTAAAATGGTAGATGGGCCAGCGGGCAGCGGATACATGAGCCCACTGGGTAATTTGCAATTAGATGATGCAAGTCAAATGCACGGATCGTTAGTAGGTAAGGGAACTGGTAATAATCAAGACTGGTTTAGTAAATCAATGTTAGAAAGCAATGGCATAAATTATGGAACAACAAAAGATTACAAGCCACTCGCTGGAGCGAAACAGCCAAGAATAACTGCATTAGGAGATAGAATAAGTGAGATGACTAGTAAATATACCAGAAAAAATAAGAACTCTGGTGGTGCAGTATCTGGCGAGTCAGGAATCGACAGAATACCCGCCATGCTAAGCGAAGGAGAATATGTTATACGAGCTGACGCCGCAAGAAAAATTGGAAGACCAGCACTAGAACAAATAAACTCTGGAAGATACAATACAGGAGGCATTGTAGCTAGCAATTCTGCTGGAACATCTGGACAAGACTCAGGCGGCAGCATGAGTAACAACATATCTATAACTGTAAACGTAAGCGATAGCGGTGGCACTAGTGAAAGCAAAGAAAAAGAAGGCTCTAACGATAAAAAAGATAAAATGGACAAAATGTCTGCAAGGATTAAGGATCAAGTGGTAACAGTAATTAAGGAAGAAAGCAGACCAGGAGGGCTGCTTGATAAGGGAGGAAATCAATGAGTTTTTCAAGTTATGAACAAGAATTTGTAATCAATGATCAAATTATTAGTGGGGTATCTTCTGTATCTTTAAATTATGGATCTAGCGTAGAACCATTATACCTCGCTGGCATTGGATACATAGATAGTTTTATTAATGGGCCAGTAGAAGGAGATCTTTCTATAACAAGATACATGCTTGGCCCTGACATTCTCGCAAACATGCGAGACAATCAAGATCTTACTGGAGGGTTTGTATTAGGAGAAGGAGTTCTTGAAGCAGGATTTACGAAGGGCAGGGTTGTTTCCAGAAGAGTAGCTTGTAATATTGGAGACATTCCTACAATCGATAATACTATTCGTGTCTACGGAAACTTTGGCGGAGGAATTCCTGCGATTACTGGAAGCTATCCAGGATACAACTCTTCATACGAAGGAATTAAAGTAGAAAAAGAAGATAGAAATTATACAATTCCAACACAAGGTAGTATTGTAGTTCAAATTGGTGGTAATGATTATGATATTCTTGGATTTGCTATCGATAGAACTTTAAACATTGAAGCGTTATATGCATTAAATAAAGAACACGTTAATACATTAAAAGATTATGAAGCGCACGACATTCAAATTATATATCCTGTAGAGACAAAATTAGATTTTACTATCTCACAAGAAAATTATAATATATTACAGATGAGAGAGTTGATGGATTATGATACTATAGAAACTGCTGTAGAAAATTTAGATATAATTATATATGACCCAGAGACTATGGGCGAGCCTGTGCAAAACAGAACGATTGTAAATCAATATAATATTACTCGTGCTAAAATTTCATCTGTAAATCAGAATTCAGAAACAGATTCTGAAACAACCGTCAGTTTAAGCTTTGTAGGTTTTGAGACCGACCCAAGAACCCCCGATGTTTACCAGAACGAGACCCCTACTCCCAGCTATGGTACAGATCTACAAGGCGATTTTATTACTCAAGAAGAGCAGGCAGAGTCGGAAGAAAGAAAGTTTGGTGGTTTATGAGCGAGTTTACTAGTTTTAACAGATGCCTTATTGAGCTAGGCGACCAGCAAATATACGCAACCGCTGCGAACTTAAGAATGGCGCCGTCACTTAAAAGAGATGTGCGGTTTGATGGATTTAGTTTAAATAAGGTTGGTGCTACTGTTAACGATCCAACTTTAGTTCCTACTGGGCCGCTCAAGGGAAGTTTGTCTTTCGATTTTATTATTTCCGAAGATCATTTTAATCCAATACATACAATATTTGACATAAGTAACTCGATGACAGAAAGTTCTATAGTTATGGGTAGGATAGGTAACTACAGGTTCTGGAACGCATACCTTACAAGTTTTTCATTTACCATGGAACCCTTCCAATTAATCAGAGCTCAGGCTGAGTATGAAATATTTGGTACTATACATGAGATAGGAGATAAAAAGTTAGCAGAAGTTCCTGATGTCAATCCTGCAGAGAGTTTAAAGAGTTATGGAGAAATAAGCGCTACAGGAATTGATCTACAAGACGAAAATAATAAATTTGATTTAAGAATGTTAAGCGCAGAATATTCTGCTAAAGCTACAAGAAGAACAACTTACAGTATTAGAATGAACGAAGGGCCTGCGTCAAGTTTTTCTGGCACTGGGCTTCTGCCGTACAGAAGTGCAATAAGTAACATAGAAATTAATTGTAATATCAAATCAAATAAAATAATTAATTATATTAATCACGAGGGAGTTGTACAAATGCAGCATCCATCTGAAGTTCCAGAACAGATCGCTGTGCAACTTAATTTATATGGCGCTAAAAAGGAAAACGTATATACTAATGTTAATGATCCTGAAAGAAAAATAGATGAGGCAACATATCTAGCTATGTCTGCTGTAGACCAAGCAATGTATATTGGCCCTGAACGAGAGTCAATGCATATCGCCTCTTTTGGGTGCAACGGCAAAGTCATGTCTCAGGGTCTTAGTGTTTCAACTGGAGGGTATTTGAGCGGGGAGTTTTCAGTATCACAAATTGTAAGATGAGTAATAAATACACAGGCTTTTGGAACCCACAGCGCAACTATCATGTTGGAGACATCGTCACGTATTATGATGACGCAGGATATAATTTGACTTGTTTTTATGAATGCACAAAAAACGTGTCGTCTGTTAAAAACAATTTGGGGTACAGCGGCTGCCCTCTGAAAAACTTTCAAATGCCAGTGTTGAGCGGGGGCATGACCCCAGAAGTTATAGACTCAAGCTCTTGGAACCCAACAGAAGGCCACAAGCTTGTTGAAATTACTGCGCAGCTTATGTCAGAGACGGGGGATTGGACTACTTATCAATGGTATCACTCTACTCATTGGACTGGACCTAATGGTTCTAACCTAGAAATTCAAAATGCTTTTTGGGTAAAGAAAAGTTTAACCCCCTCGCAATCTAATATAGATCAAGCTTCAGTTGACAACCAAAGATTTACTGCCACAACCAGGGCAACTACCAGCGTAGGCTTATACAACACAGAAACAACAGAGCAAATAAATTTTGATAATATCAGTGACTCGCCAGAAGGAGGAGAACTTGAGGCGGATAACTATTATATATCCTCTGTTCAGAACTATAAAGGATATTGGAGTAAAGCTAATGATTATAAAAAATTTGATATAGTTAGGCACAGAGAAAGTAATAGTTTTTATTATGCCAAAAAAGATATTCGTAATTTTAATGACGAAACAGACAGGACTTTTAATTGTGAATGTTATCCTCCAGATGTTCCGTTAGTTGAAAATCACGTGGGAACATTGATATACCGTAGCGTAACAGGCTTTACTCATGCTAATGATGGAACTCCTTTGGTTAACGCTTTCGCTGTAGGACAGACCGTACAAATACAGAGATCAAATCAGGTAATCTTGGGCACTTTTTCTATTGCTAGGCTTACTAATTCTGTGATGGTCCTTGCTCATTATTCTACAAGCGGAGAGTACTATCACCAAATAACCAAGGAAGATCTAATGCCTGTTATAAGTACTCCAGAAAGTTTAAGAATATTAGTTAAGGTTGTTGAAGACCCAGATGTAGATCCATTTTTAGATAATACGTTCGAGGCAAACTGGACTAAAGATTATTTTATATTCGATCCAGACTACGGATCATCTGTAACATTCTCTTCAGAAAATACAGAAAATGCATACGGCGACGGATACAAAGCTCATCGACCAAAAGGCCCAAACAGTTTAAAGGCAACATTTGATTTAAACTTTACAAACAGAAGCTCGAGAGAGGCTAATGCCATACTTCATTTTATAGAAAATAAATTAGGACAACACGAAGAATCTGGAAGTAGGCAATATACTTTAGACTATGATCAAGGTATAGAAGGTTTTTATCTTGATGGTGCTACATTATTTTTTCCATATCTTAATACAGAAAACTTAGTAAGAAAATTTTATTGCTTTCAATTTGATCATACAATAGAAACAGAAGATGTTCATAATATAAATTTAAGTATTTTTAATAATAGCACAAGCATTTTAAATAGAAATGATTATATGTATGTTAATCGTCCTGATATATATGACGAGGATAAAGTATATAGAAAGAATGATGTTGTATATGTAGAAGAGAATGATGGATACTATTATCATGTAGGAGAATCTACTTCAAGAGGAGATCCGCCTATTAGCACGCATTTTATTACAGGAAAAATTACATCAATAAATCAAAATATATGGACTAGAGAATTTCACTGGTTTCCATCTACAACATTTACTGTTCAGCATAACCCTGACATTATAGAAATATCTGGTAATAACTCTGCGTATACTCAATACTTGCCCGGAAATAAAGTTAATATTAATGTATTGAAGTTCACTTTGAAATTTGAAAATAGAAGCGCTGAAGAAGCTTACGCAATAATACATTTCTTAGAGTCGCATTTAGGTTACAAATCTTTTTTGTATACTCCTCCTGCTCCATACAATAGGAAGCGTAGATTTGTATGTACAGAATGGACTCATACCTACGCATTCAAGGATAGTCATACTGTGTCTGCTAAATTTGAACAATTTACCATCGGTCAGAATACCCCATTAGATGATGACGAAATTGATGGCTTGAGCGTGGCCGCAGAAAAAGACGAGGCTAGGCTAGTATTTAATACAGATATTGACTTAAGATCATCACAAACTCCTCCCTCTGGGCAAACTTTTAAACTTAGAAATATAGTGGAAATAGAAAACATTGGGGAGAAAAAAGCTGAAAATATAACGGCAACCATTACTGATAATCCATCTAATAGATTTTCCAAAAGCATAATCGGCGAGTACTCTACATCTGCTGGAGGTTTACAATTATTAACTTCCGTAGAAAACTATAATAATTCTGAAAGCGGGGTATTTATTTATCTTACTGGATCAAATGTGTTCGCTCAAGATAATTTAGGGAGAATATCTCAAATTGATTCTGCAAATGGAACTTTAACAAGCAGGTCGGCTCCCACGACTCACCAAAGCGCATATTTGCTGCAAAATAAAACACATTTAGATCCTGGAGAAAAAATATATGTAGAAATTTTTGCTAACGCATCTGATTCTGAACAAAACGAAGCTTATGCGGCTAAACTTAACCTGCAATATAATACCGAAGGATCTACAGATACTCAAACTAATTCAGCCGAAGTTAACGCACACATAGCTTACGAAAGATCTAAAGAAGAAACGATAGATATAGAAATAAATGGAACAGAATTGGCTGGAGATATATATATTAAGAAATACTCAGCAGATTTATTCTCAGAAGTTCATGCTGTAGACCCAGTAAATCAAATTGATAATTTTAAAGCAAGCGCAATGCGAGAGTCTGGAAAACTTGCAGAGCCTCAAAATCAAGAAGAATTAAACTCTATACTTTTAAATAATGGGGTAGAGGGTTTGCTGGCTCTGGGAGTTGTTTTTCATTCTGGGTCATGGAGGTATGTTTCTGATTTATCTGCCTTTACTTTTGCTGGGATATCTGGTTCTGATGGAGATATTTTAGCTGTAAAGACTGGGGATAATGCTAGAGAGATGGATTCTTTTGTGGCAATATCTAATGAAGACTCTGCTACAGTAGATGCTATCGTGATAGAAAATCTTGGTGTGAGTTCTCTTGCAAATATAAATCTTAAATCTATATTAATTGAGGAGGCAAACGCTCAAGGATTTGCTCTATCGGATATAAAAATAATAAACTTTAATATATATGGGGTGATATTATCAGAATCTACTGATCAACCAGCGATAACATCAGGTTCTGGGTTTCTTGCTCATCAAAATGTAAATATCAATATTAAAGAAAATGCTTTTGTAATCGGAAAGGGAGGTCGAGGTGGTGATGGTATGTTTTCTGAGGGAAAGATGGATGAAAACGACGGAAGTAAAACTTCCATTCCGTATTTAACGCCGCCGCAATCTGGGGATAAGGGTGGAAATGCTTTAGAGATTTCTGAAACAAATGTTCTTGTTAACTTTGTTATAAACCTACCTGCATCCGGAGGTGTTTTTGGAGGCGGTGGTGGCGGTGCAGGAGGCAATGTAGATCAAGATCAATATTTTGACTGGCCCATATCTGTTTCATCCTTTATAGACTTTAGTGGCGGTGGCGGTGGTGGAGCTGGAATGGGGGAGTCTGGTAATATCATGGGTGTATCTGGCAGTATAGATTCTGGAGGAACAGGAGGCGCAGCAAAAACACATTCTCTTCTATATGAAATGCAGCCTGGGGCTAATGGAGGAGGTCCAGGAGAAGACGGAAGTGATAATGATCAATCAAAAATGTTTGCTGTGAGTGGTGGAAAAGCTGGGTTTGCACTAATATATTATAGTGGTAATTTAACAATAAATAACCAATCTTCTACAAATTTAAAAGGAGGCTCGAAAATTAAGTAATGGAACCTGGAAGTTCAGAAAAAAATATAACAAAAGAAATATTTAAACTAGAATCAGATGCGATTGTAGAAATGTTTGAAATAGATTTCTCTCATTTGCAAAATGATTTTTCTTTTTTAAGTAAAAAACACAAGACCGATTTGGGGCCCGAGCCTGTATATAGATTTTGTGCTTCTGTTAATAATACCAACCCTATTATTTGGCAGGGTAAATCTTATCAACCCCTACCGATATTTACAACTGATTTTGAGTTGCCTTCTGATGGAAGGCTACCAAGGCCAAAGCTATCTATCGCTAACCCTTCTGGACTGCTATCTACAATTGTTTTGATGAATTATGATTTTCATGGATGTAAGGTAACTAGAAAAAGAACGTTCGTAAAATTTTTAGATGATGCTAATTTTAGATCTCGAAGCGGGGCGCCAGTTAATCCAAGTAAAATGTCTGACCCTAACGCGCATTTGCCTGATGATATATTTTATATAAACAGGAAAACCGCTGAAACTAAAGAGAGTATAGAATTTGAACTAACTTCCATGTTGGAGATGGAGGGTATTATATTTCCTGCGAGAGAAATGCTAGCAGACCACTGTTCGTTTAGGTATAGAGGTCTTGGTTGTGGTTATTCTGGTGGACCTTGTGGCACTGAAACGGGATCTACATTTGCAAAATACGGTATAACTAAATTTACCGACCCAAGAACTAATGAGGTTATACAAAGTAATAGTTGGGGTGGCAATAAGCAACATTTTCTAGACAGTATTAAGTGGGACGTTGATAGAGGTTACGAGAAAGGTAACGTTGTTAATTGGCCAGGACACAAAGAACCATACGTGCCTTCTATATTTGTGTGTATTCAAGCGCACGAAGATCCATCTCCTAATCCATATATATCTAAAGACTTTTGGATACTAGATAGTTGCGAGAGAACTTTATCTTCTTGCTTGAAAAGGTGGGGAGCCAACTTATCTAACGGAGAAGCTGTACCTTTTGGTGGTTTTCCAGAAACCGCTAGCTTTAAGCACAGGTGAGATGTGTGAATATTCTACTCTATTACTTGAAGGAATTAAAGCCGAGTCCAGGTTAAGTTCTAACGAAATCGCTGGAGTCATATTCCAGTTTGATGAACTAGTGTTTATGAAAATGGAGAATCTTGCTGAAGATAAAAGTAGCAATTTCAAGATAGACCCAAAGGTTATTTTACTTAAAGATAAAATCCACTCAATTTTTCATTCCCACCCTCAATCTGACGCACACCCTTCTGAGAAAGATAAGGATATCTTTCGTAATCATGCCATTCCTCTTTTAATATATAGTTGTATTTATGATAATTTTGTATTTTTTAATGAGGAAGGGTGTAAACCTATAAAGGTATAAGGTATGAAAAAGATTTTCTTGCACGGCGTTTTTAAGGATCACTTTGATGAAGAGTGGGAGCTTAATGTTGCGTCTCCTTCAGAAGCTGTAGAAGCCATAGATGTAAACACTGATGGAAGGTTTAGACAAGTGTTAATAAATCTAGCTCAAGAAGGCGGTGATTTTGCAATAGCTTCTATAGGAGAGAAGAAAAGAAAGAAAATATCTAATTTTTTAAAAAAAGATAAGTTTGATGAAGATTTATTAAAAGATATATTTTGTACTGATAAAAATTTAAGCTGCAGTTCTAGTGATGATGAAATACATTTTATACCTATAGTTGATGGTAAGTTTATTGTTGCTCCTTTGATTGGTGCTGCGGCTGCAGGCATAGGTGCTGCTGCGACCGCTATAGGAGGCATGAGTTTAAGTAGTATGGCTTTTAGTATATTAGCCCCAATAGCTATATCAGGCATTGCTAACGCATTGTTTCCATCTCCTAAGGTTAGCGATCAAACGCGAAGAACAAAATCATATCTGTTTGACGATCGGCCGAACACTACCGCTCAAGGAGCCCCTATTCCTGTGGGGTACGGAACTCTTAAAATAGGGTCTAATACAATATCATACAATAGAACTAATAAAGATAAGTCTGGGGCGGCCAAAGGAGCACTGATAGAAACTTTTACTACATATAATGTATATGATGTAATATCTGAAGGACCAATAGCAGGGCTATGTGATGGTGCTGGTAATATCTGCGGAGTTAAAAACGACGGAGATATGAATTCATATAGAACTTTTAATGACAACTTAGCATTAAAGTCAATATTTTTATCGGACATGGCTATAATGAACCATCCAACTCAAACTTTAAATTTTTTACTTAATGAAAACGATGTGCAGCCTACGGGAACTCTTGGTTATATGGATGGAAGATTTGAGCCAGCTTATGGTTTTTTTGTTGCGGGAGAATCCGAGAGCTCTTCTTCTTCTGGTCTGCCTGGGCCAGACAAAGGATCTAATAAACCTCCAGCCGTACTGACTGGACTGCCTACGGTATTTCAGGATGCCCAAGCAAATGGAGCTAAGGTATTTTCTTACCCAATCACTAGAACTCACACTCAAATGCTTAAAGTCACCTTTTCGCCCAAACAAATGTTTCATAATTGGACAGATCAAAGGGTGAGGAGAGGGTTTTTTGGTATTGGCGCAAGGTCTAAGTCTGTATCGGGAACTAGCGGTATGGAGATTAAGGTGGTAGCTTGTCTTCGAGATGGGCCAGCAACAATACCATTGGTATATCCCAGGGAAAAGGGCTGGGGCGGAGGAGACGGAGGAACAACCTGGTCTTCTACCAGCAATTCACAAAGAAGAGTGCTTAGTTTTTTAAGTTCTGAAAATCAAGCACAAGATCCAGTTACATGGTCATCAAGCTCTTCTTTTTTAATTATTCAATTTTCAAGAGCAATATTTTTTGGGGATAACTCGGTATTTTCGCTTTGTAATAGCATATTTAATTTCGTGGAGAAATTTAGATTAGCAATATCATCTACTGAAATTCTTAGCGGTTCTAATAATTTTGCAAACTTAGGAGGTAAGAATTTAATTGAGGCGATAGATGATATTTATGCAGACGATCAATATAGAAATGAAAGAACTAGTACAGGGGAAATATTAGTAGATATAGTTTCGTCTTTGAGGACTGGTAAATCTGCGACTGAAGTCTCGTATAATTATTATGACAAGATTATGCCTTTGATAAAGAAAGAAACTTACAAAAAATACGGAACAAGTAATAGAGGGGGATTCCGTGTTTTGGGTGCTGATGGAATGATTTACTTGTGTGGTAAGACTCAGCACTCCGAAATAATTATCAACGGAATATGTACAAGCCCCGCTGGATTGGATATGCATTTTGCTCTACCTTATTTTGGTCCAAACGAAAGCTTGGTTCTTACTCTTTGTCGCTTAACAAGAGAACTTAGCGACCCAAAAGATCTTAGAGAGAAATCTACAAACATGAGTTTGTCTGCTATAACTTCGATGGACGGATTAATGGGTAAGACGATAAAATATTCTCACCCAGGAGTGGCTTGTGTTAAAGTTCCTTTTGACGCTGTAAACTTCCCGCAACTTCCAGAAAGAAATTATATAGCGAAACTAAAGAAAATCGCCGTACCTTCTAATTATAACCCTTTGTCTAGAAAATATCATGGCGCCTGGGACGGGCTTTTTAAAGGTCAGAGCAAACAAGACTTATCATACGGAGCAATCACAGAAGAATATTTAGAGTGGACTGATAATCCAGCTTGGATATTGGCCGATATATTACTCAATAGACGTTATGGTGTTGGTTCTTTTGGGTTTACTATAGCAGACATTGATATATGGAAGCTTTACGCAGCAGCTAAATTTTGTGACGAACTAGTTGAAACAGGATTTCCTTTAGAAAATCCAAAAAGAAAATTTACAAGCACCGCGTCTCAACAAAGTAGAAATATCTTTTTGTCTACAAAGCCAAGTGAGAATACATTTTCAGTTACAATAAATTACGACTATACGAACTCTCAAAGCGAAAAACGACTATCATTTATTAGTGAATTTAATCTTGGTAATAGTAATTCTAAGTACGCTGCAGGAAGAAAAATAGCTTTTTTTATGAGCGACGGATCAATTGAGGAGAGAACTGTTGTTAGCGTGAATGCTGAAACTCAACAAATAAATTTAATTGGACCTAACTTTTGGGATAGCGTGTCTACTGACAAATCAACTGGAATTTCTACTGGCAGCTGCGTGATGTCTGTTAGTTACCCAATCGTTGAGCCTAGGTTTTCTGCTAATATGTTATTCAAAGAAAAAGAAGAAGCGTTGAGAGCTGTAAAAGAAATATGTACTGTATTTAGAACGGTTGTTGCCTACAGCGCAGGAAAAGTATCTTTTGCTTCTGAGTTTAAAAAGGACCCATCCATGATATTCGCCGATTCAAATGTAACGGAAGAAGGTTTTAGTTACGCTGGCAGCCCTAGGACATCTAGAGTTACAGCTTGTAAGGTTAGGTACGCAGATAAGTTTGATGATTTTAGGAGTAAGGTAGAGTACTACGAAGATTCTGGTGGAATTGATAAGTTTGGTTATAAATTAGAAGAGATCCTGGCTGTAGGATGCACCTCTAGGGGACAAGCCAGAAGGCTGGCTAAGTTTACGGTTCTTGCTCCAAACTTAGAAAATGAATATGTTACTTTTGAGACTGGAATGGAAGCTTCTTTACTTGCTCCAGGGGCGATAATTGAAGTGTCTGATTCTCGACGCTACGGAGAGAATGCAAATGGAAGAATTAAGAAAATACAAACTTCTTCAAGATCTGTATTGGTAGATAAAGTTATGGATGATTTGTCTTTTTACAACCCTAGCATGCCTAATGACGCTAGAAATCCTGTAGAGCTGACAATTATGTGTGGTAGGGGATATGAGAGTGTTGGAGAGAATTCAGAAGGGGCTAAAGATAAAACTGGTTTATATAAAAAAATGTTTGGTCTTGCAAAAAATTTAGATTCTTTTGATGTTCAAGAGCAAATGTCTATGATATCTGGAATATCTCGTCCGCAACTACTTTATTTTGATGGATTTGTTGATCACGTTTCTAACTCTATAATAGATTTAAAATCTAAGTTTAAATTTAATGTGATCGTTGGAGGCTCAACCATTCTAAGTAATAGCCATGGGCTTATTAATGGAGACGTTATAAGGTTTACAACTTTCGGAAGGCTTCCTACAGGAATAGAATCTAATAAAGACTATACAGTTTTAATTAGTGATGCAGCACAACAAAAAAATACTTTTGAAATTTCTGATGGTGGCACTTTAGTTCAAATTCAAGACGGAGGTTTTCAAGTTGAGACTGGTAATGAATATCCAGAAATTCCAGGTGGAGAGCATTATTATTATGTATATGGAAACAATCAAAAAACTTTGCAAAATTTATCAGAAATACCTATTGGCGCAGTCTGGTCGATAAGAGGATACAAAAGAAATGCTTTACAATCAATACAAGAATACGACACAGCAGAAACAGACTTTATTCACCAGCAGTTAGGCGGAGAGGATATACCTGATTCAGTATATAAAAAGTCTCCTTGGCTAGGGAGGTATAAAATTTTTGATATATCAAATTTTGATAGCTCTTCAACACAAAAGAAGGTAACTCTTAGGCAGAAGTCTTCGAAGGGTTTAGGGTTGGGAGATATACAGGTTATTATAGATGTTGGTGGCTCTTTTGATCAAAGCAAATTTCAATATAAATATAACACGCCGAACGCCAGCTGGTTAAAAAGTTTTAGGCTTGGAGGGGATCGAGAAAACGGAGGTTGGATTAAGCAAATATCTCAAAATGTATTCTTAGTTCATGAGCCCATAGGATCTGGTAATGTAACTCTAGAGCCTAAATATTTTTTAGAGAGAGTTGAATTAGATTCTGACATATACCATATCTCTTCAGCTACAGGATCGACGTTGCCAGGAACAATCGTTCTTGGTCAATCTTCTTTCGATGTATCTGCAATTGGTTCTGGAAAGTATATTAGAATTTCAAATAGAGAAGTTTTAGAAAGTGATTTGTCTGGTTTTTCTCCTGATACATATAGCTCACAAAGTTCAATCCAGAATTTTGAGAACGACATGGTTGCAAATATAAACAGCTTTAAAAATGTGGGCAGAATGCAATATAGAATTGTGTCTATTGATGAAGTGGATCCCGGAAAATATAAAATTAAAGCTTCAGAATATAATAGGGACAAATTTGACTTAATAGAAAAAGATCTTGCTATACAAAAGCCAGTATTCCCTATACCCCCACAAGTTTCTATGGAGGCTCCAGTGGCTCCAGAAATAGTGGAGATAGTAGATTTAACACAGAGTACCTAATATGGCATCTTCAGGAATATTTATTAAGTTTAAGATTTTCAGTTTAACTGATTCTTATTTTGCCGTAGGCTCTTCTTCTCGAGGTTCATTTAATAAAAACCTAGGGACGGGTAGGGATCTTTTAGCTGGTAGGTCTAGTAATAATTTAAGCGCTGGCATAGAAGTTTATGCTTCTATAGACCTGGGTGGTACTTTTGGTAATTTTAATGTAAGACTGTACGCTGAAAATGAATTAGGAATTAGATCTGCGTATGATGAAAAGGTAACTCAAATAATGGGTAATGATTTGGGGGATAATACTTTTTCTTTTGCAGAAGTTTTTTGTGAAGATTCGGAAATAACTTCAAGGTCTATATCTGGAACAATGTTTACCCCAGGAAATACTGTAGATCTTAGTTTAAATTTCGCAGGAAACGCTCCTACTATCAGTTGGTCTTTGTACGCTCCTCCAGGGCACCCTTCTGAAGGCGAATCAATTAGCTCTAATACTTCTTTTGATAGGTTATTAAGGGGTTTTGACCTATGTATATATCGAGAGACTTCTGCAGGCGTTTTTACAAAAGTAGATTCTGTTGCAGAACAAAAAATAATACAAGACGCGTTTCCAAACTGGGATTATGACAATGGCAAATGGTGGATAGGTTTTCTGTTTGAGATAGATTTTTCAGAAACTATATTTCGGGCTCTTTCTGGTACATTTAATAATAGGAAATTAAAATTAGAACTTACAGCTAGAACTTTAACTTTTGCTGCAGACTCCGTAGAAAAAACATGTACATTAAATTTAATTTTAGAAAACGAAAAAACTAAATTACTTTCTCAATTTATTAATACTATTAAGAATGACTTTCATTTTTCTTTTGAAGCTGATGATATAGATTTTAAGAGAGTATTATTAAAGCAATATATTAAGAATGGATTGAGTTCTAGTTGGAGTCTTGCATCTAAAAAAGAAGTAGCTAATTTATCTTCTGCAGAGAAGAAATCAGCATCTATAGTAGTGCCACAGAAGTGGTCTAATGGGCGCTCTAATTCAGAATATAGAAATCAATATCAATATGTAATTGAAGTACATGATGCGTTTGGGTTATCTGCAGTTTATTGCCCTAAATCTACTGGATTAGTAGAAATAGATGAAAATTATAGTGTGACTGATACTACAGGTAAAATTTTTGAGTCTACTGTAAAGATAGATAATATTGCAGTAACTCCTGTTCAAAATAAATTTAATGTTTCGTGGGCTCTTACAGATTTAAACGGTAATTCTATAGTATTTAAGGAAGACGAGCTGGATCAGATAGCAGTTATCAAAGGTATTGTTGGGTACTTTTATGATGCGTCTGGAACTCATGTGGTCGATGCATTTAAAATAACCGACGATAGTAGGTTTAAGTCAAAAATAAATAAAAGCGACTTAAGGTTAATAGATCTAAAACAAGAAACATTTAAAACTATTATAGATAATATAACTTTTGAAGAAAATGCTGTAATACAAACTGAACTAAATGGAGGTAACGCTACTGAAGCTAATAGAACTTTAAATTTTAGATTAGCAATTCTTGACGCTGCTGGACAAGTTATTGATGAAGACACGGCTTCTGGGACTAATGCTAAGCCAGTAATTAAAAGAGACGGTACTGGCACTGGCGGACAGGAATTTAGTTTTGATGTGTTTGATACTATTGGGTCTGTTAAGTTCAATTTAGAATTTAATGAAGAAATTAGCCATATAGAAATTTATAGAAGGCCACAACTAAAGCCAACATCAACAAAAACTTATGGACAAAAATCTCCTAGTGGAACTGGAGAAGGAGATTATTCTTTAACAGAAGATACGGTAAAAGCAGCTCAATATAATGCTGATCCAGCTACAATAGATTTTGGTGAAGACGCCGGAGTAAAAAACAGATCTACTGGCGCTGGATTTAATTTTAAAAAAGCTAAATATTTAGTAAAGACACAAACGACTGAAGGAGCGAACTCTTTATCTATTAATGACGATAATCAGTCAACCTTGTTTGATGAAAATGTACCTTTACTTAGAACCTCGGATTCTTCTGGTAAAAAAATATTAGAGAACTTTACAGAATATGATTATATATTGGTGCCTTACGATGATTTTGGTCCTGGCGATAATTTTATTGTAAATCAAGTAAAGGTTGCGAGTTATAAGTTGTTCAGTAGAAACGACAGGGGTTTTGTTGGCGCTCTAGACACTAGTGCTCCTTCTGCTCCAGCAAGCGGAGGAGTAAAAACATCATTTAAAAACTGGTTTTTAGAATGGGACACCCCAGCTGACGGAGAAAAGTCAATAGAGTATAAAGTTACTATGGTTAGAGATCATAGAACTGCGCAGGATATTGACTCTGGTTCTAACATTTCTTTTACTAAAGCTACTACCAATAAAGATTATGTAAAATGGAGTCGAGATGTTACTGGAACAGCAGTAAACGATCTTCACATGGCTACTATTTTTAAAGCCGATGGAAGTAGGGCTGAAATATCGGTGGTGGAAAATACAACAGATTCTATTTATTTGGATAGAAGGATCACAAATATAACTAATACTTCAGGAGTGTTAACTTTAGATGGATTCAATTCTTCTTTACCAGTATCTCCCTTAAGCCCTACTAATTATGTTACAGTAGAGCAATTTATGTGTTCTACTACCTCTCTCCAAATCGAAGGAGAGACAAATCAAACGGGATATTTCTTTATTGAAGCTATAGATAAAGCTGGAAATCGTAGTGGGTTTTTAGAATTAGATGCTGGATATACTTTAGGGCAAACTAAAGTTACAGATATAGCAAGTTTTGAACAAGATATCACTGGAAAACTGCCAGGGGCTGTAGCTCTTGTGCCAAGTGATCCTTTTTCTGTATCTGGATCTGATTTATCTTGGAGTAATCATTTTATATATAAAGACGGAGAATCACATTATATTCCGGCAGGCTCTATTAGCTTAACAAAAGAATTATTTGTGGGAACTGATATTCCTTCTTCGGTGGTAAGCGGCCATGATGAGTGGGCTAGCGCAAATGCTAATAGATTTATAAAATATATCTATTGGAATAAAGATGGTGGTTATGATTCTGCTAATCAAGAATTTAAAAAAGCTGTAGACGCAACTGATGAAGCTGCATGGAAGAAGCTAAATGACGTTGATCAGAATATTACATTTCAAACTCAGGGATATTATTCTTTTTCAATGTTTAATCCTTCAAGCGCTGCATATAATATAAGTGATCTTGGGAATAATTCTTTGTATAATGGATCTGGATTGACTCATGAAGATTATTTTGGAGCCAATCCTGTAAAAAAAGATTTAGATCTAGAAGTTTTTAACGATAATACTTGGAAAAGTCATAAAAAATACGGAGCAGGAACAGCTGTAACTACTGACCCTGTAAACGTTGGAATAAGAAAACATTATGGCATGCACATGCCTTTGGAAGCCGATGGAGAAATGAATTCTCATGGAGAAAGAACTTCTCTTGTTGGCGCAAATTCTAAAGACTCTTCGGGAAATACTCAGTCTGGATCTATAGTAATTGCTAGAGTTAATAAGATAGGTAGTTCGTATTCTGTATCATCTGCATGGCACGCATTCGCTAATGCGGTAATTGGCTCTGCAATGATAGACGAAGCTTCTATAAAAAGCGCTCATGTCAACGACCTTACAGCAGACACAATTACAGGTGGAACAATACAAGGTCATGAAATTATTTTAGGACAAAAAGCAGAAACCGCAGTTCAGCATTCTAATACAATCACAGGAAATTCTCCAGGTGCTAACGAAAATAAATTTAGTAAATACGGAATAATTAAAAGTGAAAACTATGGTGGTATATATGGAGGATATCCTGGTTTTTGGATAAACGGAGACGGAACATTTTCTTTTTCTACTACATCTGGTAGTTCTTTAAGTTTTCAAAACGACGAACTGGTTCTTCGGGGTAGGTTAGTGCAGCCGTCTGGAAAGGCTGTAGCGAGCGTTGATATTAGATCTGACATAGATACTGTAGTATTCAATGAAATACAAGTTGAAGGGCATCCAGAAAGCTCTTTGATAGAATCTCCGTCTTCAGAGATAGTAAATATATTCGTGGACATTGATAACGCCGTTTTTAGTGACGGCACACCTCTAACTAACGCAAACTTTAGAGTAAAAGTATATCCAGAAGATAAAACAGACGCATCAGCTGTAACTCTAGCAAATTTTAAATCAAGTACAACTGGCACTTGTTATATAAATTCTGTAGAGCCTGATGGAAATAGTATATCTTATAATGATACCGATGATATAAACAACGGAACTACTCAATTTAGTTTAAATTTTACAGACGAAGCTAATGTTGATCCTACTCCCAAAGAACAAGCAGATGGAATATACAATCATAAATTTTTAATAAAAGAAAATGGGGTAATTAGAATACCTGAATATTTTACTGTTGATGTTGAATTATATTATGATAGTGGTTTAATTGATCACGTTCCAGGTCGTGAGTATCATGCGGGAGATGTTGTGTTGGATAGCGGTAATAAGTATACGGCAAAAAGAAATGTTCCTAGCAAGGACTCTTCGAACCAAAACATTGCACTTGACGGGGTTGTTGGCTCAACCTATTGGGAGAATGAGGGCGCTGGAGAAGACAGATTGGTCGCATCACAAAGAAAAATTATAGAATCATTTATCGAGCCAGCTAGTGCTATAGCTTATGAGTTAAAAGGCTCGCCTAGTTCGCAAGTAATGCAAAATAGTCGAAACGGATCTGGAGTTTTGTCGGAAGTAAATATGTTTGCTAATTATGGCACTGAAGCTAGAATTAAATTAGATCAAACAGTATTAGATGTATGGGCTTTAAATGGAATAGACGAAATTGAAATATACAGGGAAATGATACTGGGCGTTACTCCTACAAGCTATGACCCTGCGAAAGCGTATGTTGCTGGAGATGTTGTAGTTCATAATAGTAATAAGTACATGTGTGTGCAGAATAATACTGGCAGCGCGCCTCCAGCTGTAAGTGATTTTGAAGTAACAATTACAGCGTCAACAAAATGGAATCCTGTTAGTAAAATTTTAATAGGCAAAGCTAATGCTGCAAAAAATAAAATAGAATATATAAACTTTAGACTTTCACAAGAAGGAGCAACGACTCTAGATACTGCTAATAAATTATATCGAGAGAGTTTTGGTTATAATCAAATCGCCGGACTGCAAATAAAATTTTCAGCGTTTTACGGATCAAATGAAATCGCCGCAGAAACTGTGGATATGGTTCCATCTGGAGTAAACTCAGGAGTATTAACTTTTCATAGTACTACAGATAGAGATAATGATGATTTATTAAATGTAATTGAGCGTTCGATTGGAGTTTCTGGGACAAATAGACAAATCTCAGCATTTGGACCTAATGACAAAAAGACAATATATTGGGAAGCAAACTATAGTGCTGGTAATAATGATCTAATTCAGACATTACAAGGCACTATAGAGCTAGAGGCTGCTAGCGGGGCAACTTTAACTAAGAGCAATATCACTGTAAGCACAGATACTTCTAACGATACAGGTTACGAAGCTATTGTTGATGTTGATAATACAAATGATGTAAGAAGAATATCTTTATTAATTAAATCTAGAGACAGCGGGGCATCTGCTAAAGAAGAAATATCTATAGTAAACGAAATAGATGTGCCTAAGAACCTTAATGTTGTGCTGCCTAGACAATTTATATTTTTCTCTAGAGAGCAAGGGTCTGTAAAAAATAATATATTAAGGTTAGAAAATATTGTGCCATTTCAAGTTTTATATGGACAGGATACAGCGCCAATTAATAGTGATGATGTTCTTGTTGTTGTTCCTAGTTTTGGGTATATTGTTAATGGAAAAGCTTTGAAAGGATTGTTGTATGGATATAATTACGATGGAGCAACAATGGATTTTGGTACAACGGTGGGAGACTACCCTAATATTGAAACAGATATTCAAAATACTTTCGGAACTCTTCCTGCGTCTTTGGCTGAAGACAAAACTCAAGAATACCAACTCTTTCAAAAATACATTGGGTCTACAAGTTCGAACGAATGGTGTTTTAAAGAAAAAAATGAAGCTGGAATTTCAACAACTATTATTGTAAGCGAGAGTGATGATTATTATTATTTTATTCCAAAATCTGCAGTAGGAGATGAGGCTGCTAAAAAAGCAGGAAAAATTAGTTTAAAAGCTACATTAAATATAAACGACCAAGGCATTACAGCTAATAAAATAACACATAAAGACGTACAACAACTTAACATTATAGAGCTAGCTAAAGACGGAGAAAACCCATTACTATCTGCGCTAACAAATTCTTCGGTTACTGGTAATGCTGATGAATCAAAGAACATTGTAAACGCTACAAGAGGGGCTGGATTATCTGAAGTAGAAATCTTTAGAGGTAATAAAAAAGTTTTCCTAGCTCCTAATAAAATTACTCTGTCTAAGAGCGGGACGAATTATGTATTTACTCTGGATACTACTGTTAATTACATAAAATACGATGGGATTATGAATGCATCTACTGCTCCTGATTCTTTTTCGCTAAAAGATCCAGAAGGTAATGATATTACTATATCAAGTTCTGCAATTAACAATTATGAGTCTATATCCTTGAGCGATGTGAATGCTACCAGCTTGATTGTGGAAAATACAACCACTTTTTTACCTAGCGATGACGCTCGTAAAAAGAAAATGGTATTATTAAATAATTCGAGTCAACCTGTAGGGCATTTTACTTTAAACTGGCATCAAGATGGATATGACGTTTCTCTTTCAGAAGATGATTTTATACAGCCATTTTCCGCTGTTGATTCTGCTGCTAATAATATAGATTGTAGTGTTTCTAATTTAAATTTTGATAAAGATGTCGGCGCTACGGAACCCGCTACGCCACTAACACCAGCAGCTAATAAACCTTTAGTAACTTTGTATACAAGAAACAATTCAATCGAAGCCTGTGTTGATTTAACTGGCATGAATGAAAAGAATGCGATTAAAGATACTAGCGGAAACGAGCACACTTCTATGTCTTTTGGATTCCCAATTAAAGTATACATTAATAAATTGTCTCAAGTACAATCTCTTGTGCCGAGAATGAATTTAGGAATTAGTCAACAAGGTAAAGCTGGTCCTAGCTTTCAATTTAGAGGAGGGTATACTCCTGAGTCAAAATATTTTGGAGACGATACTAGTCAAGATATGGTGTCATGGGAAGTTACTGTTAGCGGTAATAATGTAACTAGGTTTTATTATATTATTAGAGGTTCTACTTCTCAAGGGGGAGTTAGTAAGGGGTATGATAGCTCAACTCAACAGACCACTAATTATATAAGCGGAATAACACCGGCAGCTTTAGATGGAACTCAATCAACACAACAAGAACAATACTGGCAAGAAATAGATAATGTTCTTCAGCCTACCGCAACAAGCTTGTTGCTTGCAGATGATATACTTGTAAAGAAAGGTATAGTTGTTGGTATTGATACCGCAATAGAGTCCGCAGGCTCTGGGCAATCTGGATTTATTGCTAGTCAATTAGAACCAAGATTTATTCCTGATAATCCAAGAGGAAACATTATAGATACTGGTGATATAACAGACAATAGCGGTAATACTGTGACTAGCGCAACGAGAGTTGAAGCTCAAGTTTTTGACGGTGGAGATTTCATGGGGCTTAGCGATTTAAGTAAAGCTGTCGCCTCAGGAAAAACTTACAAAACACCTCGAGACTTTCTTCCAGGATTTTTCTTAGGGTCTACTACTGCACAATATTTAAAAAGCTCAGGTAATGCGTATGAAACTTACTTAACTTCGCAACTAGAAATGTATAGTCCTTTTGGTAATTATTTAAGATGGGATGGTAAGAATTTAATTATCCGAGGAGGCATCATAGAGGCTTCAGTGAAAGACGATTTATTTGGAGTTATGAGTTCTTCGTCTACAGCATTAACTTTAAAACCAACTAACCCTCAAGTAGGCAATCAAACATTTATTGGTGGCGGTTTTAATAATAAAATATTAAATGAAGTTGACCTTAGTAATCTTGACTCAAGCGGAAATATGGCAGCTGCTTATTATGGAACTTTGGCATCATCTATTGTGGGTGGAGGTAATAATGTAATCTCTTCTTATGGGGTTTCATATCCCGCCAGATTTTCATCTATTTGCGGCGGGTTTGGTAACGCTATAGGCGATTCTTTTTCAACTATAGGAGGGGGTTATTATAATAGCATTGGAGTAGATAGGACAGAATCTAATTCAGGAGTTAATACTTCAGGAATAAACGCTGTATTGTCTGGTTCAAATAATTCAATAGAAAATTCTAGTTATTCATTTGTTGGTTCTGGTTTTGCAAATACTATTGAGCATTCTATATATGGATCTATTATAAATGGATTTAATAATTATATTGGAGGAGGAACAACACAAAGTTCTATATCTCCTTCAAATATAACTTATGATACAAATGATGTTATTACCGAAATATATGTAAAAGGATTCGCTTCAGTTGATGGAGTAAATACAGATGTTTTAAATAATGCCGCTGTTACAAATAATCAGAGATATAAAATTATTTTACAAGAAAAATTTTCAGACCCTGGAAAGATTAACGCTAAAGTTGGTGAAACTCATCCGTCCTATGTAGCAGGATGGAGAACTGATGCTGATTTTAATTTATATAAATCAATTAGTTCATACAAACTTTACTTGGGTTTTGATAAAGCTTCTAATTATGCTAATGATGCGTTTAATATATTTGGGGAGCTTTGTTTTAATGAGTCACAGCAACAGGCGGCTTCTTCTCCAGAAAGAACTTTTGATACAGGATATTTAACTGAAAATAACAAACCTGTATGCATAAGAGTGGGAGATAGCACTCAGCAATCCACAAGAACTTTTAAGCTTGGGTTTATTGATGGTAATACATTTAAATACTGCGTCGTAAAAACCCACACTAGTTTATGGCCTTATATAAAAATTCAAGGACTTGATAATACTTATAAAATACAAATAGACCAAACGACTAAGCAAATTAAATTATCAAATAAAAGTGATGTTCAAAGTAGTTTTGAAACGGCAACACACAGAAACGCAGCGACGATTGATGCCGCTGACACCCCCGTTGCCAATTTTACAGCCAGTAGTACTTTGGACACGCCAACAGAAAAACAAATATCTGTAGCTGTACCTGACCCTTCTTCGTCTTCTATAGGACATTTTTCTTTTAATAGTATATTCGGGGGAGATTACAATCAAGTAATTTCATCAAGAAGATCTACGGTTGTTGGAGGGCGTAATAATAAAATAAAATTCATTGAACGAGGCTTAATAAGTGGGGTAGATAACCTTATTATTGGAGAGCAAAAAACTTCAAGCGAGTCTTTAGCTCAAGGGTTTATAGTATTTGGTAGAGATAATCAAGCAGTGTTGTCTTCTTTAGGAGAAAGCTCTACTGCAGCTTCTTCTGGATATACGTCTAGCTGGCAAGCCGTTAATGGTGCGTCTGGGACACCTACTGATTACGGACAAATGTCAAACGTTATATTTGGGGGAGCTAACTTAGTTAGAAATGCATCTAAACTTTCTATATTGGGTTCGAATAATGAACTGCTAATCAAGCAAGCTGATGGTAATACTGCTGCTGCATCTATAGCTCAAGTCGCTTCAGAGGTAACTATATTAGGTACAGATAATAAAATTAGAATTTCTGATCAAGTGGAAGTGTCCAACTTGGGTATTTTTGGAACTAACTTTAATTTAACTGAAACAGAAATGGTTCAAAACAGTTTTTATATTGGTAATCCTATGGTTGATGACACTGTAGAGATATCAAAATTAACTAGAGTATTTGTTGCTGCTGACGGTGGAGCGTTTTTTACTGGAGACGTTATATCATTTGCTTTGTCAGATAAAAAATACAAAACTAATATTCTACCAATAAGTAATTCAATAGATAAACTAATGAAAATATCTGGAGTATCTTTTAAATGGAAAGATAACCAAAGTATCTATTCAGGCAATGACGTTGGGGTTATTGCGCAAGAAATAAAAGAAGTATTACCTGAAGTTGTTGAAGAAGGAAGGCTGGGTTTAAAAGTAAAATATGAAAAAATTACTCCTTTGTTAATCGAAGCTATGAAGGAACAAAATTCTAAAATAGAATATTTAGAAGAAAAAATAAAAGAATTATCTTTAGCCGTTGATAAGCTTAAGTAAAACTCTTAGTTCTGAGGCAGGTATATCACTCCAATCTTCCCATGCTGAAGCTTGTTCGTGTCTATACTTTTCTTCTCTCCACCAGTCTCTAAGAACTTGCTTGAAGTCTTCAAAATCAGAGCAATTCATTTTATTAGAAGCACTAGTTTTTAATATTTCTGATGGAGATATTGAGCTTGGGCTAGAATCTTTGGTTAAATTTGGGTTGGTCTTACCATTGTTTTTATTGATTTCATCATCCCCCACAATGTGAATATTTAAAAAGTTTCTTACGCAGCGAACAAACGCACGATTGCATGCAATCGTTTCTAAAAAGATTTGGCCAAAATCACTAGTGTTGTGAATGGTAGCATTGGCCATGTCTTGAAAAACCACCTCTTCACCTCCGGTTTCATAGTTTGGAAGAAAAGCGATTTCACAAATTACTGCGACGTGATCTTGTTCACACTTTACTACTTTATAATTAATTGATTTAAATCCTCTTAGTCTTGCGAGCTCTTTGATACCGCTAAGTTTAATTAAGAGTTGATGATCCTTTAGTCCTTCTACTGTCCTGGGCATGGTTTGGCTTCTAGTTTTAAACCAATCTCTGTTTGGAAATAAATGTTCGTTTTGTATCATAGACCTCCAATTTACAGATCCATCTTCATTAAAATGGTAATCTGAATTACTTAGTAAACCGTTTTCATCTCTGGAAAACATGTCTGGGCCTAATTTTGCTGTTTTTGTTTTAGTCATTTGTTTTATAAATTTTAAAGAATACTAGTTCTGTATAAAAGTCATCTGTACTTAAGCATTTTTGTTTGTCGCTGGGGCTTTTGTCGATATTTAGATATGCTTTGCATGGATATATTTTATTATTTGAATATAGTTTAAGTGATGATTGAAAGTAATTATCGCATATTTCTTTAGAAATGTCAAGGTAATTTTCTTGTTTAGAGTCTAGAGCCATAACATCTACATCAAAAAATTTAATTCTAACCTTTGAGAGGTCTTTATTATTTTTGCTATAAAAGAAGCATGGTTTGTTGAGGGAGTAGACCTCTGCTGCTAGGGAGTCAATTGAATTTAAGTCTAGCGTAACATGGATTTGTTTTATATTATCAATGTATTTTTTAATATAATCTAATTGTTTATGAGAATTAATATAAATATTTACAGGATTGGATGATAACCATTGTTCTATATATGAATTGTCTTCTTCATAATCGAGCCTTATATTAATGCCGTTAATTTCGTCTAGCTCTTTTTTATTAGAACGATCGAAGTTTGGTACTACATCAATTGTTGGTAAATGATAACTATCTCCAATGAAAATTTGTTTATTGTTTATATTGTGTTTAATGTGAAGTAAGTCTAATACTGCGGAAGCGATTTTGAAAGTGCATATAGTGTTTACTCTTTTCGTTCTTTCTTGTGCGCTATAAGACGGCTTAAACCCTTTTAGTTCTGGCTCAAGTAGTATGTGCTTAGACTTGTCTCCCCAATAAGGTTTACAGGTCTCTTTGACTGCTGGACCATATAGTGCTACAATGGGTATATCAAAGTGGCTAGCAAAATGACATGCAAAAGAATCGTTTCCTAAATGAAGCTTTGAGTTCTTGATTACATATGCCGCTTGCCTGATGTTTGTTTGTCCTAATAAAGTGTTTGCATTGTTAATGATAGGCTCCCCTTCTAAACCTATTTGAAAAATATCTATACCTTTGTCGTCTAAATATGGTTTTATTAATCTTACTACGTCTTCATAATAATCAAAGTTTTTAGACTGCATTCCTGAAGAGCAATGTATAGTAATATAATTATCTGAGGGCACTGGAAAGAAAGAAGGATCGATAAAAGGTCGATCTATTTTTACCCCTGCATTTAACGCGTAATTTTCTATTAAGTGCATAATTCTATCCCTATTTTATCAATTCCGTTTCTGGTATAATTAGGTATTCTTTGTGTGTGTGTATTGAGTAGGATTGATATGTCAAAGAAGCCATCATGATCCTTTCTGTCTGTACGATTAGAGAATCCTTCGAGATACAGAGAATCTAAAAATTGATAGGTATAGGGTAATACTTTATGTATATATGGGTTGCCTTCTAGTATGCTAAAAAATTCTGGGTTGGTTACATAATATATTTTGTAGTCTGGATAATTTTTTCTTATCTCTGGAAATAAAGATGTAGATAGGAAAACATCTCCAATACTTTTCGGTAAGACGATAGCTATTTTTTTACTTTCTTTATCTTCTAACAATACTTCTTCAAGGCTTTTGTTTGTTTTTGAAAGCTGTTCTAATTCTTGTGTTGCGGTTTTTTTGAGAGCTTGGAAGAGTTGCTCTCGTTTTGTACCAGATTTTAATTTTTCTAGTAAAAATTTATATATTTTATTTTTTTCACTAATTTCCATCTTGAGCATGTTGCTGTATATATTTAATATAAAGTCTTTGTCGCTACATTTAGTGGGCATTGCGTAGGATATATCAGGTTTAAGTTTAGATATTTTAAAATCCCAATCGACTTTTTTATATTCATCTATAAAGCTCATTAGTTTATTGCAAGTATTTTCGATGGAATAGTTTTTTAATACAAAATTAATTGCTTGTTCTGACATTTTATTTTTTTCTTCTTCACTCATTACATATACCTTGAGTAAGCTACTGCAGATACTATTTGGGCAGGTGCTAGCCTTGATGAACTGGGTTCCTGGCTCCCGATATTCATTCCATTTTAAAGGTATGCCTCCAGAATCTTTGTGCGCACAGTCTTCTCCACAACTGTAATTTGTAACTAAGGTAATCAAGCCGCAAAGCTTAGCTTCTTGTATAGGTATTTCTTGCCCACCACTGGTAAAAGGGTGGCAATATACATCCATTACATTATATATCTCATTTAACTGAGACTCTGATAGACCAGCATCAATACTTATTGTGTTTTGAGATTTTTTTGAAAAGCAAAAGGGGCAGGTTAAGTTTTCACCTTTAGATTTTTCATCTGACGCAAAAGGTTTTATTTCATATTTTTTGCATTTTTTGCAATAATAAGTTGTTAATATTTCGTTGTTAGCTATACCTTTTTCTTTTAGTAGTTTTGGTATATCCCAACCTTCTTGCCAATTAGTATGTAATAAGAGTTTAGCGTTTGATTGAGATTTTTCTTTAAACTTTTTAAAGCCGTCTAGTAAGTTTGGTACAGTTTTGCGTAATTGGTTTCTAAAAACAAACCCGATAATAAAAGTATCGCTACTTATATTGAAAGATTCTCTTATTTTATTTTTTTTGTCTTTATTTAATTTATAAAAATTTTTACAGTCTACTGGCCCGTGAAGGTGTGATACTTCTGCGCATCCAGAATTAACCATTTCTTTTGCTGCAAACTTAGACCAAGTAAAAAAATGAGTTGAATTTTCGTAACCATCTATAGCTGCAGGTAGAATTGGCACAGAGTCAATGGTAGTCCAGAGAATAGTGTTTATTTTTTTCCACCACCTACTATTCCACCAGTCTGAAAAAGCCCATATATCTTCCGAACCAATGTAAACATCAGGTTTTTCTTCTTCTATTATTTCTTTTATTCTTAATCCACCATAAAGCGCTTTAGATTTAAAACTACTATCAGTCTTGATTCTATTTATTGAATCTGGGTCAGAGGGAATCCCACCTAAACACTTCCACGGCATAAGATTTAACTTTGGATCGTTCTCTTGTATGCCGTTGGATATTTCTACAATATCATATTTTTCTGTTAAGTATAGATAAGATAATATGTTTCTAGCGTTTTTTCCAAAACCAGTTAAAGCTTTAGATGAATTACTATGAAATAGTATCTTTTTTTTATTCATCAAAAAGGCGCTTCATCTGAGTCTGTAACGCTTTTTGTTTTTGTATTGTTTTGTTTATAATTCTGTCGAGTTGCTAATATGTATTCTTCGAGATATTTTTTAAAAAATATTTTAAGAGCTTCTACTTCTCCGGGCTCTAATGGTAGTCTAAATTGTTGATTGCCGTTTCTGGTAAATACTACTCCAAAAGCTGGAAGAGTAATGCTTTTATCCCCAGACTTGGTTACTTTATCCCAAGGGGTTAGTTTGATTGTTGTAGAATTTTCATCAAAAGTATGATACGCTGAGTATTCGTGACGATTGTTAAAGGCAGAAATCATTGATCCTACCTCCCACTCATTGAACTTAACATTGATGTTTTTATTAGGATCTTCTTTACTCTCTGAGAAACTACCTTTTTTGGTTTTAGAGTCCCAGCTATGCTGCTGAATAGCGCTGACATAAAGTGCAGGAAGGTTTTTAGATCCTTGACCAATACTAAAATTAAAAGCGCACCCAGTATTCTTACTGTTTGGTTTATATAGACTTAGATTCATAGTTTATTAGCTATAAATTATATACTATAATAAAATTAATGTCAAGCATTTATTGACAGCTTTCGCAAGCTTCACCATTTTTCATAGCTTCTATGCTGCAAGATTCAATCTTTTCTTCTTTCTTGGATTCTTCTGTAGATTTTTCTACTTTTGTGGCTGCTCTATTTCTTAAGTAATAAGTTGTCTTAAGTCCTTTTTCCCAGCATTCCATATATATATCATTAAGGTATTTTAAAGAAGTTTCTTTGTTGTATAAATTAAAGCTAATTGATTGATCCATCCACTTCTGTCTTGCTGCATTAGATTCTATTAAGGAGAACATATCCCTGTCAAAAACTGTTTTATATTTATCTTTGATATCTTGAGGTATTTCTCCGTTTAACATTGAAAGGTCTCCGTCTACGCTTTTTACTAAGTCAGCCATGTCTTGGTTCCACAGATTTAATTTTTTCATATCTGAAACAAAGTATTGATTGATTATATAAAAGTTTCCAGATTTGTTTTCGTATACAAATAGAGTTGAGAAGTTAGGTTCAATGCTTTGCTCTACTCCGTTAATATAGCCAATAGTTGCTGTAGGAGCTATTGCCATAACGTTTGAGTTTCTCATTCCATATTTTTTAACATTATTCCTTACTTCTTCCCAGGCATTTTCATTTTCTTCTACTTGATCTTTTTTTCTATACTGCATTAATTGGTTATAGCTATCAATAGGAAAGACGTTTTGATCCCAGAGTGATCCAGAGTAAGTATTGTACGCTCCGCGTTCTGAAGCTAAGTCACAGCTGGCAGAAATTGCATGTCTGCTATAAGACTCAAATAATTTATCACTGAAATCTACGGCCTCTTTAGAGTCTATGCGTATATTGAGTATGTGAAGTATATCATGAAGACCCATCATGCCTAAGCCTATTGGTCGGTGTTGTATGTTGGATTTTTCAGATTCTTTTGTGGGATAGAAATTCAAATCTATTACATTATCTAACATTCTAATTGCTGTTTTTGTTGTCTCGGCAAATTGGGTCCAGTTAATGCTGAATGTGGGAGATCCTTCTGAGTTTATCATTTCTCTGATGTGGTTTACTAGATTAATAGACCCGAGGTTGCAGACTGCAGTTTCTCCTGTATCTTGTTTTTCTCCTTTATCGTAAGTTGAAGCTTTGGTGTGAAGCGTTATTTCTGTGCATAAGTTTGAGCTATGGACGACCCCTTGGTGTTGATTTGTATATCTAATATTACAAGGGTCTTTAAATGTATTCCATGGATGGGAGGTTTCGAACAAAACTTTTAGCATTTTTTTCCACAATTCTTTTGCGGTAGTTGTTCTATAATTTTTAACTAAACCATCTTCTGCTTTATCACAAAGATCATTATATTTATTATCAAACTCTTCACCAAAACAATCATGCAGGCCAGACTCTTTAGGGTCGAAGAAATACCAAACGTCATCGTTTTTAACTCTCCTCATGAATTCATCGGGTATCCAAGATGCAGTATTCATATCGTGACAGCGTAGTCTTTCGTCTCCAGTATTTCTTCTTAGATTCAAGAAATCTTCAAAGTCTAAGTGCCAAGGTTCTAAATACGCACACCCTGCTCCAGGTCTTTTTCCTCCTTGGTTTACTGCAACTAATAAATCATTATAAATTTTTAACCAAGGGACTAGACCGCTAGAGATTCCATTTGTTCCTTTGATGTGTGATCCAGTAGATCTGAATGGAGTAACATCTAACCCAAGACCTCCAGCATACTTTGATTTTCTAGCTTCTTGCCAAGCCCCATCAAATATACCATCTATGCTATCGTCAAAAGTGTTAAGGTAACAAGAACTTAATTGAGATCTTACTGAGCCACTATTAAATAGCGTGGGTGTTGATGGAGTGTATAGAAATTGTGACATTAAGTTATAAAATTCTATAGCTTTTTCATTTTTATTTTTTTCGTTTATAGAAATTCCCATAGCAACTCTCATCCAAAAGCCTTGGGGGGATTCCATTATTTTGTTTTCATCTCTAATAAAATACCTATCATGTAAAGTTTTAATGCCTAGATATTTAAAATTATTATCTCTAGATATAACCAAAGCTTCAGAAAGCATTTTCAAATCAAAGTCTAGCATTTCTTTGCTAAGCCTTTGGCTTTTTACTAAAAATTTAATATTTTGTACGAAGCTTTTTTTGTATTGAAGGCCTAAGATATCTGAGTCTGCACCCTCTTTGAAAACTTCTTTATACAAGCAATTGAGTAGTAGTTTTGCTGCTGCGTAAGAATAATTTGGCTCTTTGTAAATTTTATCTCTTGCTGAAAAAATTAAAGCCTGGTCTATTTCTGCTGTAGTAATTTTGTTAAATATTTGTAATTGTGCATCGAGCAGTATTTCACTTGCCGATACATCTTCGATTCCTTCGCAGGCTCTTTCTGCGCACAGGTTTATCTTTTCTACATTAAAATCTTCTAATCGTCCGTTTCTTTTTTTTACTTGCATGTTCTTTAATTTTACTAAATTTTAGGCATTAGATCAAGATAATAATTCGCAATGTTAATAACTATATTTGATTAATATCGTGCAGCCATCCAGGCTCTGTGCCTTTTAGCGGTGCATAATTTCTGTAACTACAAGTCCAGATACTATTTGGCATATTTTTTATTGGGTATATTTTAAAATATTTCTTCATTATTTCTGCTGATCTATAATCCTTTACATCTACATTTCTTGACTCTAAAAAACTTCTGCATATTAATTGTTCTGGAAACTTAATGTATTCGGGTATCTTTTGTTTACACCTATAAAGAGAAGTCTGGAAACCTGATTTAAGTAAATAAGTTGGCCCTCCAATAATATGGTCAGACGGGTGAAATTTTTCAACAGAATCTTTTCTAAAAAAAATATCACAAGTTGTATACTTTCCGACTTCTCCGGGTTTTTCGTTTTCATTTTTTATATCTACATAAAAGCTTTCTAAGCTAGGATAAAACTCATCACTTCTTACTTTTATACAAAGATGTCCTGTGCAAGATTTTGTTCCGTAATAGCTGGAATGATTTTGATAAACCCATGGAGCGCTACCCCTACCTGTTTTTTTGTACAAGTGTTCGTTGACTTCTTTTTGACTGTTTTTTAATAAAAAAATATCTTGATTAGATTTATAATCATTGATTATACTTTCGTCATCATTATCCCAGTAAGATATTACTAAATTACCTAAGAAGGAATCTTTTGAGTAGGGATTGTTTTTGAGTTTTGGCTGAAAGTGTTGATGGTTTTTGACTATATCTAAATAGAGTGGTATAGATTCCCTCATTCTTTCGTGAAGCGGGCCTTGTATTAGAATTGAAACGCTTTTTTCGAGAGCTTGATATCTCTCTAACATATTCTCTAAGAATCTTTTATACCAAATTTTGTAGTTCATCTTAGAAAATCGGAACACACTCCGTAACAGTCTTGGTATTTTGAATATTTTGAGTCACTGCAAACAATGACAGATTTTGAACATATTGTGTTGTGAGGGTAAGTCCATATGAAACCTTGAGATGTTAAGGTAAACTTGTCTTCTTCGTGCCAGAATACATTTAGATTAAAGAAGTCTGAGAGGCTATTTAATGCTGATAAGTTTTTACAATGTATCCAAAGCTTTTCATGATTATTTAATAAAAAATCCATATCACATTCATACTGAGGCTCATCATGCCCGAAATAAATGCCGTCCATTAACCAAACGTCAACTTCAACGTCAAAGCCTTGGGCTAAGGCTTTCTTGATGTAGTCGGGCTTGTTTTCTTCTCTTCTGTTTCTTCCATTAGTGTTTCCTCTATGAGCTATAAGTTTCATTGTTTTTAATAAAGAATTCTAAATCTTCAGGAGTACCTAAACCCCACATGCTATCTTCTGTTATATTGAAGATTTTATATTTCTTATTATTATTAATACACTGATTATATACAGGGCAAACATAGAACTCGTTGTTAGTTCTAATATTTTTACTTATCATTTGTTCTGCTCCTGAAACATAATCCTCGCCTTTTCTGAAAAAATAAACTCCTACGGTAGCATGTTCGCTAATGGGTTTTTTCTCTGCAACTTCTTTGACAAATCCATCAGGTGCTAATTTTGCATAACTCCACTTTGGGTGGGTGGAGGGAAAGGTGAGTATGCCTCCATCTACATTATCTGCAGTAACTGAATACATAAATTGATTGCTGTCCCAGTCTAGATATTGATCTGAGTTTGCAATTAATAATGGTTTATTATTATTTATTAATTCTTTTGCGAGTAGAGTTGTGCATGCTGCTCCTTCTGTGAGACCGTCTACTTGAATGATTTTGCAATTAGGAGCTATCAAGTTTAATGTATGTTTTAATGCATATTTTTCATAATGTGATTTTTGCACAATGAATATATAATTAGCGTTAATATTTAAACTGTCCACTACGATCTTAATCATTGGGTGACCTTTGACGTCAATCAGCGGCTTAGGAAAAGAATACCCCGCTTGTTCGAACCTGCTTCCTGCTCCAGCCATAGGGATTAATACGTTCATATCTCCCCCTTCCCATTTTGTTTTTGCGTTGGTTTTTTGTTTTATTGTTTGTATATAGCTCATAACTTTGTCTTTTGTTAAATCGTCGGGATCTTTAATTGCGCCTAGATGTGCTCCAGAATTATAAACAGCTCGCCTACCTGTATTGGAATCCTCTAATATTAAAGTTTCACTAGAAGGTATGCCGCTTTGAATCATTATTTTATAATACATTTCTGGGTTTGGTTTTGGTCTTATAACATCTTCATTACTGTAAATATAATCAAAGAAATGCAAAACGCCTTTATTGTGCATGGCTGATAGTATAGTTTGCCTTATGGAATTAGAGGCTAAACCTATTTTAAGATTCATTTCTTTAAGTTCGGAAAGTATTTCGTACAATTTATCATCTTTAGTATACTCGTTCATTAATTTTAATGTAATTTTCTGTTTTTCTTGCCAGATATCATTGTATTTAGAACTTGGCAACCCTTTGTTTTCTGTTAATAACGCTAGCTTTCTTTTGGTGGGTAGACCATCATAAGTAGAAAGGTGTTCGTCTTTAGCTATAGCGTAATCAGGGCAAATATTAAGAAGTGCTTCGTTGAAGGATTTAAAGTGGAGTTCCCTAGAGTCTATAAGCACTCCATCCAAATCGAATATTACAAGATTAATCATTTTATTAGTTTGGTTTTTATATTTCCCTGCTGTGAGGATCCAGTTAATCTTTTGTATTTACATTGTTGTTTTTTTAAGCACATTGTGAGTACAGATTCTGGAACTTTCATCATGTATTCTGGATAACCCTGATCCCACATTTCATTTATAACTGTAGCAACACTAAAAAGAGAATTTAGGTATTTATTCATTTGATCTGGATGTCCTATAGCTATTTGGTCATTAACTTGATCTGGTAGTGAAGCTTTTTCATAAACAAAACTAAAGTTAAATTCTTTTTTTAACTCTTCTTCATGATTATATATATTTGTACTTTCGAAGAGAGGTAGTCTTATATGTTTGTTTTTTAGGCAGTCTTTTTTTTCATGAATTTTTATAGAATCTAAAACCTGAACGTCGGGGCGTAGTCTTATAACTAAATCATACTTCTTGCGGTGATTCTGAAGCATTGTGTTTGCAACCTTGAAGCCAGCAAGCATGGGTATCAAGCCGGGGTTAGGTTGACAGGATAATGTATCTGTAGGGCCTAGATAGTCCATTGTGTTTTTAAAATTTAGTATTTCTCTTTTTACTGGGTTGTAATATTTACAGAAATCGTAAGATGGTTGATCGTCCCAAGTTGTTACGAAAACATCTGGTCTTAGTGGCCATATGATATTTTCTACTATTGACATTGAGCATTCTTCCCACGCTCCAAGTTTGCCACTAAATAAAAGGGCTATTTTTGGATTTAAGTCCATATCCTCCTTCTGATTAAAGTGTTCGATAATTCTGGCTCTTGAAGGTGTGGGCAAAAAATATTGTTGTTATTGTTTATTAAGTTATTCATTGCGCCCCACATGTAATTTGAGTCATGCTCTAAGGGAAATGTTAATAGTGGGAAAGTTAACCAGCGCATCTTGAATGAAGTCGGGCACGAGTGTGCTGCAGTAGATTCTTTAGCCCAACACAAAGTGGGTACGTTAAAAGTATATCCAAAGTATTTGATTGCGGAATCTATAGCAAAAATACCAGAGGCACTTTTGCATGCAGAAATAACAGTGTTAATGTTTTCTTTCAATACAAAAACGCCATCTATATCTGGACACACTTTTCTTACAAAATCGTCTGTAGAGTCAGTTGATAAAAGGAAAACATCATATTCTTTTGTGCATTTTTTAATTATGCTGTGAATGTACTCTTTACTCATTCTATGATTGTTGCCTCTATTGTCTGAGGCGATATGTAAAATGATATAATCTTTATCATGATTAAAATTTTTAATATCAGAATGCGGCGTCGGGAAAAAGCTAAAATATTTCTGCCAAGGAAATTCATAATCCATCCACTGTAGCCAGTCGATATGTAAATTATAAAATTTATCAAAAGATTCCATGTATTCTCTTTGTTCGTCATCTAGATTAGGCGGATGCGGTGGGTAGTTTTCTTTTCCGAATTGACTTAATATTTCATATTTTTCAGATTTTCTTTTTACTAAATGTACTTCTTTATAAAAATTATACAAAGAAGTTATAACATCGCTCTGAAAAGATGATCCATTTGTATCTGAGAATAAATGGATTTCTGCTCCTGGATATGTTTCCAATATAGCGGGAATAAATCTATTGGCTAAAACATGATCTCCTAGCCCGCCCTCAAATTTAACTGATATTCTCATAAATATTCTTTCCTTTTGTATATATATTGTACCTATCTTTAACGAACGTCAATAGTCTTGTGGAGGTTATCCCGTTTAATTTTTCTCTCTCTAGATGGCCAGCGGAAGAAAGCCTACCTAAACTAGCAGAAAGCCTGCTAACAGATACCCCGCCAAGTCCGTCTCTCATTTTTTTACGACTCATGAAAACCCTCTTCCCATGACTACACTTACTACTTAAGAACATATAGATCATTACATCTGTTGATATTAACTTTCCAGAAATAACATCATCCATAATTGAAACTGGTATTGTTATGAATTTTTGTTTCATGAGATGATGATATAACAGGATTCCAATAAAGTCAAGTTTTTTTTAAACTAGGGTCGGTTGATTTTTGAATCGTCTATTACTATATAATATTTATATAATATATATCAATTGATATTAGATATGTTATGACTTGACTATTACTTGTAGATATGGTAGTATTCAACCAATGATCAAAATAGATGACGACAAAAATGACTTTTTCCTTATTAGCTCCGGTAATTGGCAAAAGATTGTTAACGCAGAAAGTAAGCAAAGCGCAGTAAAGCAAGCTTTTGAGGAAATCACGGAGGAGCCAGAACGATACAAATTATCAAAAATAATAATAATAATGAATATAGAACAAACTATCAAAGAACTATCTCTAGAGAACTCGTTAAAATTTACGTCTGTAGTAGAAGTGGCAGACTACATCGGAGACAAAAGGTTGGGAGAGGCAATTAAAACGCTTTTTAAGGATGTATAAAATAATAGGTATAACTGGGGTTGCTCGAGTAGGAAAGGATACATTATTTAAATGTATTAGCGATATAAATTCTAGTATTAGAGTCAGGAGGGCAGCCTTTGCTGATGAACTTAAAAATGAGTGTGATGATTTTTTAAGAAAGAATATAAATATATCTGCATTCACAGAAAGAGACGAAGAGAAAAGTATTATCCGTCCTTTTTTAGTTACATATGGAACGCATATTAGAAGGAAGCTTGATAAGAATTGCTGGATAAAAAAGCTAAACGAAAAAATTAACGCTTCAGAAGAATCTGAATCTTTTATTATCACAGATGTTAGATTTGAAAACGAAGCTAAGTGGATAAAAAATAAAAAAGGTATCTTAGTGCATTTAAGTAGGCAAGGCATACTTCCTGCTAATAAAGATGAAAGTGAACAAGATCCAATATTAAAATCCATGTCAGACATAAAAGTGGACGTTCCAACTTTCAAAGATGACTATATGTCGCAAGTGAAAAATATTATACAAAAAAAGGGGGAGCTATGCTTCAAATGAACAAAACAAAAGACATAGATTTGGTGGCGGAAGTTAAACAGTCTAATTGTAACGACTCAGTTGTAAAACTTTTTGAACGCCATCAAAAACTATGCATGTCGATAATTTATAAACTATCAAAAAGGTTTAACACCTACATATTATTGGATGAGCTTAAGGACGAAATGCATCATACTATATATCTTTCTGCTAAAAAATACGATCCACTTAGATCCACTAAGTTTTCTACCTTTCTAGCTAACGAAATGAAATGGGCTTTCTTTAATAAGATGAACAAGTTAATTAAAAACCAAAACCACATCAAGCTTAATGATTTTATAAGTATAAATCAAGAAGACCAAAAAGATCAAACTTCAGAATCTATATATAACATCTCAATGGATATGTTAAATCATATTCATGATGTGAGAGTTATAAAAATTTTTAAACTAAGATACCATATAGGAAAAAGCAATTCTAATAAAGTAATGCCTTGGCATGAAGTTGGTACGGTTATGGGCTTAAGCTCCCAAGGGTGTATAAATTTACACTCTGTTGGCATAAAATTTATTAAAGAAAAACTCAAACAAGAAGGAATTAAAAATGTTAAATAGACTATCAATCATTGGAAACTTAACAAAAGACCCAGAAATAAAAAACATTTCAGATCAAATGTCTGTATGTAGGTTTAGTATAGCTGTAAATAATCCAATTAAAAAATCAGTACTTTATATTGATATTGAATGTTGGAATAAAACTGCGGTTAATTGTCATAAATTTTTAAAAAAAGGATCTGCGGTTTGCGTGGATGGAAGACTAGAGCTTAATCAATGGAAATCTCAGTCTGGAGAAAGTAGATCTAAAATATTTTGTGTTGCAGACACTGTTCAATTTTTAAGAATAGACTCTAGCCAACCAACAAATGATCAAAAACCTAAAGCTAAGGTTGAAGAAGAAGCTTTTGAAGAAGACGAAGATGAGGTGCCATTTTGATTAATAATTTAATATTAAAAGCTCCGATCAACAACCTATCACTAGGTAACGTATCGTACAATATAATAAGAGAATTATATAGAAAAAATATTAATTTAGCTTTATTTCCTACAAAAAACACAGTAGACTTATCTAGCTTTTCTAATATAGATAATGATTTATCATCCTATATCAACGAAGCAATAAAAAATAGATATAATAAAATTAATAAAAACACTCCCTTCTTAAATATATGGCATATTAATGGAGCAGAAGATAAAATGTCTGACTACAATATACTATATACATTCCACGAAACTGGACAAGCAACACCTCAAGAAGTTAACATATTAAATACCTACGATAGATGCGTCTTTAGTAGTAATTTTAGTAAGGATTACTTTAGTGATGCCGGTGTAGAAAATTCAAATCATAGTCCACTTGGATTTGATGAAGACTTTTTTGAAACCAAGAAAGAATATATGTCCGATAAAATACATTTCGGATTAATGGGTAAATGGGAAAAAAGAAAAAACACAGAAAAGATAATAAGAATGTGGAGCGAAAGATTTGGAGATGACCCAAAGTACCAGCTTACTTGTTGCGTAGGAAATAAATTTTTAAAGAACGAAGAAATTGCAAAGCTCAAAAAATCTACATTAAACAACAGACAGTACCACAATATAAACTTCCTGCCTTGGTTAAAAACCAATGCTCAAGTAAATGACTATCTCAACTCTATAGACATAGACCTTGGAGGTCTCAGTGGTGGAGAAGGCTGGAATCTACCTGTCTTCAATTCTACCTGCTTAGGTAAATTACCCATAGTACTAAACTGCTCCTCACATAAAGACTGGGCCACAGAAGATAATTCTGTATTAGTCGAACCAAAAGAAAGAATAGAAATATATGACCAAAAGTTTTTTTACAAAGACTTAGAGTTTAATCAGGGATACATGTATACATTCAATAAAGATCAATTTAATTCTGCACTAGATAAAGCACTAGATATTATAAGTAAAAACAAATATAATATAAATGGAACCAAATTAAAAAATAAATTCACATATTCTAATACAGTTGATTCCATAATTAATTCATTATAATGCCAATATATATATTCAAACATCCTGAGAAAGAAGAATATCAAGAAATTTTCTTTCATATGAATGATGAAAAATCATTTAAAGACCAAGATGATATTGAATGGAAAAGGGTCTTCTTAAATCCTAATTGCAGTATTGATAGTGATATCGACCCAATGGATAACGTTGCTTTTATTAATAAAACAGGTAATACTAAAGGCACTTACGGAGAAATGGTAGATAAAAGTTCGGAACTAAGTCAGCAAAGAAAAGATAAATACGGGTATGATCCATTAAGGAAAAAGTACTTCAAAGAATATTCCGCTAAAAGAAACGGAATAAAACACCACTTGGACAAAGATTAACACATAAGTTCAGTTAGGTGTACATATAATGTATGCCGGATTTCCAAAATAACCCTCTTTTTAACAGCCAGATACAAAAGCTGGACCCCTCCCATAATGTAGCTTTTACATTTCAATGGGACGAAAAGATGGGGCAATGGGTCCCTAACACCGGCGCTGCGATTAACATCGATAATCTTGAGTTAAATCTAGAGCCTAATGATGTAAATACACATAGAATTTTATCTGGAATATCAGGAGAGCTATCTAATCTAGATGGCAGTTCCTCTGATGAGCAAACGCATAGTTTACTTTCTGGAATATCAGGTATACTGGAAAACTTAAATCCAGAAGATATAAAAACACACAATTTATTATCCGCAATATCTGGATTACTTCAAGAGAGTTTAGACACTCAAGATATAGAAACCCACAGAATATTATCAGGTATTTCTGGTGTTATAGAATCTAGCGCAGATGAAATAAACGAGAACTTAGACGATTTACAAAACACAGTAGCAACAGGATTTGGTCATACTCATGTAATGATCAATCAGACCCACACACATCTTCAAGACATAGAGTTCTCTATAGATGAGTTGAAAGAATCTAACCAAGAAGATTCTAGAAAAATAAGAGAAAACCAAGAAGTCCAACTTCAAAAACAGCAAGAGCAAATAGATGTTAAAAATTTAATTCTAGAAGAGCTAGAAGATGCAAACTTAATACATCAAGATAATCTAGAAGTTGGCTCTGGAATATTAGATTCTTCTGAAGAAATAGAAGACCTAATAGAAGATTCGAACGAATGGTTATCTGGCATCTCTGGAACTTTAGAAAAACTTAATGTAGAACTGGGGGCAGATCCAGAAACGCATAGATTACTATCTGGTATATCTGGACACAACGAGTTGCATTATATAGAAAACGAAAGAAACCTAAGAAATGTTAGCGTTAATACAGAACAATCAAACCTAACCCTAGAAGAGCTAAAGGGTAATTTCAGAGACTTAACTTTTTATGTAAAAAAATTTGAAGAAGAAGGTATGATTCAAGAGACGACAATCGATTATGATAAGCCAGAAGATGCATCTTTGTATGATAAATTATTCAACAAAGTAACATACAACGGTCGTTACGATTCTACAGCAACGCCTGAATTATCACAGGAAATGTTATTAGCTGAAGACTTCCAAGGAGAAATGAACAAAGATAGGCTGTTTGTTTTTGACGAAGTAATGCCACATTCAATTAGGTTTGAAGATTACAAGGGAAATACAGATGGATACCAATCCCTATTTCCATTTCCCAAAAGAATGGGTAGTGACGATAAAGTTACAATATATAATGATAGCCCATTCCCACTGGAAGTTTATTTTAGAGGCGGAGGTTCAGATTTCAGTTTACATGAAGGTCAAAAAATGGAGCTAACTAAAGATGAAGCGTATCAAACTTTTCTAAGAAGACAATATACCATATCTGGCTTTGAAGTTCGTTATAGTATAGAAAGAATGTACACTCCTGAAGAAAATCTATTTGACGAAAAAGATGCTCACATCATGAGCCCAGAGCAAACTCATTCAAGACTTGGACTTGGGTCTATAATAGCCGATAACACTTATGTTTATGTCGCTTATGGAACAGGATGGAAAAGAATGGCTATTGCCGCTTGGGAGCATTGCTTAAGAAGAGGAGAAAGAGCTTTCCCACTGGACTATTATGACACTTACGTAGACAATCAATGGCTTTATGTCAGGCAGGAAATAGACCGCAGAATACCTTTGGTAGAGTGGGCGTATACAGCTCAAATACCAATGCAGGGTCATAATAATTTTTGGGCAGATAAGTATTTTATATATTTAAAACACGCAGGTGGATCTGTTAAGGTAGGTGGCGATAAAGGCAGAGACGAATGGAGAAGATACGCTTTAGGGGAATTTATAAAATGAATATATCTAATTTCAGAAGCAGTCAAAGTCGAGAGCAAATAGATTACCAAAATTCTGTAATGAGTTCTCTTGGTAGTTTGTATACTCAAAACGAAAATTTAAATTCAACCTTACTAGATAAAATCTCTGAAGAAAATAGTATTTTAATACAAAATGATAATAATAATTTTAATGAAATCAATCAAGATTTAGAAAAAATAAAGTTTAATATTAGCGGTCTTCAAGCAAGATCAGAAAGAACAAAAATCTTTAATCAAAAAATTGACGAAGATATATTAATATTAGAAACAACCGACGAACTATTTTCTTTACCAGATGAATGTGAAACAGTATTTAATCCAACAACAGCTCTAAAAGAAAAAGAACAATTCTTTATACTACAAGAAGATATAGACGAACTACATTGCAGCGAAAGAATATTTAATTTTGACACAGATCAAAAATTTGCAATAAGGTTAGATCAGTACTCTGGAGATAGTTTTGGTTACTTTGATGCTTACGGTCATGATGAAAACCCAAGTTCAGACGTTTTTATTATCAACGATACATTATATAAATTAAAATTCAGAATGGATGATCAACCTGATTACGTTTTTATTGAAGATGGATTTTCAATGGGTTTTTCAGATATTGAAAGAGATAATATCTTATCATTCAAAAGAGATCATACAATTTCTGGATACACCGTCAAGTATGTTGTTGAAGGAAAGATGAACTCCGAATGATAATTAAAAAACACAAAGAGTTAATAAGGGAAATATCTCCCGGCGTAATCCAGATAGGTAATAATCCTTTTGCGCCGACTTTAATGCTGGATGACTTATTAGGTAGAGCCAATGTAGGAGGCGAGCCTGTAGTATTAAATAAAGATTTAGATAATATATCTGGCAGCCACTTAAACTACAAGCAGGCAATAATAGAAAGCGGTCATTTATTAGACATACATGGGTCCTCATTAGATTTTGATAGTGCAGTCATTGCTAGTGGTTATTTTAAAACTAGACCTTCCGCAGAGAATATACCAATTATGTTATCTGGAGATTTAGATCCAGAAATCAACAGAATAGATGCTGAATTAATTAATCTTGATAATGCCATAAAAAATGAAGAACGAGAAAGAATCAATGATGTTAATGATTTACATTTTGAACTTTTTAAAGCTAGCGGTATATTAAGAACAGATTTAGACACTGAAACTCAAAATAGAATATCAGATGTTAATTATTTACAAGGCGAAATAGATATAGAAATACAAGAAAGAATTGACGCAGATAATTATTTAAATTCATTACTCACTAATGCTAGCGGAATATTATCAGATGAAATTGACTCCTTAAGTGATTCATTAATTATTGCAAGTGGGATATTAAGAAGCGATTTAAATAATGAAATATCTACTTTACAAAGTTCTTTAAAAAATACTAGTGGAATTTTAAGATTTGATTTAGAAGAACAAATTGATGATTTAGAATACGATTCTACATCTGCAAGGATCGCTCTAAGAACAGACTTAGAAAACGCTGATGCAATTCTTAGGTCTGACCTTGAGCAACAGATAGATAACGTTAACACAGACATGCAGTCTGCTAGCGGTATACTTCGAACAGACTTAGAAAACGCTGATGCAATTCTTAGGTCTGACCTTGAGCAACAGATAGATAACGTTAACACATACATGCAGTCTGCTAGCGGTATACTTCGAACAGACTTAGAAAACGCTGATGCAATTCTTAGGTCTGACCTTGAGCAACAGATAGACAACGTTAACACAGACATACAGTCTGCCAGCGGTATACTTAGAACAGACTTAGAAAACGCTGATGCAATTCTTAGGTCTGACCTTGAGCAACAGATAGATAACGTTAACACAGACATGCAGTCTGCTAGCGGTATACTTAGAACAGACTTAGAAAACGCTGATGCAATTCTTAGGTCTGACCTTGAGCAACAGATAGACAACGTTAACACAGACATGCAGTCTGCCAGCGGTATACTTCGAACAGACTTAGAAAACGCTGATGCAATTCTTAGGTCTGACCTTGAGCAGCAGATAGATGACGTTAGTGCGAATGTTCAATCTAATAGAACAGATTTCGAACAACAAATTATAAGTACAAATACTAACTTGCAAAACGCCAGTGGAATATTGGACCAAAAAATAGACAATTCAATAGGCACAGGAAGCGTAACTTACACTCAAGCTGCGCAGTTAGCAAAAAAATGGGCAATAATATTAGGTTAATTAACCTACGTATATAAAGCCTTCGGTACCAGTACTACCGCTCATTATATTACTATCTCTAGACCAAGCGTATCCATCACTCTCGCTACCGTTATAATCTCTTACTTGATTTAAAGTTATCAGTGTTTCTCCTCCAGCTTCTACGCTAAACAAATGGTTTCCATTAGGTCTATAAACATAAAAATTAGTACTTGTTTGGTTTACAAATTTAAATTCGGTTTCTACACTCAACGCTATATTAAAATGATTACCATAATAGTGACCATATCCACTAGAGCCATTAAGAGTTCCATACAACACACTAGCATTTTGAGTGTTGCTTGCAAAATTCCAAGAATACGGACTATAATAACTAGTTATTCTTACTTCATTCGGGTGGTATTCTGAGATTTCCCAAGAATTTCCTATTGAATCTATATTTAATTCAGGAGCAAAATCACTCCTACTCGTCTCATCACCAACTGTAACCCCATTTTCAAAAGCACGCGCCGAGAACCCTTTAACCCCAGAATGATTGCCGCTCAACGGAAGAGTAAATGTATACAATGAGCCCTCCTTAGTAAATTGATTTACTGTATTCCCACTTAAAGGGTTCACATCCCCGTCTGCTGACGCCTCTCCTTCAGCACTTACCCAGCCAGTTATCGCGGCGTTACTTCCTCCTGTATCTCCGAAATTGATTTTAAAAGAAACGTCAGTAAAATTTCTAGTATCAAGCAACTTAGCTTGAACACCATTTGTTGGAGAGCCGAAAAAGTTTTCAGATTGAACTATCTCTAAAGCCACAATTAAAGGTTCTGTTTGATTACCCTGAAGCAAAGATTCTGCTTGTTGATATTGCGCGGGTGTTGCAGATACAGGCGCAGACAATACAAAAACAACATCTAGCCTAACTTGCGCAAAAGAACTTCCTATAGGGTTAACCCTAATGATGTAGCCAGTGCTTTCTGTTTCCGTAGGTAATGTAAAACTATATGTAGAGTTATTAGAGTCTCCGTAGGAAACATAACCATTATCCTTATCGTATACAACTGAATCTATCATAGTAGAATTTCCAGCTTGGTCACTGTAACTGTACCTGTTTAAGGTGACACTGTATTCGGTTGCGCCAGGAACAGCGTCCCATGTAAGGGTAGCGCCTGCTTGGTCTACAATTTCGTAATCCCAGCCCGCTCTGGACCCAGTTAGTGCGGCAAAATCTGGGCTAGTTATAGATGATTCGTCAAATACTGCAGCAGTAGTGCTAGATGGATCATTTGGGGCGCCATCAGCATTGTCTCCAGTACCATCTCCGTCAGTATCAGTGTCTTCACTATCGTCGAGCGGAAAAGCGTCAACCCCGTCCTGCACGCCGTCTCCATCAGTATCAGCGTCTCCAGGGTCTGTATTTCCAGTAGCTTCTTCATAATCGCCAATTCCATCACCGTCTGTATCTGGGTTATTAGGATCTATTCCCCAACCCATTTCTTCTTCGTAATCATCTAGTCCGTCTCCGTCGGAATCAGTATTATTAGGATCACTGCCTATAGAGGCCTCTTCTTCATCAGTTAATCCATCACCGTCACTATCTAAAACAGAAGACGCATTTGGATACGAATCATAAAAATCAGCAACTCCATCTCCATCAGTGTCCGTAGTATTATCTAATATGTGAAAATCTTTAACTACAACACCTGCGGCTAGCTCATTGTATTCTGAAGTACCCGCTATACTTGGAGAAACTGATACGCTACCATTACCTGTTAGTATTAAAGCTGGATTACCATTACCATCTACGCCTACGTAGGCACCGCTTCCACTGGTTATATTCCAAACGATAGGTTCACTATTTGATTCGTTAGTTGCAACCAAAGCATGAGTTCCTGCAGAAGTGTTCAATGATCCAGACGATTGGTTCCAAGTTAAAGAGTAATTTTGTTTAGCACTTAAAGAAGCGTCGTTAGGAAACGCGTCTAAATCATCAGGAACACCATCTCCGTCTGCATCAGGAACTGTTGTGCCTGGTAAAATTGTATAACTTCCAGATAAACTTGCTTGCGCGTGATTTGCGTTAGCGTCTTCCATGTAAACGGTTTGTCCGTTAATTACATGAGAATGGTAAGGCCCAAGACCATTTGTTGTTAAATATACAGGATAATAATATCCAATCCCATTAGATCCATCATCTCCATAAACAAAATGCGCAGGAGGAGTAGAAACTCCTGGGTTATTTGGCTGAGAATCTGAATTATCCCCTACTCCATCTCCGTCAGAATCTACAGACTCATTGGGGTCATTAGGAAGTGCATCCAATTCATCAACAACACCATCTCCATCGGCATCCATAAAGCTTGGATCTTGAGAATCTTCTATTCCGTCTCCATCAGCATCATATATAAGTAAGGGATCGCCTCGATGAAGATTTAATCTAAGTTTTGCCAACCCAGAATTAAATTTGCTTTTTGTTACTTGCGGCTTATAAATAGAAAATAAATTACTAACATCACTTAATCCTACAAAAGTAAAATCTTCTGATACTGATGAATTAGAATCATCATCAAAAAGAACCGCATTAATTTTAGCAGAAGTTAGCACTTCAGTTTTTAAACCATTAACAATTACATTAAAAGCTTCAACATTATTAAAATCACTCATCACTATAGAAGTGTCGGCATGCCCCCAATACATTTTATCTAAACTTGATAAAGATAAGTTGATTTCTCCTGTTTCGGATTCTATTTTAGACTTAATAGTTTTCATTGATAACGCAGGATCGATTCCAGCGTCTATACCTCCCGATAATGAACCCCACCCCCAAGTAGATATACCAGCTGCTTCAGCTGGATAGGCCCAATTATCATCATCATAAGGTATCATGGTATAAGGGTTACCAGGGGTATTATTATAAAATTCTCTTATCTCTGCTCGAGTATAAGTATTTGGATGATTTTTGCAATGTAATGTTATAAAAACCTGACCATCCTGATCGATAATCAACCATTCAAAATCTTCAGTATTAGCAGTATTAACCTTTACTTGGCATCTATATTTGTTACCCTCCGCCCCGACATTTCTAGCTCTATATTCATAAGCGCCACCCCACGTAGCCCACGCTTTAGCTCCAGGGTAACTTGCTAATTCAAAATTACTCATGTTGTCAATTTTTTTATGATAATGATAAGGCACAGCAATAAAAGGTTTCGCTGGCCCATTATCTTCACTACCAGATCCATCATTAACAGACCAGTTTGTACTCATTAAATGAGAAGCCGCATGAACCGCACCAGGAAAAGTATATAACTCCTGCATTTGCTCAAAAGATAAATTTGATAATTGACAACTAACATATGCATTTTTATAAGAACATTCAATTTTACATGTTGAACTAATTCTCAAATCAAAATTATGCCAATTATAAGTATTATCGGTAGGCTGAAAAGGTGAAGATGATAGAATTAATTTATCTGTATGATTTAATATCCTTAATTCATTATCAGTTATGTCTATGTGAACAGAATAATACTTATCATTAAGCTTAAATTTAACTACGTCTTTAATTGAATATGTATTTCTATCAACTACAGTATTTCTAGCGAAACTCATCCAAAAATTAGCATAAAAACCATCGGAAATTTTATTTAAATCAACTCCAATTATTGTTCTTTTGCCGGAACCTTCAGCTCCGTAAAATGAAGATCCTGTAGATTGATAAACTTGAGGCTGCGGATTAACAGCGCCAACAGGCAACCCGTCATCTGATGCGTGCGCCAAAAGATTAATTCTTGATGGATTCCAATTATAGCCAGCACTATCACCATTTCCACCAATTAAATAATTCGTATTTTCGTCACCCTCCTCAACCCAATTACTTTCTTGATTTTCTTTCCAAAAATAATTTGAGGCTCCGTGCGTATCTAGTGTTGTGACTGCGGTAATTTCAGAAGATGTGTATTTTCCATTTAATATACCCCCAGAATAATTATTTAATTGATAACTAGTGATTAACGTATTGTCAGTCATACGAGGGTAGCCATTTTCTGGATTTATAAAAAAACCAAACCTGCACTTCTTAGCCATTTTAAGACTCGTACTCCAGTTTTAATTCAAATACAGCTGAAGATGTGTCTGTTATATTTTGCGGAAAAACATAATCCTGCATTATTTCGTACCCCTGAGTAAGGGAAAGGTATTTAACTTCTGAAGTTTCCGTCCCAGAATAAATATTATTTATTTTTAAATTTATTTTTTGCCCCGAGTTTACAGCTCTTAATCCAGAGAATTTAGTAGCAATTCCTGTTATTTTTGCATTAGAAAACCCATGCCCTTCAGCTGGTAAAAAATTCAAGTTATTTAATTTCATCACAATACTACCGCCCTTTGAGACAGTAACATAAGTGTCGTCTTGTCCGTCGGATAAAATTGTTCCTATTGCACCAAAACCATTATCGCTAACCAAAGAAGACTGACCTGCTTCGTAAGACATTGAATCGCTAAGAATATACATTTTTGATCGGTTTGGAATTCCATTATCACTCGATCCAGATCCGTCATTTATAGATAAATTATCAATATAATCATTCTGCCTACTTGATCCTAGGGCCATCAACCAATCCCAAGAACTAAAAGATCCATCAGTAACCCAATCTTCCTGCTTCAAATCATATTCTACTTCTACGCCGTGATAAGAAATATAAATTTCTCCAGAATTATTTATAGATAATTTTACATCCGCCCATTCGTTCTTAAGAATATTTAAATTAGGGCTTGAGGCAACGATCTCTGATTCCAAGATGTTATCAGATGTACTATCGGGATTAAATTCTCCACTTTTTCTAGTCGCAATAAAAATTTTCTTATTTTGAAATCCAGGAGTAGTTTTTAATACGTCGCCTCCTCCTTCTAAATCTGCTGCAATATAGGCGATAACCACATTTCCGCTTGCGTCGCCAGCGACAAACAGAACAAGCCCACCGCTTGGTGAAACGTCGTTTTCATCAGTATAAACTCCTACAGTGCGTTGATCGTATCTAGCAAAAAACCCTTGATCAAAAGCATTGACATTCCAGCGGGGTATACAATTCTGACCATTATACCAAGTAGCGCACTTACCTGCTCCTGCATAATTTACAGTGCCACCATTGGTTGATGTGTTAACATAATACCAGGCATGCCTAGATCCAGAATACCATCCTGGTCTAGTGTAAGTATTCACAGGATATCTTCCCATGATGTGGTAATTATTATATCTAACACCATTCGCGTCAAAATGATCATTTCTACCATCACAGGCATAAAAGGAACTATCAGTATAAGGATTAGGGTAAACATCTAAACCTCCATCAAAACCAATTCTTAATTTTCTTGCCATATTTTTTATTACACCTTTTTTTACACTTCCTCCAAAACAATCTGGATACTTAAGCTTGATATTGTAGTGCTGTCACTACTTGCGCTAGAAATATCCCCAATATCAATTTGAGAAATTATTGAACTAATATTAAATTCATCTGGATCAGGACCTACATTTTCAACTCCAACTTGAGTATCAAAACCAAATAACATTAATTCATCTACAGAAGAAGATAATAAAAGTTCTGCGCCAACACTACCCACAGAAGCAGATAAATCGTTTGCAGATAATAATATTTCTGAACCTAACGCTGAGAATTCAACTTCAGACCAAGATCTTAATGCATCTTGAGGGAAGTCATCAGCATTATCTCCAACACCATCTGAGTCTGTGTCTGTGTCTTCGTCTGGGTCATTAGGAAACGCATCTGCATTATCTCCAACGCCATCGGAGTCTGTGTCTGTATCTTCGTCTGGGTCATTAGGAAACGCATCTGCATTATCGCCAACGCCATCTGAGTCTGTGTCTGTGTCTTCGTCTGGGTCATTAGGGAATGCATCTAATTCATCAACAACACCATCACCATCACTGTCCACAAAACTAGGATCCACAGAATCATCTATTCCATCTCCGTCTGAGTCAGTTTGTATCCCTGGATCATTAGGAGCGTCATCCAGTTCATCAACAACTCCATCAGCGTCACTATCAACAAAACTAGGATCAACAGAATCATCTATTCCATCTCCGTCTGAGTCAGTTTGTATCCCTGGATCATTAGGCGCATCATCGGCATTATCCCCGACGCCGTCGCTATCAGAATCAGAACTTTCAGACGGATTATTCGGAAAAGCGTCAGAATTATCACCTACTCCATCTCCGTCAGTATCAACATTTTCTGTTGCGTCATTAGGAAAAGCGTCCGCATGCTCTCCATATCCATCACCATCAACATCAGACCATCCTACTGACATAGATTGGACTTCTAGATAACCATTAATTCTTGTGAATGTTAAATTTAAAACCGAACCCCCAGGAGTTCGATACGAAGTATCAAAGCCTTGAATCAAAGAAGACGAAGGCACACTATTTCCATTAAAGTCATGAGGTGCATAAGTAGAATTACTATAGACTCCGTCGGCAGCATTAAATATTATTCCATCTACAGATATACTTATAATATTAGATCCATCTGAATTATAAATCACACCGCTTGGCAAAGATATTAAAGATAAAGTATCTTTCTTCCTAATAGTAGCGCCAATATTATGCGGTTGGTTTAATGGAGAAGATAATACCAAAGATCCAAATCCAGCGATAACAGCTTCTTCTTCTTGAGCAGTGCCTTCATCTATTATAATTGTGTCTCCAAGAGATAATCCAGAAACGTCATTTACTTGTAATAGATTTGTGCCCGACCCAACAGCTTCAGTAACAAAAGAAACTCCACTAAAAGTAGAAGATAGAGTTACTGAATAATCAGCATCGCTTTCGTTAGGTATTCCATCTCCATCTACATCTGGATCCGTATTATCTCCAACTCCATCTCCATCAGTATCAAGACTTTCTGTTGGGTCATCAGGAAACGCATCTGCATTATCTCCAATACCATCTGAGTCAGTATCTATTGTTTCGCTTGCATCATAAGGGAAAGCGTCTTCATTATCAAGCACTCCATCTCCATCAGAATCTGGATTAGCATAAGCTCTAGCAAATACATGTAATTTAAAACCAGTGGTTCTTATCGTGTCACTGATAAATAAATCAAACTTATCTTTTTGTATGTTAGCTATTGTTGTCGCGTAAAATAAAATATTAGCTGCAACAGGAGTTTCTATTTGTACAAAAACAGAAACCAAGTCCCCAGTAAGAGTTTTTCCAAAAGATATTGTAGAAGATTCAAAACCTACAGGAAGATTATAAGTTACAAAAGCTTCCGAAGTAGAGCTTTCTGACATTGAAATTGTATCTCTAATTGGTTTCCAAAATAAATCTCCGTTACTATTAAAATCTCCAATATAAAACTGACCTTGCTCATCGGACACAACAGCGCCCTCAAAAGGAGGGGTAGAATCATCTAAAAATGCAGCGTCTACCTTTTGCAATTTCAACGGCATTGCCGCTAAAATATTACCCAATTGAGCTTGTACATTAGATAAACTCATATCACTGCAACTCCTCCACGGTTATAAAAACATCACTTACATTCCCAGCGTTAGTAATAACTTGATTATCTATTACTATTTTATTATCATCTATTATCCCAAATGCAGCCTCAAGATTACTTGTTCCATCTTGTTTTGGTCCAGTAATATTTGAGTCATAGTTCACCGAAAAAGAATTACCTCCGTCAGGCTGGACAGAAACCACTAATCGTGAAGTATTAAATACATTTACCCCAATATCTACTGGCTCATATGCAGTCGCAAGAGCGGTCACTGTTCTTTGATTAAACCCTCTAATAGATCCAGTATCACTTTTACTAAAACTATCTCCTATTATTTTTGTGCCTGCAAAATTAATTGTAAAAGTTCCTCTTGGAGAAGAATCATCTACAGATATTTGAAAAGAAAAAGATTTATTATTATTCTTTGTTAAGTTTTGTATTGATATACTTGTATCAGAAACCGAATCTACGGTCAATACATCTACTTCTTCGCTTAAGGTTATATTTACATTATTCAAAACAGCCCCTGAATTTGAAGAACTAAAAAGGTTTGGAGAAAAATTTAAAGAAGGCGTAGTTCCAAAAGACTGGACTTGCACGGATGAGCTGGAAAAACTAGCCGTTCGCCCATTCGAAGCTTTAAATACTTGCACAGAAAAACTACCACTAGTTCTAGAGTTTGCGTTTTCTGCAGAAAATTTAAAAGGTCCACCAGTTAAAGTAGTAGGCTCCTCTTTAATAGAAAAAATACCACTATTACTAAAATTATAATGATCAAAATTATTAGCACTTACATTAAAAGAAACTATGTCAGTAGTATTATTCATTAATCCCGTATTATTAGGATAAGATATAGATATACTGCCAGACGGAGATTGATTATTTGTTTTAATTGTATTATCTGAATTGTAATTTTCAGAAGGATTACCAACTAAATCATTCACTCTTATAGTAAAACTTCTATCAGATACAGAGTTTGAAGCGGAAACATTTACATCAAATTCATGCGTATAAGTTCCATCTAGATTATCTATATAAGAAGGAGAGTTTACAGTTTTACTTGACACTGCTGCCCCCGATATATGTATTTGCCCTATAGCTTTATTTGCAACTACCTTAACCCTAGCAACATCGCCATTTCTAGCTTCAGTCTGCTGTACTGTCACCGCTCCAGATTCGGAATTAAAAGAAGCAGTTCCATAAAAACTGCCAGTCCCTAACTTGTTAACAAATTCTGCAGATATAATTTGCGGGGGAGTATCTTTTTCTATTATTAAATAAGTTTGCCTTGATCCGTTTTTAAATAAATAAGTTTTAGGAGTCGAAGCATCAAGCCTAACTGTTGAATTAAAAGAATACCCATTAGAATGCGTTGATAACGAGGAGGGGTCAATCGCTTGATCGGAATTATCTACCCCGCTTACAGAATAGAAAATTGAAGGTTTATATGATTGAGCATCTCCGCGCTCTAACATAAGTCCCACATCCACTTGATCGCTTGCAGTTTTAACTTTTCTTATAATCTCCCCATTGTATTCCGACTCCAATATTTCCCTTACTCCATTAACAGCACTCACTGATCTTACAAAAACCGGCCCAGTATCTAATCCTCCAGAAGTTTCACCAGAAGAACCCCCAGAAGTTTCTAGCGCAGATAATTGGCCTACGACCACTTCATCAAAATATGCTGTACTACCCCTAAATATATGCCCGCTAATATCTCCAGACTCACTAGTAAAATCTACTATTTGAGAAACACGCATATCTCCAGAAACTTGAAGATCACCACGAATAGTTACATCGTTAATAAAATCCTTATGCCCAAATACTTCGTCGTCTCCGTTAAGCCTAAGGTAGGCTCCGGATATAGCATCTTCTTTTGGAACAAAGCCGGCCATTATAATTCAGTAAAAGTTACGGTTGCAGTAATTCTGCCTCCAACCTGAGATGAGAAGCCTATTGAGTCTCCAGGCTCCAATATAAATTTTTCTTCCCCAAAACTAAAAGTTTGACTTGGGGGAATATAAAGTTCTGATAATATTTTGTTTTCGTTTCCGGGGGTTCCTCCAGATGGCACAATAAAAAGATCAATAACATCAGCGTTTTTTGTATCTATATTACATAAAAAAATACCTAAATTAGCGATCGTTGTGGAGCTAGCTTTTACTAATTCTAAATAACCTGCTTGACTTACAATATTATTAATCATCAGTAAATTCCCCCATACTATGATAAAATATAGCCGACGGATACAAACCCAGCTCCTTCTCTTGACTTATATCTAGTATCTCAGGAATTACTTGTAACTTAGCGATTTGATTATTATCATCCATACAGCATTGCGCAACTTTTTCCCATTCATTTTGACTAGAAGAGCATATAATAGATTCGCATAATTCGTCTACCATTTTATTTTGTGCTTTATTAAGTTTTTTTACAGAATGCTTTTTTAATACTTGAGACTTAACAGCTTTGTTTAAATTTTCTATTTTAAATATAACATCTTTTATATCTGAAGGTGTAATTTTTTCTGTTGATTTATTTTCTTGCGGAATTCCATTAGTGCCAGTAGGCCTACCGCTTTCTTTTGTAGGTGCACTTTGTTGGACAGGAGGTGCAGCTTTTTGCATAGTTTCTTTCTGAAGAGCCCTATCTTTTTCTGCCCCTGGATTCTCAACAGAAGGAACTCCTCCGACTAATGGATTAAATTTACCCTCTTTTCTTTGAGACAAAAATTCTTCTTGAGCGAGATCTAAATCTTCCCCCGCAGGATATATTCCAGATTTAATTGCATTAATTCCTTGTTCAGGAGTAAGTATGCCTAATTCAATCAGTCTTGTGGCGACTCTTTGTAATTGGACTTCGTCTTTAATATCAATCTCTTCAAAATGAGCTACAGGGTATTGCCTAAAGCCCATATTTTCGCAAACCATTTTAATTTGATCTTGCAAGAAATCATTAAGAAAAGCGTTCCTTGCTTCTTTTAATCTTTCTAAAAAGATTTCTGCTTTTACTTGAGTATTACTATATCTTTCGTCTCCAACAATAATGTTTTGTAATCCCTCCCTAATATCTTGATTAACTATCTGATATTTATCTGGGCCAACAACCTTCCTTATATCTGGTATAACAAAATCTGCCTTAGTAGTATAGTCACTAACCAAAACCCTCCCAACGCTTTCGTTTTGAAAAAGCTTCTGCATGGCTTCTAAATTTCTAGGATTTATCCCCCCTTTTTCAGGTTCAGCGCCCATAGTAATAAGCAATATAACATTTTCTATAGTTCTACATATAGCCTGATCTATTTTTTTAAGTTCTATTTTGTAATTTATATCATCTAACACGGGGAAGCCGAAAGGTATTGCAAACGGTTCGTAATCCTGCTTTTTATAAAAAGAGTGAATAATTTTATCATCAGGAAGAGGAACTTTAACCCCATCTCTTGGAAAAGAATTAGTATCTAATATTTCTTTTACTTCCTTAGGCATACTATCAAATACCTGCTGATCATATTCTGTCTTGGGGCTCTTCAGTCTTTCTAAATCGTATTCAGATAAGACTTTAAAATACTGGCCCTCACTAAAAGTTGTCGCCCGATGAGCCATAATATCATAAGGGTTAAGAAATATGTATCTTATTGGTATTCTACCAGGCTCCAAACCGCCATAAACCTTAGACATTTTAGCAAAGTCTTCTCGCGTGAATTTTCCGTCCACTCTATACATGAAGATATTCCCAGACCTGTAATACTCTCGAAAGTATTGGTCTCTAATTTTCCATAAATTAACTTTATCAAACCACTTATATACAAATTCTCTTGACTTCTGATTGCCGCCTTGAAGCTGTATATTTGAGTTGGCGAACTCAGACATAATATCTATTGCGTTTCTAAAAATTGATATATTAGCGTAGGCCTTCTGGCAGAGTTCAACAGAATCTCTTATAGAAATTCCGCTAGAAGAAAAATCATAAGGCAATACCCCGCTTCTTATATTTTCATACTTATCTTTCTTTTGAGCTTTAGCTTTAGTATTAGACCTTCTATTTGTCCTACTTTGCCCTGGTTCATTTCTGTTCGCATTAGATTGCTGCAATATTACCGACGCATTTGTGGTTTCAGAATAATAAGACTCTCCAGCAAAAGCAGGAGGCACTTGATCCTCAGAGACTATAGGGATTGCTGGTGAATTAGGCTTGTCGAATTTTTTCCAATAGTCAGACTTTTTATTATATTTTCTTTTGCTCACGCTATATCTGTACACCTATATTATATAAAAGTCTAAGTAAAGTCTAAAGTTAACTTTTAACTTTTATTAAAAAACATTATGTGTAACAATATTCATGCATATAGGAATAACTACTAGATTTAATTACGGATTTTTTTCTAACGGGTTGTACCAGAACATAATACTACTTTATGAAATACTTGAATCCGCTGGGCACGATGTATTTTTTATAGATTTTTGCGGAAACCAAGAAGAGTCTATAATTAAAACAGACATTGAACAAAGTTTTTTAAATAATAAAAACATTATATCTTACGATGAATTGTCACCAATAAAGCACCATTTAGATGTCGTTTGTACCCCAGGCATAGCATGCAATCCAGAGCATGCAGAAAAATACAAATCAGTGAATTCAGAATGTAAAATTGCTGCCATTAATTATGGAAATGTTTTAGTTACAGATATTTGTAATTATATTTGCAGTGAAGAAAACCATGGAGGCTGGGCTTCCGAGCCAAGTTCTTTAATTCATGACGCAGTTCTATATTCTCCCCATTACGACTTCTGTGAAGATTATTTAAAAATAAATACTTCGCCAAATACTTTTGAGCTACCATATATATGGGATCCTAAATTTATATATGGTTCAGCACAAGTTCTTAATATACAAGAAAAAGATTTAAAATACAATATAAAAGAAAAAAATAATATTGCTATAGTTGAACCCAATATTAACTTTAGTAAAACTTTTATACCTCCATTATTTACAGTTAAACATTTATTAGTACATTATCCAGATATTTTTGAAAAAGCTATATTCTTTGGCACATTAAAATTAATCAATGATGAAAAAGATCAACTAAGATCTAGAATATTAAATGATAGGGTTTTCAGAAACCATATAAAAAGAATGATATTCGATCCACGAGAAGCTATGCCAAAAATTATGAGTAAAGATAACCCCATTTTTCTCAGCCACCAACATTTAAATGCATTAAATTATACGTATTTAGAAGCTGCCCATTTTGGATACCCTTTAGTTCATAACTCTGAATTTATAAAAGATTTTGGATATTACTACGAAGATTTTAATATGATTGAAGCTGCAGAACAATTAAAGCTTGCCACAGAAGAACACAACGATAATTTGGATATAAAACTAGAACAAGGAAAAGAGTTGTGCTGGAAATACAGCCCGAACAATCCAGACAATATTAAAAAAACTTCACAACTGTTTGAGAATATTTAAATTCCCATTCTATCGCTTTTAGGGTACATACATTCAATGGCAAAAATTATTGCTGCTGAAAAGATAAAGCTGGACAGTGTAACAATCGAAAAAAATGCTGGTGGTAAACTAGTATTTGATAATGTAGTTCAAGCTGATGTAAGCGTCACAGGTTCTCTTGAATCTCGACAAAGCGTTACAGAAGTCGCACAGACATCCTTAACATCTTCTCTGGAAACCAGAGTAAGTGTTCAAGAAAGTACTGCTTCTGACATTCAAAATAACGGCGTCGACTCTATTGAGACCCGATTAAGTGCTGAAGAAGTTGAAATGGACAGCAAAGCTGATTCCCTTACAACTCGCGTAAGTGCTGAAGAAGTTGAAATGGACAGCAAAGCTGATTCCCTTACAACTCGCGTAAGTGCTGAAGAAGTTGAAATGGACAGCAAAGCTGGTTCCCTTACAACTCGCGTAAGTGCTGAAGAAGTTGAAATGGACAGCAAAGCTGATTCCCTTACAACTCGCGTAAGTGCTGAAGAAGTTGAAATGGACAGCAAGACTGGTTCCCTTACAACTCGTTTGAGTGCTGAAGAAGTTGAAATGGACAGCAAAGCTGGTTCTCTTACAACTCGTGTAAGTGCCGCTGAAACTTCCCTTACAACTCGCGTAAGTGCTGAAGAAGTTGAAATGGACAGCAAGACAGCTTCCCTTACAACTCGTTTAAGTGCTAACGAAGTTGCTACAGGATCAGAAGGTAGTCAAGTTGATTCTATTGAGACCCGCTTGAGTGCTGAAGAAGTTGAAATGGACAGCAAAGCTGGTTCTCTTACAACTCGCTTGAGTGCTGAAGAAGTTGAGATGGACAGCAAAGCTGGTTCCCTTACAACTCGCTTGAGTGCTGAAGAAGTTGAAATGGACAGCAAAGCTGGCTCTCTTACAACTCGTGTAAGTGCCGCTGAAACTTCCCTTACAACTCGCGTAAGTGCTGAAGAAGTTGAAATGGACAGCAAGACTGGTTCCCTTACAACTCGCTTGAGTGCTGAAGAAGTTGAAATGGACAGCAAAGCTGGTTCCCTTACAACTCGCTTGAGTGCTGAAGAAGTTGAAATGGACAGCAAGACTGGCTCCCTTACAACAAGAATTAGTGCCTCCGAAGTATCGATCCAAGGAACGATACAAAGAATTGATAACAATATTCGCGTATCGAACTTTGCTATCTCTAGCGGAGCGCAGTCCATTACCTGCGATTATACTGGGTTTGGCTTCACAGCTACTCAGTCTCCAAAGGTTATGGGGCAAATCAAGAACAGTGTTTCTGGAGATCCAATCGTGATCTGCCAGTTGAGGAGCGTTAGCAATACCCAAGCAATATTCGATTTTTCGGATAACATTGCAGGTACTGGATACAGTATGGATATTATTCTATCTGTAGAGCCTCAGGGGCATGATTCCTGATTTAAAATTAAAGATAGTTTAGTTACTACGCCCCCCGCAAGGGGGGTTTTTTTGTGTAAAAAACCTTATGGACTTTTTTGAATCTTTTAAAAAATGGGAAAAAGAGGAGCTTGGTAAATACAGACCATCTTCCAATAAAAAACGCAAACGTAAAAAAACCAACAATTCAGAAAAAAATAAATTTTTATTAAGACTAAAGCATAAAAGCAAATACTTAAGTATAGAAATGGAAATCCTAGAAGAAGAGCTTTCCGAAGCTAAACAAAAAATGTTTGCATCAATCATAGAATATTGCGCTAATAACCCTAATTGCAAAAACCCGCTTGTTGCAGATAAAGCTCATGATAAACCAGAAGCAAAAGAAGTGACAGACTCAGAAGCTGATGAAGTCAAGTCTTTATATAGAGAGATCGCGAAAGTAACCCACCCAGACTTAAAAGACGAAGAGCTTACAGAGATGTTCATAAGCGCTACAGAGGCTAAAGAGACTAACAAGATAGAAGATTTAATAGAAATATCTTTTGATCTAGACATTGATCTTTCAGAAATATCTATTGATTTTTTAGAAAAAATAGAAAAAGAATTATGCGAAAAAGAAAAAACTATACAAGAAAAAAGAAAAGATATAGCCCTTCAATGGAACAAGGCCTCAAAAACACAGCAGAATGATTTAATAAAATTGATGTGCCCAGAACAAAAAGATTGAACTTTTTCTTGACTTAATTCGTTATATGCTGTAATATAAAAAACATGAACGATAAAACAGGAGAACTTTTAACAGAAAATATTGCAGGTGTAAATAGAATACTGCCACATAAACACAAATATGCATGGGACCTTTTCCTGAAAAGCTGTGCGAACAATTGGATGCCCACAGAAATATCCATGCAAAACGACATTCAACAATGGAAAAATGGAGATATTACAGAAGATGAAAAATTACTTGTTAAGCGCTGTCTTGGATTTTTTGCTGGAAGCGAGTCTTTGGTTGGTAATAATCTTTTGCTTAGTGCCTTTAAATACATTACTGACGCTGAGTGCCGCCAGTATATCCTTCGTCAAGCATTTGAAGAAAGCCTTCACAACCTTACGGTAGTATACGTTTGTGATAGTTTAGATTTAGATATTGATGAAGTGTTTACCGCCTACGAGAATATTCCAAGTATTAAAGCTAAAGACGACTTTCTTATGGCTATAACCAACGACATAGGAAGACAAGATTTTAACCCACACTCTAAAGAAGGAAAGCAAGAAATACTAAGAAACTTTCTTACCTACTGGATTGTTTGCGAAGGAACTTTCTTTTTTAGCGGCTTCGCAATGTTGCTTGCATTAGGCAGGCAAAACAAACTACAAGGCATTTCAGATCAAATCAAGTACACCCTTAGGGACGAAAGCTCCCACATAGCCTTTGGTACATATTTAATTAATACCTTAATAGAGCAGAACCCTACAATATGGACTAAAAAAATTCAAGATGAATTTGTAGAGCATATTAAAAAGGCTGTTGAACTAGAAATTGCTTATGCACACGACGTTCTACCAACAGGAATATTAGGTTTAAATGCAGAAATGTTTGTCGATTATATGTATTATATTGGAAACAGAAGGCTTGAAGCGATCGGTTTAGATTACAGATTCCCTAGTGATAAAAACCCATTTCCTTGGCTTGGAGAAGTTGTTGACGTGCAGGCCATGGGTAATTTCTTCGAAAGAAGGGTCAGAGAATATCAACAAAGCGGCTCTTTAGAAGACGATTTTTAAAAATACGTGTAATACTCTTGTATGAGTATCAATTACCCAAACAACCAAACCCCTACAAGTTTAACTAAGCCAAACTACTCCAACCAAGGAGTGTTTAATTCATCCAAAAGAAAACAAGATCGAGGCTATTACGGCAACGATAATGACTCGAACTATTACCCTAATTCAAATAGTGGTAATAATACTAACAGCAAAAATCCAAGGTCAGATAGATATCCAAATTCCAATCTAGGCGGCCCATATTAATATATAAAATTATGTTTTTTTGTTTATTATATATTCTATCTGCACTAAGCATTTCTTCTATAGCTGCTTACTTTAGTGTTATTGGTCTTGCCACAATTTTTCCAGGTTCTATAAAATCTGTTATTATAATGGGTGGAGTGCTCGAAGTAGGAAAAATAGTTACCGCTATATGGCTCCATAGAAATTGGAAAAGTTCTCCGCTACTAATAAAAAGCTACCTAAGCTTTGCAACCTTAACTCTTATGGCAATAACCAGCATGGGAATTTTTGGCTTTTTATCTAAAGCACATATAGAACACCAAACAACAACAGAAAAAACTGTTGCCAAAATAGAAGTTATAGATAACAAAATATCTAGAGAAAATGAATATATAACAAGACAGCAAGAAAATATAAATAGATTAAAGTCTAGTATGTCTAACAAGCAATCTACAAGTAGACTTGATATTGATTCTGAAAATCAAAAAATAAAAGACATAACATCACAGCTTAATAAGGATATTGCTTTTGAACAAAATAGAATTGATGAATCTAATAATAAAATTATAAAAATGGATAAAGTTTTATCTGATTTAGAAAGTTCTTCTGGCGGTTTATTTTCAAGCAAAAAGAAAAAAATTGAAGAACTAAAATCCAGCCAATCTCCTGAAAGAGAAGCGACATCAAATGAAATTAAAAATTATAACAATAACATAAATTCCTTTAGGCAGTCTGCAAACGAAAAAATTAATACCATAGAACAAAAAATAACAAACTTTAGAGAATCTAGCTCTAATAAAGACACCTCAGTTCAACCCCAAATAGAACAATTTAATCTCAAGATATCCGAAGCTTACGGAAGAATAGACGAACTAGAAACTGGTAAAATAGGTTTTGCTGATAGCGCAAGACAGCTAGAAGCTGAAGTCGGTCCAGTTAAATATGTTGCGGAAGCTATTGCTGACTTTACGGGTAAAGAGTTTGATATCTCTCAAGCAGTTAGGATTGTTATTATCATTCTCGTATTAGTTTTTGACCCCTTGGCTATACTTTTAGTTATCGCCGCAAATATTAGTATTGAAAAACATTTCCCTGTATCTAAAAAAGCTAACAATAAAATAAGAGAACAATACGAAGCGGCAAAGAAAGGTGTTGAAGAAAAAACCTTAGAATTAAATGATCTTAAAAACAAAATAGAAAATTATGAAGTTCTTTATAATAAAACAGAAGAAGATGTAGACTCGAAAAAGACAGAGCTAGAAATGATGGAAAGAGAATTAAGATCTAAACATGAACAGTTAGACGAACTAAAAAAAGAATCATTAAACCATAACGCTAAGCTGGTTCAAATCAAAAATAAAATTAATTCAAAAAAGGCTCAAGTACAAGAACAAAATATAATAATCAAAGGTAAAGAAGATTCTCTAAAAATCGAAAGAGAGAATGTAATCTCTTTACAAAATAATTTAAATCAGAAGAAAGATGAAGTCAGTCAAAAAATATTAAAATTAAAACAAGAGTCTGAATCCCTTTCTAAACAAAAAATAGATCTAGAAAAAGACAAAGACGAAATTAAAAAAGAAATTGAATTACTCAAAGAAGAGGTTTCAGCTCAAGAAAAATTAATAGATTCCCTAAAAAACACTTACGCAGAAACAAGAAACACTTCAGAATTAAAATCTTTATTTAAAAATTTTAATTTATCTGAAACAGTTTGCATCTTAGATAATTCAGAAAAGATTGTTTCAATTGGAGACAATCTAGGTAGGGTACATCAATTTGTAATACCTACTGAACACTTTGACCTTAGTCACAAATACTACCATTCTGTGGTTAAAAAATTAGAGGCTATAGAAAACGAAGAATACTTGCCTCACGAGTACAAAGATGAAATGCAAAAGTTTATCAGGTCCGCTCCCCCGAAATATAATGTATTGACATAGTTTAATTTATGTGTTATACTTCCTGAGTGAAAAAGAAAACAGTTCTAGAAAAGCTATTAATAAAAGAAAGCTTAACCTGCAAGCAAGACTATGTAAAGCAGTATAGTATTTTAAATAGTTTACTTAAAAAATATGAACACCCATTATTTTGGGAAAAGTTTTCTTTAAAAGAAAAAATTAAATCACTATTCTTCTTTAAAACAGACCAAGGGAGAAGAATAATACAAAGACAATATAAAGAATTTTGCCAGAGCCCAGAAAGTAAATATAAAAACTACAGGATTGGGAGAAAATCCGGCGGAAGTGTTCCACATAAAAAAATAAATAAACTAACAACAAGGAGGTTCCTAAATGGCTAAGACAGAAGCTTTAGATCAGATCAATTCTTTTTTATCTGACAAAAACAATAAAAAATATCATTTCAATAATTTTGAAGACTTAAATTATAAAATTCCATCTGGAAGTATTAATCTAGATATTGCCCTGGGGGGTGGATTAACGCCAGGAGCACATAGGTTTACTGGGGTAAATGAAGGGGGGAAGACTAGCTGTGCGCTTGGGTTTGCCAAGCATTTTCAAGATCATTTTGGGGATGATGCCATGATCATAGTAATAAAAAGCGAAGGTAGGCTAAGTCCTGAAATAATTTCTAGAAGCGGGATAGACCCTGCCCCTGAAAGATTTTTTGTATTTGACTGTAATATTTTTGAAAAAGTTTTTGAACTCATAAGAGAGCTTGTATTCAATAATAAAGAAGGTAGAAAATTCATGTTCATTGTGGATAGTGTTGATGCACTTTGCAGAATTAATGACATAGATAAAGGTTTTGACGAGCCTGAGCAAGTTGCAGGCGGAGCGCTCATAACATCTGTTTTCTTAAAAAAAATGGTTCTGCCAATCAGCAAAATGGGGCATATGATGATTTTAACTTCTCAAGTTAGAGTTGAAGTTGCAACAAACCCTTATGCTTCAAGAGGTGGCCCAAAAGTAAAACAAGCAGGAGGTAATGCTGTAAAACACTATGCTAATTTCATCCTAGAATTTGAAGAAAGGTGGAGCGGGGATGTGATGTACAGTAATCCATCGGCCACGAGAATAGACGATAAAGGAGATCCTCTTGGACACTATTGTAGAATCAGGTTCAGAAAAAGTGTTAATGAAAAGACTGGTAGCCTTGTAAGGTACCCAGTTAGATACGGACAAAAAGATGGCAACTCCATCTGGAAGTCTAGGGAAATATCTGACTTAATGTTTACATTTCAAATGGCATCTAAAAGCGGAGCGTGGATATCTTTATCAGAAGAAATCAAAGAAGAGTTAAAAGCTAAAAATATTGAATGCGAAAGCAAATTCCAAGGCGAACAAAAGTTCTTAAATTATTTAGAACAGAACCAAGAATTGCTTGATTTTCTCTATCTTGAGTTTAAAAATTTAGTAGATGGAATTTAAAACCTTATTAGGTTCTGTCAAAAAAATCACTAAACCCCACAAGTATAGAATTGACTGGTCAGGGCCTAGTCGAAGTAAAATTCAATTTAGAGTAAAATCAAAATTAAATAAAATATGGAACAACCATATCGTATTTGAAGAGTTCCCTCTAGCTGGAACAAAAATGTCTTTTGATTTTTATAATGCCAACAAAAGAGTGGCTATAGAAGTTCAGGGCAGACAACATGTAAAGTATGTCCCCTTTTTTCATGGTAAAAATAAAATTAATTTCATATCACAAATGAGGCGAGACCATCAAAAGCGAGAGTTTTGCGACATGAACGACATTAAGCTAATTGAAGTGTTCTCAGAAAAAGAAATAGATGAGCTAATAAATAAAGGTGTACTTAAATAGGTGGAAGATTTTAATCCAGATAAAATCCCAAAGTTCAGTATGCCCGAGTCTGTACTGCAAAAAATATATGAATTCTCAGGATCATCAGAAGAAAGCGGAGGCTTTCTTTTGTTCTTTGTAGATCAAAACGGAGTCCCGGAAGTTGTGTCTCAAAGTTCTTCTGCTATAGTTGAGATGGGGATCAGGAAAGCTGCGGAAAGTTACTTGTGTGAAGTTGAAGAAGCCACAAGACCCAATATCAACCCAGAAGAAGATTGACATACAGTTAAACCTGTGGTATTATCATTCTTAACATGATTTATTCTTACGACTGCGAACAGCAATTTCTATCAGGCTTAATAAAATTCCCTGAAATATATCCAGAAATAGCACATCATATTTCTGACGATGATTTCTTCAGTGAAGCTAGCCAGGTTAATAAGACTATATTTTGCGTACTAAGGCAAAGTTTAGAAAACACAGAAAGCGTAGACGAAATAGTCTTATCTGAAAGAGTAAAATCTTTAGGTATAGATTTTGAAGATAACATAAACATAGCAGATTACATTAAGGCTTTATCTATGAGAAAGACCTCTGAGAATTCAGTCTTAACATCCGCAAGAGAACTTAAAAAACTTTCAGTTAAAAGAATCTTGTGCCAAGCTTCATCAGATATAATTGACCAAGTTAAATCCCTACCAAATACAGCTTCCTATTCTGAGATTGTTGATACCGCTGATTCAATATATAATAAAAACATCAATGTATTCCAGGAGGAGTCTGATAACCCAGAAAATATTTTCTCAGAAATGAAAGATATCATGGAGGAGCGGGGCGAAAACCCAATAGAAGAATTTGGATTCATGGGGCCACACGAATCAATTAATAACCTTTATGGATCCCTATTGAAGCCTGGCAATATAACTGTAGTTGTCGCTCGTTCTGGCGTTGGAAAAACTCAGTTCTGTATGGATTTTTGTACAAAAACTTCATCCAAATATAATAACGTGCCAGTGCTCCATTTAGACAATGGAGAAATGAGTAAAGAAGAAATAATGAATCGTCAGTGCGCGGCTATGACAGGAGTACCTCTTCACTTAGTTCAAACAGGAAAATGGAGAAACGCGGGCAAGGAAATCGTTAATCAAATGAGGCAGGGTTTAGAAAAAATAGAAAACTTGCAGTTCTATTATTACAATGTGGGCGGCATGTCTGTAGATAATATGATTAATTTAGTTAGAAGATTTTACTACTCAAAGGTTGGTAGGGGCAATAGAATGATTTTAAACTTTGACTATATCAAAACTACTTTTGAAAATTTTAGTTCTAAGACTGAATGGCAGGTCGTAGGAGAAATGGTCGATAAGTTCAAAAGGCTTGTTATGAAAGATATCGTATTCGAGAACGAACCAATGATCGCTATGTTGACTAGCGTACAAAGCAATAGAACAGGAATAGTAGGCAACAGGAATTCAAATAACATAGTAGACGACGAAAGTATTGTTTCGCTTTCTGATAGAATCACGCAGTTCTCTTCTCATTTGTTTAGCTTAAGAAAAAAGACTGCAGATGAATTGCAAAACGAACCCGAAGAGTTTGGCTCGCATAGATTAACCTGCCTCAAGCATAGAGATTTAGGAAAAGACGTTGTGCGAGCTTTAAGTTTAGTTGAAATGCCAGATGGAACAAAAGTCAGGAATTCAATTAATCTGGATATAGTTAATTTTAATATTAGTGATAAAGGGGACATGAAAGATTTGTCCGATAGTATGAATGTAGAAGACGTAAATTTAAATAATGCAGAAAACTTTTTCCAAGCGCCGAACTTTTCATAAAATGGAACCCGAAGAAATTAAAGACAGCCTATTAAGGCTGGGTTATAAATTAAGCGATAGAGGCTCCTATTGGCAGACTAGCGCGCTATTCAGAAATGGAGATAACCCTACCGCATTACAGATTTATAAAAACTCTGGAGTATGGAAAGATTATGTTCAAGATACTACTTTTAATAGTTTCCAAAAATTAGTTCAAGTCACGCTAGGAACAAATGACCCTAAAGAAATTAAGAAATATATTAGCGACGATAAAGGTTTTAAGTATGACAAAATTATATCAGAAAGTATATCTAAAATAGAAATGGAAGAAGTATACCCCGAAGATATGCTATCAAGACTATTACCCCATTATAAATTTTATAACAACAAAGGCATTGATACAGAAGTTTTAAAAAACTTAAAAGGAGGTTTAGCCACATCGGGCAAACTTAATGGCAGGTTTGTGTTTCCAATTTTTAATGAAAATAAACAAATACATGGTTTTTCTGGCAGAGATATTTATAACAATGACAGCAGACCCAAATGGAAGCACATAGGTAGAAAAAGCAATTGGGTTTATCCTGCTTTCGCAGACCCTTTAACAGAACAATCAATCAGCGATTGCGGGCATGTAATTATCGTAGAAAGTATTGGGGATTTATTAAATTTAAAAACGCACGGAATACATAACGTTTTAGTTTCTTTCGGGCTAGATCTTTCTAAGAAACTATTAAATTATCTAACATTTATTAACCCTAGCCACATAGTATTATCGCTTAATAATGACGCTTTATCTAAAGATAATCGAGGCCTAGAAGCCTCCTATAAGAATTTTTTAAAAATGATATCTCATTTATTTATGCCAAGTAAAATTAAAATTCACCAACCATTACAAAATGATTTTGGAGATATGAATTCTAATGAATTTATCAGCTGGAAAGACAACTTGCAATCTTGTATTCAATACGATTCTTTGTCTGAAATAAAATCTGCTTGTAAACAAATGTCGCGAAGCGGAAAGCTTAGCGCTAATCTATCAAAAAACATTAAATCAATTTTATGAAAAAACCCATTTTCCTATCCGCCAGCAGAATTAAAACTGCGCAACAATGTTCTTGGTTATATTGGGCCAAGTACGTATTAAAACTTCCAGACAAAAGCAATGATGGCGCATCAAAAGGATGGATATGTCACCTTATTTTTGAAGTGCTTGGAAACGTAAGAAGGAAAAAATATTTTGATTTAATAATCAAAGAGCAAACTATTTGGTGCGTTCCTTCTATCGAAAAAATGGTACACAAACATGCAAAGCGCTTAAGCGTTTTTAACCAAGAAAGCCTAGATGACATAAACAAAATGGTAGTCAACGGTTTAAACTACGATTTTTTCGGAAAAGACCCAGGAAAACTCGACAAGTCTTTCTCCGAAAAAGAGTTTAATTTACAGATTGAAGAAGGAGAAAAAAGATATAACATAAGAGGGTTTATCGATAAATTATTTCTTTACGCAGACGGATCCGCAATAATAAGAGACTTCAAATCAAGCAAGCAAAAATTTAAAGGCAAGGAAATCAGCGACAACATGCAAGACTTAATGTATTGTCTAGCGATTAAAAAATTATACCCAAAGTATAAAAGTATTAGTGAGTTTTTGTTTTTAAAATTTGTTCTAGAAAAAGATATGCTGGGTGAATCTGGCCCAGGAGTAATAAAAATGAAAGAATTATCAGATGATGTTCTTGAGGGGTTTGAGTATGAGCTGTCTGGCGTACAGAATTATTTAGAAAATTTTTCAGAAAATAATGCAAAATCCAATTTTGCTTCAGATCAGTCTTACCCTAAAGACGGCACATTTGGAGGGCCTTTGTCTTGCGGTAAAGATGGCTACAAGATGTCTAAGGGTAAGGAAGTTTTAGATAAAGATGGAAGCCCAATCAAAGCCTACATATGTCAGTTCCGTAAACCTTTTGAGTACTATGTGCTTTTGGATGAAGAGGGAAGCATCAAAAAAAGTGTATACCCAGAAGACAAAGATTCATTAGATCAAAAATTAGAGAAAGGATTTACAATTGAAAAAAGACAATATAGCGGATGCCCATCATTCCAGTGCAGACATAACGACTTCGAACTTTAGATCATCAACTAATGTAGGGGTTATTCTAAGGCTTGGTCAGTTAGTGGTTTTAGCTAAGAGAATTGAAGTATGCCCACATAATAATTTTAAAGTTCCATTCGGAGGTTACTGGTCTCCATTTTGTGGAGCAGTAGAAGCTGGAGAATCTCTCGAGAAAGCGGCATGCAGGGAAGTTTTAGAAGAGACAGGTTTAATTATAGATGAAAATAAATTAAAAATTTTGTCAAGAATTAGAGACTTGTCGCTATTTGAATATCCACTAGAAAGAATGGAAACTATCAATTTAGATTACGAGCACACTGAATGCGGGTATTTTAAAAGCCAATACATAGATACCCTACCAACACCAATGGATGAAGAGATCGTAAACATTATAAAAAAACTATGAAAATATCAATACTATTATTACTATCTACATCTTTTTGTTTTGCTGATAAATTATATTTCAATAATGGCAAAAGTCTTGACGCAAAAATATTAGAAGCTAATGAAACTCATGTAATCATACAGAGAGCTGAAGATCTTCAACAATTTAGATTCAAAACGTCAATGTTAACACAAGACACTCAAAAACAAATTGAGCTTTATCATTCAGAAAATAGGTACAGCCAAATACCTCAAGTTAAAACCCCATTAGATAATAAGACTTTAAAAATTTATTCATCATACATTGACTCTTTAATCGAGCAAAACTTACGAGAAAAAAGAATTCAAAAAACTAAAGACATAGAAGACTCGGTATATATTAGACGTACTTATCTTACTTTAATAGGTAGAATCCCCACACAAAAAGAGATAGAAGAATTTGAAAGCGACAGAACGCCTAATCCTCGACAAAGCCTCGTTTTAAAATTACTTAACTCTGAAGGTTATGTGAGCCATCAAATGAATTGGTGGAGCGACATGCTCAGGATAAAAGATAGAGTAAACGGAACTAATATTAACGTTGGAGCGGTTTATAGAAAATGGTTAAGAGAATCTTTAAGAGAAGGCAAAACCTACGATCAAATTGTTACAGAATTAGTGTCAAGTACAGGTAGAATATTCGAAACAAAAGAAAGCGCAGCAGTTAGTTACTTCTTAAGAGATAGAGGCATGCAAGCCGACAATCTTTCCCACACCATAAGAATATTTTTAGGGACAAGACTGCAGTGTGCTATGTGCCATGACCATCCTTTTGACCGCTGGACACAAAAAGAATTTTATGAAATGACAGCATTCACCTCTGGCATTGGCAATGTAAGAGTTAATTCTGCTGGTAGAGAAATCGGCAAGTTAAGTTCTGAGATCAATAAGGATGCAGATTCAAGGGCGGGTTTATTCAATAACTGGAGAAACCAAATCAGAGACTCTTTAATATTTGGGATAGAAAGTAATGGCACTGGCCAAATAAAACTGCCCAGAGATTTTGCGGAATCAAATGGCAAACCTGGTGATACAGTTTATGCTAAAGCGATTTTTACCCCCAAACCTATATTTGACCCTAAAGCGTCTGACCCTAAAAGCAGAAAAATTTTAGCAGAATGGATAACAAGCAAAGATAACCCAAGGTTCACCACCATGATTGCAAATAGAATATGGAAGCAAATTTTTGGCGCAGGACTAATCGAACCAATAGATACAATGTCAGATAAAACTCTTTCGAGTAATGAAACTCTCATGAAATACTTAGAGCGCATTTTTGTTAGTGTGAACTACGACATCAGAGAATACCAAAAAATTTTACTTAATACAAAACTTTTCCAAAGACAGTCAAAAAAAGCTGACTACAAAAGTCTAGAAGAATATAATTTTGAAGGGCCAATACTCAGACGCATGACAGGAGAGCAGTTATGGGACTCTTTAGTTACTCTAGTTTACAATGATATCGACAGTCAAAAAAGATTTTACCTTCATAATCAACCTGACTATTCACCAATATTCAATAGGTATAAAGACATGTCGGGTCAAGAAATTTATCAAGATATCAAAAAACTCGCTGACGAAAACCCCGGAGAAAGAAATTTTATAAAACTAATAGACGAACATCAGTATTCTAATAATAAATTCCCCGACCGCCAGCTAGTGAGAAGTAGCTACCTTAGCTCTCCAGCCCCAGGAGGGCACCTTATACGGCAGTTTGGCGGTTCAGATAGAGAGCAGATAGATAATAGCAGTAAAGAGCCAAATACCCCGCAGGTTTTAAGTCTGCTGAATGGCTTCGTGGAGACAAACATCTTACGTAAAAAAGACGCAGATTTTATGGAGCAAATGCAATCAGAAAAATCAAAAAATAAACAGATTGAAAGCGTTTTTCTTTCGATATTAGCCAGAAAACCAACGACTAGAGAATTTAATGCTTTAAAAAATATCATTGAAAAACCAGATGGATTCAAGCATGTATCTTGGATTTTATTGAATTCTCATGAGTTTATTTTTATTAAATAAGTGTATATAATATGTTATGAACGATATAAGTAGAAGAAGTTTTGTCGCTGGCCTCGCCAAAGGCTTGTTAGGTGTTAATGCTATAATTGGCTCAAAAGAACTATTAGCGCTAAATACACCTGACGTTATACCCAAAGCGAAAAGCGTAATATTCTTATATATGGGAGGAGGGATGACGCACATTGACACTTTTGACCCTAAGCCCGAAAATTCAGATGTTATGGGAGAAACAAATGCAATCGACTCTTCTGCTCATGGAATACAGCTTGGGCATTGGCTGCCAAAAACCGCTTCTCAAATGCATAGAGCTTCCTTGCTTCGATCTCTCAATACAAACCAGGGCGCTCACGAACAGGCTAATTATTTACTTCACACAAGCTACCAAAAAAGAGGAACTATAATTCACCCAACTCTTGGAAGCTGGATTACAAAAATGAGAGGGAACGCAAACGCCAATTTACCAGCTAATGTTAGAGTTAATGGTGGAAGCAATATTTTAGGCGCAGGATATTTCGAAAAAAGATACGGGCCGCTTCCGCTAGGAAATCCTAGCGCAGGCATACAAAATGTACAAAAATCTGACTATTTAGATCAAAACTTATACAACCAAAGACTAGATGTTGCTAAAGCATTTAACGATGATTTTTTATCTGACTTTCCACAAAAAAGAGTTAGAGCTTATACAGATCTATACGATGATGCAGTCAAGTTAATGCAGAGCAAAGATTTAGAAGCTTTTGACTTGACAAAGGAAAACGAAAAAACTAGAGAATCTTATGGAGATAACAACTTTGGACAGGGTTGTCTTTTAGCTAGAAGATTAGTTGAAAATAATGTAAGATTTATTGAAGTAATACTCGGCGGTTGGGATATGCATAATGACGTTTTTGGCGCTATGGAAACTCGTGGAGCGACTTTAGACCAAGCGCTTTCTACATTACTAGAAGATCTAGACGTAAGAGGGTTATTATCTGAAACTATGGTTGTTGTCGCAAGTGAATTTGGCAGGACTCCTGAAGTAAAACCTGGAAGAATTGGCAGAGACCATCACCCCTCTTCATTTAGCGCCCTACTTGCAGGCGGTGGGATTAAGTCTGGGTTTGTACATGGAGCCTCTGATGAACGAGCCCACTACGTAGAAGAAGGCGGGGTTGGCATGGAAGATCTAAATGCAACTATAGCATATGCGATGGGATTAGACACAAGAAAAATAACTTTTTCTCCAAGCGGCAGACCGTTTAAGGTTGCGCACGATGGGAAAATTATACGAGAACTTTTATCATAATGAAAAAATATATTAAAAACATTGATTTAACAGAAGAAATTAGAGCTGCGCTCTTAGACGAACAGGGATTTGAGGAAGCTGTTTCTGAAGAAGTTTTTGCCGAGGAGAAAAATAAAGGCAAAAAGTTAAATAAACCATTTAGAACTTCAGGGGGACCGAAGAAGTTTTCAGTTTATGTTAAAAACGAAAAGGGTAACGTTGTTAAAGTTAATTTCGGAGACCCGAACATGGAAATTAAACGAGATAGCCCCTCAAGAAGAAAGTCTTTTAGAGCTAGACATAATTGTGACAGCCCAGGACCAAAAACCAAAGCTAAATATTGGTCTTGTAAAATGTGGAGTAAGAAACCAGTTAGCAAAGTTACCAGTAGCGTTGACTTTGAAGAGGAAATTCTTGAAATGTTAGATGAGTCGGAGGTTTCAGAAAGCAAACGTGGACTTTGGGACAACATACGAGACAAGAAAAAACGTGAAGGTAAAAATTACCGACCAGCAAAACCCGGAGATAAAGATCGACCTGATTCTAAATCTTGGAAAAAAGCTCAAAAGCCTAAGAAAAAATCAAAGGCAGAAGATAAGAAAGAAGATAATTCCAAGCTGACTGATCAACAAAAAAAATTACCAGATGCTGTCAAAAAAGCAATTTTAAACAAAAAGAAAAAATCTAAAGCTGAAGAAGGCGAAAAAGATTTTAAACCGCATACTATGTACGACAAGTCGGGTAAGGCTTTCCAAGCTAAAACTTACTCCGATCACTTGAAGTATAAAAAAATGGGATACACCCACAAAAAACCTTCTGCAGCCAGTAAAAAGTACTGAGTTAATTCTTGACAATATGCGTATTATTATGGTATACTTCTACCATAATGATTCCTATATTCACTTCTCACTATAGCATTGGAAAAAGCATATTAACGCTCGCCGCACCTGGGGGTGAAAAAGAAAATACTTCGGATAGTATTTTTGATATTGCAAAAGAAAACAATTTAGATAAAATTGTTTTAGTTGAAAACAGCTTAACAGGTTTTCCTCAAGCATTGTCAACTTCTATTGAAAATGAAATAGACTTAGTCTTTGGGTTATCTTTTTTATGTGATTCTCAAAAACATAAACTGGTTATATTTGCAAATAATAGTCAGGGGTGCAAAAAGCTAAACATCATCTTTAGCCAAAAAGACCCAGAAACTAATTCAATAAGTTTAGAAGTAATAAAGAAGTATTGGTCGAACGATTTAACCATGGTGATACCTTTTTACGATTCTTTTTTGCATAAAAATCTCATGGAGTTTGAAAACTGCACTCCTAATCTAAAACATTTTAATCCTACTTTTTTCATGGAACACAACGGGCTACCCTTTGATTCTGTTATTAGGTCTAAATTATTAGAATACTGTGACATTAATAACTATATAACACAAGAGGTTAAGTCTGTAAAATATAAAAGCAGGAAAGACATCGAAGCTTTTCAAACATATCAATGCATCTGTAGTAGAAAATTTGGACAAAGAAACTTAGGCAATCCAGGTCTAGACCATTTTGGCAGCGATGAATTTTGCTTCGAATCATTTCTAGAACATCAACAACAACCATTTTAAAATATGAAAGAAGAATTATTAAGGTTTAATAAAAACCAAAAGTATATAATATTTGATTATGAAACATGTAATCTGAATTTAATATCAACCAAAAATAAACCTTGGCAATTAGCCTTCATGCTTTTTCAGGGAGATAAAATATTAGATCAAGGGGATTATATATTAGACTGGAAGAATTTACAAGTCTCGAAAGAAGCTGCCAGGATTACTGGTTTCACAAAATCCATGTATAATAAAAGAAAATCTTGCCCAGAAAAAGCTTTGGAACATTTTGAAAAATACCTGTATGATGAAAAAATCATACCTTTAGGCCACAACATTTTAGGGTTTGATGTTTATATACATAATATCCACAGAAAGCTTTTAAATAAAAGCGCAGATTACTCTTACATTAATAGATCAATAGACACAGTTTGCCTAGCAAGGTCAATTAAAAAAGATATTAAAAAGAAGAATAACTCTGAAAGGATCGCGTGGATGTATAAGCTTTTAAATTTCAGGGAAAAAGGCTTAAAAGTAAATCTGCAGCAATGCTGCAGGGATTACGATATAGATTTTGACCCCAGTAAACTGCATGACGCAATGTATGATATTCAAAAGAATATGGATGTTTTTCAAAAAATGCTCTGGGAGGTAGAAGTATGAGTTTTTTAGATTCTTTCTCCACTTATAATAAAGCTATGGAGCCTGGCGTAAAACTGCCTCAGCTTAAAATAGATTCTAGATTTTACAGAGAGCTAGGAATAGAAAACGATGTATCTAATTTTGAATTTCTAACTAAAATATGTAACAAAGGCTTACTGTCTAAAGAATTAAATAAAAAAGATAATCATAAACAATATATCAAAAGACTAAATGATGAATTAAACATATTAGAAGAATTAGGATTTACAGATTATATTTTATTAAATTGGGATATTATTAATTTCTGTCATGAAAACGGAATACCAACAGGGCCAGGAAGAGGCAGTGCTGCAGGCTCTTTAGTTTTATTCTTAATCAATGTAACTAAGATAGACCCTATTGAAAATGAATTGTTCTTTGAAAGGTTTGTGTCTAAAAGTAGAGCGAGAAAAATAGAAAGCGAAGGAGAAACATACCTAGACGGAAGTTTACTTGCTGACGTTGATAACGATATAGCTTATGAATATCGCCACTTAGTTGTAGATTATATTGAGAAAAAACACCCCGGAAGAACAGCTAAAATACTAACACTGAACACCTTAAGCAGTAAGCTATGCCTAAAAGAATGCATTAAAATAGTAGGAGACCAAAGCGAGCAAGATGCAAACAGGGTTAGCGACATGATTCCAAAGAAATTTGGAAAGGTTGCGTCTATAGAGGTCTCTCTAGAAGAAAGCGAAGACTTCAGAGAGTGGAGTAAAGATAACGAAGAAATCGTACTAATCGCCAAAAAAATTCAAAACCTTAACAAAAACACTGGTGTGCATCCTTCTGGTATAGCTATTTCACATAGACCTATATCTGAAGTTTGTCCTGTTTCTATAAATTCAGACGGGCAAAAAATCACAGGGTATGATATGAATTGGGTTGCGGAGCTAATGGTGAAGTTCGACATTTTAGGTTTAAGAACTTTAAGCGTGCTACATAATACCGCAAATTTAGTAGGCATTGATTTAGAAGAGATAGATGTTCATTCTGGTGATATATACTCAAACCTACAAAACCTTATTTGTCCTAGAGGATTGTTCCAAATTGAAGCGGAAACAGATTTTAAAGTATGCAGAAAAATCAAGCCTAAAAATATAGAAGAGCTAAGCGCCGTGCTAGCTATCGCCAGACCTGGAGCTTTAGATTTTTTATCTAACTATGAGACTTATGTTGAAACAGGAAATTTCCAGAGTGTTCATCCCATCTTTGATGACATATTAGACTATACTGGAGGTATTCCTTTGTACCAAGAACAGCTGATGAAGATGGCCGTTAAAGTAGGTTTCACCTTAGATGAGTCTGAACAGCTCAGAAGAATTGTTGGCAAGAAGAAAGTAGAAAAAATGGCAGAATGGAAGCAGAGAATATTCCAAAAAATTGAAGACAACAAGCTAACCAACAAAGACTTGAACAGAGAAGGAGCGGATGCCGGAGAAGTGCTTTGGAGGGTGGCGGAGGATAGCGCTAACTACTCTTTCAATAAAAGCCATTCTATTGCGTATTCTACATTAGCCGCGTGGACAACTTATCTAAAATTTAAGTATCCAATACATTTTTTCTTATCCTTGCTTAATATGACAAAGTTTGAACCTTCTCCTCAAGAAGAAGTGGGTAAAATAAGTAAAGAATTATCTTATTTCGGAATAAAACTTTTGCCCCCCAATTTATCTAAATCAGAGATGGATTTCTCCATTGAAGGCAACGACATCAGGTACGGATTAAACTCCATCAAAGGTATTTCTGAAAAAGCTTTAAAATCATTAATAGAATTCAGATCTCAATCAGGAGACACAAAATATGAAATGTTTATATCTGCCAAGCAAGCTGGATTACACATCGGCACACTGTGCGCTTTAATACAAGCAGGAGCGCTTTCTAATTTTGAAGGCAGCAGACCCTTGTTAGTTCTAGAGGCTCAAGTGTTTAATGTTCTTACGGATCGCGAGAAAAGAAATTTTATTCAGTTGGGCGAAAAGTTTAATTACAAGTTGCTAGATGCGATTGTTAGTGCTAGAGATAATAATTTAGTGGGAGATGATGGAAGGCCTTTATTCAAGGAATCTAGATTTCAAACCTTTAAGAAAAAATACGAACCTTATAAAAATATATATATGCAAAATAGCAAATCCAGCAGCTTTGCTAATTGGTACTTCGAGAATCAACTGCTAGGCTATTCTTATAGCGAAGACTTAAGAAATATATTTGGCAAGCCTGGGCTAAAACTAACAAATCTAAAAGAATATAAAGAAAAAAGAAAAAACTCAAACCTTAGCGTGATAGGAATTGTATTAGATTGCTTTACTAGAATTAGTAGATCTGGAAATAAATACATGAAACTAGAAATAGCAGATGAATTTGGATCTCTAAACTGCATGCTTTGCAATAATTCAAAAGAAAACAAACTTGATGAATTTTTAAATATAAATGAAGCTCCAGAAAAAAACTCAATAATTGTGACCTATGGGTCTAAAGCTGACGATATATTCTTTGTGAACAACATTAATGTTTTAAAGGAGAATATATATATGAAACTCGCTGACCTAAAGTAGTGTATATTACTATGATGCAACCAAAACCAAATTTTACACCAAGAGCTCAAAGAGCAATAGAAATTTCAAGAAAAATAGCTAAGGAAAATAAAAAGTCAAAAGTTTGTTTAGAGGAGTTATTCCTAGGCATATTGCAGTTGAAAGCTGGAATCGTTCATGAAGTTTTAACTTCTATGGGAATTGACCCATTAAAATTAACCTCCTCCATGAAACCTCCTAGCAAAAAAAACAATAGTAAAGATCCCAAATTAGAGTTTTCTTCTAAGTTCAAGCAGGTGCTTGAAATCTCTTCCGTAATTAGCGCCAACTTTGGGCACGATTATGTAGGTATAGAACACATACTACTGTCTCTACTTAAGTATGATGGATCTCCTGTATCAAAATATTTTAAATCAATGCAAATTCCAGAAGATTTAATTATTGATGAAATCAAGAACTACTTTCAGTTGTCTTCAGAAAATGTAAGTTCTCCCAATTTCACTCCATTTTTTATCTCTCCGTCACAAGAAACTCCGAGAGAAGCGCAGCAAGCTCCTTCTAAAAAATCATCATCAATAGAAAAGTTCTGCATTAACTATAATGATTTAGCTCAACAAGAAAAACTAGATAAAATCATAGGCAAAGACGAAGAGATTTTAGAGGTTTGCGAGATTTTATCAAGAAGAACCAAGAATAACCCGGTTCTTATTGGTGACCCAGGAGTTGGAAAAACGGCTATTATTGAAGGCTTGGCCAACTCTATATATTCAGGGCATTGCCCAGAACCGCTCTTAAATAAAATTATTTTCGGCTTAGATCTTGGGTCTATGATTGCTGGAACAAAGTATAGGGGGCAATTTGAAGAGCGTCTAAAATCGGTTATTGAAGAAGTTTCTCAAGATGATAATAAGATACTTTTCATAGATGAAATTCACACTTTGGTTGGAGCGGGTAGCGCGGAGGGTAGCATGGACGCAGCTAACATGCTAAAGCCTGCCTTAGCAAGAGGCAATATCAGATGCATAGGGGCGACTACAGATGGAGAATATAAAAAGACTATACTCAAAGATGGAGCCCTTGATCGCAGATTTCAAGCTGTGCGCTGCAGAGCCCCTTCAAAAGAAGAAACATTAGAAATATTAAAAGGTATAAAAGATAAGTACCAAGAGTTTCATTATGTAGAATTCCCAGATGAATGCCTTGAAATTATTGTAGAGCTATCCGCAAGATATATACCTTCTAAAAACTTTCCGGATAAAGCTATAGATATATTAGACCAGACAGGCGCAAAAGTAAAAATCAAATCTTTCAAAAGACCGAAGTCTACTGTAGAGATGGAAAAGCAGCTTGAAATTTTAATGAACCAAGAAGACGAACTGACTAGTAACTTTAAGGATACAAAAGAAATATTACGAGCTCAAGACGAGCTATTAGACAAGTATAAAAAAAGTTTAAACTCTTGGGCAAAAAGAAAATTCAGCAACAAAAAGAAAATAACCCCTCAAGACATTTACAGAACGGTGTCGCAATCCACAAAAATACCGATGTCGGAGCTATCTAAAAGTGATGCAGAAATATATTTATCTCTGGAGAAAAAACTCAAAAACCATATTGTAGGACAAGACGATGCTGTAGAATCTATTTCGAAAGCCATATTAAGATCAAAATCTGGTTTAAGAGAAAGGCGAAAGCCAATTGCTAGTTTCCTAATACTAGGGCAAACAGGACTTGGCAAAACACATACAGCGAAAATACTCTCTCAATTCTTGGTTGGCAAAAACTCAGAAATTATTAGAGTTGATATGTCAGAGTTTTCAGATAAAACTTCCAGCAATAAATTGTCTGGAGCTTCGCCGGGTTATGTAGGGTATGAAGAGGGTTCTTTTTTAATAGATAAAATAAGTAAAAATCCATATAGCGTTATATTATTTGATGAAATAGAAAAGTCTCACCCTGATGCAATTCAATGTTTACTGCAAATTATGGATGAAGGTAGATTGACCGACGGACTAGGAAGAGTTGGAGACTTTTCTAACTCTGTAATAATTATCACAGGCAATATAGGATCTGAAATATCTCACAAAGGAGGTGGCATTGGATTTAACTCGGTAGACAATGAAGATAAGAAGAAAGAAAAAATTATACAAAAAGCTTGCGAAATGCTTCGTCCAGAATTCGTGAACAGAATATCAGAAGTATTAGTATATCAAAACTTGAATGAGGAAGATATAATTAAAATATTTAATATTGAACTTAGACCTTTAAAAAATAAATTAAAAGAAATGAACATATCCTTTTCATTATCAGCTTCTGCTAAGAAATATATCAGTGAGCATATTGCCAATCAAAATTTTGGAGCTAGGCCGGTAGCAAGAATGATTGAAAAAGAAATTGAAGACCCTCTATCTGAATTAATTATTAAAAAAGAAATTGGCGACGGAACAAAGACTTCGCTAGTTTTTGAAAAAGGAAAATTAAAACTTAAGGTAAAATAGGCTTTTCTGGATCCATTTGAGTTTCATCTTTCTTTTCCATTGGATCTTCAAAAGGAACTCCAGGATTATCTGCTGCGTTTTCAATATTTTTATTATATATTAACAAGCACGCCATAAATCTATCAGATTGTTGGGGGTATCTTCCCTTCATTGCTGGGTCTGAGATACACCTTCCAACAAAATCATCGCCACCTTCAGCTTCTTGGGGCACAGGAAAACGCTTGTCTTCGTTGGTTAAATAATTATTGTTTTTCCTTGGATCGTCCTCTAAGGGCTCTAGAGGGTCTTCTACCTTAGGAAATGATGAATTATAGTCTATATAACTAGAAACCTCTTCTAGGCCATTGTATGCGCGTAGAATCGACGATTTCATCCATTCTTCAATTTCATCTCCAGAATTCAAGGATTCGAATATTTTTTGAGCGCATTGCGCCATTTTATATAATTGTGACTTATACATTCTTAACGCTTCGCTTGTGTCTTGCGCGTCGTTAATAAATTTTAAATCTTTGTACTCATCCATGATTAAATTATTTACACTCAAACTTTAGTTATAAGAATCTTTTTCTACAACCTGAGAAGGTGGAGATTGATAGGTATTATAATTAGCTATTAATTTATCTAGAATCTGCTGAGAATGCATAATTAAACTTTTGTAATCTTTTAGATGATCTCGCTTAGAAGATCTTTTCACAACCGAGTCTCCTTCTCGTAACTCAGAAAAGTCTAGAGAATTAGCAGAATTATCAGCTTGCTTTAGAACGCTTCTGGTTTGTTTTTTATAATATTGTATTACATACAACTCTCTTAATATTCCAGCCTCTTCTTCGTGAAACCCAACAACATCTTCTCCGCTTACCTCAAACGAAGTATTAAGGAGCGTATTAACTTCACCAACATGCGCGGCCAACCAAGATCTTATGATAATTATTTCAGCATCCCGCTCAGCAGCAGTACCGCCAATATCTAACTCTGAGTCATATATTTGAGAAGCTAAATTAGTTAGACTGTAATTGGCGTGCATTTTAACTATTTAAATAATCAATTAATTCTTTATGCTTTGGGTTGGCAGGGTCTAATTCAATTGGAGATCCTTTGTCAACAATCACTTGTAGTTGATCTGGGTATGATGATTTAAAAGCTTTTTTTAATTTATTTTTAAGCATTGTTTGATTTCCTGAGGGAAATATTCCAGCTCTTACTGCAACTTCTTGCATTTGAGATAAATTCATTTCTGCAAGATTTTCTTCAAAAACCTTACCGCTAGAAGTTCCAAAAGGATTTGTTACAGAAACTTCTAAAATTTCTTCTAGTTTCCTCACTTGGGAGGTGTCTTCATTATCGTATGCCTTTCCGTTCGTCTGACTTAATTGATCTAATTTTTTAGCTTTTGAAGTCTTAGGCTTACGAGTTCGAGCGCTCTTTTTAGTTACTTTTTTTTGACTCATATCTTTATATGGTACACACATATATTATGTACTAGAACAAAAAAAAATCCACCAAATGGTGGATTTTTTTAAATTTACTTAAGATTAAATCTTAAACAATAATTCCTGTAAGAACGCGATCGTCAACGATCATTCGTCCTTCTTCAAGAGATCCATAGTAGCCAATCTTTGCGGAACGGCTAACCCACTGATCATCAACAACCAAGTCGAATTCTGAACCAGATTCTGAATCTGTAGCAACAGCGCGAAGCAGAGACTCTCTAGAGAGATCTGCACCCACTATAATTTCTTCATCAGTTTCTGTGAATCCAGCTGTTCCGGCAGCAGCGCCAACGTGATTGGCAAAGCTTGTTCCGCTAGCGACAGTGTCAAAAACCTTGTTGAATTTTTGACCAATACCCATTTCATTGAGCTCCATAATAGAAACTCCATAAAATTCAGGAATACCAGCGCTATTAAAAACTGAGTTACGAAGTTCGTCCGTAGCAGGAATTCCTTCTCCAGTTGAGTTAGCAGCGATAGGGCTAGCCTTAGTATTGATTGGGTTATAAGCCATACCTCTAAGTTCTTCTACGATTTCCGGAGAAACAAGAAGGTCTGTGATGCCTCGTCCACGACGCTCGGTAGGTGTTCCACCTGTCCAGGCGCTGTTGACTCTTTTTGCAAGAGTAAACAAAGCATTAAGGTCAGCCAAAAGAAAACGATCTGCTGTATGAGAACGAACAACATGCTCTTTGCCATTTGTGCTGGCGTTAGCTAATGCTGTCATAATCATTGTAGCGGATGTTTTTTCTTGTTTCAAAAGAATCTCTTGTGCAATTCTTGTGAAAGTTTTACTTACCACGTCCATGCGAGAGCGCGATGCGAACCTTTTATCAAAGGAAACAGCGCTATCAAGGCGATAGGTGGTAAATTTCATTTCTTGTTGTACTGGTGCAACATGATTGGTAGGCAGGCCACCTGGGGTGTTCTGACTCCAAATTTGAACGTAATCTTCATCAGTAATATCGTGATAAAGGTCCAAAGGAATGCTTGCGTTATCTTCAGAGTTAAACTGAAGGCTAGTAAACAAGTTACTTACCGTAGGAGCTTGATTAACAACTTCGGCCAATACTGGTCCGATGAAATCCCCAAGCGCAGCTTGAGCTTCATAAGCAACTTCACGGTTCTTTGAGGCCATAGCTTTTACTAGCTCGACCTGCTCTGGAGTTCTTTCAATTTTAATTTCCATTTTCGTTTATTCTCCTATTAGAATGAAAGTTTGCAAAGAAACTTATCTGTTGTTGTTCCTCCATCGGAACTACCAGTTGCAAGGCATCGCCCAACAACTTGATTTCCCGAAGCATCGTCTTTGTCAAGAAGTCCTTCGGAACCTGCTGTCCCAGCGACTGTAATAACATCTCCTGCAGCAGGATCGGTTTCAAACGCGCTTGTATTAAGAAGTACAAGTCCTCGTGTCAAAATTGGTACTGCTTGACCTGGTGTTACGCACTGAAGCTCGTCTTTCTTAAGAGGGTAACGAAGAAGATTTTCATCGTTTTCATCATAAGCAAGTGTTTGCTTCAATGTAATGCCGATAGCAGCTCCAGATGTTCCATCCAATGCTGGCACGACAGTTGTTTCTACAAAGGGCATAGCATTTACTCCGACGTGACCGGATGTAATTTCTGCTCCTAAGTATTTCCTTAGGTTTGATCCTGCGGCAGCAAATCCAGGGAGATCACCCGGTAACGTAGTGTCACCTAGAGCAACGACGCACCCTGCATCATATTTACCGGAGGTTCCAGCTTTCATGCTCGTAAGAACATCTGCAGCTTCAACCTTCAGCGAGTACAAATTAATAACTTCGTGCTCACTGTAATCTCTATATGGTTCTAATCTTGTAGCCATAATATAAATTCCTTAGTAGTTAACTTTTACAGAATCCTTAAACGCTTGTTCAAAACGCTCCTTAAGACTCTGTTCGGTTTCAATAGTTTCTCCATTGTTGTTAGAAATTGTAGCTTCTTCTTCAACAGTTTCACCAAGATCTGTGGATTCTACTTCTTCCGTAGTCTCGGTTGCACTTGCTTCAGCAGTATCAGATAGACGTTTTTCTACTTCTTCCTGAATTTTAGCTTCCATTTCATCTGCCAATTTTTGTAAGAATTCTTTATTTTTGTTTTTGAAAACAACAGAAACTTTTTCTTGATACTGGGCGAAAGCCTCTTCGGTTTCGTCTAGCTCAGAAATTTCTGTAGCGATGATTTTACGATCATCTTCATCAAACTCATAAGAATCTTCAAGCAAACTCATGCGTGCATTAAATCTAGCTTGAGCTTGTCTTTCGGATTTTTCTTCTTCAAGACCTTCAAGTTTTGATTCTGCGTCGTTTAGTTTTTCTTGTAAATCGGAGAGTGTTTGAGTTAACTCTTCTTTCGCGCTTTGCGCCTCGGATTTCTCTGCCTTCACTTTTTCGATTTCATTGACATACTCTTCGCTCTTTTCACGAATAGCGTCATGAAAAACCTTAGTAATGTTAGCGATGGCTTCATCCGAAAAGTCTTTCGCAGCCGCCTTTTCAGAAAGGAGCTGTTCGATATCTTTTAGTATTTCTGTTTTTTCCATAATTTGAGAGAAAAATTGTTCTTCTTCTTGTATTACAGCCTCATTATCTAAATGAGAACTTTTTTCTTTTGAAGTTTTATTTGTTTTAATGCCTTGACCTTCAGTTGTTTTTGATTCGTTGTGACCTGCTTTTTCTTTTATTGTTATACCCTGAACATCTGCAGCGGGATTATTTGTGAAGCCTATTCCCAAAGGAAAAATATCTCCAACGATTAATCTATTAACAGGTTCGCCTTCATCGTTAACCCCTTCACCTCCAAAAGCTTTAAGATCTTTTGCCATGGATTTAATTTCTTCTTTGTCGGTTACAATGCGCATGTTTTCTCCAGAGCCAACAGCAACATTATAATCATTAAACCCAACTTCCCAGCTAGCAGATATTGAATTATAATTTTCAGAATCTGGGTCAGATGAATCAAGAAGCATTTCTGAAAACTCTTGAGCGACTGTTCTATAAACTACAGCACCTAGACATATATTAAAAGGTTCTTTATAGTCAGCATTTATTTTTTTAAATTGATTGTTGTGTCCGTACTCTGAAAACCCAGCGGAAACAACGTGTCCTACAATATTACTCTTTTGGTGCTCTACATTGCAAGGTTTATGAATAAAGTAATCTGAAATAGCAAGAGCAGATTCTGTATTTATTCCATCTCCATTTTTGTTAAATGTATTTGCAACAGCAGCGTTAAAAGCTACGCCTATTAAGTCAATGTTTTTATCTAGATCTATTTCATCAGGAACTAAATCCTTAAGAGAGTCAAGGGACGCTGCAGAAAACATAGAATTTGTGGCCTCTTCTGAGGCTTTAACTTCGCTTGCAAATGTTGCGGTATATTTATATTTTTTCACAATACTATTTTAGAGTACACACAAAACAATTGTTTATCCTATAAACATCGGAGTAAAAGTGGTTTGTACATTATCTAAATTAACGTTCATCATATCATTATGTATCTTAATCATCCAATTACCAAGTACTAATGCAGAATAACTATCTTTTCTTGCTTTGTCTGGGCCGGTTTGTCTTTTTAAATTATCCGGGAGATCAAAAGTTTGAGTTCCTTGAGGAGATGTTTTAATTTGTATTAAAGCACATTGACCTTTGGTTGACTCTATTAAATCATATTGATTTTCCACAAAGTCAATCATTTTGGCTGTCTTAGATTCCTTATGGTACGATTCCACGGTCCTTAAGAATTTTAATTTTTCAATCGGTATTTTCTTTTTAGTCTGTTCCTTATATTCATCATTCGTAGCCCTAGAGGCAAACCAAATTCTCTTATGATCGAAATTAGCTTGTAGTAATTCATTTGCAATTCTAATCCAAGAAGAAGTAGGCTTCCTTAGTATGCATATCTTCCAAGTGTTCCTGTCGTACTCTCTTCTAGCTGTTAGTAAATCTTTTTTATAGTCTTCTGGCTTATCAAACGCTGAGGTTATAGTCTCTATTTTTATATTATTTTTCTTGAATAATGCGCTTTGATTTACAGCGTTAATGAATTGAACACCGCCATTATAATCGCCAACTATAGATACAATATTAAAATTAGTTAATAAATAATAAAAATAATCCATATGATGTCTTAAGTTAGTTCCTGACATAGCGTAAGAGTGAACTAGTATCCCTTGTCCAGTTTTTTCTGCGATTTTAAAAACAGACATGGCAAAATCATCTGAGCTTTCTGACTCTGCCCAACTCGGATCAAAAGCCAATATATATTTGGCTCCCACTTCTCCTTTTACTTCCACAGACTGACCTTCTCCAGGCTGAATTGAGCATGCTGCCATTCTGGAAGTCTTAAAATACCCACTACTATCATCTGTAAATATTGCCCCAAACTCTCGCTCAAACTGGCTTTGGCTCATAGTGGCTTTAGCTTGATCTATAAGATTCTGATCATAAAGTTGCCTAGGAGCGCAGTCGTAGCTAAATTGCATGATCACCCTGTTTGCATCATCTTGTTTTTCGCTTGGATTAACGATCAAACCTTCGAACTGACTATACAGCTTATACATATATTCGAATTTATAACTAGCAGAAGATAGCATTATCAATTTATTATTTGGCCATTTATATCTTTCTTCTTCTGTCATTTTGCCTTCTGCAATTAACTTAGTTTCTAGATTATATAAATCTTCTCGTTGGGTTGGATTTTCCACAACAGACAAGAAGGGTACAATAACCTCATTATAAATTCTTTCAGGCATCAATAAAAACTCATCGATAATAATTCTATGAAATCTGAAACCACGAAGCTTTTCGCCGTCACCAAGAGGTAGGGCTCGAATCCTTGATTGCCCGATCTCCATCAGCCATTCATCATTGCTCTTGGATTTTTTTGTTATACATTGAGCCAAGAATGCAGCTTCTGGTTTGGCGGCAATATCTTCAATTTTTTTAAATATCATTTTTGCTTGACGAAAAGACTTAGACAATATACCTATCTCAACACCTTGATGAAGTATAGCGTCCAGGAAAGCATAAATTCCAGTAGTGAATGATTTTGACATACCCCGACTCCACACCCCCATAAAGTAATCTGTATTAAACATCGACTTAATAGCCATGTGTTGAAATGGAAATAACTTTATACCTGATATTAATTCTGTTGTAAAAGTCGGATTCTCTCTTAAAAATTTATACAATAAAAGCTTAGATTCTCGTTCGTCTACAAAACCTTCTAAACTCATGATATATGAATTTATATCTTCTATATTTTTATTATTTTGATTACCTTTTTCCCAGCTCATAGTTATCTAAGTAATATTGTAAATCTACATTCCAAAGAGACTCGCCAAAGTACAATATTTTTTCTATTATTCTTTCTGAATTTTCCCTGCTACCAGTAAACACGAACTGGCAAACGTCGCTAAACTCATGAGATATTTCTCTCATGTTGTGATATATAAAATTAAGATTTGTTTTACTTGGTCCAAAATTATTTCTTTTAGCAGATCGCATGTAAGCCTCTAATCCTACTAGATCAGACTCAATAACAATAAAAATATAAGAGTCTGCTTGTCTAGCCCTTTCAATTTCTCTCTTGAATCTATCCAGACTTTTTAAACTTAGAGTACCGATAAAGTCGTTTGCGCTTTTTCTGTCAACATAAGTATAAGAATAGTTTTCTCCTGCGGCTGTATAATCTCCAAAATCAAGCTTCATACTTTCTTGTTTACTAAAGGATAGCGGCTGTTGCTCTCTCGTGTCTATGAAAATTTTAATATCTGGCTCCTTTTCCCAGAAAGCTTTAGGCAATCGTTTGGAAAACATAGGCTCAACGTTTAAGATTTCGGCTAACGCGGAGTATGACCCAAAATGTTCAATGCAGTAATCTATTGATGGAAGCCTATGTATTAAGCCCTCGACATGGCTTGGCATAACTTTGAGAGATTTTTCTTTTATTCTTTTTTTAAATGACTTAAGAATATATTCTTTTACCTCGTCTTTTTGGCCCTGACTGAGCCATTGGTTCATTTCCTTTTTATCTATAAAGTCTTGATTAAAATATTCATCCCTATTCATTCCTTTTTTAAAAGGTATTGGAGTTTGATTAAGCTTGCTTAATTTTGGATAATATGTCGTGTAATATTCCGCCACGTAAATTCCGTGCTCTTTAAGGTGGCAGTGTAAACCCCGCTTGCTTTCGAATTCTTTTCCGCATACTTTACATTTATTATAATTCATAACTCTATATCATATATCTCTAAAAGATCTTTTGTAAATCTCCTGCGCTTGCCAAGCACCCCCAGTCTTTGTCCAAGCCAAAAGATAGCTAGTAAAAAACGCGGGACTTTAAAGACTTTACCGAATGAAAAATCTAAAGCAGGATCATCGGAATAAAGAACCCTACAAAGAATAGACCTTTCAGAGTCTATAATCCTGCAGTTTTTAATTTCAACGTTTCTTACTCGAGGCCTATTTACATCATCATAGTCCGTCCAATTTCCAAGGTCTATGCAAGCTCCGTTGAACCTGCTCTTATAAGGTTTAATAAAATTACAGTTAATGATTTTAATGTTTTTTGCGCCACCCTTTATGGTAATATGTTGCTTAGTATTGTTAGATATAAAAGAGCAGTTCGCGAAAGTTATATTTCCGCCTCTTACAATATCAACGCAGTCCTCTACGCCTCCATAAATTTTACAAGACTCGACATGTACATTATAACAAAAAGACATCTTTAAGCCCTCTGAAGATCCTGCTCCGTCTATAATGCAATTTTTAATTTCATAAGACTTCTCTTCCTGCCCTGGTCTCCAAGATATTCCTAGCGCACAAGAGCCTTTGAATTTATCTTGATACTTTTCTTTCGCAATAAAGTTTTGATTTTCTATTAATATTTCTTGCATTAAATAACATCTCTTTTGGATATGCCTAAAACCCTAGACTTCCAGTCTGGCATTTTTTCTAAAACATCCACCTCTTCTGCGATTAATTTTTTTTGCATTTCCGCCATTTTTACCATTATTTTTCGCTCCTCTTCTTCTTGGAATAATTGAACCAGGTTGAGTATGCTGGCGTTTTTTTCGACCTGGGAGGCTATTCTTTTTGAGCGGTCTCCTTGTAGTTTTGATATTAAAGATTCCATTCTTTTTTCGCATTGATTGTATTCTTCGCTTTTTGTTTTTAATAACTCAGCCAGCCTAACAGTGAGGTCTTGCTGGTCTTGAGCCTCATCGAACATTCTATTTAGTTTATCCATAGCGCTCTGAATCCTCTTAAGGTGAATATAATCCATGCAAACATTAATATATAAATTAATTTCATCTGTAGTTAAGTCGGGTTTATCCCAGCTTGCGCGCACAAATTCAGCTTCAAACAAATCCCTATCTTCGAGATTGCAGTATGTAGATATTACCTGTAAAAATCTAGGCGCCGACATAAATTTTTTTAATGATTCTATGCATCGTTTTTGTTGTACATTTAATTTTTCTAAGTCAATATCCTCGCCGACACAGTCATTAATTTTCTTAACAACCTTACTATCTGCTCTAGGTGGTGTGTATTTTACGTTTAAAGCTGTTTCTTCGGAGAATATATTTAACTTATTATTCTTAATATAATCATGTACCGCCCAAAACTCTTTGCTCATATTTTTGATTGAGCCGTCAGAAAAAACTAATTTAGCTAGCTCTAAACTACTAATTGTGGGTGAGCAGTTATTAGCTATAAATTCCTTTTGCTCTTCAGTCAACTCAACATCTTCTTTTTTGTCTATATGTTTTGTTTGGTATGCGATTTCTTTTTCAGCAAGATATTCTCTTACCGCTCGCCCTTCTTTTGTTCTTCCGTCTAACTTTTCATCACCAAAAACCTCTCGAGTTAAAGCTGAGAGATCGGTAATGTTAATTCCCTTAGAATCAATAAGATCTTTTTGCTCTTGTGTAAGCTGAAGTAGCTTCTTCATAAGCGATTATTTCTCCTTTCTTTAAGATTGATACTGCTTTTTCTTTAAAAATTTTCGTTAAATTTTTTAATTGCTTGTATCCAGCCTTGCGCCCCGTCTCACTAGTTTTATACCCCATGATTTTAGCAACCTCTTCTTCGCTTTTGTGTTCTACATAAAGCATTTTGTATACTTTGTATTGTTTTTCAGGAAGATGTTTTTTCATTTCTTTTGATAATTTTTTGATCGCTTCATCAATGTCTAATTGAGAATTCTCCATTACTGAAACTTCTCCTGTATGGTTTTCCATTGTAACGGCCATTTTAATATCATAAGCTGATTTTTTAGTTTTTTCCCATTTCGCATATAAAGGGCATTCTGAATCTTGCAAACCCGTTCTAGTGAATCCACACAAAGACCCGGAGCTAATTCCAGGATCCATACTTGTTTTAGATTGATTAAAAGGACAGTTCAAGCAGGGTCTGACAAAATTACTATAATTATTACGCAAGATATTCTTCATCTGGTTAGTAATAATTTTATTTATCCACGGCCCCAAAGGTCGGGATTGATCCCATTGATCCCATTTTTTATATATGTGAGCTTTTATTATTTGCTCAACATCTTCAAAATCAAACCACGCCAGAGAGTCTAAAAACCATTTATTTCTGCGTTTTTTGACTTCTTTATTTATTGTTTCATACTGTTCCTCAAAAGAGTAATTACTTTTCTTTTCTTGGTCTTCCTCTTTTTCTTTTGGGTTTTGCTGTTTTGGTTTTTTCAATATTTTCTTTCTCCGGCTCAGGCAAAAGAGATTCCAAGGACATAACTCTGCCCCCGATTCCTCCCTGAGAGGTATTATATTTTAATTTGCTTACCTTTGGAATAGAGTCTATATCCAAACCATCTTCTTCAGGTTCATCATGCAACCTTCTCCTACGCACTCTTGTTGTTTTTTTAGAAGCTACTTCAGATTTTTTGACTTGAGCTTCACTTGCAACCGAATTAGCCCCAAATGAGCTCCCGCAGTTGGAGCAAAACTGAGGCGGTGATAAAGCGTAATAATTTTTAGCGCCGCAGCATTTACAATAATTATATAGCATACAAACGTATTATATATAAATATTTACAGAATATCAACTAAGCTAAATATCCAGCGACTAGCCTTGATTGTCGTTTTAAAAATTCTATATAATTTGTTTCTTTATTATCAACTCGGATATCATCAACTTTATCTAGATACTCAATACCTAAAATCCCGATAATATTTCCATTTAAAGTTTTCAAAGGAACGTTCACAACAGACTCCACACCTTTACTGCGAAGTATGCTTTGAAAGGCTGGATCTTCCAACAAAGATGTGTCCAAGCAGTCAAACACCTCTTGACAAATTATGCTGTCCATGAAGACGCTAAAGTTAGAGACTCGATGGTTTTGAGAATTTGAAGCTTCACTACTCACGCCAGGTTTAACAAATTCATAAGTGCAACTAAACTTTTGCTGCCCTTTTCCTGAGAAAAAATGTTCTCCGTTATGAAATTCAAAAACATAAGCTCTATCGCAGTCTGTTTGTGATTGTACAAATTTTAAAGCTTGGTATACATTTGAGCCCGCCTTCGACCTAGATTCTAGGCAGTTTTCTTTTTTGTATTCCAATTTATTTTTTAACCAAACGCTGGCTAGAGTTCCCAGAATGGAAACTGCTGATGCAATTAATACGGCAAAAGGATCATTCATAACTTATAGTACACGTTATTTTTTTCTTGAAAATTTAAAAGTTACCGCGCAGCATAAGAACACAGCAAAAATAATTATCATTAATACGAAAATAGGCTCTTGAGCATTTATTTCTGATACAGACTCATAAAACTCCACCCTGTCTATTGTGCCTGTAGAATCAACATCAATACTATTAAAATCATTTTGTAAAATGTTAGTCTGACCAGTTTTATCTTTTGTACTTATTTTAGTTGAAACGCACCCAGATAAAAAGAATATTAATATAAATAAAACCCTCATCGTTTTTTACTTGGTATTGCATAGAACCCTACGACCATAAAGCATAAATCCATAAAAGAAGAAAGCATAAGCCCTCCAGTAAGAGTAACCACATGAAAGTCTGTGCCCCCTAGAAACCAAGAAAATATACCCCACCTAGAATTATCTCCCTTAGGCACAATCATATCATAGCTGACCTCCGGATTATGTGCGTAGTAAATCATAAGGTAGCATAAAGTGAAAGTAATAGAAAGAAACAGAACTCTTCTAGTTGCCTGAACAAAGCCGTCCGAAGCTTGAGCTTTTTGATTCTCTATCAAGGCCCTTAACGTCTCCTGATCTCTTGCGGCTAATGCCAGCTGATCTTGTCTTTTTTGCTCAAGCCAAGCATTTACCAAGTTAGCCCCTATCTTTATTCCCGCGCCAAGTATTGTATTTAATATTGGGCCCATCATTTTTTAGAGTTTTTCCCAAGATCCGCCATGCCTTGCCCGACTACATAAGCCAACATTGGAGTCATCATGGTTGTTACGGCTTCATGATCCATATTCCAATTCATAAAATGATTCATCATTGGAACCATAACTGCAATGCACGCAGCCCAGAATTTTTTGCTTTTCCAAAATTGTTTTTCTTCCATCACATATTTTCTCCATTTATTTCTTTTTGATATTTATCATCCCAGTCAACCTCTTCTTCTGAGCACTCACCCAGAGAGAAAAAGCTTAGCACAGCCATTAATATAACCCCTACTCCAATTAAAACTTTTCTCCACTGCTCTGCATCTTCTTCGGGAGTATCAGGCTCAGGCTTAGGCTCTGGCGTAGGCTCAGGCTTAGGCTCAGGCTTAGGCTCTGGCGTAGGCTCTGGCTCTGTCCCGATCAATTTTTCTACGTCGATCACCCCGTAACCCCAGTCGTTATCCTTTCCTAAAGAGCCTCGATCTTTAGTATACTTAAGTAAGTGTTCTCTAATTTGAGCTACTGTCTTACAGTCATTTTTCCCCGTTTCTCTTTCTTGTTTTTTGTGTTTAGCCAGCATGAGAGCTACCACTCCAGCGATAAAAGGACATGCCATAGAAGTTCCGTTTAAACTGGCGTAGGTGTTGCCTAAGAAGGAGCTATATATGTTTACTCCTGGCGCAGCCCATTCTACTTTGTTTCCGCGAGAAGAGAATTTTGCTATTTTACCATACTTATCGTGAGCTGCAACAGCTATAGTTTGATCGTAAGCGGCTGGCCAATTAACCCCTCCTTCTCCTGTGTTTCCTGCAGCGCATATTACTGGAATATTCATTTCATATAATTTTTTAATCTTAGATTCAAGTATTGGACTGGCAACAGAACCTCCCAAGCTCATCGACACAATATCTGGCTTAACCTCAATAGCATAATCCAAAGCTTTAGCCAAACCAATATAACTGCCAGATCCAGATTTTGACAAAGCTTTTACGCATATGGCCTTAGCTTTTGGAGCAACGCCAACCATTCCAATCCCATTATCTTTTGCGCATATTATTCCCACGCAGTGTGTTTGATGCCCATTTTCATCTTCTATAGGCTCTCCTGAAATAAAATTTTTGCCACGGGTAGCGTTATCTCCAATGTCTTTATGCTCAGGATAGCCTGTATCGATCACTAAAACGCTAATGCCCTCTCCCCTGGTAACCTTCCATGTTTCAGGAACGTTAGACTGTCTAAGGCCCCAGTCTACAACTTGACTTAACGAGTTTAAAGTTTCATTAATTTCTATTTTAGGTAAATAAATTTTTCCGTCCATAAAATATATTACACGTTTTTTGTGTCGAGTTTAGATATAATAAATTTCAAAATTTCACTGCGAAGGATATCGTCCTTGTTGAATTTAAATGAATGTATTCCATTGTCCCTGCTTGCTTGATCTTTAAATAGATCAAACATTGGAGCGAATCCGCTTTTGCCGTTTATATCGCTTTGCATAAAGTCTCCACAGATAAAAAGCTTACAGTTTTCTCCGATCCGAGTTATTAGTGTCGTTAACTCTTTATATGTAAAATTTTGAGCTTCGTCCGCCACTACAATTTTATCCTTCCAGCTTGATCCCCGTAAGTAATTTATTGGCATGGCAGAAATTCTTCCGCTATCCAACATCTCTTTTTTTGCCGTATTTGTTTTTGGCAACATTTCATAAAGCTTATCTTCTAAGGGAGCCATATAAGGATTAAACTTTTCATCTATATCTCCTGGCAGTGCCCCCAATCCTTTTTCTGCACTTTCAATGACAGTTCGAACATAAAGCAAGTCTAGTTCGTCGTACGCGCTCAGTAGTCTAAGAGCAGAATAAACTGCCATATAGGTTTTAGTTGAACCAGCGGGGCCAGCGATAAACATAATTTTTGTTTTACTGTCAAACGCTAAAGACAAAAATTTCTTTTGCTTGTCTGTTAATTTCAACGAATTTACTGCAATTTTTTGTTTTAACTGAGGGATTACAAAATCACCCCGCTCTTTGTTGGACTTTTTTAAGGTCATGTCTATAATGTATTATACACGTCAATTAAGTGTATATATAATATATAATATGAAAAATAGCCATAATATACTTAGAACATTAAGTAAAAGCCTCAACGGATACGAATCAACCTGTTGGTTGAAGTCAGAGAATAAATTGTTAAACGGTCAGACTCCTGCAGAATGCATGTTAGAAGGTAAAGCTTCTGACGTTCAAAGGATTTTGCCTGAAGAAATTAAAAGAATTAAATCTCGTAAGAAAACCAATTAGGGCGGGGCATCAATTGCTTTGGCCAGGTAGCAGAACTCAAAGAAGACATATTTTCTATTCTTACGTCTCGAGCGCTCCGAACCGATGAGACTAAACTTTCTTTCTCTGATTGACGCATTTTTTTATCAGACTTAATCTCCTGTATAGAGAGCTCTATATATAAATCTATTATTTTTTTCCATTGAGACTGAGGAGAATCTCCTTTAGATATAAATTCAACAAACATTTCTTCCATTGGAACTCTTGTAAAAATTTCACTACATATTAAATCATCTATAAATTTATTCAAGTTCCTATCTTTTTCTTTAAATTCGCAACCCGTAAAGAACCCTAGGGCGTTAGCTTTAGCCTGAGGTGATATATTTTTAATGTTTCCACGTTCAAAAGGAAGTCTTAGTTCTGGAAATTGTTTAATTTTTTCTTCTATAAAGTTTTTTGTTGGCTGGCATTCTCCATATATTATTTGCCCAGCGCGAACATTTTGCGGAGAATCAAAAGAGGCTGAGAGTACCTTAGACTGATCTTTAATTCTGACTTTTTTATTTCTAAAAAATTCATAACATTCAAAATAAAAGTTAGGTTTATAAATTAAAAATTTATCTGGTATATAGGCTCTATTATTAGAAAACAATCCTCTTGTAATAAATCCTGCGTCAGACAAATACTTTATAACTACAACATTATTACATACTGCGCCATATAATACATCATCCATAACTTAATTATATTAAAAACTAACTTATATCGAAAGTAATATTTGTCAATATAGTCCAATCACTCACAGGAGTAAGAGTTCCTAACAAAGCGAAAAATAATTGTCCATTATTAATTTCTATAAAACCTGGATTGTTGGATTCAATCTCTTGTTTCCATTTTTCAGTAACGCCATGAATTCTCGCTAAGCACTGATGGTGCTCCTTTCCGCCAATGTATATTACATCATGTTCTATAAATTTATCTAGATCTTTATTTATTGCCCCACCAGCCTCCTTGTATACGCACGGAAAATATTCTTTTTCCCAGCATATTAAACTTTGATCTGAATAACCTAGGACCTGTGCTCGGGATCTTGCCTCAGATTCAGAGTCAAAATTTGTTTCTATTTTTTCATGAATCCAATTTCTTCCGACTACCCAGCGCTCACTTCGCAGGTCAAACCAAACATAATCTAAACCTTCTCTTTCTTTTGCTAAATAAATTACATATTTTTCTGCGGCATCTTTCGCTTGTTGCTCTGAAACAAAGTAAGCATCTTCGTCTTGTAGCGGTATTGAAAAAGGTATAGCAGATGTATGAACAGAAGTATTTTCATCTCCTAATTTAAATTTACTACGATAAGCTCTGTTTCCATAAAAAGAAGAACCTTCTTTAAAAGCGTCAAAATAGTCGCTAAATACAAGCCCCGCTAACCCACCGCTTAAAACATATGCGTGATTACCCAAAGTTTCGTTTGATCCATGATTTAAAAAACCTTGGTGAAGAATAGATATAGGATTGCCGTTGGCATCTGGAGTATTAACATCAGGGAATAATTGATCTTCACCATGAATATTTGTAGAAGTTGGGTAAATTTTCCTAACCTCAAATCTTAAATGCCTTAAGTTTTTTACTGCATGAGGGAAGTCTTCAAAGTAATACCATTTGTCGTTAATTTCATTTAAATTCTTATCATACAATTTCTGAGAAGGAACCGTCGGCGAAGTGGGTTGAAGTGAGACGACAAATTCAAATGCATCATTACTCTCTCCAGGGCGGGGCACCCTTTCGTTTATTGGCGTCGTGCTCGATCCTGCGTCAAAATCCTTTTTGCAAAAATAAATTTGATTAAAGATTAAATATGGGTATCCAGCTTCAAATGAATAAGAATTCATGTCATCAATGTGGAATACTATTTTTTGCTGTTTTACGCCGCCGATTTCATAAATTATTCCTAACCAATTAAAGTATTTGTAAGGAACTTCTAAGTGAGTACTTCTTTCGGGTTCTCCGTTCGAATTGTATGAAGAAGCCGAAGATGTGCTCTCAAAAAACTCTTTTCTATTTCTAATATATATTGAATTATCATTGCCACCAGCATCACTTACTAAAGAAAATCCACTATAATTAGCGTTAATACTAAAATAACACTTTCCAGCCTCAAAAGCAGCATCATAATCATCTTCGCTCTCAGTAATATAATTGTCATCACAGTCAAATCTCGAGGCGCCTCCTGAAGGAGTTTTGTCTTCTAAATAGTTTGGTATATTTGAAGCATAAAATTGAGAATTTATTTTTGACGAACAATAAAAATCATGATTAATTTCCCTTCCCCATATTGTATTTGTTAATTCTGATCCGCTTGTAAAGTTTGAAAATCCGTATTTATGCATTTCAGATATTGCTTCCATGTAGTCTGTTACGTTTCCATATAAAGCTGGAAACGCAGGCTTAGCAAACTTATAGTATACATTTTTTATAACTGTATTTGGCACCGAGGTTTCATAAAAATTGTTAGCCTCGTCATAACCCTTAAAGGCAGCGTTATAAGCTTGACCCAAGGTTCCATAATCTACGCCATTTGAGGTTGGAACCACAGAGCTAACGCTATTAGCTAAGTTGTCTTCTGTGGACGCAATTCCTCGACGAAGATTGCCGTCAATAATGAAAGGAATGTCTCCAAACCCATCGGGTATAGCAAAGCCCCCGAGCTCCCCGTTGGCTAAATCTGGAGTAAAATCAAAAACAGGATATGGCCCAACCTCGTCTGTTACAAAATCAAAATGATCATCAGATGTTGCTTGGCTTGAATCCCAATTAATGCTTTCTCCGACTCCAGATAATGAAAGATCGGGTCTACTAATTAAGCGTTGGTCTTTATATCCGTAGGCCTTCATGAACTTTTCTATTACAGTATTAACCCATAGTTTCAAGTAAAAGTTGCCTGCCCAACTTCCTCCTTGGCTGGCTTCGGCTGCGTCGATTGCCGCCTGTAAAACCGCTACTTGATCACTAATATGCTCGGACCTTACCCTAAACCAGTCGGGTAAATTAAAACCTTTTTTATTTGCAGATTGAGATAATAAAGGATCTGCATTTACGTCTTCTCCTTCTGCAAGCGGATGAGTTTTGTTTTCTAAATGCTCGTACGGAAGTTTATTGTTTTCATCTGTTTGCTCCCAATCTGCCCTTCTTAATAAATTTAAATTTTTAAAATTATGAAAATTTGTCATTGAAGGGTTTTTAGATACAAAGCTAAAATCAATCTGAGAATGACCTATTGTTTGCTGCGATATAAATCCGGCCCGAAAGTAAGGGTCTTCATCGTTTCTTTTGTTCATGATTAATCTAGATATAGAAATTCCGTGTGCAATGCCAATTTGCGATCTAAATCTGTGTAAATCCATGGGCTCTTCGTATTTCCAATTATTGTCACTAATAGGATTTGCGCAATATACGTCACCAAAAGATGGCGTTGAGTTATTTGAATCTATTAAAGACGTAAAAGCGAATCCCTTATGGAACACTCTTTCTCCAGTATTATACGATGCTGCGGATGTTATTGACCCGCTGTTATTCTGATATCCAAATTTAGGTATTGTGCCTCCAAAAGGTAAAGACGCTGGATCTAGCAAATAAGAATTAACAAAGAAAGCGTAATGCGACGCGGTATCAAAAAACTGTAACTGCTTGAAAGCTTCGGTAAGCTCTACGAATTTAGGTAGCTCAGGATCAGTGCTATTATTATTTGCCGCATTAAGGTAAGTACTGTAGAAATCAACGTATAAACTTTGATTGTAGTTGTAATTAAGAATGCTCTGAAGAGAATCTGCATCTGCCCTAAGAGTCGGAGTATGAATGCTATTTGTCCTGGCATTCCATACAGAAAAAGATTGAAGAGTAGGCGCGTCGTCTTGTATGTGCCACTGGGTTTGATTTGATATATTGTTCACAAAATTACAGCTTCCCCAGGGATTGTAAAACGAACTAGAGTTTCTATCGTTCCAAGGGTTGTCCGACTCAGATATATGTGGTTTTGCGGAGAATTCGGCCGAATCACTTACGGGAAATGAGCTAGGGCTATGTTGAGAGAAAAATAACTCCATGAATGAAAATTCTGCAGATGGATTTTCTACTGCTTCGTCCGTATTAAATGAAGCTGTGTATTTTATTTTTGACCCAGCGTCTCTGATTAAGTCCCACCAATTAAATAATGTTGGGTTTGGAGATCTTAAAAGTTCTGGATAAAAACTGTTGTAACGCGCGTCAGATAAATCTGTGTTTATTTCCATTATAGATCCGCCGTTTCTTTGATTTGGTTCCAAACTTGTTATACTATTCCTGGTATTAACATTAATTGATAAGGTCGACAAATCAATTGAACTTGGTAATACTATAGAATGATGATAAAGCCAATCAGTCTCGGTTCCTGATATTTCTACAGGTGGCTGATAAGCCCCTCTGTATGCTAAAAATAAAGAGTTTGCAAATGGGTCAACAGTTGTCCAGGAAAGATTCAAACACTCAGAGAAAGAGCCGTCAAACATAAACGGTCTTGGTTGTCTATAGTGGGCGGAAACGCCTTGTTTCCAATCTTCCATCGCTCTAAAAATCTCTGTCCAACTTTCGAGAAACCCGAATACATTATTTGACAATAAATTATTCAGCGCTGAATTTGTTTCTCCCCAGGATAGCATTGGAGATGTGGGATTTAATTCTAAAGATAAATTTTCTACATCGATATATTCGCTGGGATCAATCCCCACAAAATACTGACCTCTTTTTCTATTATTGCCTAAAAAGTCAAAAGGGGACAAAGATCTTCCCCCTGACAAAGTAGATTGTCCTGTTTCATTTACTGGATTCGGATGCGTCCATCCTTCAATTTTTTCAGACATCAAATTTATAAAACTTTTCCATTTTGGCACGGTGGGCCTAGTATCTATAGACGTATTGAACGGAGTTAAATCTGTATATAAATACTTATCCTTAAAATATTTTTCTATAATCAGTCTTTGCTCCGGAGAATTAGAGCCTACATCCGCGCCTCTTTCAAAAGCAATTAATTCAGAGTTATCTTTTATACCAGAACAAGTTCCGTCAGCCTCTTTAGATAAACCAAAATTAAACCCCTTGATGTATAAACTGTTATCTTCTGAAACAACAATCATTGAACTTAAGTTAAATATTTTTAATCTTTGAGTTAAAAATTGAATCATATTTTTATTTGATAAATCAGATACCTCCTGCCAATAAAGTTCAGATCCCGATTCTCCAGGGATTATTCCCGCCCCGACTCTGCCTCTTGCGGTATAAACTCCTTCAGAATCAACAGTAAATTTTTTGCTTAAGTTTTTATCGTATGGAATTTTGTCGCTTGCTTCGTCTCCAAATACGTGACCGTGTCTTTGTATACATTGATATATTTTGCCTTGATAAGTCACAAGGCTTGGTTGCTTGGATTCAAAAGCGCTAGACAAAGCTCCGTAAGTTTCTACAGATTTAAACCAAGTTGGATCATCTTCTCGGTCATTTTGTAAATAATTTTTATCTGAGCCCATAATTTGACCCCCTTTTATAAGCTCGTGGTACTGCCCTTCGTCTTTCCATTCAGGTATAAAATCATTAATTACAGGTAATCCAAATACATTAGATGTAAACTGCCCTTTTCTTGTGTGCGGGGTGCATCTTTCTAGGTCCACGGGCCGATAGTGTTCATCCTTTAAATAAAAATTATTATTTATTTTTTGAGACAAACTTCTTTTTAAAAACCAGTCCCTATTATCCCAAAACCTAGGGCCTTCTAGGAAAACCATTTTTGCCGAAATAGGATTCCCACTAGAATCTAGCATGATCGCTTCTGCTCCCGCGTTTTGATAATTTTCGAAGTAGGGATATAAATTTTGACCTCCAGCTTTGTAAGAATATCCATGTGAAATATACGAAACTAAATCTCCAGCCTTATGCATAAAAGATACTGACTCTTTAATAAACTCAGGGCCGTAATCAAAGTCTGAATTTAAACCAAAAACAGTCCCAATACTTTCTCCTCCAGTATATTGAGATTGATTTGATTTTGATATTTCATTGTTTCCAATTCCATACATATTATTTGAGGCGTCAAGGAATAACGAACCATATCCAGAGCATTTAATATTTTTTATAAATAAATTATTTACCACAGAGCCTTGTTTAAAAAAGCTTTTAATTTCATGAGGCTTTAGGTAACAGTCTTGAGTTAAAAAGAAACCGTCTCCCCTCGATTCTCTGTAATGATTTTTTAAAGATGTGTCGTGAGTTATTCCGTCAATTTTCCCGCAATAAACCGCCACCCTGTTGCCCCCGCCGCCCACTGCATTTCTTCCATTTTTCCAATTTCTTTTAAATAGCTCTCCTATTGTATTTGCAAAGATAGTTTCATTTCTTATTCTAGATTCACCAGAATCAAAAAATCTTTCATGGTCGATTAAATAAGGAGACCCAGAAAAGCCATTTAATAAAACATTTGATTTCTTTGATTCTGAAACTTCATAATCATCTGCTGAAATAGCACTATATGTTTCGTTTTTAATGAAAACTTTCTCTCCACTACTATAAGACTGACCGTATTTCCAACGCTCCAGAGGAAACGCAGGCTTTTCGATTGCATCCCAATCACTTCTTGATAAATAAGGGCTAATTGGATTAGATTTATTTGCTACGAGATATAAGCAATTATCATAATCACTGGGACCAAAAGCTGAGTCTTGGTTGACGCCGCTAAATTGATCTGATCTTTCAAAAATTTTGTCTATTTGTTTTTGGGAATTATCTCCAACCCCGTACGCTTTTCCTGACTCTGTGAGAATTATTGCGTGAGACTCACCCATATCCACCCTTACAGCTTTGTCGTTGCTGTAATCTGCTGGATTGTAAATAGTTATTGGCCCAGACAAGCTGGAGTCGCTAGACAGCGTATGAGTCTCTACAGCATATCTCTGGCACAATCCTTTTCTCGCGGGAATATTCATCTCCTTGATTTCGTCTTGAACTAAACTGTCCAGGAAACCTAATGAAGAAGTGTTATTATCTTTTAATGACACAAAATATAAAGTCCTAAAGAGATCATTACCTTCTGCTAATTCAATTTTTGCAACATCACCTGTATTGTATGAATATTGATCTAATTGAGAATATGTATTACTTACTGGCTTTCGTAATCCTGTAGTAGTGTTCATTTGTCCGTTTGCACCAAAATAAGTAAAGGTCGCAGAATTTGACTCTGGCCATACTAAATTAAATTCAGATTGCCCTTCAATAAATAAATTAAAATTAAAATCATGATTAAGAAATTTAACAGCAAATGCCTCTCCATTATCTCTTTTTGTTTTATCTGCACTAGATAATTCAAACCAATTATTATATCTACTACTAAAATAATATCCAGCAGAGCTTGTATAAATGTTAGAAACGCCATTATTAGCAGGAGAATGAGTTCCTATTGCTTTTGTAGACCATCCAAATATTTCATCGTAAACCCAATCTGCATTATGATTCATCGACTCAAAACCTCTAAAGTAAGTAGCTTTAGCGCTAAACCTTTTCTCAAACAAGCCCCTTATGTGCTCTGATCTTTTTTTTCGGTCCTCGAGACTAAGAGTACTATTCCAATGCGCCAGGCCAAGATTAGCTTGGTTCATATTTAACCTGCTGGGACGATCTCTCAAAGCTTGCTCTAGGCCTGCTTCTTGAGTATCAAAATAGTACTGCCAATCTGTTAAGTCTGCGTGCCAATCGTAAACGTCCAGCATACTAACAAAGGCACTATAATCGTTATAACTCCAAGAATTTCTCGCTATATATTTCAAAGGATCTTTAGTGAATGCCTGGGTATCTCCATTAGTTATAGGTTCATTAGTTTCAGCATCTTGTCCGTTGATATGTTCGGTTGTTGCTTCGCTAACAAACATTGGCTCTGAAGTTCCTGAAGTAGCCACAGCAGTTGTATTAATATTGTATTGTGATTGAATTAATTGCAAATCTTGTACAGGTGCATCAAAAGCATGTTCAGCTACAAGTAAAACATAATATCCTCCAGCGGCTGCGTTGTTAATGCTAACATCTAAAACTAGCTCGTTATCTACAAAACTATTTGCATCAAGACTTACGTACGATCCACCAGAAGGATTTTGCGTTCCCATGTTAAAACTGTTAGCTGACACTCCTGGAAATATAGGTCTGTTTTCAAAACTTCTACTCATAACCCTATCGAAAAAATGATCATCTGCGTTTCTCAGAGTAGTTCGGACGTCGATCATCTGAGTCCAATTCAAGCCGCGATTTGTTATTATATCTCCATTAATCGTCCATAGTGACCCACTGGTCCCAGTTGCATTGTAATTAGGATCTGCGTCGGAATATACATAATTATCAGGCCTATAATATCTTGCAAAAAAAGCTTTTACTAGAGAGTATTGATCGGTAAATAAATCTGAATAGTCAGCTAGCGCTGCGGTTTCTCCACCGCCAATAAAAGTAGAATACCTATCAGGTGTTATATATGTGTTCACAGGAGCCCATTCGCCATAACCTCCACTAGGCAGCCCATTATTGGGCCACTGCATCTGAAAATCAGCAACATTAACGTAACCATAACCCATGTCCTTAAATATATACATTCCAAATTTTACTTTTGAAGGATCACTAAAATTTCCAGAATTTTTTAATATTTTAGATTTAAAAGTTATATTGGAATTTTGTGTTAAATTTAATCGCCATAGATCTAATCCATCGTTAGTAATATTTGCGTCGGCTTTTGTATCTAAAGAAGTATATATTAAAGTTTCTTTTAGCGCTCCGCCTTGAAAGTGCAGTAGATCACCTATAGCTTGTTCATTAAGAGAAAATTCGTTTACAAAATCTACATCTTCTGGCCACAAATTCCAATCAAGCCCCGCACCGATGCGTGGATAAACTTCGTTATTATCAGGCCTTAGAGCTTCTAACCCCCCAGGCCTAGTCCTTGATGCAAATCTATCTGCAAAATGAACTGGAGAAAATGCTCGGCCATCATCAGTAAACCTTTTTACTAAGCGATAAATCTGTTGGTCCAGTTGGTATAAATCATCGTTAACGAAAGCGCTAGGCCCGCCGTTTCGATCAGGAATTTGAGATCCAAAATTATTGAATTGTTGAGCGTAATTCATGTTGTCGAAAATTGCATCTGGATCCGCAGATCCTGGAGTTTTATTTAGTAGCTTAGGCACAATAGACATTCTGGTAGGCCCATGGAGATTATTAATAAATGAGTTTTCTGGTGGCGCATAGATTACCCTGGTTGAATCAATGAAATCATTAGGTTGACTAAATACATCAACAGTTTCAGGCTCTGTAGATGTAAGCCATTCTCCTGTGCCGATGTACCATTCATCAACATCTTGCGGGGTTCCGATATTACTCTTAATGGATCTAACCAAATCTCCATTGGCGTTGTAATAATGTTTTTGCATTCCAATTAATCTTTGAGCCCTGAGTCCATCTCCTGTAGTATCCTGCAGCCAAAAATCAGAGTACTGCATTCTCCAAATATCAAGATTAGCATCCCAATAAATTAAGATTTTTCCGTATTGAGTGTTTTTATCGCTTACGTATATACCTTTATCATCATCCCTACCTCCTTGATTATGAGCGTGCTCGTACCAAGATCTATCTGCAGTACTATTAAAATCATTATCATCCCATCCTTTTGACGGGCGATATATACCGTTGACTTCTTCTCGTTCGCAGTTATTAATTACGATAGCTCCTATGTATTCACTAGAAATCCGCAGCATGTGAGAAGTGCTCATGTTTGAATCTCCATCCCAATATTGAAACGAAGTATTTCCATAATGATTCCATATCTTCATCATTTTTTTCATTGCCGGAAAACAATCCCTGGGATCGTTTGAAATCTGCGGAGATTCTGGGTTAGCATCTATTACATATCGTTTAGTTAAACTAGCAGCATCATTACTTATAAATTCTTCGCTTAACATTAATGCTCCAATCAGCTGATAAAGAGTCATATTAACTCCATAGTGGTTTTGTCCAGAAAAATGACTGAGTCCAAGAGAATCAGCCTCTCTCCTTAATACTAATAAATAAACAGCTCTAACTAAAATAGAATGATTGTAACTAGTTGCGTACCATCTCAAGTCTGAAACTATATCACTGCCATTTAATCCCGCCCCTTTCTCTGTAAATCTTATCATCCAACTATTGGCTGCAACTTTATAGCTGCTATCATCATACATAACTTTTAGCAAATTTTGACCATATAAAGACGCAGTAATTTGAGATTCAATAATAATTTCCTGGGATATTTGATCTCTAAATATATATTCGCTAGAATCTGATCCGAAATAAATGTCATCTCCACTAAATACATCAGCTGCATGAGTTTGTAAATTACTACTAGAGGTAGTTCCCGCCGCAGAAAGAATTAAAGCCCAATTATCATTTTTAAACACAGGGCTTGCGTCATCTGCAGTAATTGTAAGTGAGCCAAAAGCATCAAATGAATTTATAGATACAGCTGGAGACGAATAGTTACCCTCTACGCCCATCAAACCGCCGAAGTCTCCGCCAGGAGTTAACTCAAAAGATTGCGGAACGCTTAATCCTTGTATTTTATAAAAAGGACAAGCGCAGACTGAACCTAAAGCTTTTACTTGCCCTTGGGGGTTAATGTAAAATGTAGAATACTTGTTTGTCGCAGCCCAAGTTACATCTTCGTCCGTTAATTTAGTCGCGTACGGAACATATGTTCTCGCAGGAATAATTTCCTTGCTTGCGTTACCAAGACCATCAATATTTCTTTTTCCTCCAGGTAAATTACTAATTCCTAAATTGTTTGGAATAATTATTTGTAAATCTGATTCTAGCCTGGTATTTCTAGGGTAATTCCCGAACGAAATATTTTTTTCAGAATTTAATTTATAAATACCTAGGGGAGTCGCTCGGTTATCGGAACCAGAATTTCCTGCATTATATTCTCCAGTTATAGTATCAATCACGATGTGCTCTGATTCTCCCAGCACTGGATCCCAAAAGGGTTTGCCGTTAATATAAAGTGATTTATTATGAGTGAATACCTTAGCCCATTTTCCCATGCTCCCGTCATAACCATAAGTTTGGGAATTATTATAGTAACTATAATCTGGGCTTGATACTGGATTTAGGCTAGCAACTCCATTTTCATGAGACGTAGCCAGCTTAAAGCCCGAATCAGATCCATCAATTTCACCAGAAATAGCAACTGTTCTTCCGATCCTCATTTGGCTCATCCATGTTGATGAAGTCACGAAGTCGCCCATGTCATAAAAACGTTTTAAAGAATTTTCATTTATGAGTATACCGTTCCAGCCCAGCCTAGGTTGAGATCCAGAAGATGTATCAACTGTTCCATGATAAACGCTTGAATTTTCAACATATTTATATTGAGCCATATTGTTCTTCCAGGCATTAAAATAATCTTCGTCTTCAATAAGCTTATCCATCCTTTCAAAAATACTCGACTCAAAGTAAGCGTCAAGGTTTGCTAGATTCATTACGCCCCAACTACCTGCAGGTGTCTTTTGGTCTAAATTGTATGCGTGTATTCCTCCTGTCTGCCAAAAATCAGAAGGCATATAATTAGGAGTAAATAAAGCTGTCGCTTCCATTGATCCTGGATGAGATATCCAAGAGCTAGAATTATAAGGTTCAACAAAATACCAATCGCTTGTAAGTTGGGATATTTGATTTGACGTACTACCCCAGAAGTTCGCATCTTTTTTAGTATATCCTATTAAAGACCATTCGTCATTAATTGATTGATAAAAACCTTTTTTAGTGAAATGGTTCCACGCAACAAGATCTGTGCTCATATCTGTACTAAATTGTTGCTGACTGTCTCCAAGGCTATAGATTGTGCTGCCAGGATTGACTTGTAGATTAATATAATAATCTGAATCGAAATGCAAGGATGCTTCAAAAAAGTCTTGCACAGCTTCGCTCTTTCTCTGTTTATCAAGATCATCATTACCGTCTTTTCTGTAGCCTTGAGATCGGTTACCTAATCCAAATGTGCTTGATGAAGTAGCGCACAACCCTAAAGAATAACCCTGATTGTGACCCATTCCATAAAGTTTTCCTCCGCAAATAAATACTGTGTTTCCTCCTTCAGAATTTACAAAAGTTGATTGATCATTAGATATGGTTTCATTTTGGTCTGAACTACTAATGCCGCCACTACCATTTTCAAAAATCTTTACCCTATGATTTTCAGTATCAGTTCCTATTCCTTCCAGCGCCCAAAATTTATTATACGATCTGTGCTGAGAACCTTCGGTACTATTACCTAACACCGTATTTTGAAATTCTGAATTATCCATTAATCCAATAAAACCTAACTCACCACTATCTAAACCAGAAGCATATAATTTTCCATTATTAATGAAAAATTTATTACTACATAACAAGTTAGAATATGAAGTAAATGTTTGACAGGTAGAATCTGAAGGTGGCGTAGCGGGAGTAAAAGTTCTATCAATTACGCTTGATGGATTTGGATTAGTAACTTTTATTTTTATATTCAATGTTCCAGTTGAAATAAAACCCTCCCCCTCAGACCCAGTAGACCACGCAGATAAGGTTGATGCATGCGCTTCTGCAATTTCTGGTTTTGCATTAATTTGAGTTAAAAAATCTCTTTCGTCTATATTTGATGCAGAATTATAACCGAACAAAGACAGGCTAATATTTTTTGTGCTAACCTTAAATGCATCCCCGTTCTGATATGTAAAATCTAAATATATATCGTCATTTTGATTAAAAGCTTTAGATAAATTATCGCTAGCCCTAATTAAAATGTCATCATCTCCGTGCATGGAAGTTAGAACGTTCAATCTTCTCGGGTCATGCCCTCCGCTCCCAGGAGAAATATTTTTTTCACAAACGAAGAAAGCATATTTACCTCCATAATTAGGATGTGCAGGAACCGCTTCCGCAGTTAATTGAAAAGTTTGATTAAATTCTAATTCTGTTGACGCAATACCTGCAGCGATACATATGTATATTGCTGAATTTTTAATAACTTTTTCTCCTATATGATAGTATTTGTGTTTTGACCAAGAAGGATAAATAAAGGAATTATTTCCTCCTGAGCTAGGGCCTTTTAATTGAATGTTTTCTCTTAAGGTTGGAAGAGGGTTTCCGTTAGAATCAGAAGATAAAACAAGCTCATCTTCAAATATATAAACAAAATCCCCGGGAATGTAATGGTTGTCTTGGTGCCAAGGTTGAACAATTTTCCACTCTGACGGCTCAGAAGCAGGGTCTACAGACGAATTAATTTTGGTAGAAATATATAATTTATTTCCAAATTCAACAATTTCTCCCTGAGCGTAAACATTATTTGCAGACCACTCAATTCCAAGAATCTCGTTCTCAGTGATTGAGCCTTCTGGCCCTGAAACGTTCCTCCATTTTGGTGCGGATGATAATAGTTTTTCTTCTGCAGATCCAGTTTCTCCGTATTGATCGTGCAATGTTTGAGACTTATAAAACCTACTCAATAGAGTTTCTTTTATGGCCACTTCCTCATAAGCTTGATCTATGGTAGATAGTAAAAGATTTTGACCATAAGGTCCAAATGCAATAGCAGAATCGAATAGTAGATTTTGCAAGTTGGTAGTTAGGGTGAAAGCTGAACTGGAAAATGTGGGGGTTATTGTTTCCGCCGAAGCCCGCACCCCGCCTTGTTCTGTCGTGCGGAAAAATTCTCCAGAACTTCTATAGTGAGTATTTTCAGGAGCAATTCCCCCGTAGGTCAATGTCACTGGATTTTTCCAGGATCTTCTGTGCCATCTGCCTGGAGCTATTTCAGGATTATTTTCAATGTCTGCGTCAAATTGCCAATCAGCATCATCTACATAAAATTCATAAGTTTTTGCCCCATAAGATACAATATTTCCATTCGCATAGGTTTTAGCTTGGTCTGCAGTAACGCTATATGCGCCTCCGGTTTGCGCGGGAAAAGCCAATTGCCCACTAGTAATTTCTTTGTTCGTATAATATGGAACCCTTATTCCATCAGAATCAATAGGCGGCTCGGATACAGAAGATGATACATGAGTATAAGAAAAATCTACTTCTTTATAATTGCTATCCAAAGGGGTTCTTAGAAAAAGTCCAATAGTATTATTTTTTGCAAAAGAATTGCACATCAATGAAAAAGTACTAATTTCACTATTATCATCTTTAATTAATTTTGGGATTAATTTTATCCTCTGCCCCTTTTCGATTTCTATTTCACTCCCTTCAACATAATCAATTTCGCTACCAATAGGATTATTAGATGCGTCGCATATTTGATACTTTAAAGTAACTGTGGGATTATAAAAACTGTAGTATTTTACAAATTCAAACTTACTTGACAATATAGCGTCAAGGTTCACGCTGCTACCTTTAGGCTCTCCAAAGTCTCTGGCTAGCTGAACGTCAAAACTTGAATATAGCCAGCTTTTAAAATACTCTACAGCTTCATGCCCAGTTGTGGATGTTTGTAGTAAATTCGGAGATGTCGTTCCGCCGTCATCCCAACTTGCCCCAAAAACATCAAAATCAATATAAGGGTGCTCAAGCTCTGCGACTAAATTTGGCTCTAATTCCGTTTCGTTTCCATAACTTGGCAAAGCATTAATCATATTTGAGCTAATATTTTTAACTTCATTTGTCCAGTAGTATTGCGTACCCCTCAAGTCGAAAGTTTTAACCTCATCAAAGTATACTTTAATAGTAGAGTCGACTGTGGCTTGTTGAGCCACTTCGGCAATTCCATCTTCTAGATGAAGGAAATCAAAGCTTTTTGGAACCACGAAGTAAGAGCCTGTGTTTCCGTATATATCGGGGTATCCCCTTTCTAAAGCCCCTGTTCTTTTCGCGACAGGCTGCCACCACTGAGATCTAATTAGCCCGTGGAAGCTGGTGGTAGAACTATAGTTTTGCACCGAAGATCCTGTTAAATTTATGTTTGAAGAATAATAATAATCTGGTTTTATCCTGCTAGCAGATTCTAGACTACCTCCATCAGTATAGCTGGCAGGAATTAAAGAAAAATCAATCAAGTGAAATGCTTTGATTTTAAGCCTATATACATCAACGCCAGATTGCCTCATTACAACTGCATCACCAACTTTGTAATAAGGTTCAAAAGAAAGGTCATAAGCATATGTTCCTGCGCCGAAAACGTCTCTTTTATTAAATTGACCCGTAGGGAGCAGGCCATAGTGCGCCAGTTTACTGGTTGTTATTGAACCGTTATTCCATTCAGCTGCTGAAATATCTTTCCACATTGTTTGAGATACAATGTTTTCTGAAATAACATCGTTTGAATCTTGCTCGGAGTCTAGGTTTGACAGTAAGTAATAAACTTCAGACGAAGTCTCATTTGGAATAAAACCAGGAATTAATCCTACATAAGATTTAGGGTCGTTGACATCCGCCTCAGACGTATTTTTTAAGCACTTAAAAGCATAAAGCGGGTTAACTGCCTCTGCTTCTGAAAACAGCAAAGAAACTTCCTCTTCTTCTTGGGAGCTTAAATTAAAACGAGACACCCACTGTTCGTAAGTATAGTATTCTCCGTCTGGAGCAAGGGCGACGATTGGACCAGATTGCACGGTAATAATATCTCCCGCTTGGTATTCTGCGCCTTCAGTCCAGCTTGATAAATATGACTCTTGATTGCTTTCTGTGATTTGATTTAATATTCCCTCTTCAGATAAAGTCCTCTTCCAGCCAAATCCAATTTTAGATGCGCGCCTTCCGCTTGGAGGCCATAGGTTAGAATTAGCTAAAACTTGCAATGAAGTATAAGGGTTTATAGTCGAAACAAAACCTTTAAGGAAACCGATATTACCCTTAGGTATTGACACTCTTTTCCAGATACTGGAATTGTAGATAGGAGTTTTATTTGAGTTTGCCACTGACGCCCTGTAAAAAGTAAAAAATTCTTTTGGAGAAACAGACTTAGAACTCGCTGCTGCGGTATAATAAGTTTTTTGTCCGTCTTGCCACAAATAAACAACGCTCCCAGAATTATATTGCACATCATAATACCAAGGTCCGACAAAATTAGCACTCCCCTGGTCACCTCCTGCAGTCCAATAATCTGAATGGGTAATTTTAGTGATTTGCTGCGGAGAGTACTGTGAAGATGAACTCCAGCTAGCTAAATCGTTTAGATTCGTAAGTGTGTTTTCTTTAAAAGAGCCTATTTTAGAGGCGATTGATTTAAATAAAGGGTTCCCTTGGGAGCCATGGAACGTCTCCCCAAGATCCATCCATATTTTGTTCTCTATACCAGATAAGTTGTCGATATTTTGGTCCGTAATATTTTTAAAAAGTTCGGCGTCAACCCCGACGAATCCAGTTTGCATCAAGCCAAGTATATGAAAAAATCTTTCTTCGCTTAACGCATCAGTCCTCAGCATAATTGGCCTGAAAGCCCTATCTACGAAACGATTTTGAAAGCTTATTCCTTGATTCGCTACTTGGTCTGTTGCGCTTAAAGCGTTGCCTACTATTAAGTAATGCATTGGTTGTGCCGCTGTCGTGGCAGTTGTTTTTGTGGATAATAAATCTGTTAAACCCCCGCCATCTACAATTTCTTTTGTATATTGATAATTTCTTGTGGCCCCAGTTTCTCCCCAGTCTTGAGTTGGAATTGAGTGGCCATGAAGACCAAGCCTGGGATTCCCATTAGAAAATATTTGAGGAGTTACCATTTCAATTCTTTGGCGAGACAATAAATCTTCGATAAACAATATAAATTTACCTAAATTTCGATCGCCCTTGCTAGAGCCAGGATGAACTCCGCCCCTTCTTCTTGCATGAACGTAACCTCTTCCCATGTAGTAAGAGGGAACGAGATTACTATATTGATAATGCATTATATCTGCCTCAGAACTAACCTCTTGAATCATTGACGAGTTAAAATTATCATCTTTTAAATATTTATTTATTGTATTTGAACTTATAGTGCCTGTAGAAAATGTAGAGACTCCGCTAACAGATAAAAATTTAATAGCAGTAGTTTTTCCGAAAGTTACAGCTAACCTGGGTTGGCCGCCGTGGTCTTTTTTCAAATTTTTAGTATATATAAAAATATCATATTGCCCATCTTGATGTGGGCCAGATTGCGATGACGCCCCAGAGTACCAGGTTCTGCATTTACTCCTGCTATAAGGTTGTAATGCGGTAGCCCAATGCACAAAAAAGTGCCCATAAATATTTGAGGTGCCACCAAAATCATTCATACGAATTCTAGATTTATTCCTGATAACTGTTTGGTTAGATAGATTTTTTACCGGGTCAGGATTAACTGTAAATGCAGGAAATCTATTTTTTTTATTAACTAAATATTCATAAACAGAACTTAATGATGAATTTGGTCGGTTCGCCGCAGATGTATATGACCTCCAGTAAGTCGAATTTTGATTCCAGGGGAGCTTGCTTGTATCATAAGTTCCGTTTTGATCTCTTGCTGGAGATTCTAGATTTTTAATACACACAGATAGCTTTGGGTGGTTAGTCGTATCAAAAACTTCAGACTCTAAGCTTTGATTATCAGCTATTGGAAAATAATTCACTACGCTTCCAACTTCATAAACCACAGAAGAGTCAAAAGAATTTGCAGTCAAATCTGGATCTAGCGGGTCATTCGTTGGATTAAGAGCTTCAATTTCTGAACCCATTTGTGCATTTAAAGAAGTTGCCGCAAAACCAAATTTTCTACTAGGCAAGGGAATCTGCCCTGTGCCCGAAATAGCATACTCTGGATAATCCACGGTAAACCTTTCTAAGTTTCCGCCTTGCGATGAATTTAAATCCACTTCTCTTCTAGTCCTTGTAACCCCTCCTCCAAATGAGGCTCCAACCCTAGGCTTAATAGCAATAGGGTCTAAACCGCTATTTAGTGGGGTGAAAGTAGAATTACAAATTACAAAATTTAAATCAATAAATTCAAATAAATTTAAACATATTTCATTATCAGACATTCTTCCTGAAGTTAAAAAAGTAGCCCTAGGAACTGATCTTGCTCCGGTATCATAATCATTAGACAAATCCGCCAATGATCTCCATGAGGTTGAGGAAGGAGGCGGAAAATCTCCGGCTCTATTAGTATTTACGCATACATATAAATTAGATAAAGAAGGCGCTGACCTCTCATTTCTTGCCAAGAAATCATCAGCGTCATCCGCGTGCAAAACTAAATGCCCAACTTCGTAAACCGCATACTGCCTGAAACGGCCGTACCATGTCGGCATTGCTCCTGGCATGGCAGCCCTGGAGTGTCCGAATAATGTTCTTTTGGCAGAGTTGGATGTAGGATCTGCAGATAAGAAATCTAGATTAAAATCAATATGTACTCCGCCGCCCATTTTTATAAAATGTTACTTGACAAAAGCGGTCGTCTTTAGGCGTGATTTCTGCTCCCAAAAAACGCAACCATCTCTGTCCTAATTTGTTATTTTTTTCAACAATGTTTAACAAAACATCAAAATCTTCTCCGAAAAGCCAATCGAAATGCTCCCTGGATATTTTCATAAATTCATAAACACCTAAAATAGACTTTAAATTGCCATAACTTTTTTTTAAGCTGCCTTTGAAGTCTAGAATATCTAAAGAGTTTTTAGTTCCTAATGCCCAGACGCCTCCGACTCGGGCGTGTGGGGAGTCGTGCACTCCTGTACATCCGACTAAAGTTCCATCGCTGAAACAAAAGGCTAAACTCCGCTTAGAAGAATGAAAAGTATTAATTATGTGCTCGTGGTAATTTTCCCAGCCTAAATACTGAGAATGCCTTTGGTCTACGTCTCGTGGATGAGCCGAAAGCTCTAAAACATCAGCGTCCGTAACATCTCTAACATAACCGTTTTTGCCTAAAATTTTCATCCTTTAACCTTACATATTATATACACCAAACACTAGTAGTTAAAAGCAAGAATTAAAAAAGGCTTTATTTTTATGATTTTTAGGGTGATAGCTTTTGATTAGAAATTTATTCTGTTCTCTATAAACTTCTAAATTTTCTTCGTGATTAGAGAGAGCATTTAAAACTTGATTCGCAGCCCAATTTAAATCCATACTATTAAAGTAATAACCATACTCCTTAATGTATTCGGAATTATGTATAAGAGGTAGCCCTAAATACAAAGCTTCCAAAAATAAATAATTTAAATGATTATTCTCTTGATATGATAATATATATTTACCAATTTTAGATATAGCACTACTAAAGTTCCATGCGCCGCTCAGATGTAATTTGTTTTGTTTATTTAAAGTTAAATCGCTAGAAAAGTTCATGAAAGATAGATTCTTTTTTGCATTAGACGTATTCATTGCGCTCACTGCGTCAATGGCTTTTGGATTTAATTGATTAGCTTTTTCGCAGATCATAATCGGCATCAAGCAAGTTTTGAAAGAATATTTATTATCCTCAAATATCACAATAGACTTTTTTTCTTCTTTTTCAAAATTTATTCTACCCCTTTTGTTTTCAGAATTTATAAAACTTGAATCCCACAAATAAGGAACCGACTTAATTGATGCTTTCGGGTTATAGAATAAACTAACATACTGCATGCTTTTGCTATGATGCTCGGGGACCCAAATTTCGTCAACCAAAGGCTCCGAGCAAGGGAGCGGCTTGTTGTGGGCAAAATTTTCCTGATGTATTGCAGAAACAAAGTAATGTTGATAAAGTATAATTTTAGCGCCAAACCTGCTTTTGATAGACTCTTGTTGGGTTAAAGAAACTTTTGCGCCGCATATAATTAAAACGTCTATCGAGGGAAAATTTGGGTCACCAATCTGACTCATATTATAAAATTTATTTTTTCTTTCAGTAAAAGCCTCTGAACTAGCAACGTTTAGCATAAACACCTCAGCTCCAGTAGATTGTATAGATTCATATAGAAAAATCGAGGCTTGAACTGAAGAATCTTTCCAGGGTGATTTTGATAAATCGGAAGTAATAAAAATTCTCATGTCTTGTGTAATATAGATTTACACAGGAGCTATGAAAATCCCTAAAATAATCCATCAAAGCTGGAAAAGCAAGGCAAAAGACTTGCCAGCCAAAGAGAGTAGCATCAGAAATGTGCTATTAAAAAACCATCCAGAATGGGAATATAAGTACTGGACCGACGAAGATAACTTTAATTTAATCGCAGACTATTACCCTTGGTTTTTAGATACTTACGAGTCGTACGAGTGGCCAATACAGCGTGCAGACGCGTCCAGAGTGTTTTATATGCACAAATACGGCGGAGTTTACTTAGATCTAGACATGTTGTCGCTGAAGCCTATGGACGAAATGATAGACCAAATTGAGCATAATGATTGTCAGTTTCTGTTAAATTGCTCGCATAATCGACAGGTGCTCTTATTCGAAGAGTACCCAAATGCTTATAATCTACAAAACTCCATATACAATGCCATTATGGCCTCAGAGCCTAACTCAAGATTTTGGATTCTTGCGGCATACATGATGCAGCAAAGAGCTCTTGAATTAAAATGTAAGCGCGATATGCAAAAACAGTCTAAAGTATTTTGGAGCACTGGACCTCAACTAATTAGCGCTGCAGTTGCTAGTCAAATTCAGGCGAGCAGTAATCATTCATTGTGCGTGTTACCTTATTTTTATACTAACCCAACATCATTGCCAGGAAAAAACGAGGGGGAGTTGGTTTTGTTTAATAAATTTAACGTATCAAGTTTGTTCGAAAAAAGCAATACAACTGACGGGCCATGGCAACACATTCCTAAGCAATATCTCGTAGAATCTTTACTGCCAGACTCTTATTTTACTCATGAATCATCAAGGACTTGGGTGTGAAATTTAAACACATTATATCCCCAAACCATGAAATGATTCACGAAGGCTGGGACTTGGCCTGTAAATATCTTGAGGCGCAGAGTAAGCTTTACAGGGGCAACGTCAATCTTTTAACTTTCTTTGAGTCGCATTTTGGTTGGTTTACTCAGAATAATCTTAAACACATCGACGAAGCCCTCAAAAGCATTCCTGTAGAACCATTTATTGCAATTATTCACGATCCATTTGATGCTCATTTATACATAAATAAAATACAACCTTATCCTGATTGCGTTCTAGAAATTATACAAAACCAATGTTTGGGTTTATATTTTATGTCTCAATATGAAGCTAATAAATTTAAAACGTTTTTTGAATCGAAAGGTATTAATGTGCCCTGTGAAACTATATACCATCCAATAAAATATTTACCATTAGTTTTTGATTTAAAATCTTTTAATAAATCTAAAAATAGAAATATATACTCTCCAGGCATGCACCTCCGAAATCCCGCCGGCCTACTAGAGCTAGAGACTCCAACAAACTATACAAAAAATATTATACCATGGAACGAGGTAACAGAATCAATGTATAATCAATTTAATAAAGGCACGCTAGATAATATAAATAAAATAAATAAATTAAGTAATGAAAATTATTATAAATTATACGAGAATAATATATTCTTTTTATGTTTATTTGATTGTGTTGCTAATAATACTATACTAGATTGTATAGATTGCTGTACTCCTATATTAATTAATAAAAGCGAGTCGGCGTGCGAATATTTAGGGCATAACTATCCATTATATTATTCAAGCATGCAAGAGGCCAATAAACTCATCAAGAGAGATTATATAATTGCTAGAGCGCACAGATACTTGATCGAAAGAAGGAGGCTCGCCGTACACAGGGGTAATTTATTTAAACAAATTAAAAATTCAGAGATCTATAAATTAATTTAAGTCTTGCTTCCATTCCGGAACAGTCTGGCCGTATATCTCAAAAAATGCCTCAAACTCTTTCGATAAAATTCGGTAAGCGGCCTCACGCTCTATTGAAGATAGTTGCTTTTTTGAGCGGGCGTGGACGATTCTATTTTTAATTTTAAAACTTGACGCTCCAAGAAAATTAAATATCCTATCGTACTCTTCTTGACCTTCATTTATTATCTCATTGTTTTTATAGTCCGACTTTATTTCATACGCTGGTTTTTGCAATCTTTCTTGGATAATAAGCAGCGTTTTATCCGAACTAAAAAACTTTGCATAGGTTTTTAGAGTTTCAGCGTAATTTGTATTTTCTTTTATGCCTTTTTTATTTTCTAAATTCCATAAAAAACTTTTATCTGGACTCCAATCCACGTTATCAACCCAGTCTTGTTTATCGTTAAAAGCTTGGGAGTAGTGATTGTATGCAGAATAACATCTATCTATTGGGTTTCTGAAACTAAATATTAACTTTATATTAGGTACTATTTCGTGCATTCTTGCCGCAGAAAATTCAGGAATTAGAGTATAATTAGGAGATTTTTCTCCGCAAAACTTAGCGTCGGTTTTGAATCGAGATTTATACCAAAGCAAGGCTTCGTCCGCCGGCATTTTGTGAAAGTTTGCGTGTTTTACAAAAAAATTCATTTCTTGGTCGGTATTGCAGAGTATGTCATCGCACTTAGGCATATATATTTCGGGATGTTGATTTAAATTTTGCCTTAGAGCTGTAGTTCCACATTTTTGAAACCCTGGAATAATAAAGTCTGGAAGTCTCATTTTAATTATCGGTGATTAATATGTATTTGATAATATTTTTGATTATTTTTTGCCTATTTGGATCCTGACTTTTCTCAAAAAGATTTTCTAGGTCGGTCTTAATTTTATGCTGTAGTGCTATTGATGTCGGTTTGCCCTCAATTAATTCCGTTATAGATTCTAGCATTAAAGAATTTAAATTATTTAATTTAACTTGTAGATAATATGCTATTTCTGCTTGACTCATACGTTGTGTTTGCTTTTGATATTCTTCAAAAAAGTTTTTTACACCTAATCCAACCTCATTGCCGTTATGATCTAAATGTTGACATATCATTTTTGTATCTAAAATAATTGATTTACCTAATTTATTTATATCATCACAAAGACAAACATCTGGGCCTAAAAAAAATAAATCTGAATCGCTAGGAGACTCTACTCTAAGAGGTAGACATTGCTTGACATCGCTGGCCCTCCAGAGGGCGCAGCCAGTACCACAATGCCTAATTTTACAGTTTGGTTCTCCCCATATTTCATATACTCCCGAGAGCGCGCGGTTATCCATATCTTTAGCTACAGAGGTTTCTCTTTGGTTGGCTTTTTCTGGATTATGCGCCCAATTCGGATTTGTAAAATAATACCCTGTAACGCAACCTATTGATTGGTCTGCTGACATCTTTTCCGCAAAAGAGCTAACAATGTGAGATGGGCAGACTACATCATCGTCTACAGTAAATATATAATCTGCATTGCATTGTCTGAACCCTGCAGTAAATGCGTCTGCAGTAGATTGATGCTTCTTTTGAGCGTTAGCGCTCTCTCTAGCCGTTTCGAATAATGAAGGCACCCCTGCGTGACATTCTATAATTTGCACGTCATTAAATGCGCTATATACATTATTGAGCTTAAGGGTGGAAATTAAAGTTTTTCTAAATATTTCGCTGTTACTATTGTCTACGATTTTAAGATTTACATTAAGCACAGAATTTCCTGCGGTAAATAAAAATTTTGCCCACATACTTAAGACTGCTTGCTTACCGCAAACCACAGTAAGTATATCAATAGACGGTACTTGCATATAATATATTTTACACTATTAATTTTGCATGTGTATATTATAGTAATGAAAATTGCTGTAGTTCAATTAGGAGATAAAGCTTTCGCTAATAATATGATAGGGTGCATGCACATGAATTCTTTATATTGCGAGAAGCATGGATACGATCACATCGCAGAAGAATCTGCTTTTCCAGATGTAAATCCAACAAATCAAAAGCCATACATTGTTTTAAAACATATTTACAAATATGATTACGTGGTGTTTATGGATTTAGATGCTTGTTTTGTAAATGATGATATTTTGCTTGAAGATATAATTAGAAAAGACTTATCAAAAGACGTATACTATGCTGATGATGTAGGAAGTTGGCCTCTAAATGCTGGAGTTTTAATTTGGAAGAATTCATACCGAGGAATCGACCTTCTCTGGAAGTGGTGGGATTCTTTACCTAAAACCTTAGATCCAGAATGGAGGGTGAACGGCGGAGATCAAACGCCTTTAATCAACTTGCTTCAAAAAGAAGAAGACCCCTTTGAGGCGTGGCCTAGGAAAATGTTCAATCAATACCCATCTGAATTTAAAGCTGGGGACTTCTTGATTCATTTCATGGGTTACAGTATTCATGATGTAAAAAATCATATGGAATTTTTGGCTAAGAAAAACATGGGAGCAGAATGGAACGGAAGGTTTTTGGAAGTTCTTGGACAATTTCTACCAAATACTGCAGAAAGAAATAAAGCCCAAGACTATATTTTAATAGATAATGAGGACGTCATAAAGCGAATGTTATAAAATTATATGCCTATCAGTTTGAGGCGATATCAATTCAATAAATAATATTAATTTATAAATAATTATAATAGTATCGGCTGACGCCGGAATCGCCTGAAGGGCATTATAGCAAAATAAAAAAAATTATATTAGCTGTTTTGTTAAAAAAATGTTATTATACTATATGCATAAAAGGCAGAATAAAATAAGTAAGTTGTGGGGGTTTGAAGTATGTAAAACAACGTTTTTACAGTCTACGACAGAGCCCCGAAAGTTATTATAATAAGCAATGAATAAAAATATTGATTTAATTGGTAGTTTATGTAAGCAGTCACATTTAGATTCAGTATCTTCTGTAAGAATAAATAGAAATAAGTTTGATCAAGAAGTATATTATCATCGTAAAGTATGGGAGATGATATGGATATATAATGTATTAGAACAAAAGGGAATGCTGAAGCCTGGTAAGAAAGGGTTGGGGTTTGGATGTGGAGAAGAATATTTAGTTCCTGCATTAGCTACTGAGGGAGTGGATATAGTTGCTAGTGATCAGGATAAAGAAGCCGCCGAGAAAAGTGGGTGGATAGCCACAGATCAACACTCTGATTCATTGAGCTCCTTTGAGAAATGGCTGCCAAAGTTCTGCGATAGAGACACTTTTTATAATTATGTACAATATAGATGTATAGATATGAATAATATACAAGATGAATTTAATGATAGTTTTGACTTTAATTGGAGTGCATGTAGTCTAGAGCATTTAGGATCATTACAGAAAGGTATAGATTTTATACTTAATAGCATGAAAACTTTAAAAAAAGGAGGTATAGCTGTACATACAACAGAGTACAACGTTTCATCAAATCAAGAAACTTTAGAACATCCATCAACCTGTATATACCGCCGCCAGGATATTGAAAGATTAATAAACACTGCAAATCAAATGGGATATAAAGCTTGTGAAATGGATTTTTCTTCAGGCGATTTAGTTTATGATGGATACATAGATGTACCCCCTTATACTCAAGACCCACACCTAAAGTTATCATTCGAAGGGTTTACATGCACTTCAATAGGAATTTTTATAGAAAAATTATGACAAACAATATATATAATCAAATTAAAGAATATACTGCTCTTACTGTATATGAAATCAATCATCTAATTAATACTGTTGCTTTCGCTCCTCAAGGTAATGTTGTTATTGCTGGCACATATTTAGGAGGAGATGTAATGTCAATGACTTTAACTTCTCCAGAACGAGAATACCACGCTATTGATTCGTTTGAAGGTTTAGCGCCACCAGCAGAAGAAGATATGTGTGAAAACCCATGCTTTGCAGGAGAGTTCAACGCTGGAGGGCTGGATAAATGGATAGATAATTTTACAAAAAACAATATTAAAGTGCCGCGAACATACCCAATGTTTATAGATGAAAATACAATACAATCAGTTAACGTAAATAATATTGCTGTTTTATGGTTAGACTTAGATCATTATATACCCACTAAAGCTTGCTTAAATCATTTTTATGATAAAGTAGTTCCTGGAGGCAAGATATTGACTCATGATTATGGTTTTCATAAGTGCCCAGGTGTTAAAAAAGCTTGTGACCCTTATGGCGAAACCTGGGAAACCCCAAGAAACACAGGAATAGGTCAAATCTACAAAAAATAATTATGAAATACGAAGAGTTTCTGGGAAGAAGACGAAATACATTTAAGAAGACATTCGAATTATGCAAAGAAATATTGGATACGCGTGGGGAATTAAATATTGTTGAACTTGGGACTACGAGATCATTTAGACAGCAAATATTTACCACCGACATCGAGCATTACGATGAAGATCCCTCAGTTTGGGACTGGGGCGCGGGATGCTTTACTAAGGTTTTTGCGGACAATTTACCTCAAGCCACAATATATTCTGTGGATCCTTTGCCTGAAGCAATATTTGTTGCTAGAAAAATGTGCGAAAATAATCCTAATGTTATTCTGTATGAATCTACAGCAGAAGTTTTTCTTGAATCTCTTCCAAAACCAAATCAGATTGACTTGTTATATATGGATCATCTAGAAAGTGGAGAAGAAGCTTGCCTTGAACACTTGAAAGATGTTAAGTACGCTTTAGAAAATGATTTACTTTCTAAAGAATCGCTTATTCTTCACGACGACGTTCACACTCCAGAGGGAGATTCTAAGAGTACTTACAGTATTCCTTATCTAAAAAAGCATGGTTATCGAGAAATTATGGTTGAATATCAATCGTTAATGTACAAAAACGATTAAACCATTGAATTCAAATAGGTTACCATTGAGCTGATTGCAGTAAAAATTACAGAAACCATAAATTTGGCCAGATTCAAACATTGTTTATTAGATAGCATAGTGAGATAGATAACGATCTAGAACTATACTTGGATCAATTAATTGGAATTTTTTTTGATTTATTTTCTTTTTGAGGAATAAAAACGTTAAGTATACCATTTTCAACCTTAGCTTCGATTTTGCTTGTATTAATACTACTACTTATAGTGAAGTCTTTATTAATAGATGTAGTCATGCTTTCATTAACTTGTTTTTCTCCAGTTATTTTGAGCACGGAATCTTCTAATTTAATAGAGATGTCTTCTTTTGACATTCCAGGAACTTGAGCGGTTACGATATACCCATTGTCTTTTTTTTCTAGAGTTGTTCTATATTTATAGGAGTCAACACTGTAATCAATAATTGAATCCATCGCGCTGAGCAAGCTGGGCTCGCCCAAGAAGTTAGTTATTAGTGAATTTTTCATATAAACATAGTATTGCAATCTTTATGCCAATTAAACACATGAATAATAAAGGGCTTACAGCCCAAAATGGGACAAAACTACTCAGGTCTCTTGCCAGTAGGTTTGCCGTCTTGGCCAATTTGTCCCGATCTAATCTTTGTTGCTGAAACATCCTGCATTTCTTTACTAAGTTCAAGTTGTTCGATATTATATCCTACGCCCCTTCCATAAAATACGTCTGTGATATTTGGAAGCTCAACGACTTTTATTTTATCTCCGAACTCAAGGCAAGCTTTCTCGATTTCAAGTTTAACTTTTTCAAAATCATAAGGATTGCTTTCGTCTGTACCTGCAACATCTCTTAGTGCAATACAGCATTGACCGACTCTTTTAATAGCCTCATTAACCAGCGTTTTATGCCCAATGTGAAACGGTTGGTATCTTCCAATTAAAAGCGCTGTCGGAGCTTGATTGTCCCATTTTTCAGTTTCGTATATTTTTTTAAGAACCTTTCCGAGCCATTCTTCTGGACTGCCGTCTGTTAGTCTAATGTCGTAATTCATAGGGCGTTCAAACATTTTGTTTGTATCTTCGTAACGGCCCTCCATAATCCTGTCCACCCATATGGTAAAATCAGCTTCAAAAACTTCTCGAGTTTCTTTTGTTGGGCAGCAAAAATCTGAAACCACAAAGTTACCCCCCATGGCAGCCCAGTCACTTAATTTTCCCAATCTACGAGCGTGTTCTATTCTATCTTCCTCAGAAAATCCAAGATCTTTATGTATTTCCTGACGAATTGCGTCAGCGTTAAACCATACAGCGCCTAAGGCAGGCACTAAAAGTTCAGCGAGAGAGGTCTTACCTGCACCGGGCAACCCCATAATCAATATTTTACGTTTTAATTTCATTTTTTATTTGAGTAACTATTCTTTTTCTTTTTCTAGGTGTCCACGACAATGCCATGTCAACGTGCTTTGAATACTCAAAGTCAGGTCGGCGGCATTCTGAATGAATGTATTGTTTTGTTTTGTTTAATTCGTCTTGCATTAATTTAATTAAAAATTTCATATCGCTGTTTTTAGCCTCGCATCCTTTTAATTTTAATTGCATTCCTTTTAGCCATATCATGTCTTGTTCGTCGGGCATGTATGTAAATACACCCCGTGGATTTTTTTGGGCCAAGCTAATTTGTATAATTTTAATTTTGTTTTCGATATTGAAAAATACCACCCCCCGCCGGATTTTCTGATCTGTTTAGAGATTCTAATTCACAAAAGGGGTAGGGTCACCGGGGGTGGGGGTATAGTGCAGTAAAACAGTTGAATGTTTTTGTTGACTTTTAGGCATTTGTTTGATAGATTGTATCTATGAATAAGAAAATTAAAGTTAGAATACCGATGGTCTTCACTAAGGCAAGACCTCACAAGCTAAAGAATAAGATGCTTCCACGCAAGGCAAAGCATAAAAAAACTTTCGCATAATCGCACTTTTTTCTTGCAATTACTTCAATATAATATAATATACATAACTATGAACAATGATAATAATATCTCTCTAATCGCTAAAGCCGTTGAACTCGCCAATGAGAACAACAACAAACTCACAGGCAAGTTTGCTGACTTACTCAATGACCTTGAGGAAGAAATCGCAAACGAGGAGTTTACTCTTGAGCATGGCATACAACACGCATCCGAGCGTGATATCGAAGGAGAGTTTGAATCTCTCGATGCAGTCGAAGCAGAAGAAGACGATGACTTTGATAGTGACGAAAATCTAACAGATATGAATTGCGTAAGCGGTGCAATGCGTGACATCTTTGAATCCTAAACGAAAGGCTAATAATGTACATACTTAAATCTATACTCAACCAAGCGGGTGCCGTTTGGGTTGTCGAATCCATAGCAATGCGTCAGCGTGATGCCGAGCGACTTCTACGCTCTCGCATAGCACACAATGACGGCTCTCGTCGTTATGGTCTTTTCCCCGTTAACGCCTCGAAGTAATGGAAGGGTATAATGGTTGGTCTAACTGGGTTACTTGGAATGTAGCCCTATGGCTAGGCAACGACGAAGGCTTATACAAGCTTGCTAGGCGTTTCGTGCACTATAAAGATCTAGCTAACTATCTAGTAGAATGCGGCACTACTAGCACGCCCGACGGTGCAGACTACCAAGACCCTGAGCTTGACACCTATGCACTAGACGAGCTACTAATGGACGACTTCTAAGTCGTTAATAGGCAAGAGTTTGCAAGATTTTTGCCCTGTCGAATTTCCACAAGTGCCGGATACACAAAGACTTAGGTAATAATAAAAAAAAGTAAAAAAAAGTAAAATAATACTTGACTTTTGTCGATTGGTGTGGTATGTTGTATACATAATAAGATAAACAATATAACAAAGATAAAAATGACAAATCTCACAGAACGCGAAAAAATCCTCATCATCACTAAAATCCTTAATAAAAAGGCTTGACTTTCACCCTCTAATATATAGAATATACTAATATGATTAATGTAGATAAAAACCCAAACTTTACCAATTGGTTCGATGTAAGACTCTTTGGTAAAATCGTAGACAACGCAAAGACCCACGCTCAAGCAATGGAGATCGCTCGCAACATACAACAAAACGAAGTTGTTTGGGATTACAAGACCAGCGACCTTCGCCAAGCAGAATTGCCAATCATCTCAAATCATGGATAGAATAACAGAACTAAAAGAGATCATCAAGACTCAAACGCCGATTGCCGAACTTGGACATGTTCAAGCTCAGCAGGAAGTAATAAACGCCCAAATCGAACTTGACGATTTGCTTGCCTTAAATGAATTCCCCGATCAAGAGGATATCGACTATGGCTACCATAGTCAATTCGACATGTAAACCTTCAATAAATATAAAATGAGAAAAGTAACACAACAAATCAAATCAGCCTTTGAATCCCGCCAACCTTTGACCGTTGGCAACACACGCACAGACGGAAACACCGTTTGGCTACATGGCAACGCCATTGTGAAACGAGACGCAAGCGGTTTCGTCATATGGTCACTTGCTGGCTGGAACACACCAACCACTCGCGAGCGAGTAAACGGAATAGTCAATGCCGGAGTTCATCAGGTCAACTTTGAGCCTGTCTTAAATGGTCATAAAATTCAACCATCCGACTGGTTTGCCGTGCCTAATCAAAACATAGAATCACTTGTGTTCTAAGTAACACATAATCAAGGATTTGCAAAAAATCCACAGGGTCAAAAAAAGGATTGTGCAATAAAATAGCTAAAAGGTAAGTGAAATAAAAGTTGACTTACTCCGGTTTTTCCCTTAGATTATATATATGGATAAAGGAATTCAACTCATCAAAAAAGTTAAAGCCGACATCAACGACCTAGTTGATATCATTCTCAGCGAGAAAAATGCCGTAGTTCGCGAGCAAGCCGAAAGCTTGTTGCAACAAAATAAGGCATGGCTTTCCGAATGGGATTTGCAAAACAAAATTGCAATGAAAAATAATGTAAAAAAAGCTTGACTTTTAGTAAAAAATAGATTAGATTGTAAATATGATTAAGAATAACAAAGTTACACAAGTAAGAATAAAAAAGTGGTCAACCCATTGGGCTGTCAAAATCTTCGATCAAGGCATCGACTCAGATGGCAACGATCGCCCACGAGTTCGCACCGCTTCAAGCGAATCTCATCTCAATAGAATCATGCGAGACGAAGGTCTCAATCAGTTTCGTTTCAATGTCATCTTTCAATAATAAAATGTTAAAGAATAAAAAATTCATCGCAAATGTTCATGTCTCCTCTATAGAACGAGAGGAAAAACTTCCTTTGTGGAACACTAATACAAATTCATTCATTGATACGCACATGACAAACAACATCTTCGAAATTCAAGCTGAAGACAAGCACGAAGTAAGAAGAAAGGTAAAGGCTCTCGTAAACAAGCTACAAACCAAAGTCCAATTCAAGCGTGGCGTTATAGGTAAAGAAGGCGATAATGCCGAATGGTACATCAACAGAATAACAGAAATAAAAGCTTGACTTTTAAAACCTTTTAAACTATATTCATAATATGAACGAATCGAAAGCAATGGACTTCCCAGAACTAGACATGGGTCTAGCTCTATCTAAAGCCGAGGGCAACCTCAACTTCTTAGCTGAAGTATCAAACTCGCCCGAATGGCAAGGCACAATGACGCAAGGAATGGCTATTCTTGACGCTCTCAATGCAGTGCAAGAAGCTCGCAAGAAGTTTCAAGTGATACTGCACGAACAACGCAAAAAATAACATCATGATCGAACTTATCCTATTCTCTCCTTGGATTATCGTATTCTACATCATGTGGAAAGATATAATGACCGAAGAAAAACCTTGGTAAATCATTGACTGGCAAGGGTTTGCAAAAAAAATACCCCGTCAAAAAAAGGATTGTGCAATAAAATAGTTTAAAGTTTTTCTTGACTTTTGAGGTTTTATGTGCTACATTGTATGTATGATTAAGATTAATAAAACACAACTCACAGAAAGAGAAAAAATACTTTTAGCCTTTGTTTTAAAAAATAAAGCTTGACTTTCACCCTTAACTTGTTAATATATAGATATGATTAAAATTGATAATACTCTCTCCAACTTTATAAACGCCTTGCAAGGACATGACTGGTTCTACAACTACGCTGACGACCACTCAGTTTGGACTCGTGGGGTTGACTCCCAAAAGCGTCTTGAGTCAATGGCTCACAAGCTTGTTGCAAACGGCAAAGACCCTGCCGAAGTTGCTACTCTTTGGAATGAATCTGCTCCTGAGCGTTTCCAAGTTGACTCCACAACCTTTGCCCCAAAAGCTCCAAAGCTTGAAAAGACTTTCAAAAATAAGCTTGCTCGTCCACGCATGGGCGAAGTTGTTAAGCTTAAAAAAGAGCTTGGCATTTCAGCTTCGGAAGCAAACTTTCGTTTGCGTTTTGGTGTTGAGCCTTCTCAATTCGAGATTGACTTTGCACAACAAAATCAAGGCAGGTTTGTCTTCCATTGGGATTCTCATCCCGAACTTTGGGAGCTTAAATAAGTCTTGACTTTTAAACTCATTCATTCATAATAATATCATGGAATTAATCGAAAAACTAGAAGATCCAAAGCTTGTTGACAAAACAGCGATGGAATTAGCAACGACAAACGGAGAACTCAAGTTCTTGCGTAATCTACTTCAGGAGATGGAAGCGAGCGAACACGCCCAAAGAACCATTGACAAGTCAATCGAAAGAGTCAATAAAGTAATCGGATTCATCCTTGACAACCGCAAGCTAGAACTATCTAAGTAATGGAATTGATTACAATTTTTCTCGTTTCGTGCGTGATCGGTGGCATCAAAGAATTATTCTATCCTACTCTAAAGCGTTAACCTAAAACGCTGATAGCCAACAGTTTGCAAAAAACTGACGGGGCAAAAAATCTGCAAGCCATTGAACTTCAACGACTTACAGATTGATATGATTAAAAAAATAATGTATTTGGCTATTTATTTGCTCTATTTGGCTATTTATACATAGTCTGCCTGGGCATATAACTTTCCTTCTTTATAATTGGCTTTTCTTGTTATGTCGATAAAGTTTTTCTTTTTTACATTTTCCATAACACAAGCTCTTCCCAATACTTTTTCATCACTTTCTAATACCCTCAAGGCACAAACCTCCGCTATGATGGGAATGCTATCGTTAGATAATGTTAAGATAAATTTTGTCTTTTTCATAACTTAATTATATCAAATTGAGATTAGGAGTCAATACCTTCTTGCACAAAGCCTGTGGAATCTTTCTTTGCCATGCCCTTTTCAATAAGACCAACAACAACACCACGGCTGTCAAGAAAACGCAAGTCAGTATCATCACCATTGACAACCTCGTAACCTTTCCAAGTCTTAGGCAACTGATTGCGAAATACAACCGCAACATTGCCACCCATAGCAAGAACCATCTCACACTTCTTGTCGTTGTTTTCACTACGAGAGAAGGTTAAATGATAATTGGAAGGAAACTTTGCTTCGCCCTTGATGAACGGCTTATCGAGGAAAGAACACATTCTTTTGAATGACTTAGTATAATCGTAGAACTGAATGCCCTCAAAGTGCTTAAAAATGTTTGAGCCTTTAAATAGCTGAACATCTTCCCATGAAATGTCACTTGTAAGATTGAGACGGAAAACAGCTTGCATTTCTTTCTTGAGAGCCGAGCGGTAAGTGCTTGTAATCTCTTTGCATAGCTTAGTCATAAACTCAGCTTTACGCTCAAAGAATAACTTTGTCTTTGCAATGCGTGATTGCTGAACGCTATTCATTTGACCACGACCTGCTGTGTTAAGACAAGACATTGTGCATCCTTTGGAACGCCAACGACAAACTTCGTAGCCCGCAAGATTTGCTGGGGCAAGATGAATGCCTTTCGTAATGTAACCCATTTTTTCTCCTTTGAGAATTTTTTGATTGCCTGATGTGAGAAGTGTTGTTTTAATCATGATACTATACTAATGAAAATAAATTAATCTGTCAAGCCCCGAATAGCCTCAACTAGAACTTTATCTTGATAAAGTTTGCAAATACTGGCAAACCATCTTGGCTTTTTGTTTTGGACATGTACAAAAGACTCATACTTGTAAGGATTGTATGTTATCTCGACCATGTCAACCCATCCGTGCCACACAGTGTCTAGGTAAAAGCGAAGATAGCCTGAGACACCGGCATGAACATTCTTGCTCTTTTCACGAATCACACGCTCACGACCTTTTTGGTTCACCTTCATTGTTGCTGAATATATAGAAATTGGAGATCCATCCGAATGAGCCTTGACTAATCCGTCCTGGCGAACGCTCCAGCAATTCTTATGAAGGTTTTTGTATACGAACACCTTTCGGTCATAGTCGATGTCGTAGCGAGAGTCTGGTTTTGTTCTAATCATATCTATATAATAACATATAGACCGAGCGTGTCAACACTTTTTTTTCACACATAAACCTATCACTATCAATAACTTGCGAAAAATTTACGGGCCGGAAATTTCGCAAGTCACTCCAAGACAACAAGATACAAAAAAACCCCTTGCTTTCACAAGGGGCTTTTTAGGTTAGGTATTTGACCTAAGCTCTTGTACGCTTAAAGGCACGCTCTGCGACCTTTACCCTTACAATCTTAGATCTGCTGACCCTACGCTCACCTCCATTGGTGTCCTTGAAGCGGACAACCTTGGAGTTGTAATCGTGAACCTTAGCGGAATAAAGCTCTCGCTTTAGTCCGTTTTTAAGGAGGACAGATACAAATCGTCCCTTGCGTGAGTCTAATACTTCGTTGAGATTACGGCATTTCATAATTATGATTTCCTTTTTTTAGTGTTAAAATTAAGCTACAAGCTCGAAAGACTCTACTCCTGCTACAGGATCAAAAGCATTGTGAAAGATTTCTGATCTTTTGGGCAAGTGCATGACATTGCGTCCTTTGCTCACTTCGGTAAAAGCGTTGTAAAGCGAATTGAGGTTACGATCTTGAAAGACTTTGTGATCGGAACTTTTCCATTGCTCCCACGCTTGGGTAGGAAGGGATTTGCCAATAAGATTGGTCTTGATTCCTGCCTCGTAAACATCGAAAATAAGATGTTGGGCTTCACGATCATTGAGTGCCACCTCTTTGTAAGATGCAACTCTATCGTTTTGGCGAGTCCACATTGGGATGAGATACTCGGTGATCTTTTGCACTCGATCTACGAGTTCTTTGTTTACATCTCCGACATGCTTGCGAGTGAAAACAACTTCATTGTGAAAGATGAGATTGTCGCAAATAAATGGAGCGTCACCTGCACACAAACCTGCTGCGAAAAGTTTGTCATGTGAATTTCTCATGCCAACTACACAACCACGCTCACCGCCATTGTCGGAAAGGTCTGCATGATTAACTTGAAACATTCCAAAGTAATGCTCACCGCCTTTGGTGACATTGTGACATTCATTGAGAATCTCAAAACCTTTATCTTCAAGATTGTTGCGAGTAACATCTACAACTTTTGAGTGCGGGATTGGTTTCCATCTGTTGGTTGGTTGCGGAGTTGGTACTCTGCGAACAGCGTCCATATCAACAATGGATGAGCGATTACCGCAAATGCGGAGGTTAAGACGAGGGGTTTCTTGAGTTGTATCTAACATATTTTTTTTAAGTTTAGGATTTTCGATTGTTATAATATAAGTATAAGTGAATATATAGTAAAAGTCAAGCAATTAATTACGATAAAGGGAAGAATCTTGATCTTCTATAATTTCGTAAGCTCTTGCTTTTTGCCCGATGATCTTCATTGCACCAAGAATGTTGAAGAGAACTTCTTCATCTTCTGAGTCAATCTCGCCTGCGTTGTAGGCAGGTTGAATAAACATTTCGTTAAGAACATCCAAGATAGCATGCACTGCATCTTCTGCGTTTGGGTCGAATGGTGGATTGTTATCATTAATCTTCATGTATATAATTATGACAGAAGACAAACAAAGTGCAAGCATAAAATGACTAATAAATACATTTTTTTCAGTGCCTAAGTCGTTGTCCGGCAAGGATTTGCAAAAATCCGGCAGGGTGAAAATTTCACAAAGCCTTGACTACCAACAACAAAGCCCCCACCCTAGCAATAAGGATGGGGGCGAGCTGCATTTGTTCGAACAAGTTATGAAAGTATTTAAAACACTCGTTTTTCGAGCTTGTAAAGCTTTTCGAGAAGCAAGTTATGCTCCTGTCTTTTCGATACAAAATTTTCGCAATAGCTGTCAGCAATTTCGGCTTGCATTAATTCATAGCCTAGCTCACGAATACGAGCTTTGATTTGTGCGGTGGTTTTCATTGTTATACCTTAGCTAAAGCTTTCACTCGGTCATACCTAAAAGAACGAATTCCTCCTCGGTTATGACAAAAAGCACGAAACCCAACAACATTACGACCTTCCGTATTGTTGCCAAACTCGTAATCGTGTTGCGGGCGATTGATGGTATAACGCTCTGTCCTTCCGTCTTCAGTGGTATATACCACTTGGTACTTAGGAGAGAACAGGTTCTTGATTTTGCTCAGTAGTTTCATAAGCTATCCTTTCATTTTGGATTGTTGGTAGTTGGTGTAAAATTTCTACGGCTTCGCCCTCAGTTTCAAAGTGAAGGGTAATTAGTTCGGGATGTTCTCCTTCACTTTTTACATACCAAGAAGGTAAAAGTTCTTCAAAGTATAACTCCCACATATCAGAATCTTTGTCGTAAGTGGGGTGATCTTCAAGAGGTGGTAACTCGCAGTTTGCTCTAATATAATCTAACATGATATAATTATCTCAAATGTGGTATGTAAAGTCAAGACTTTTTTCGTGCCTCTTGTGCTTTTCTCACCTTTTGTGTGACCATGACATTGGGGTTGTTAATGTGTGCCACAAGGGGCTTAGCTCCTGTGTGAGAATTTAACTTTGCTTTTTTATATAAATCCAAGTGCTGTTCTTGACTTGGGACTCCTCGTTCTCTGTTTTTCTTACCCATTTTTGGCGTTCTCTATGATTTGTTCTAGTTTTGTGAGTACAGATTTCTTGTTGCCTTTAAGTCCAAGCTCTTGTTTTACAATTGAATAAGCTGATTGACCTCTTCGAGTCATACCAAGAACCTCCATCTTTAAAGCTCCTTTAAGAGCGGTTAATCTGAACATATCAATTGCTTCGGGTGTGTCGTATACTTGCATAATTTTTTGTGTTATAGTTGTGCTGATTGAAAAGATGCCTCTATTCTACGCTCATCTTGCAATCTTGTCAAGTCTGAAATGATGTCATCTAAGACTTCATCGAATGACTCAAAAGTACTGCCGAGCGGAAACTTGTCGGGATGGAGTTCGTGTTGGTCAAGGCAAACCTTGGACATTGGATCTGC